CTGACCTGCTGCCTTCCAGCGGTAACCAGGTTTCCGATGCGTACTTCGTGGGTGTAAACCTGTGGGTATGGAACGGCACCACCTGGATTGACAACGGTAGCTTCCAAGGCCCACAAGGCCTGAAAGGTGATAAGGGCGACAAAGGGGACAAAGGTGATACTGGTACTACCGGTAAATCTGCGTACCAGTCCGCCGTTGATTCTGGGTTCTCTGGCACTGAATCTGCGTGGGTAACCTCGCTGAAAGGTACCACTGGTAAGTCCGCGTATCAGTCTGCGGTTGACGGCGGTTACGCTGGCACCGAAGCACAGTGGGTTGCTTCCCTGAAAGGGACCAACGGTACTAACGGTACGTCACTGGTTCCGAAAGGAACTGTTGCTGACCTGACCGCACTGAACGCAGTGGCTAACCCGGTTGCTGGCTGGCTGTACAACATGACCTCTACGGGTCACGCGTACGTCTACAGCGGTAGCGCATGGGTCGACCAGGGCGATTGGCGTGGCCTCCAGGGCATCCAAGGTCTGACGGGCGACCAAGGTGTTAAAGGTGATACCGGCGACGGCTATCGCTATAAAGGCACCGTGGCAACGACCGGCGACCTGCCAACCACCGGCCAAGTGAAAGGTGACACCTACTTCGTAGGCACCAACATGAAGGTCTGGAACGGCACCGACTGGGATGACGGCGGCAACTTCCAGGGTCCGCAAGGTATCCAGGGTGAAAAAGGTGACATTGGTGCGGGCATCAAGATTCTCGGTAAGAAAGACACCGAAGAAGACTTGCCAGCAACTGCCGATGCAGCCGGTGACGGTTACATGGTAGGCACCAACTTCTGGGTGTGGGACGGCACGGCATTCGTGAACGTCGGCGCAATCCAGGGGCCGAAAGGTGACCAAGGTCTCCGCGGTATCCAGGGCCTGAAAGGTGATAAGGGTGACAAGGGTGATAAGGGTGACACCGGTGACAAAGGTACCGCGTGGGTTGTCCTGGCACGTCCGCCAGCTGCGGCTGATGGTCGTATCGGTGACTACTACCTGAACTCCTCTACTCTCCAGTTCTTCGTGAAAACCTCTGACGTTCTGTGGGGCCCTCTGGGTTACCTCGGCGGCGGTAACGTGTACGACGGTCCTCAGGACGGTAAAGCGTACGCCCGTAAAGACGGCACATGGGTTCTCGTTGACGTTCTGGAAGCTCCAGACGACGGTAAGCAGTACGTGCGTAAAGGCAAAGCGTGGGTTAGCTTCGACCATTACGACATGCCGCTGATTACGGTCACTGCGGGTGCGGTAGATGCGAGCAAAGGTAACGCCTATAAGCTCGATGCCACCGTGAACACCACGATTGCGTTCAGTAACCTCCCAGCCAACCGCGTGCAGACTCTGGTCCTCACGATGATGGGCAAAGGTGGCAACCTGACGTGGCCAGCAGCACTCAAGTGGTCGAATGCGGAAGCACCGACTCTGGGTACTACGCTGACCAACATCGTGGTTTACTGGGACGGCACGAACCTGACCGGCTCTGTTGGTCAGACCGTGTAATTGATTAGGGCGGGGAAACCCGCCCTTCTCTTTTGGAGCCAAAGATGATTGTAAACAGTTCTACCCCGCTCATTCGTCCGTACGACCGTGACGGTAACCTGGTTATGCAATGGCCGGTGTACCTGATTGACGTACGTCGCGAGTGGCCGAACGTCAGTTTCTCAACGGAACAAAACGAAGAGAACCTGTACGACTTCGGTTACTGGCCACTGCTGCCGGGTACGCGCCCAACGGGTGACGTAGTAACGGAAACCACCCCTATCCTGGTTGACGGGAAGTGGGTGCAGCAGTACGAAGTCCGCGCTTATAACCCGGATGAAATCCAGCAGCAGTTCCAGGACGCAATGGCTGTTGCCTACGCGCGTCTGGACGGTCTTCTGGAAAACACCTACGGTCTGGGGTTCTCGTACACGAAATCTGAAGGCGTTGTCCATCAGTTCTCGTTGACGTCGGATAACCAGCAGCTGATGACCGGTTTGCATTTGCTTGCGAAACAGTCTGATGGTACCCGCGTGTTCAAACTCCGGACGCTGAGCAATATCACGGTGGATTACACCGCCGAAGAAGTCATTGCTCTGACAACGGCGTTGATGGAGTACGTGGTAAAAGTCCTGGAGAAACTCTGGGAACTGATGGATGACATTTCTGTCGCCACCCAGGTCAGTGAGATTCCGGAAATTCCGGATGTCATCACCACTGATTTCCTGGAACGTACCGCAGCGTAATAAACCAAAAGAGGACTGGTTTCCCAGTCCTCTTTTTTATTCTCTTTTTCAGCACCATTATAGGGCAGTTTACTATGACCTCAGCCCGTAACTACCTAAGGGACAACCATGTTAGAATCCATGAACATGTCCGGAGGAGCGCAAGCTAACTACTTCCCTAACTCTGGACCCGGAAATAAAACCCTGGCCGCCGGGGATGCCACGCACGGATATTTCGGTACAGTGACCACGACCGACATGTTCACAGCCTCCGAGGTTGATAGCTTCCTGGTAGGCTTGACCGGGACCGCGTACGGCCCTTCTGATTTGGTCTGGCACAAATTCGTGCTTGACGGTAAATTCCTTTTTGTGCCCAATCGGGCTTTCCGTTCCACAACGTGGAACAACATTTATAATGCATCGTTGATGTACGGCGTGGATGGAAACGGTGCCTACCCGCCTGCCGCCGGTGGCGTCAATCAGTTATACCAGGTGAGTAAGAAAGTCGGTGGTCGTACCTTCGGGTTTAAGGTGCGTACCGTGAAAGGAGGGTTAACTGACCCACTCTCCGCTTTGAGTACCGCCGATGCTTCCGAATACAACCGACTCCTGATGTCGTTGACGACCGGTAAGTTCGGGACGATGACGATAGCGCAGTTGGACCTCAACGTCTACGAAGAGACACAAACAACGTATTCGGCGAACACTAACAACAACTGGGTACGATTCAATACGGCTTCGGCGCAAACTAACAAAACGGCAGCGTACAATTGGCGACCGGTGTTGGAACTGACCAGTACGGGTGAAAGTCTGGTTGCCGCCATGAACGTGGCGATGCGAAACACGGTGTTAGGCGAGCAAGCGAAAAGTGGATACCTGGGCGACCTTGACGTGATATCCGCTGCCACGCAGATTGTTCCGACACAACCACCGGTTAACAGTTACCCGGATACCGGTGTTGGTAGTGGGCTCTACGCAACCTTAGTTTCGGCCAGTACCGTAGTTTCCCAGAGCAATAACTGGTCAGCTGCACGCGGTACCGCCACCTACGTAACGGAGTAATAACGATGGGTAACAAACTCTCTTGGGTAAATAACAACGCCCTGGCAACGAACGTGGAGATTTACCGTTCACTGACCCCGCTGGATACCGCAAACTTGTCTAACCCACTCATCACCCTGACCAATGGGGAAACGGCATGGGAAGACACGGGTGTTGTCTACGGGGCCACGTACAACTACGTGATTCAGATGGTCACGAAAGACGGCTCTCAGAAAGCACCCACGCGAAACATTGTAATGCAAACGGGACTCGGGCGTGGTCTGGGGCCGAACCTCCTACAACAAGGTGATGAACGTCTGGGGTACTTCGGTTCCATCGCCGCCACCGATTTTATCCCCGCTGCCACCCTTCAGGCTTCGCAAGCCGGGTCCGGGTTGTCGGTCAGTGGAACTGCGACATGGCACAAGTTCGTCCGTCGTGGGAAAATATTGTACGTACCCAATACGTACCTGAGTTCCGCGGTCACCATGACGCAACTTTATCAGGCTGGTTGGGTGTTCGGTACAGACGATAACGGCCCAACCGACGGACAGTTGAGTACGGCACAAAACCAGCGCCGGGTAGTCAGCTATCGCGGTGACCGGTACTTCCTCCGTCTACCGCGCGGGTACGCTGACGCCGATAACGCCAACCAGTACGACCTAAGTAATACCACCGGTCTGAATCACGATAACGTGGCGAACACCCCTGAGTGCGAGTTCAACGACCTCTTCTATCCAGTGGTCCAAAACACGCCGTTGAAACAGCGCCTGTTCAATGTGGATAGCATTACCGCTGCCAACTTCGTGGTATCCAGTACTCGTGCAGTGCTGTGCCAGGAAGTGAGCGTTTCGAAAGGGGCGATGTTATCGCGCGGTAACTCGAACGGGTTGACGGGAAGGGACATCATGACGTATATGCAAGCGATTCCCACTGCCCGTGCCGCATCCACCTTGCTTTGGTACCCTGTTTTAGAGCTGATAGAGGATTAATGAATGGCCATCAAACTCGATTGGAAAGACCTCTCGCTTAAAGGTTACACCGGGGTAAACATTTACCGTAATGCCGGTAAGTTCGACATGAGTCAGGCGTTACCTGCTCCACTGGTGGCGAACCTGGCGGCGAACACCGTTACGTATACCGACACCACCGCTGTGAAGAACACATCGTACAGCTACCTCATTGCCGGGGTAAAGGACGGTAAGGTTACTGGTGGTGTACCGTTCACAGCGGGGAACTACAACGACACCGGACCAGGCCCCACTACCTTAGCCCGAGGTGATTGGTTCTGTGGGTACTTCGGTGAGGTGAGCAGTGCTGACCTCTTTACCACCGGCGACATCAAAACCCAAATCCCGACTACCGCCGGGATGACTCTGAATACCATCAGCACCTGGTACAAGTTCATCTATAACGGGAAAATAATCTTCACCCCGGGAATTTCTATCGGTACGGTATCCTGGTTTGCCGTCTATGCCGCTGGACTAATCTACGGTACCGACGACAACGGAAATGTACCTTCAGGCGCTAACCCTAACCCCACACCTAAAAATCAGATGGCAAGGATGACAAAAGGTGGGTGGAGTTTTATCTTCAGAGCGCCAAAAGGGGTTGCTGCCGCAGTTAACTCCCAGGTCGCCCTCTGGGCGAATACCGAAGTACTGGAGATATTTGACCGAATGTATCTCAACAACCCTGGTACTTACGGTAAGGGGAGGTTCCTCGACCTACCGGTTGTCGCAGGAATTTATACCAACAACTGGTTTGCGAATAACGTGGTCGCAATAATGGCACCGCCATCAGGACTAACCAGCAACGTACCAACCACGGCATTCAACAACTGGGTACCGGTGCTGGAGCTTGAATTCCTCTGAGGGTAGCACCATGCTCGAAATGATGATGGGTGGGTCCGGAAGAGTCTACCCTTGGTCCGGGCCCGGGAACAAGAAGTTGAAGTTCGGTACCCGCGACCTCGGGTACTTTGGGGAAGTTACACAAGCGGAATTGTTTGGTAACGATGAAGTCTGGGGGATGGTTAAGCCTGCAACCGGAACCAAGAACAATGCTACCCTGAATGTTTGGTTGAAGTTCATTCTGGATGGGAGAGTGTTGTACACGCCGAAGTACCCGATTACAATGGGGACTAAGTGGGAAGACCTGTACGCCGCCGGAGCCGTATACGGGGTTAAAGGGAATGGGGATGCGCCGGTACCGGCGGGCGGTGCGGTTGACCAGTTCAGGATGGTGACAAAGATTGAAAAGATTGTCGGAGTCAATAAAATCTGGCCGTTGAAGCTTCAATTGATGTCCGGGGCCAATAGCCTCATCAACTCCACCAATGACTGGGCGAGTGACCGCTCGGAATGGGACCGTCTCTGGACACCGTTCTTTGCGCAGAAGTGGGAAACCTACGGCTGGCAGGAAATGAACCAGGGGTACATCAACCGTCTTGCTACCATCAAGGAACGAAATGGCGACGGGACGAACTACGGTACCCGTGGCGGGAACAACACTATCGCACTGAAGAACTACATCGCGATGAACACCACGTCATCGTCGATAAGTTGGCGACCAGTGTTGGAACTCATTAATGACCCGAACATGGCGCTAAGTCCATACCTTCCTTACTTCGCAGTAAGTGGTGGACAGAAGAACTTCTTCCCGGTCTTTGATGATGACGGCGTAGCGCCACTCAAAGGCGTCGGTAACGTCAGAGGATACAATTCCCATCAGTTAGGTGTCATGCTCGGTTTCGACACAAAGACCGAACAAGTCTGGTTGGAACCGTCTACTGGGAAACAAGTCCTGACCGCTGACTTCACCGACACCAGTGAACTCGTCCCTCTGCGCAACATGACGCTCCGTAACAGTGCTATGACACCGCAAGTGGTGAATGTGCAGACAGGTCGCGAGGAAGTGTTCGTTAACGTCCCTCAAGCCACCGTGACGCTCACCGCAGCCGTAGAGACTGTAGATGCCGGGTTAATCTCTCCGCAGCGTGTGGTGGCGATAAGGACCGCACAGCAGCCTATCCTGGATTATACGGTAAAAGGATACGAAGGTTCCGTTGACTTCTCCAACAGCGCGAAACAAAACGCACCATCACCAACCTTTACCATCGAAGCCGATGGGACGTAATAGAACGAGGCCACTATGTTCATTGACTTGAGCTGGACAGACCTGAACAGCGTAGCAACCAAGCTGGAGATTTTTCGTGGAGATGCACCACTTGACCGCCTAAACCTCCCGAGTACTCCAATTGCCACGCTTACTAACGGTGAGACGTCGTACCGCGACGAGTCTAACATTCTTCTGGGGAAAGACTACTACTACGTGTTCGTGAACACCACGGCCACTGACCGCATCGTGTCCCAGAACTACAAAATCAACGCCGTTACCCGTCGTGGCCCCGGTCCACAGAAACTGAAACAGGGTGACAACAGTCTCGGGTACTTTGGGACCATTCAGTCCGGTGAGTTCGTTAACGGTTCCGAGTTCGTTGATTTAACCGGCGTGAAGAACTTTGCGTCAGGGGTAGCGGTCTTGAACCCGTTCCCGATTTGGCACAAGTTCGTTCGTAACAACAAGGTGTTGATTATTCCAGAGGGACCCATTGCCAGCACGGCAAGTTGGTTACAGTTGTACCAGGCAGGGATGGTTTACGGTACGGATGACAACGGTCCGATGCCACCTGCCGCCCCAGTAAAACAGTCTGCGAAAATCACCATCGGTAAGGATGTTTTTCGTGTCCGCTTGCTTAAAGGGATGACGGACCAGGCCTATACGGATTACCCCGCCACCGTACTGACCCCTAACGAGTGGAACGACCTGGTTTATCCACTGGGTCATGCGGTGCCCGCTGACCAGCGCCTGGAAAACATTTATCTCAACGGGAAGTCGACCTCTGCTATCTGTGGTGCGGGCAATACGAGCGGGTTCAGCCTGGTCCAGGAACTCGCCACGATTTCGTCAGCCAGCGCCCGCGGACAAGCCGTCAGCAATGACGACACCGCCGCCGACACCAGCGCGTACATCGCCTCCCGCACTACCGTAACAACCAGCTCAGCGAGTGCTTCGTATTACTGGTACCCCGTGTTAGAATTGGTTGAGGGTTAATGTCATGTCTATTCGTATCGCCTTTACTAATCCTAATAATGCTGACACCATTAAGGTTTACCGCGCAACCAGTAAAATTGAGTTGTCAGCCCTTCCTGACCCAATCGCCACCTTAGCGGGAACAGCCACATCGTTCTCTGATGTTACTGCTGCGCGTAACACCGTGTACTATTACGTTATCGGTAGCTACAAGGGTGACGACGTCATCTTCACGCAGAACCAACAATACGGTTACTTCCCGGACACCGGTCCTGGACCGTCTAAACTGTTGCGTGGGAACTGGAACGAAGGGTACTTCGGAACCTGTACGCAAGCTGAATTGTTTGCCGCGCAAGAACTGTGTACCGCGTTAGGTTACGTCCCCAACGGTGCGGTCAACACCACGGCGTCCAATGTCTGGCACAAGTTTATCCTGGATGGGAAAATCCTGTTTATCCCGGATTTATGTATGGCAGCAGATGGTTGGTTATACATCTACCGCGCTGGCTTGGTGTACGGGGTAGACGGTTACGGGGACCGCCCGGCGTCGTTTTCTGGTGGTAACTACAACCAAAAGAAAACAGTGACTAAGAACAACCGTACCTACCTGGTCCGCCTCATGAAGGCCACTGCTGCGCCAACGTCGGAGCTGGTGACCGACCTGACGAATGGCGACGCACGCTGGGGTGAGGGTGAGTGGAACCGCACGATGGGACGGTTGGGTTGTGGTACGTACAACTTTAGTACGCGCTCACGCCTGGGTAACAAACCGGTATACAGCACCAATAACACCCTCTTCACCGGTGCCTTGACGCAGCACATGACGGCTAACGGAACCATCGTTCAAATGTTCGCCACGCTTGCATCAGATGTGCCAAGTACCGTGGCCTGGTCCAGTAACTACTACAACTGGCGTCCCGTACTGGAACTCCAACTGTAGAGACAGCAAAAAAAAAGGAGGGCTTTCGCCCTCCTTTATGCCCGTTTGAAACAAAAAAAAAGAAGGAGCCGAAGCTCCTTCAAAAGGTATGATAATGCGGCAATGCAGTTGCTACATAGAAGTACGTTGAAGGATGGTCTGTACCGGGGCCCGAATAGCCGAGATACCCTCAACGAGATTTCTGTACGTAACTTCCAGCTCTTCCAACGTTACCGTTGTAACTGGAACAGTGCCTTGTGTTGTTGACTTCACGACCATCACTGCTTGACGGTAATTAGTCAACCCGCTCATTGTGGGTTCGCTCACGGACACGACCGAACAAGCGTCGAAGAAGTACACGCCAGTAGCCGTTTCCACGCGGATGACTTTCTCCATCGAAACGCGGGTCGTGATTTTCTTCAGCCAGTGTTGCAGGGATTGCTTGCACTGGTTCAACCGGGATACTAAGGTTTGCATAGGCTGCCTCGTCGTGTTCAATTTGACGCTTCTTCTCAGCAGACATGGTCGAACGTACCAGCTCTGTCGCCATTTCGCTTTTATAGTACATGCAAATGGAATTGTTCGCCTTGCTCCGTGGACCGAAGTTCAGCACCCACAAGTTCCCTTTACGTTGCTTATTGACAGAGATGCAGGACACGTCGCGCAAATCAATCGACGCCGTACCTCCCAAATCGTCATTGACGCTATAGTTGAAATCCACCACCTTTTCCAGGTAGCGTGATTCCATACTGATGCCACACATCTTTAACAGTGATGGTGCCCCAGAGATTTCATCCATTCTCAGCCTCACTTGCAGCATGAAGTTCTTTGTTAGCATCGAAGAGCATGGCAGCAAGTGTTTCCGGCGTAATGGCGAAAAACAGCTCCACACCTGCCGCGTTCGCATGACCACCCCCGCCCAGCTTCTCAGCCAGAAAGCGGACGTTATAGTCTTTTGAACGCAGTGAAACCATCGACCCCATTTTACGATGGAAATAACAAGCAACCACGTCATATGAATCTTTGATGCGGTCGCAAAGTTCCGAGGTAATAGGGCGGTGACAGTTCACGACAGCCATCTTACCTGAATCGCCAAACGGCCATTCGGTCAGACAGTTATCGAGGTGGAATTGAATCTCGACATCTCGTTTTTCCTTCAACGCTTCTGAGGCTTCTTTCACGCCGAGGTATGCCGTGGCACCCATGGTCGAGGAGAAGACACCGTCGTTAACCACGCCAACATCGTCGATTAAACGGTTGAACTCAGAGAACGGTTTGTTGAGGAAAAGGATGAAGAACTCGTAGAAGTCCCGCGAGTCTGGAAGTTTGAACTGCCAGAGGTCACGGTCTTGTACACAAGCGAGTACATAGGGGAGCGGTGTGTCCGGGTACAGATGCGCCCAGGTCAACCCTGCACCAGAACGTGTTCCGTCTAATGTCAGCTCAACATTAGCAGCACGGAGCACGGCTTGAAACTCTGGGCAGTCCGCTTTTGCATACGCGTCAACCATTGACGCATGATGGTCGAGGATAACAACGCGAGCAGGCTCTAACTTCGCGAGGTTACTGATTTCCTCAGGCGGTGGTGCAAAATCAACGAAGTACAGCGTATCGCCCTGGCCAACTCCTTCTAACGGCAGCGGGGAGTTATAGTGGACTGGTCGGTAAGTTGCGCTCGGTAACGCACGCCACAAAGTTGCAGCGGCGGCAAATCCGTCGATGCACAGTGCGTGATAAAATACAAAAAAGTTATTCACGGTGGACCCCCTGAGATGGGTACGGGATTATACTTAAACGGATAGGAATTGCTTTGAAGAATCGCGCAGGGCCAGAACGTTAAAGTGACCGCTGCTAATTGTGTTAATGATGAAGAACGCATCCTCAGGCTCCTCTATTATTTTATCGCAGTAACGTCTCGGAGTACGGCGAGTGAATCGTGCTTTCATGGAGCGCGCGCACTTCTTTATTTTCCGAGCATTACCATTATTAAAATGATAACAGAGGGTGATGGTTGAGAGGAAATCAATTATCTCTTCCACTTCCTGATAGTCAAAGTTATTCACAGACATGAGTACCGCACTTAAAAAATGATTGGGTTAGGGAATTGAGTTCCCGATGGGACGGATAAAGGCGGTTACCACCGCCGTTTCTTACCCGGAAGATTCCAGCTGGTACCGTTCGAACGGTTAGGGTTTCCGCGCAGTAGCGCCACCCGTAGGTTGAACATGGGGTCCTTTTTAGCCTGTTCCTCCAGTTTTTGCTGGCGCACATAACGCTGCACTAACTGGTTCGCCACCTGCTTTACCTTGTCGCTCACCGGGTCTGGACCCTTCTCAGTGGTGAGGGTGGTAAGTGGTAAATGCTCTTCTTTATTTTCCATGTTTACGGTGCCCCTTCTTGCGGTCTGGTACCGGGTAGGCGAATGTCCCATCCGGATTCGTTTGATAATGACGCCGGGAGTTCTGCGGCATCTTGTCTTTTTTACCTAACCATACAAAGCTCATCTTTTCCTCCTTCGATTGCTTTTCTTCAATAGCCGAGATAAGTTCAATAACCTCCGACATCGACATATATTCGATGGCGTCGAGTATCAGTTTCTTATCGACGACCGAACTTTTGTTTTGCTCGTGGGAAGACCATCGTCCCTTTGGCATTGGTAACCAACTCCTTGCGTTGTTTGCCGTTCACCGTGATGTCACCATTGACCCGTTGACGCGCTGAACCGAAGGTGTTAAGTAGACTACGGCAACCAGGACTGGAACCGAAGGGGTCAGGGATATCCAACGTTACCGCCTTCACCCCACCGTCAAGTTTATCAAGCGAGCGCTTTAGACGCGCACTTGGTTCGTTGGGTCTAATCTCGTTCAGGTACTGACATTGAACGTCCCGGTCAATGGGGTCCAGTGGCAGGTCGACGTCACGCAACCAGTTAGGTAAAGAGTCAATCTCAACGTTCAGTGCATCGGGGTGACCCTGACGACTTTTCACAACGCCGTACGAGACAACCTGTCCGTCAATCATACGCGGCGAGATACTGATTTCGACGTCGGCTTCTTTACGACCCAAGCCTAACTCGTCAAATTCTTTATTCCAGTCTGTCGGGGTCGGTGCCCGCATCGTAAGAACCTTGAAGCCCGCCGGTTCATTGGCCATCCGTGCTTTAATGCGGTCAAAGAGTTCCTGACCATGGTGATGTTTAGCGGCGATGTCAGGGTAGTCTGGCATCCGTTCGGCCATCTCAGCCATCATGCGAATCTTCTCTTCACTAAGATGCGGCGCAATCATTTTCAGGAATTGGGCGAAGTTAGGAATCTGACCGTTGGGGAACAGTGCTGCGTTGGCGGAGACCTTACTGCCATCGAGAGCCCGCTCTAGCGCCGCTTCTATTGCGTCGGGCGAGTAGCTTACCCCATTGCGATTAGGAACGTTGAGTGAACCAATATTCAACGATACGCCTTTATCTTTCTTTTCCATTATCTTCTTCCTCTGCGTTGTTTGGGTGCAGGCCAGGCCATAGTCCCGGCGTTGTTCATCATCAGTTCGCGACGGCCATCACTACGTAAACGCTTACCTTCTACCGGCGAACCTAGTTCAGCAATACAGTCTAAGTTCTCGACCTTGCTGCGTAAACCCCGGGCATACTCCTCAGTATTGGGGAAGAGCCCTTGACTGTGACGCAGTTCCCTGAGCAACGCCCCACCAATACTCCCCATCCCAGCCCCAAGAACGACCACCTTCCGTTCCTTAGGGTCAATAACGAATGGGCCTTTCTCCCCGTTTTTAATCGCATCTTTTAACGGGTCGAGCCAATTCTCTTCTTCGTCCATCATTCCTCCAATGAAAATAAAAAAGACAGCCGAGGCAGAGTAGCCCGAAGGCCACCCTACCTACGACCATTCTTCACTTAGCGCGCGGCCCAGGTACGCTCAACACGACCACGGTTGCGCATGACACGGTCTTCTTGCTCCAGGTCCACGACGCGGCGGCGACGAGAGACATCGGCAAAGACTTCCGTTGCCACTTCAGGGTCCAGTCGATATTGGTCGACTAAACCGGTAACGGCTTCCAGCTCTGGGTTAGTGTTATCCGCTAACGCGTTCGTCCGGTGGTCGTCAATCCTTGAGGTGATTTCTTCAAGGTCATGACGGTCCAGAAAACGTTGAGCCTGGCGATGGATTTGAATATCCCTTACGTTGCCGGGGACAGATGGTTCGTTGAAAGTTTCGATAACCGCTTTGACGTCATCAACTGGTACACCTTCGTAGGCCGAAATCATGTCATCGGTGAACCCACGTTCATGTGCAGTTAGGACGCGCTCAGTAATGCTGTTCATTGACATTGTCGAGACTCCTTAATACAGTGATTGAGTTCATATCCGTATTGGGTGCAGGTGAATAGAGTTTTAGCTTCCACTTAACTACATAAGTCCAATCGACTCCGTAAAAAATGACTTTAAGGAGTGCAGTGTACGTTTCCCACGGATATGGTGATAAATAACAACGGTGGTGACAGTGTCAAACATCCCGTGTTAATCATGGTGGTCTTTCCTTTTGTTCGTAACGAATTGAATTAGTAACGTCGCCCGTGTGTCCGGGCGTCCGTTTAATACGTCTTACTACGACAGGGCTATACCGCCAATTGTCACGTCAGTAAACAACTGACGCTTATCGTCCGGGTAGTGCGCCTCCAAGATGGGGCCGAGATACCCGAACAGTGCACAAAGGGTCTTTGCGTGGAACGCTATTTGGTAGCGCTCGTGCAACTTGTAGCCCAGAATGCTACACCCTTCTTGCAAACTATACTGTCCCCGATAGCACTGACACCAGGTTACCGCGGTAGTAATCCAGTTTGTGTTATCAATGGACAGAATGGGGTTGCCGAGGAGTGGTTTTAACACTCGCGCGGCAATGACCAGGTCAGGGGAGACAACTCCACCGACCCGTTCGGTAACCAGAGCCAATGGCTCCGGTAGTAGGACTGATAATGGCATCAGGAAATCGTCAAGCTGGTCATCACTTGACTGCGGGGTAAGAATCATGCAGCCTCCGCTGGTTTACTGGCTAACGCACCCGGTGGCAATTGCACCATCACGGGACCTTGGTCGGTCGGTAAACACGCCCAGGGTTTGTTCAGTATTACACCGAACAGAAAGGGTTTCTTCAGGACTTGCGGGACTGCGTTACTCATCTTACTTTCCTTCGGTCAGTTGACTTATCATGATTTCCCTGATAACCCGACGAACCACCTTGAGGAATTCCAAAAACACCTCTTGGTCGAGCAGTGGGTTTTCAACGATTGTTTGGTATCCCCCGTCGGTGAACGTGCCAACGAGAGTGCCGAGTGTTCCGTAATCACCGGGAACAAAGACGGCAAAACCATCTCCACCATCTGGCGTAACGTAATAGACGGCGATGTACACCGCGCCCGCCGTAAACACACGAACAATTGTCGCGTTTAATGATGTCAGGTAGTCTGGACGTATATCTACCTTCCCCTGAAACTCACTTAAGTTCTTCTTCAGAATGTCGCGAGCAGTGAACGGGGAGATGAGCGCATGGCGAAGGTCATCTCGCCACGGGCTTACCCAGTTCAGGATTCCGGACAACAACGTGTGCGAGTTGCGACCACGATGACCGCAATGCCTGCAACGTATCCGGAACTCACCTTGTTTGTACGAACCCAGGATTTGCAAGTTGGTCGAATTGCAGTCCGGGCACGGCGTTAAGGTGAATTGACTAGGCGCTACTTTACGTCGAATTAACATGTTGTACCTGCTCCTATTAACTTAGCAGTCACTACGGTAATATAGTTCTTAAAATTGTTACGGGAGCCTCCGTGCCCCCGAACCACCGTAGTGTTACATGCTTAGATTTTGCAGGCACCACCCTCGCATTCATCGTCGCCAGGTTTGTACTCAACTTCCGGCGGACGGTCAGCTACTGCATCTGCATGGGCAGCCGCTTGCTCCAGGACCTCGTCCGGGAGGTTAAACTCACCGTCAAACAAATCGTCATCTTTTTTGGCAGGTGTAGACATAAGCCTTTTCTCTTCTGTGGTTATTCATCTAATAACAGGTCGACGTAAAAAAGGAATGAAATTTAATCAACGTGCTTCCCCTTTCGGAGCGCGGATAATCTCAAACCCTGATTTATCAACGAACTGCGTGTATAGCGGGGATGCCGTTCCCATCACCAGATTTCGCTGGCTACGCAGGTGACTGTCCCCGACAATGAGCGCGACACGGCCTTTCGGGGCGTACTCGTTCAATGTTCTTACCATCTGGTGCTCACGGATGTTGAAACTGTATCGACAATCCAGGTAGCGACCGTCTGGCCACTTCCTATCCCGCTCGTAGGTCTTGTCATCCCAGTTGTCAATCCCAATGACCGGAATCCCCAACTCGATACCCAACTTAAACGAACGGTCACTGATGCTGTACATCTGCCCTTTGATGGCTTGCTGTAAGGCTAACTTGCTCAGGTAGCGATACGGACCCGCCTCTTCGGTCAGAAGGTACTTAAACGGAGCTTCACGGTGAGCTTGCCGTATTAACCGTTCAATACGGTCGCGGTCATCTCGAGTGTGCATTTCCCCGTACAGAATGTGGTTTGACATGGCAAACTCCAGCGTAGTGAATGAGTACATATGGAACAGCTTAACCGTACCTTTTAACGAAGCGTTAGTTGGCCGAGTTTGTGGTGATTTCGCCACCTAGTTGTGAGTAACCGCAACTAAAGGAAGCTAGAGATGCCCCAGTACTCATTGCCAAATCCATCTATCACCTTCCTTTACGATAAGGAAATGGTGCGCCTCAACGACACCTACGCCACACCGGAAATGATTGTACCAGCCGACTTCGAGTCAGATGGTAACAGCGCTCCTTGGTTTGCACGGGTCGTCTTCCCACGCTTTGGCCGTGACCTGCCTGCGTGTATTGTGCATGACTATTGCTACGGTGGCGCAATGCCGCGCAAGCAAGCGGACAAACTGCTCAAAAAGAACATGAAGCGCTTAGGCTTCAAATGGTGGAAGTACCAGGTGATGTACTGGTCGGTTCGCATCGGCGGCCACTCCCACTATCAGCGTCGCCAAGTCGAGACCGGAAGAATGGCGGCCGTTTGACCAAAAAAAAAAGAGGGGGCGTCAGCTCCCTCTTTTATGCTGCCTATTCGAGCACCCGGTCAAGGGCGTACTCGAAGGCATCGCTGATGGTACGGTTCATCCCGTCAATGCGGGACATGTTGGCTATGAACGCTTCGGTAGTTTGCTTACCGTCTACCGTATCGAGGACATTGCGTTCGAATGCTTTCGATACCCCGATAGAGGCATCCTGGAGTTCCCGCACGGTTAACTTCGCGTAGTTCACCCCATCGTAATACAACTCGGTTCCACTCATGATTGCGCCCTCCGAAAAGCATCCTTTGCTCGGCTACTACGACCGACCGGGTCACAGTCCTCTTCCCCGACCATCTCTTCAACCCCCGCGTCCCGGTTTTCTTGTTCAGCATAACGCTGTGCCTTCTGGGTCTTCATTCGCTCGAAGTCTTCGCGGATTTTAACTTCATCTAAATTGTCAACAATGCTTTTTGCGAATCCTAACATGATTCAATCTCCGTAGTTTAATCAATAAGTTAAGGGGTTTAGTACCCTATGTCACCAAGAGAATATATACCTGAAACCCAGTTAGACAGCATACACGGGAGGGCGCACCCTCCCGTGACTTTTATGCTTTCTTGCTACGGTCCAGATAGGCTTTGATGCCCCAACACTTGTTGCGTGCCTTCATGAACGCGCCACGGATACCGTCAGCATCAGTGTACATCGCATCATTCCGGGGACGAGCGTCGTCGGTTTCACTGTGCCCGTTATCCAGCGTCAGCGTACAACTGATGAGGGTAGTACCTGGCCAACGGAAGAACGCAGCCTGCTTAATCAACGTGTCCACATCGAAGTGAATCAGGTCGGGATAAGCGGCAAAGACGTGTTCTACATTGACTGGGGTACCGTCGAGAGGGATGTTCATCTTCTGTTCCATTAGAGTTGACTCAGGTTGATGGTGGACTCTTTAACATAGAAGATGCGGATTTGCCATTGGTGAACATCAGCACGCAGGTTGGGGTCGTACTTCTCGTAACGGAGATTCACAGCCGCATTACCCCGCTGACTACCGTTCACCCTGATAGTTCCGTGAACTCCCGGTAACTCCACCTCACCCTGGAACTTACGTAAGAACGAATCGGTGAACAGAATGTCCGTGTCTTCTTTAGGTACCCAGTGCTGACCGTTGGTGAACAACACCGACACCAGTACCGCGCGGGTGACTTTAAGGTCCCCGTCAACATAATCGTTGAGGCGGTAGATTCGTTCAGGCGAAAGGTTGACACAATGGTTCCCTTCCGTCGTGGATTGTTTTAACGGTTCCACATTGACCGGAAATGTTTCCGTAGAGAGTTGCGCAATCTGTTGAGCCTTCTCATAATCGGACGCCAACTCACCTGCGAGAATCTCTCGAACAGCCCCAAGGAATTGAGTTGCTGTTTCACCTGCTGACATACGTTATCCTTTTCAACTGATAGCTTCAAACGGGTTACCCACGGGCGAATAGAGTTACAGGAATCGCACTCGTAGGAGATTTGGTTGTAAAGTCCCCAATGGACCTTACGGATTTTATCCGACCGACATCCACAACAACGGTAGCGAATCTTCCCACCTTTACTTAGCACGTGCATCCCTCCGCTCTTTACGGATGGTCAGAAGCTTGAGGAACTTCTCCTCGACCTCGGTCGATTTCACTTCCATTCTGGCGACTACCGCGTTCAGCCCTTCGAGCATGACATGGTATCGGGGGTGACATTTATTCAACTCGCGCATCTTCGCCCGTATTTCAACGGCACGTTCATTGAAGCGTAACAACGTACGGGAAGCGATGACCATTGCTTCATCAGACCATTCGTCTCGTGACATCAATGCCTGGGTCAACATCTCCAGACTGATATCTACGTGCTCAATGCGCCCGTAACGAGTAGGAAAATTGGATTTAGTAGTCACGGCGCGGCTCCCTTAGGTCGAACGAAAGTAGTGTCCCAAGGAATTTCCCGGAGAATGTAGTGTCTTCCAGGTCGAGTGCGACATTACCGGTTTCCTGATTCAGTGACCCCTTAACGTTGAAAGGTTTTGCGTCCATATTACGGTACCGTAAAATCAACTCGCGGCGGTTTCCTTCCATAGGGAGCTGGAACCCGTTATACGGGCTATCGGAGACATCCAAGAACCGTTGACCGAGCGTCTCGACCAGCGTATCGTCCGATACCATGAACCCTTCTACTCGTGGGTTCTCGATAACGTAATCTCCGTGCGGGAGGTTCAGAATACCCAGTAAGTTGTAGGCTGCCCCAAACGTCACAAAAGCCTTCTTCCTGGTTCCTCCGGCTAAGTCATACACCAACTTGTTTTTCTCAGTCCCAGTGACGATTTCTTCTGATGACAACAGGATTTGTTTCCCTGCCGTCACGGCTGCACGCCAGCCTTGTTCGCGAGCCTCTGCAACGATGTCGTTCAACATCTCTTCGGTGATGTCGCATTTCCGCAGGGCCTGAATGCTGTCAGCCTGCGTTTTGTTCAGCGCACGACTTACACCTTCCCGTGCAATGATGATACGCAATACGTCACTGCTACTAATCAAGTACATCGGGTCGTTCTTACTGCGTTCACCCAAGTCAGGGAAAGGGGAACCGTAGTTTACTGTCTTAGTCATTTCACAAAACCTCATTTGGATTATTAAAACCGAAAACGGAAATAATCGGTAGATGGGAGTTACTACATATAGCCTTCCGTGGCCGTAAGAATTAACCCTGTGGTTGCGGGAGGTCCATCACGTTACAGCCCAACTGCTTCTGGATGTTCCAGAGGGTGTTCATGTAAACCCCCAGCCAGATTGGCCAGTCGTCGTGTTCGTAGATAGAACAGAAGTCTATCTTGAAGGTGCGCATGTTCACCCAGTGACCGTGGGCCGCTAAAGACAACTCGCTCGCCTCCTCGGTATCAATGTCGGATGAACTGATTTCCAGGATGGTCCATTGATGCGTGTCGACAAACTGGTTTTCTGGGTTAGCGTTCCACGGCGAGATGACCACAAAGAACGACGGAATAAGCGCACTGGTCACTTTGAAATAACGCGCTGGGTTCCAGGCTTTCAATGCTTCCAGGTCGAATTGCTCACCCTCTTTAAGGTGTGGCATGACATTCCGTTCCCAGATGTATTCGTCAACGTCGATTAACGGTGCGAAGAAATCCTCGCGGGTGTACTCCTGAATCGTTAAATCTAACTGCTTATCCATTACAACTCCTTGAAAAATAAAAGAATAAAGGAAGGGACCGAAGTCCCTTCCTGGTTTAGTCGTGCTCGTAGGCGTTCAACACTTCCTGACAGAGCTCAGAGCGCACGCAGTCATCCTTCGTGAACTCTACAACCCCAATGCGGGACGTGGTACTGAAACGCTGTAACGCGTCGGAAAGCCCACTTTGGACCCCTCTCGGTAAATCACACTGAGCCACGTCTCCGTTAACAATCACGGTCACGTTCTCACCCAGACGTGTCAGGAACATTTTCATCTGTGCCTTGGTTACGTTCTGGGCTTCGTCCAGGATAACTACCGCGTTCTCAAACGTGCGGCCGCGCATATACGCGAAGGGAGCAATTTCCACCTTCTTCACATCCGGGCGCAAGCAGTACTGAAGGAAAGTACCACCAAGGCGTTTCTCCAGGATGTCTTGAACCGGGCGGAAATACGGGGCGAATTTCTCGCTGATGTCCCCAGGCAAGAAGCCCAGGTTCTCACCGGACTCTAAGACAGGGCGCGTCACGATGATGCGTTCTACCTCTTTATCCAGCAATGCTTTGGCCGCGTGCGCAGTTGACAGGAATGTTTTACCACAACCGGCTTCACCCGTTGCAAAGATTAATTGCTTCGTGTTCAGCTGCTCGAGGTAAAGTACCTGGTTTTCATTGCGCGCTTCGATGGGTGTATTGTCCCGTTTCACTTTGGGTGTCAGGTCGTCTGACACTTCAGTACCGGGAAATTGAACTACGGTATCATCACCGTAGCCTGAGTTAGCTCGTGCTCCCTTTCCGCGTTTGGACTTACGAGAACCGCGTTCAGCCTGTCTAGCTCTACTCATGGGTTACACCTTTTCATGAGAACCGGGGAAGAGGTTATGGGACCTTAACGCTGTGTGGTTGCGCCAGGTCCTTATTACAATCCCCGAGGGTTTGCAGTGGAATGAGACCGCCCTGTGATGAGGAAAGGTATTGGCATCCAGTTACCATGTCCATCACCAACGTGAAACGGTCATCAGAAGTTTCCTTGACGATAAAGCGTCGTTCTGAAAGGGGTGGTCGGACAAAGTCGTGTATCGACCCGTAGATGAATTCCGTACACAACCCAAGTAGGAATGCCAGGAACACGGCGACAGGATACCGCCGGATAAAATTATACATCAATGCCATCCTCAGCTAAGTGGAAGTTCTTTAAGAACAACGATTCTTCTAATACCCAGATTTCACCAGCCGGACGGTCGTGTGTCGGCGTGGTGTTGGTAAAGATAACCATGGGTAGCGAACAGTCCTGCGCATGTTTCCCTACTGCGAGCACTTTAAATGGCAATCCTGAAGGTGACCTTACTTCAAGTCCTGGAACGACCTCACGGAGAAGAGTCTCCCCGTATCGTGCCAGACGTAAACGGTCAACAACGTCAAAGCGATTGACAGAGCAAATATGATGGCCAAGTTCATGAGACTGCTTGGCATCGGGTTCTTGCGGTATTTTCGAAAATCCCACAGGAGTCCTCCAAATGTAAACCAAGCAATCAACGTTAAGTAGCCCACCTCTAACCTCCTTCGGTACTTATTGCTCACACTAAGTGTAGTTAGAAGAGGACGATTACAGTAAGGATGACGCCCCAGTGCCAGCACCACCAACAGGCATCGGCTCTCGCCAATGACCGCTTAGGTGAATCCAACATGCAAATAAAACCAAACCCAATCAAGCCCGCCGACAACCCCGCCAGAATGTACATGCACTCTGACGTAGGGTGAAGCCAGTCGAGCAGCTGTTGCGAGAGTACCCAAGTACAAACCAGACCAAACAGGGTCTGGCGGATTGGACGAAACTCGCGCCAGAATTCATCTGTGCTGTACGACATCGCCCAATCTCCTTTAGTAAAGGTCTTCTGAGTACAAAGACGCTTCACGGGAACCGGTCTTCTCACGCCCTTCGAGCTGACCCGCAATCTTTGCAATCAGGTAAGCCTGTTCGCGATTGTGGTAGTCCCCGAATTGGTCGATGAACCCTTGGTCTTCGCCGATGGCGTGGTCGTTCTCCAGCAATTCACCTTTGCGTAGCGCATTGAACAACGCGTGTGCATCCGGTGTACCGTGACGGGCACAAGGGACGGTTAGCTTGGTACCATCCTTCATCGTCGCACGGAACGCTGCTGCAACAATGGTACGCTGCACCACCACCCCATTCTCTTCCCACACCTTCCAGCATTCCGGCGGCAGTTCCCAATACGCCCGACCTTTATCACTGTAGATGTTGGTAGCCTGTTCACACTCACCGTGGAAATGGAAACGGAAGGTCACCACTTCAGTGGGCTGGAACAGGAGGAAATCTTTAAACACCTGAGCACTACCGATTAACCACGGCGTCAGAATGAACGACCCTGATTTCATGCTGCGCAGAACATCAGCCATTGGACCTGTGATGTGCAGGCGACCGTGGACACGAATGCGTCCTTCTGGCGTGTGTTCGATTTCGTGCAGGCGGACGGTAGCCCCGATGAACTGCCCTTCGAAACGATTAGGTTCCTTGATGTCCGGGGTAGTGAACGGTGGCATCTCCACGTAGAACGGCCCACGACGGTTTGCGTGTTTACGCAGTGCCAGTAAGAGATTGTTTTCACAATACTTCTTACCGTCCTTGTCAATGTCGTTCGGTGCCCAGTCCAGTAAGAGCACCTTGAAACCACCCGCGGTGGATTCTAACGGCAGTGTATTCACTGCCCCCAAGATAAAGTCTTTATTGTCTTTCATTGTAAATCCTTGTTAAAGGTGGGTGAAGGTTATTGCTTCACCCGGGTAATATAGACTTTAGTCGGAGTTGATGGTGCCTGGTGCCCAGTACTGAAGGTGATACTCCAGTGACGCGATAGGAACCATGAAGTGGTCACGGAGCGCCACCAGTCGAGGATGAGTCACGTCTGTCCCCATCACACGGTCACGCATGACCGCCCAGCGCTCCATACATTCCAGGAACGTCGATTCACCTTTAATCACATCGACGACTTCAGGGACACGGATTTCATCAACCCGTACACCCCGGTCGTCGTAAAGTGAAACACCCACACCGACAGGATGCACCGGTGACATGAAGTTCCACATGTACTTCTCTTCGACGTTCTTCATCGGTTCGACGCACATCGAGTAGAAGTTACCCCAACCAGCCGGAGAGACGCCCTTGTTACGGATGCCCTCTAGCACGGTGGCCAGTTGGTAAATTGCGTAGCCAGCTTCGTACGCATCGAGAGAATGGTCACGTTGGTTCATCATGCCTCCAGTAAAGTGAATCGTTCGATGAAGTATTCAATCGGCTTCGACCAAATCTCCAACGGTTTGCCTTCCGGGTGGTAAACGACCTGTACGTCCCAGCCCGGTTTCGTGGCACGTAAGTTGGTCAGGAGATGAAGGACGTAAGTTCCACCGGTATCTTTACGATAGCGTCGTCCAACTTTGAGCCCACGCATCCTTTCTTCAATCGGGTCCACACGTTTCTCCTTCTTCTGACCTGGGTTCTTTTGCTCTTCCATGATTTCACGGATTAATGCATCCTGTTCCTCGCGGCTAAGTTCTCTACCCATTTTGGTTACTCGACGTTAGTTATTTCCCACTACCCAAAGTCTGGATATTTCGGGTCGATTCCATGATGGGGAGGTTACCTTCAGTCGGAACGTAGATGACCTGGTTCTTAGTCTGCTGTAGACCGTCAACCCACAGGTAACGCAGATAGGCTTCGTTGTTCTTCAGACTGTTACCGATAATCTTGTTGGCTTCAGCCACCCCACCGGCTCGGATGATTTCTGCCTGCGCTAAGGCCGCCGCAGAATCTTTCTTCGCCTCAGCTTCCTGTACGGAAATCTGACGGTCCTGTGTTGCTTTCATCAGTGCAGCTTTACCTGCCATCCCTTGTTCCCAGACATTGTAGTAAGGGCAACCGGCCATGGAAAGGACGATGAAAGCCACAACGCCAATAGCAGTACGCTTAGCGTTCTTCTTCACAAACGCCACAATAAAGTTTTCTTCGCCGTAACGAGACATGTTTCTTTTCCTTGTTAGTTATTTGGACACTGGGTAAGGGATGTGGGCGTGCGATTCGTAGCCTTCCAGAATGAAGTCTTCGAATTTGAAGAACGCCGGGTCAGTCACGTCGCGACCTTTGGTGTCGATACGCAACGTCGGTAACTTCATTGGGGTACGGCTCAGCTGGGTTTTGGTCAGCTCCATCTGGTTAGCGTAGATGTGCGCATCACCCAGCGAGTGTACGAAGTCACCTGGAATCATGTTCAGAATGTGCGAGAACATGTGAATCAACAGCGCGTAGCCCGCAATGTTAAACGGTACGCCCAGCGGAATGTCCGCGCTGCGCTGATACAACTGGCAACTGAGACGGTACTTCGGCACTTTCGCTTCGTCCAGTTCTTTGATGAACTGCGCTTCATGACGCAGAACGTGCTGTGACAGGTAGTGACGGTCCACGTACGTCAGACGCTCCCAGGTGGTCAGCTCATCGGCGTAGAACTGGAAGAAGGCATGACACGGTGCCAGTGCCATACGGCCCTCCATGACGTTCTCCTCAACGCTGTGGTCTTCCCAGGGTAATGACTCCGGGTTCCACGTTGAGATGCACATACGGCGGCTCATGGGGTCTTTGCGCAATGAGGCCAGTACTGTTTTCACCTGGTCAATCGGACCGAATGCCGCTGGCCAGGCACGCATCTGTTTACCGTACATCGGACCGATTTCACCTTCCTGGATGTACATGTAGTCATTGACGTCCAGCTCGGCTTTTGTGAACCAATCCAGGATGTCATTCCACGACCAGTCATCAAATCCCGGCGGACAAGTGATGGATGTCCCCATCTGCGCCGCCACCCAGTTGATATTCTCCCCAACTTCGACCATCTCTTTCGTGGCCGCCCATTCGTTCCAGATAGTGACCCCTTCTTTGGTCAACTCTCGGTTGTCCGTGGAACCCTGCATGAACCAGAGCATCTCGTGAATGATGCTACGCAAGTGAACTTTCTTGGTGGTGACTAGCGGAAACCCGTCCGCGAGGTTAAAACGCATTTGGTGACCAAAGATGCCATACGTTCCGCCGTTACGGCCTTCACGATAACGCCCTTCCTTTACTGTTTTCGCCATCAAATCTAAATACTGTTGCATGTGCAAGTGTCCCGTCTGTGTGTAAAAGAAATTTCTCATAAGGCAACCTGATGTCGTCAAAAAAGAACGTGTTTCACTAATTCCTTACCCACTGATTAGAATGATAAACACTGTATGCAGGTGGTGTTTTTGCGACTCTAGCGACCACTGGACCTGAAACCCACCTGGGTTTATTGTCCTAAAAACCGTCGATTAGGAGTTTCGCCCATGAGTACCTTACAAACCACTGCGCAGCAAACCCCACTTCAACAGCTCCAGGAATTAGTAGACTCCGGGAACAAATTGATAATGCTGCAAAATGGTTCACCAGTTGAATTCCCCCTGAGCCTTTTGACCCAGGTAATGGGGGATGCGGTGACACTGGAGAAGTTGTCAGCAGTCGACAGCACTGCCATGTTTGGGAGTGTGCAGTCCTTTGCTGACTTACGTAAACTCAAACCGACAGCAAACAATGTCCGGGTTAACCTGCGTGGTTGGAACAACGGTTCCGACCTCGGGGGTGGTCAGTTCATTGGGCGTATCGGTGTGGCGAAAGCGAGCATGAAGAAGGACGATGGCGGCGTGATTGCCACGTCTGGTACCGACTGGTATTGGGAGCGTGCTATCGGGGACATCAACACGCTGGACGTGACGCACTTCGGTGCGGTAGCTGACGGCGTGACAGACAGCCTCCCGGCGGTACTGGCGATGTTTAAGTGGTCACAGGCGAGTGGCGGGTTCCAGGCAATTCAATTCCCGGCAGGGAAGTTCTTCCTGTCGCAGTTTGAATACCTGACTGAGATTGCCCGCTTCCGTCTGAACGGCACTGCAACCAATCACTTCGGTTACTTCAATGCAACTACCCTGACGTCGGACTCGAACGAGAACGTCCTGTTCAGTCTGAACGCACGTTGGGTCGAGATTTCCGGATTTGTCTTTGAAGGTCGCACGGACATTGACGGGAACAAGAAAGGGTTCTACAAAAACATCATTGCCGGGGGACAGTACACCCGTATCAGCATGATGCGTTGGTCCAAGGTGGGCGGGACTTGCGTGGATATGCTGGATACCCTTGACTCGAAGATTGACCAGTGGTACGCCAGTGGTTGTACCGGCGATGTCATCAAAGGGTATTGGTCGGGGCGTGCTGCGGGCGTATGGGACCACATGACGGCGGTGGAGCTGAGTAACTTTAACGTCCAGAACTGTCGGGGCGGGAAGGTACTGAACTTGCCGCGTTGCACGCAATCCTTCATCTGGAACGGTTGGATTGAGCACAGTGACAACCCAGGTGACCTGTCAAACGGCCAGTGGATTATCAACGGACTGAACATCGAAGACTGTAAAATGTCTCCGTTGAAACTGACCTTTGCACGCATCATCAATTTCCAGCTGGGTCTGCAATCCGGTTCGAGCGTCTCTTACGACGTACAGGACGGGGACGTGGAATGGCTGAGTCAGTGGGAACGTGGCCATGTCGACATTGACAACCACGGCATCTACATTGACGGGACAATTGACGCTGCGATTGTAGGGTCGCGCAACAAACTCAGTAACTCTTCTGACAAAGCGAAATGGTTCTGTCTGGGCCGGTTCTTCACGCCTTCTGAAGGGGACCAAATCGACATCAACATGGTGGGGACCGGTAACTTCTTGTCTATCTCATCTACCATGACAGATATCGACGACACCCGTCAAGGTGGAGGTAACACCCTGATTCGCTACCAGGCGAAGAAAGGGGCGGCAGGGTTGTCGTTAATGCCGATGGGCTCAAGTCCAATCAAGGCGGTAGCGTACACCTCAACCAGCGCAGGGAACATCACGCTTTACGTGCAGTTGAAGCCGTACACCCGTAACGTGATTCCTATCATCACGGCGACCGGGTTAACGCACTTCGAAGCCGGGGTAAGTGTATACTGGCGTCCAGACCGTAAAGCCCTGACCGATGAGGAGATGGCGGCAATTGCCGACGTTAAGCCTGTAGTCGAGCAGTGGTCGATTGGTCAGCTCGCGGGTATCGGTGCCACGCAGGAGGGATACCTGTTAGTGAAGTCTAAAGTGGAGAACGGACATCTTGCAGTCAAGGTCGGCAACAAGATTCAGTACATCCAACTGAAGGCGTCACCGCAGTAAGAGCAAAAAAAAAAGAAGGGGCACTGTGCCCCTTCTTTTATTCTTTCTTTCCCCCTTCTTTTTCTTTCTCTGGACGTGGACACGCCTTGTTAGAAAGCGGAATGGGATTCGGATACTTTTCGTTTAGCATCTTACAGAGGTGGGTAGTTGAGAGGGTCACGTATGTCCCGGCAATCATTATCTGGGTTTGTTCCACACGCCGCACAACCTCGTCAGTAGTTCCGCCCATAACGAGCGATGCCTGCACCGCTTCCTCCACCGCGTAACGGTATGCTCGCACATGAGTACCCCCTTTCCCGTACAAGACCCGACGCCGGAAAAACCCTTTCTCCGTAACGAAGAAATCATACAGTTTCCCGTCATGGGTCAGTATAGCACCCAACGGTCCGTCCGCTAACGTTACCCACGGCCACTCCCCAGTTTCAAGGTAGTCGTGCAACGCAAACCCATCCACCGTCAAAGGGATAACAAAGCCCCATGGAGTGAAGAAACTTTCCAGCGGTGGGTTCAGGTTCAGCTCATTGGGCTGCTGTACCTTGACCGCAAAAGTAATGTCTTCATCGCGAACCAAGTAGAAGTTACGCATCCTTCTTCTTCCTTTTTGGTTTAGGGATTAACTTCAAATCCCGTTGTTTAAACGATACCACGGTACCGCCACAGTCCGGGTTGACAGCGATGGCCAGTTTGACTGCCGCTACAGCGTCCAGTCCGTTGTATGCGCCCATCTTCGCAATACGTAACCCATTACCATGACCGTAGGTTTTATGCGATGTATCGGCCTTATAGAGCGTTGTGTCGTCAAAGGCGTACAGGTAACGTTTGGTCAAAACCAACATACTGCGGTCGGCTTGAGGACCAAAGGTCTTGTGCATGTATTCCGGTAACTCGATACTTACGTCGTCGGTCACATCTAGCGCACGGACTAACGGCTCAATCGAGAGTTGCCAGGACACCCGTGTAGTGAAGTCGGTGTTTTCACCGCACATCCCAAGGACCATATCCCCGGCTTCATTATCCCAGAGCTTTAGCATCGCCCCCAGGTCTTCACTGTTATACCCTCGGTCGATGATAGCCCGGCTGTCAGCGGCAATGATGCCGCGATGGTAAAGTACTATCGACATGCGATAACCCCTTGAATGCAAAATAAAAAATGGGGACAAGCGTCCCCATTTTAGGATTACTAGCAGCGCTGCTGTTTAGCCTGAGTAGAGCCACTGCCTTGGGTTTTCTTTGCCGGAGCAGTTTCAACCGCCGGTTGTTTCGGCACGTCAAACGCAATTGCTTCAAAGTCGCTGTTGAAGTACACGTTGTAACCCGGTTTCACTTTGAACGGAACCTGGTCGGTGTTAACGGTAAAGGTCACACCGGAATCCAGCTGGAAGTCGATGGTGTCGTTGTGTACGTCCAGTGCTTGCGCGTACTTACCTTCGTCATCGGTGAACAGGAATGCTGCCAGTGGAGCCAGTTGTGCCAGAGTTGTTTTAGACATCAGTATTTCCTCTTGATTAAGTTTGTAGCCAGCCATGGTCGTACGCTATGGTTAACGCCCAGTAGATTACGCACATGATGGTGATTGCACTTGAAAGAAAAACGAATACCGCTAACTTATTGATTTTGAAGCGCCCTATTACGTAGATAACCAGACACGCAAAACCAAAGACGGTAACCGCGAACATGAAGGCGAAGTGGGCGAGTCCCCAATCTGAACTTGACATCCTACCTCCAGTTGTAGATGAACAAGGCGTAACCGAACGGGACGTACGAAAGGAACAATGACATGAATGCCACGTACGCCCCAACCAGCCACCACCGCCGTTTGGGTTTTGCATCCTTAATTACCAACCAACAGGCCAGTGAGAAGGAACACATGGCCGTCAGGGTGATAAGAAAGAAAAGACCGGTTAATCCAGGGAGACTCATTCCTTGCCGCCCTGGATAAGTCCAAACTTCGGTCGGGTCGGTGCCACCGGAGGTGTTTCAGCCGGAGCCTCATCGGAGTAATCCTTGAAGTCCGGGAACTCGGCTGCACCAAACCAGAGGGGTGGCATCTTACACTCACGCGGTCGTCCGCCGAAGAGCACGATGTCTTCCCACTTAATCATGGTACCTTGTTTCTTGCGGTCGAAGGCACCAGAGAAGTCCAGTCCCCAGTCACGCACGGTCAAGGCGCAGGAGTTAGGGCCGATGTTCAACACAACGACACCCTCGTGGCCCCGGTCACGAATGACCGGGTTGTCGAGGTTCTCGGTACGAACCCAGATGTGGGGCGTCTGACCGTTATCCTGGAAGAACGAGTACAGGGTATTAAACATGTAGACAGATAAATTGGTCGATTGCATCAGTGTGTGCGTCCTGTTAAAATAGGTTGGTGAAGGGTCTCGTCGTACCCTTCTTCGTTAGGGAGTACCAACTCCTCGTCAGACCAGATAACCTGGTAATACTGAACCATGCGCTGTAGTCCGTAGTACCGTTCGTTTCCGTGCACCACGTCCGGATGTTCGCCAATGATAGGGACGATATTAACCCGTCCGTACATGGCAAAGCCGTCGTCTACGTTAACGCAGGTTGGGAGCATGTCGATAATCCCGGTGGTTACGCCATAGGTTTCCCAGTAGGAAACAGTTGCGTTGAGAATCATCGCCAGGTCTTCCATGGGGACAATTCCAGTAACCACTAGTTCAGGCCACCCGCGCTCGTTGAGTCCGATTGTGCTGAGGTAGCCACACGGGACATCTTCGAATCCAGGTATCTCACAACTCTTACCAATATAAGCCGGTGCGAAACCGTTCTCCTTAATCATTTCGGCAATGTGTGAATGGGAAGCAGCATCAAAGGGGAGGTACTCAGCGTTTACCATCGGACACCTCGTTAACAGGTTATCTATACTAAGTTCACCCCCACGTCACTTTTTACAGTGGTAGGTGGCATAAAAAAAGGAGGGACCGAAGTCCCTCCTTTTATGCTGCTTCTGCTGCCGGGGCTACACCGAGGCCCAAGAGAAACTCCTGGACAATTGGTTTTGCCTCCGTCACCACTCGTGTGTACGCAGCGGCTTCGATATCGACAGGGAATTGCTTCTCCTTCCGTTCTCTTACCGCTTTGTGCATGTTTGTATTCATTCCGTTCCCCAGAGGTGTAGTCGACCTACATAGGAAAGGCGGAATGTTTACTTTACTTCATGGGGAAAGTCTGGTAGAACGAACGCAGGATGCCCTCATGTATCCGAACAAAGACATCAGCCTTTTCCCAGTTCCCGTCAGCGTAAACACCGACCAAATCCAGGCGGGCAATCTCATGTCCAAGTTCAACATGGTTCTGCTGGATAGTCCCGTGAATCAAATGGAAATTGGCTTTGTCGCCCCCGAAGAAAGTATAGCGCGCAGAAACCAGTTTAGTCTCCGGGTTATACTTCAAGCAACGAGCGGCAGTACGAGTTACGCCATCCAAGTCGAATCGGAACTTACCCGTCCATTCTGGGAAGGTGTTCTTTCTCCCCGCCAGATTAGAACTGTTCAGCTTGTTGATTTCTTCGGTCAACTCCCAGACAAACTGGGTTTCAGTCTGAGTACCGTAATACGTCAACCCGCCATCCAACAGTTCCCGAGTTTTCACTACCCGCCGGAAAAAGTTACGGGCCAGGCGATTGTTCGCGGCGATGCGTAAAGCAGTACGCTCCCATCTTGCAATTTTTTCAGGACTCAGGGTAGGGGCATCCCCTAGGCTGGTTGTCTGAATATTTCGCGTGACCGGAATATCAAAGCGGGTGGTGATAAGACCATCAGATTTCCTCACGCCGAAAAAGTGTAACTCGGCACCCGACTCCCCAACCGGTACGGCAACAACTACAGCGTACATCTTACGGTTAGGAACTTCGACCGTTTGTACAACACGCGCACCAGGAGTATTGGCGACGACGTTAACTAACGGGAGGTTCAGAAAGTCTGCGGTATTTTTCATACTTTGGTGTCCTTAAAAGGATTAATTAGAGGGTACGCTTTAACCGGCGTACATCGGCTTACTGCATACGTTATTGGATAACGTAATTTTTGAGGATGAATGTGCAAGCAGGGTGAGTGATGCGGACGAACTTGGTGTCGGTGTAGAACAGGTTCATGTTTGCACGACGGTTGAACAACTGACCCACTTCATGGTTCCAGTCCTGGAAGCGTTCGACCGTGATTTTCACCAGAGTGGAATCTCCGCCAGAACCGTCGATGAATTCCAGTGCCCACTTGATGACTGCCTCCAGTTGGTCTTCGCGCAGTTCTTCCGCAACGAAATCCATACCGTTGTGTAAGTCAATGGCCACCTGAAGGTTGGCCATGATGATATCCATGTTGGCCGCCATCTCTTCTTTGGTGAAGACGCCTTCCTTCTTGAAGATACGCGGGCGCGCTTCATTCATACGCTCACCGAAAGTTTTCTCTTTATCGACCAGTGTCGTAACCAGCGGTTGCTCACTGTGGACGTGAACCGATTTACCATCGGTAACCATGGTGCCGCGCATTACTTCCTGACCTGCACCACTGGAACCAAAACCACCTGCGCCGCGTTCAGTTTCCGTACTGAACTCATTCACCTGTTTGAACAGACCCATTACCACCGGTTGAATCAGGTACTGGGCAATACGGTCACCACGAGAGATTTTGAACGCCGCTCCCTGAGTGTTACGGTTCCACAGAGAGACCATCAGTTGCCCGTTGTAGTCGGCATCAATGACACCCGTGAGGTTACCCAGTACGATACCGTGTTTGTGACCCAGACCAGAACGCGGATGAATCAGACCCACGTAGTTCGGGTTCTTCAGGAAGAACGCCAGCCCGGTTGGAATCAGTTTGGTTTCACCCGGTTCCAGGAAGGTGTCTTCCGTAACGGCAGCCATCAGGTCAACCCCGGCTGCGTCTTCAGAACCACGTGGAGCGAACTCTTTACCCCAATACAGTTCTTCGTCGAGTACCTTTACTTCGACCTGAATGCAGTTACGGTCGTAGGCGACTGGCGGCGGAAGTTTAGCCAGCGTTTCTTCTGTCAGCATTGTCTGACGGTGAGTGATAAACGCGCGCACCATGCCCAATGGGAAGGAGAATTTGTAGAACGGAGTGGAGTCCCCTTCTTCATGGACATCGAAGGTCGTGTCCATCAGGACGAACTTACCATGTCCTGCGTCCGGTCCTGTTTCTGCTGAATACACGACGTTGAAACCAAAGTCGGTAAAGAATGAAGTTATGTGTTTAACATACGCCTCTTCCTCCGCTGCCGATACTTCGAAAGGTGTATCCGGGTGAGGGAAGTTCTGATGTATCGCGTGCAGTGTTCCCCATACGGCGTCGATGACACCGCGTACAGCATTAATTTTCTCAGACATTACACTTTCCCTAATTCTGGATTGGCTTTATAACGGTCGATGGCAGCCTGACATTCATCATGCGGCACATCGGTATAGTAGCAGAGCTGCTCGGCAGTAATACCGGAGTCTACGAGGCGACGCATCCCTTCACGCTTTAACGTGGTTTGCAGCTGGTCACCGAGATATTCAAGCGCCGACTCCTGAAACACGATAGCGCCCGTCAGGCGCATCGAGGAGTCCAGGGTGTCGAAGATTTGGTCACGTATTTCAGTAGAGGTTTTCACGGAACAGCTCCTGGAGAGAATCGCTGTTCTCATCAAGTAAATGATAACCCGCACGAGACTTCGGGTCGATAATGGTCAAAGCACGGGGACGAGGCAAATTCCACGACGGGTCTGCTGCGTACTTTTCATCCCATTCTTTCTGCGCAGCCAGCGTTGACTCTTCAGCCTCCACATTGATGCGTTCCCAGTGACGGTTGCGGGTTTCCATCGCGACCAGTTGATGGTGCAATGTGTTCTGGTCATAGTCCGCCGCGGTTTCATGGAACCAGGGCTGGTCACGGAAGTTGATGTCGGAGGCAATGAATGACACCTCTTCCCCATCAGCGTCACCCGTCATGACTTCAGCTGGACAAGATTCAATCACGTCGATTAAGTTGTCCACCGCTTTGTGCATCGCGCTCCGGATTAAAGAGGCGTCTATCTTGTTTACGGACATAAAGACTCCTTACGGGAGAGCAAGGGAATCCTGCTCCTCTATAGTAGGGTCCTCGAAGTAAAATTCGAGCTTTTCCAGGAATGCGTCGATGTGGTCATCAAACGTTTTCCCGCCCAGTAGCATTTCCTTCTCTGGGTTATACCAGGTAATGTCAATGACTTCTAAATGCACCTCCCCACGTTGCAGCGTGTCAACATTCATTGAGAGGGAGTTGTACCCATTCTCAATGGTTTGATTCAGGTCGAAAATAAACGGAGAAAGGAGCGAGGGGTCTAACCCCTCGCCCTTCTCGTCTATGACAACCCGATATGCTTCTCCGAAGAGACTCAATACCGTGCGTGCCATAATTACTCCACTGCGTGCCAAAGGCCGCGTTTACCGATGTACTGCGGGGCCAGTAACGCAGCTACCGCAAAAGGAATACCATAACGACGACACGCATCACGCAGGTGTTCGCAGCGCATCGCAATCTTTTCCTTTTCACTTCCCAGGTCGTAAGCATCCCCGAACTTCAACTGCAACTTCGGTTCCATGGTGTTCAGCAGAATCTTGAACTCAGCCAGCGGACTGCGACCGTCGCTGACATCCACAATCACGATGTCCGGTTGGTCTGGACGTGCTGCCATTGAGGCAATGGCTTCACTGACGAAAGCACAGTCTGGGTTACTGTCACCCGGAATGGTTTCTACGTACTCTGCTTCCAGACCTTGTTTCTGAAGGGTCTGTTGTAGCAGACGACCCACTGCACTTTTACCAGCGGACGGTGTACCGGTGATGGTAACAACAACGTGACGATTATATTCTTTAGCCATTGTAGCAACCTTCTTATTCTGCTTTGATTAAACGGTTCAGGTGGAGTTCTACGTCCAGGGAGAATTCGTGGATGTCACTGCCGTCTTTACGGCGGTCTGTAGCAGCCTTATACATCTTGGTCGCTGCATCACGCGGCTCGAGCGGATATGACAGCGTACAGAAACGACGAATTTCAAGTTCCGCCAACACCACGCGTAGACGACCGTCTTCAAGGTCACTGAGGGATGGAATGAAGGTGTTCCATTCCTCGTTCTTGGTAATCAGCGCACGACGACCCAGTTCCCAACGTTGTGCCAACTTATTTTCTAAGATGTGCGTACGCCAGGTCTGGCGAAAATGATTGTAGTACAGATACCACGCGGTTTGCTCCGCACTGTGTCCCCAGTACCAGCCTTGTAGAATGGCGGAAACGTTTTGACGGAGAATCTGTTCGGACAACGTGATATTTGCTGGTAACGTCATGTACAACCCCTTATTTAGAAAAGTTCGTGCGGTCTGTGCCGACGAACTGTACTGTAGTCTCAGCTTCGGAAAGCGTTGACGATGTTAAAGTTTGGATGCGGTGTGGGATATGTTCCTGATACGGTACCTCGTCAGATAACATCTCAAACGGGAAATGTACCAGGAAAGCCCAGACCACGAAAATAGACAGCACGCCAGCGCAAGCGCTGGCAGCTAAGAACACGAACAACTCTTTCAGGAACTTCTTCATTCTGCTCTTGGACCTTCCGCTAATCCGTCCAGAATAGAAAGGTCAGGGCGCACAGCGTTGTCACGACCCAGTGGTGTCAAGATATAAACGGACTTGCCGTCTTTATCAATGAAACCAGACTCATCGGCGATAAACGCCGCCGGTTCTTTTTTCCCTGTACACGCACAGGTTTTACATTTGCCACATGACATTTCTTTTTACCCTCCAATGAAAGAATTGGTTTTGCTAACTAGCAGATTCATCTAAGTAATATATTTCTGAGCCCCGATTAGAAAGCTCAGCAATATCCCCGTGACGACGACAGGTGTTCAGGTGTTCCTGGTCGTGGAACCCTGAGTTGAAACCTTCTTTACGACAAGTGCGGAGGTTCCGCACCTTTCGACCGTGCCGTTGTGCCTTCTGTAAACTCGCCCGGCTTGCCATACCCTAGACCTTCGCCCAGGTATTCTGGAACCCGCGTTCACTGGCGTCTTCTTCTCTGGCTTTCCAGACGCTCACATTGAATTCATCGAGTTTATCCAGGATGGCCTGGGAGATGAGTTTACCGTCGGTGTGTTCTTCTAATGCAGTCCACCACACATCACCTTTATGGTCGCACATGCGCAAGGACAGCTTACGGATGTCGGGATACCAGGCGATGTCGTTGAACAGGTATTTGGTCCCGCGAACTTCGAGTTCCACGGCAAAGTTCTTAACCAGTAACGTCGCGGCTGCTAATGCAACGTTCTCCGGGTCACTTTGATTAAGAATGGCAGTACGGCTTTTACCGCGTTGTGCAGTCATCTCGAGGTAATGTATCTTTTTCATAACGTGGCTTCCGTTGTTAATCCAGATTGAACATTGCGATGACGTCAGTGTCGTCGCCTCATAGAAACCGATGAAACAAAAAAAGAAGGGGACCGAAGTCCCCAAGAGGTTCGTCATGATACCGGGTAAATCCTCGTAGGAAATCCCGTTTATTATCCTGTCTATTTTTCGAATGTCTTCGGAACGCCAGAGCCAACTTTACACGTGTTGTGGATGGATTGGTTAGTGTTTCACATTACTACTTCGGTGCGTGAATTATAACCACCCACCGAGGTTGCTCGTTAGCAGGTGATTTCCCCGCCGTAATAAAACGCGATACCTTCGCTTCGACAAATCTTTTCCAGAATGTCGACCAGTAAGTGACGATGGCAAAAATCACCGTCACGACAGTAACACGCTAACGCTACCCGTCCGTTACGGATTAAACGTAACCAAGGTTCCGGGTCACGGCGAAAGCGTTGACGACACAAGCGGTAGAAACGTTCAACGTACTCCGCCTCTGTCAGATGACCACACTTATACGCCCACAGAAGCTCTGTGGACGGCGCGAAGACTTTGTCCCCACTCTTGACTGTCGTGTCCAGAAACTCGACGTCCGTGCGGTGCAGTAAGCGGTGTTTTGCGATTTGAATCGTAAAGCATTCAAACGCTTTCTCTCTATACGACCAGACCATACGCACCTTCTATTAATTCAGTCCCTCTAATACATACAGTTACGGTGCAGAATAAAAAATAACTAGGGGAACCCGAAGGCTCCCCCAGGTATCAATAAACTTTCAACAGATGACGTGCAACTGCAACGTTAGTCCGCACATGCTGCAAACGGATACCGTACTCTTCCAACTCGGCTTTCACCTCATCGTAAGGGAACGACTGCACTACCGGTTGCCCAGAGAATTTCGGGAAGACGATATAGTGCACGAGTTTGTGGACTTTATCATACACCGCTGCGCCACCGGCCGTTGGGTTACGAGTCAGTGCTGTGAACGTGTCTCGGTGAGAGAACTTGCGTTCAACGCTACCTGCGCTGGTCGGTTTCGCCCGAGTGAAGTCACCCGATTCAAGACGCGCCAGAGAACTCCGCTGAATCTGAAGTTCCTCGAGGTCATCAGACACCGGCTGGAAGGTGATGATGGAATGCGCATGTTCACGCCACTGGGTGATAGTCGCGCCGTACTTCGCACGCAAGAAATCACTGAGGCGTTTCACTTTCAACCAACCCTCGATGTGACTCGACGGTAGTCCGTTGCGCAAATCGACCAGAATCATACGGGCTTGGTTCTGGCGTTGTAAATCGTTCTTTGCCATGTCTTCGGTTCCTTAGACTAAACCTAACAGCGAAGTTAACCCAGCGTGTTGTTCGCTTGGGATGTGAACAACCCGTTTTGTGATGACTTTGCGTAACCCTTCAGAAGCATCACCCAACGAGCCCATACACCCAGAACGAACCGCAGTCCAGGTGTCTAAGCGCACCACCAAGAGGCGATGCGTATTTTCAATCGGTCCGCAACGTTCAAGGTAAACTGCAACCTGAACATCCTGGCCGTGAGAATCACGAAGTTGACCTCCCTCGTACGTCAGGTCATCGAACAGCAATCTGAGCCACCCTTCACGATGCCGCTTGAAGTAGTGATACAGTAACTGGTCAGTAGACACCTGAAGCAGTTGGTGTAGGTCAATTGCTCTGCGCAGAACTAAGGAAATCTTCACCCCGGCACGTATGGTCTTTACGTTTACGCCGAAGTGTTTCTCGATTATGTTGCCCATCCCAGAGCGCGAGAATTTGAACCTTTCCGCCATAGCTTCCAGTGACTCCCCTTTGCGCAACGCCACAACGATGTCACGCATTTCGGGTAGGCTCAATATACGACCACTCATCTCAGTTTCCAGATTTGTACAAAAAAAGAAAGCCATCAATAACGTGATGACTTTCAGGAGGTTGCCCCCTAACCTTCAGGGACAATGACGTTTTCACAGAATAGGTTATACCTGACCGAGTTTAATCGGGCGGGTTTCGAGACGGTCGGTCTTTTGCGCCAGGCGACGCTTGATGTATTCTTCCAGCAGCGGGTCCATGCGCGTACCCATCAGGTGCAGGGCACGTACGATTGCCAGCCAGCGGTTGGTATCTTTAATGGTCGCATCCAGGCCGTCCAGATGCAGTTCAACTTCGTAATGACCTTTCACGCGGCGTACACGGTACTTCTGCGAACGCAGCAGGTTTTCAGCCACTTGTTCGTTCAGCGCGTAACCACGCGGAGGTTGTAGACCGCCACCTGACATCAGGCTGTAGGTCAGCATAGCCAGTTTCTGACGGTCGGCATAATCGTCGTGTAACTTGGCCATTTGTTTCGCGTCGAGACGAACACCGTTCGCATCGAACATGTTAGGGTATTGCAGGTCAACTTCCACGAAGGAGTCGAGTTTGACACCTTTCTGGATTTCCGCTTTGACGGCGTCATCGAGATTGATGCTTTCTTTGATTTGTTCGTCGACAAATGCTTCTTGCTCTGCGTTCAACGTCATGTTTAATTTTACCTTTATCGGTGTTTCCAGAGATTGGGGGTGATGACTCACCCCCGACTTGAGTTGTTAGTCGACCAGCTTACGGAAGCGTTCGGTCAGCGCAGTGCGCACGTCGTTATGCTCTTTGTGCTCAAAGCGACGCAGTACCATGCTCATGGCAGCAGACTTCGGCTTACCTTGCGCATCCATACCCTGCGGACGGTTGAAGTTCACCGCCAGCTCATCGTGACCGATTTTCACTACGCCAGCAACGCGTTTGATGTCTGGGTTTTCCGCCAGGAAGTCACCAGCCTTTTCACCGGCAACGTGGAATAGCGCGGTGCCGTATTCACTGGTGTACTGCTGCGTATCGAGGATGTTAGCTTCGCTCAGCTTGTCCGCCGGACGAGACGCCAGGAAGTTGGTTTCTGCTACTTCCAGTTTACCTTCACTGTTGATGCCAACATCTGGGCTAATTTTGTTAGCCAGTTCTACCAGGTCGTTAGAGAGAGCAACGTCAGCGGTTTTGTTTTCTACTTGAGACATGGAATGTTCCTTGAGTGTCTTGGGTTTTATTAGCGGGGATATCTTCGAAGGTATACCCCCACAGAGTGGGTTGGATGCGTAGAATTTAAACTACGCATTCGGTTTCATGAACTACTGTTCACCTAAGTAATGTATACTTGAATTTCTTTTAAACAGCAGGGCCGATAGTGACGCGACCCAGGGCGGTAAACATCAACGCATCTTTGATGGTGTCTACATCAACCCCTCTCTCGCCATTTTGACTTTGGGTATTCACCAGGTTCGAGTAGATGCGATAGAGTTCCATCGGGTCACCGAACTCTGCACCTTTGAACAACGTCTGGAGCAGCGCATTGTTAAAGGTCACCGGCCACGACCAGGATGCCGTGTCTTTATCCGGGTCATTCGCGTGACTGATGAAACTGTCAACGAACTCTTCCGCTGTGGCGTACCGGTCCACAAACGCAGGAAGCATGGCAAACAGATACTGGTACGCTGAATACGCAGAGGAGGCAATTACCGCATCGCGGGTTTCACGACTGCCCATGTAACGATTGTCGATACCACGCGCTACCAGGTTAGCGTACGTGTTACAGAATTCAATCGGCGTACCCCAGGCTTCCGCCATGTGCTCACGCTGATGCTGGAACAGCGGGTCAGTACGCGACACCGGGAATGCCATCAGGTTCGGACCTAATACGCTCTCAGCCTGAGAACGCAGACGACGGTTCAGTTGCAGCAGACTGTAGACTTTACCGTCACCCGGATGGGTAGTGGTAACGATACCGTCATCCAGTAACATCTCCGGAATCACGCCTTTGGCTACACCGAGACCTACCGAGACAATGGTGTACCCATAAATCTCAGCAATGAAGTTACGGAAGAACGCATGTGCCGCCACGGTCTGCATGTAAACACGCTGAGCGCGGTTGGCGTCTTTCAGGTTGGTGGTCAGTACGGAAGGAAGAGACATTTACGGTCCTTATACGGTCGGGTTGATTTCATTCAGCAGCCAGCCGGTGGCCAGTGCATCAATAGTTTTGCCACTGTTCAGGTACGTCACCAAACGGTCGGCATCAACGAACATGGTTTGACGGTCACCGACACTTTGGGTGTTGGCGGCCATGACGTGTTGGTCACGCGTTAAGGTTGGGCTCTGTGTCAGCAGGTTCGCCATCGCCGTACCAATCACTTCTTGCAGGTCGGACAACTGCTTGTAGCGGTACTGGGATTCGTTGTCGGTTCCAGTCGCGTATTGCGCCATCAGATAACCCGCCAGGTAGTACCCCACCCAGTACGCCGGTGCGGCATGGGTAGCCCCGGTCAGCTCATGGTCTAAACGCGTCATGAACACGCTGCTGTTCTCATCCCGTACGTTCGTAAACAGGTTACGGTAGAGGAACGAGATAAAGTTCGCCGGGAGGTTCTGGAGACGATTCCCTAAGTCAATGTTCTGACTGGTCTTCATCCAGGTAGTGAGGGCGGTACGGATATCCGCTTCCCACATCTCAATCACCCAGTCAATCTGCGGTACGCTACGGCGCGTGGATGCGGTACGGAACTGGGCAGCTTGCGGCAATGTTGCCCAAGGGGTCGACCATTTCACGGGCTGTACGATACAAGCCAGGTTGGCGTCGTCGTAGCGGTCCTGAAGGTCAGCAACAGTAATGGCCATCACGAGATTCCTTTTAAGTAGTTAACATACAGTGGTTGGATGACGTATTAAAAAACAGCATACACGGGAGGGCGAACCCTCCCGTTGTATTATTTCAGCCAGCGGGTCACAGCCGGTTGGGCATTCGACAACTGGTTCTTCTCCAGACGCTTCACGGCATCCAGAGTTTGTGCGATGCTGCTCTCTACTGCAACACCCTGGGACGTACGACGTTCTGCCATGGCACGGATTGCAGGCAGGTTGGCTGCCACGCGCTCGATGTCCTGGAAACTTTCGCACGACGGGGAATTGTACTTGGTCGCCACATCCAGGCCCGGTTCGTTCACCACGTCCCAGGTAATGATAGCATCCAGGTACTTGCGCTTTTTCCCAGCGACGTATTTGTCGGTCGCCATTGAACGAATACTGAAGGCAAGGTTCGCCGACGGGTTGTTCAACAGACGTTCGACCACGTGTGCGTGCGGACCATCCGGGCAAATCTCACCCATGATAGCGATACACTTACGGCCGTCGTTCAGAACATGGTTAGAATCAATCCACACCTTACGGATATGGATAGCCACGTTCTTTTCCAGGATGGTGTGGATGCGCTCTACGTAGTCATTGTAGTCACGACATTCACGCTGAGGTGGATGCCCCAGCTCACCACGTAAGAACCCTTGCGAGATACGGCGCATGAACACCGACCCCTGACGCAGGAACTCGCGGGCACGCCCTTCGTCGTACACCGCCCCGTAGCTGTTTGGGTGCTCCAGTGCTCCGAGCACGACTTCTACGTAGCCGTTGTCCAACCGTTTGATTTTACCGGTGTTGTTCACACCTTTGAGCACTGTGCACTCGAATGCCGTTGACATTCCTCATTCCCCTCTTTACCAGCGCGATGTCCAATCCGGCGCGCCGTCGTAGTTCAACAACGCAGCTTTTCTTTTTTTCCAGGTTTCATACGCTTCACGCGTAATCGCTTCATATCTAATCTCTTGCTGCTGGTAGCGGTTCGAGTAGTAAGAATCGAAGAACGGAATCGAGAAGTGATGGAACCCTTTTAATAGCCCGAGGGTGTTATCCCACGGCACCTCCTGGTCCCCGAAGATTTCCAGATAGATGTCGACTTCCACGTTAATGGCGTGGTCATCTTTCTGAATCTTGATGGCCTGAATAAAGAACTTCCCGACTTGTTGCGCCGGGTATTGCTGCCCTTCTTCCAGGTAGTCCACCAACCACCGCTCACGGCACCACTTCGCCATCGGAGCCATGGACGGTTTAGGGAACACCGAACTCTGGTACGGGATAGCGTAGAGGGTGTAACCCCCCAGCCAGTCATCGTCCCCGGCACAGGTCGCCCGGTCTTTCAGGTAGTCGCGGGCCATAACGGCATAACCGCGGATACAATCAAGAATGGTCACCCCAGTACAGACGCGCGGAACAAGTTCGTCCTCCGACTCCATCGTTCGTTGAATCTTGCGTGGGGAGAACACCTCAATTGTCTTGTTGGGGGAAACGTGGTACGTGACCCCGGGCTTGGGGTCAAGTTCCAATCCTTGCAGCACGTGAGGAGGTTGACGCAGGAGGTAACGCAGCATTTCTACTTCATGGTCCATTGTGCGCCTCACTTACGTTCGAAGGATAGATTCCATTTTACTGACTTTGTCGCTAGGGTTCACGATTGCCGAATCAAGGCCTTCCGCCATGTAACTACCGGTTACCTTCGCCGTGGTGTCCTGTGCCCCGAACTCTACGTTACGGAGCGGAACCCACGCTACCCGGTCAGAGACGTCTTCCGCTACCTTCTTCAGGATTTCACGGATAGGACGACGGCGGTCAGCCATCATGCGAGCAATCTGCGCAATAACCATTTCCCCTACCGCAGGCGTTAACACCAGACTGGACCCGGCGTACTTCAACATCAGGTTGAAGAACTCACCCAGGTCTTCGTAGGTGTAATACCACGGAATACGGCCACGCGCCACAATCTCTTCAACCAGGTAATAAAGGAGGATGTTATCCTTCACCAGGTCAGTGGACTTCACGAGGATTTGTCCCGGTTGGAACCGGAACTCGTAGTACTCGCGTTCGTCAATGGTCGTGGTCACCGTCTCAGCAGGATTCAAACGAATCATCGCCGGGATAGTGTAAACGCCGTACTCGCCGCTATCGAGGATTACCGAGAAGAACCCCATGGACAGAGTGTCCCGTCCCATTGTCAGCAACTGCTTCGAACGGAAGGTTTCCGGGACGTGAATCCTACAGGGTTTGAGGACTGCAAGAGACCCGTCCGGGAGTTCTTTCAAGGCAGCGACAACGACGGCGGGATTACGTTTCAGTTTGGTAATGTCCATCGTTGTCCCTTAGCTTATTGCGTGATGGTGAAGTTAGCCGCAGACCATTTGGCCATGTAGCGCAGGGCTGCATACCAGGCCGCATGTGCCGGGTGCGCTTCGCCATCTTCCAGCTCTTCGTTGATGGTGTCGATAATACCGCGGGCGTCAACAAAGTTGAAGACGTGGGCGCAGACTTTATCTTTCACCAGGTCGTACACGTTCGGGGTGTCCTGAACGTCCCAACCTTTAAAGAAGGCAGGAAGGTCTTGCATCGCAGAACGCATTTCTGCAACTTTCGCTACGCGGTCTTCACCGGCAGGGAATTGGTCAGCAGGTAGCGCACGGATACGCGCATCCGCACAGTGGATAAGACCTTCACCGATACGGGTGAGGATAGTCTTACGACTGAACGCTTCACGCTCGTCGGTCAACTTTTTCCACAGGCTGGCGAAGTGGTCTTTGTTCTGCAAGTACTCAGACAGGAACATCACCGGTTTGTCAGTGGTCGCGCCACCAATCAATGCTTCCGGGGAACCGCCCTGGTCGAGGAACTTACGGTACACTTCAGCGAACACTACCACCTGACCATCACCGTCACGGAACTGGAAGGTACCAGCACGTGGACGACGGATAACCATTTTACCGGCGTTGATGGCATCGTCATACTGGCGCAGGGCCATATGCGCAATCAAGCCAACCTGGTTACGTAACGCACCCATGGCGTTCTCGTACTCAGCCAGACCCAGACCAGTGCCTTCCAGCGGGTCGGTGACCAGAGAGTCAACCAGGAAGTACAGGATAATACCGAGGTCGGCGTTTTCCTGGGTGAACGGCATCAGGGTAAAGGTGCCGCTTGGGGTTTTCTGGAGCAGACGGTAAATCTCGTCGTTCATGCTCGTTGGGGAACGGTCGTACTCGCCACGGAACACCGCGTTGTACAACTTGGTTACCACACCCGTGCCGTATTTACCGATGGACGCAGCCAACGCATCGTCGAGTTCTGGGATGCCGGTGTGCATTCCACCAATCAGACGGTTCTCTTCACGCTCCGGCGCATTACGCACCAGTTTGTTCAGTTCCTGTTTGACTTTGAACTTACTAACGATTTCACGCACCAGGGCAGACTTCACCAGCGGAGACGGTTCGTACTGCACCACTTCCAGGTCACGCGGCTCGCTGTCTTTCACTTTCTCCAGCACGTCGCTCGAGATTTGTGAAATAACTGGCAGCACGGTGTTACGCACGTAGCTCATCTGGGTGACCAGACCTTCCAGCAATACTTCACTGGCATCGGCTACTGCGGCTTCATGTTGACTGAACCCATCGTCAGAAGTCACATCGGCCGTGACCGCCACTTCTTCGACGTAGCTTTCCAGCGATACCTGTTGACCCTGCTTACGCACCATCGGCAGCGAATAACGCACGGCGTCATCAAACAGCGTTGGGTTCGGGTTGGTGATTTTCAGGCTTTCGGTGTTGACTGCCAACAGGCGCGCCAACTCAAGGGATGGACGGCTTAACATTTTACGCCACCTCCTTCATGAGGGCTTGCGCATTAACGGCGTTGCCCAGAGCAGCAGCCACTTGTTCGCGAACCCATTGGGCTTTATTCATCCCCGGTGGAATCGCGTCTTCCGGAATCTGGAAGTCCTCGGAGTTGTTCTTCAGCAGCACGCGACTCTGAATTTCAATCAGGTTCGCAAACAGTGCTGTCTTCTGTTCGTTATCGTTCATGGTACCGGTATCCTTAATAAGGAGCAACGAGGGTAGGGCCCTACCCTCGTGGGTTGTTTTACGCGTTAAACTTCGCCGCCATCTCACGGCCAAGGGCTTCCAGTAAGAGGTTGCCTATACCCATAAGAATTGGTGAGTTTACAATACGGGCGTTGATGGAGCGGTACGAGAACTGTACGTCCACATCAACCGGTCCCGCCCCCTTAATGACTTCGCCGTCCGTCTGGAAGGTTCCTTCGATGGTCCCGGTGATAACCGACTTCAACTGGTTACCGACTACCAGTTTGTCACCATCACCCATCAGCGTTTGACCCGTGATAAAGACACGAATCGCCACCATGTTCAGGTCAACCTGCTGACCATCAACACGAGCAGGGGTAGTGATACGACCCGTGGTCGCTGCACCTTTCCCTAACGCCTTCGCCAACCGCGCACGTTGACCGTCTGCTTTCGTCGCAATCTTCGAAAGTGACGCTGACATGTCTTCCTTGTCCCCGAAGTAAATCACCTCAATCTTGTCCACGGTACCTTTATACTTGGCACGTGGCGCTGACCGACTCAGGCGCTTCAGGTTTTCCACCGTTTCATCGTTCAGCGAGGATTGACCCGCCAACGCTTCTTCGATGTAGCAGAGCACGTCATCAACGTCCAGGACATCACCCACTTTTACTAACTGGTGTGCGTTCTGGTCGAAGTTGAGCAGGATGGTACGGATATGCGAGGTGTTGGCTAACAGTTTACCCGACAGGCGACGAGAGATTCGTGAGGAGTCTTCGTAGGTGTCGTTAGTTTCCCACAGGCCAACGTACGCTTGCGCACCGTTCTTCCAGCAGAGGTCCATTGGGTTACGCCAGTCACGGGCAAAGAACCCGGTGTTGAACGCAATCCCTGCACCTTCTTTGAACTTCGTCCCCACTTCCAGGTCACAGACCAGGTCGTGCGGGAAGCACTTACCGGTGACGGTACCAAAACGCCGACCAATCTCGATACGTTCTTCACCCAGTTTCGGGTCGTCATACGTGATAACCACGTACTCGTCCGTCTTCTCGGTAATCTTACCCGCCGCCTTCGCCGTCTTCGCGAACAGGTCATCCACACGGTGTGCCATGACGCGCTCGTAGCCGGTACGAATCGGGGAGATTTCAGTCCCTACCGTAGCAACGGCGTGGTCCTGCTGAATCGAGATAAAGTTTACACGTTTCGGGTCATCGTAGGTGGCGAACGGAGACACCAGTGCCGACGTACTCAGCATCCTGGCAGTACCGGTTTCGGCCGCATCTAACCCAACGGTAGTTCCGCGCAGGCTGGTGAGGTTCGGGTTCGCAGACAGGGAGAAGTTAATCCCCACGTCACCGGAGTCCACTGTGGCTTCCGAACGCGTCCCGACATCGGTTGGGTGGAATGCACGAGTACGGCGAACCATGGAACGCTTAGAGCGCCCACCGACACCGGAGTACGTTACACTCTCTTTCTCTTTCAGGTTGTGAATCGGGTTCGACTCTTCAACCAGAGAAACCGACGGGTCCTGCTGAATGCTCATCAACACGTCAAACGGGTTCACGTCGACTGCGGCTTTACCGCGGTTCGGGTGAGACGCATACTGACGAACCGACTTACAGATGCTGCGATACACGGCACCGTTCATGCGTTCGTAACCTTTATACAAGGCGTAGTCCGCAGACTGGTCATCCGGGTACTCATCGGTCACGAGATAATGGGCGGCTTTAATCAGCAGCGGGACGAAGTTGTCCGGTTCCTTCATCTGGCGTAACACGTCAGCACTAATCGGGTCGATGAACAGTTTATCCAACAGGTCAATCTCACGAAGATGACGCGCATTCAAACCGTATTCATTGAACAGCGGGAAGAACGAATCGCGCGAGTCGAAGTCGCTCATTGGCATGGAACGAAGTCCACGACGCCATGCGCTTAATGACCCCCACACCAGAGAACGGGTTGTACCGTTCTTCGGGAACACCCAGATTTCGTCTTCGAAGGCAATCTCGAATTCTTTATCGGTGGTGTCACGTTTGGTTCCCTTCACTCGACGACGGTCAGGTCCACCAATCATTTCGGTCAGACCTTTAATCCCAACCAAATACGTCAGCACCGCAGCCAATGGAACTTCTTCGCCTAACACGGTCACCGTAGCAATCTCGGTCGGTTCCTTCGCAGGGTCCATCCCCACGAATTCCGCGAACGACCCAATGGTCTTCATCTCTGGGCTGAGACCGTTGTACAGATAACCGTTGTGGTCCATGTACAACACGCCGTTCCCTTTCAATGCTTTCGCCACAGGCACGTAATCGCTACTCTTTGGCGTGGCACCAAAGTTGTTCATGATGTTCGGGTAGTCGAAGAAGAACTGATACCCCTTCGTCTGGAACTCCACGAACTCCATGGCCACTGCCGAGTACGTACGCGGCACCGGTTGTTGCGGCGCATAGCTCTTACCGTACACCACTTTCTCAATCGTTGCCGACTCAGAGAGGATGTTGGCACGCATCCCGTCAGTTAACCACGTCCCGTAGTTATCCACCTTCTTCCCACTGCGCATGACCATCAGTTTGTTCGGGTAGTAGGTCGAGAGGGACACCTGGTTATCCGCAATCTTACGGATAGGTTTGTCAGTACGCAGCTTACGCATGTAGTACTTAACGCCACCCACCATGTATTTCCCGCTTTCCTGAATCACAGGGAGCTGGAACTTCACAGGCGTTGAAATACCAGAGACCGGGTTGAACTTCAGGACGTAGCTGTTCAGGTCGTTCAGGGCGTCGGTATTACGTTCGACATCATACTGCGTAATCGCGAAGCCTGCCTTCTGGAAGTGCATCACCATACGCGCGGTGTCTTTGTGGAACACCTCTTTGATGTAGACCGGGTCGTAATCCATCAGGGTGGACTCGAGCATCGACTTATCCGGGACGTGTTCGTTGTCCGGAATCTTCCTTGGTTTGAAGTCCCACAGCTTACCGTGCGGAATGTCCATGAACTCGGCCAGCGTCTTGCTGGTCCCGTCATCGAACGGTGCAGGAAGCTCCTTGTAACGCTCAGCCATCTTCAGGAAGCGACGACGTTCTGCCACGGACAACACGCCCTGTGAGAGCAGCTCTTGCGTCTGGGCATCAATCCCGGCAACCAGTGGGTCGGTGTTGTTCACCATCACTGGTACCTGAACGTCTTCCTCTACTTCTACCGGAATACTCACCGAGTGTGGTTGTTTCACCGGCTCGTTGGTTTTACCCAACACCGATTTCACCGTCAGCTTTTTCCCTGCACCCGCAGCACCCAACGTCTGCCCTGGATTCACCGTGGGCGCAATACCGGTCGTAGGGTCACTGGAGACTTCGGCTTGCACCGTGTTCTCTCCGCTGTCACCCGTCACGGCTAACGCCACCGGTTCGTCCTCGGTGTTATCAGGAATACTTTCCAGTACACGCGCAGGGTCAGCAACGGAACGCAGTGCAGTCATGGAAGAGAGGTAAACTGAGAAGTTCTTGGACAGTGCACTGAAGCCCAACCCTTGTTTCCCTTGCTCTTTGTCTTCCCGGAACCCGTTCATGCGCCCCAGGTTCAACACGGAGAACTTACCGGACTCGGTGAACACCAAGTTCACTTTATCCAGATGCTCTTCCGGGATTAACCCCATCAGGGAATCAGCGCGGTTATCCGAAAGCCATTTCCACATGTCCGCAATCAACAGCTGGGTGTCATTCTCAAACAACCCGAGCGTCATGCGCGACATCTCTTCCACCGAGACACCCGATTCCATTGCAATCGAGTCACCCACGTTGAAGTGGAGTTCCATGTCGGTATCGAGAGGCGTTTCGTCGAAGCTTTCCAGGCCCGTGTCATCGTCCGCGTAAAGGTCAGGGTGCGCCGCACGGAACATATCGCCCCATGTATCGAACTCTTGCTCTTCACGGTTCTGGCGGTGGTCCTGGAGCGTATCCTGAAGGCTGTGTGACAATGGAGCAAAGATTTGCGCCAGTGACATGGATTCGATAGCCCGATTCAGGTGCATACGCAGCGGAATCTTCTCCGGCAGACGAACAATGATAAAGTGGTTACGGTCTGATTCCCCGACCACCTTCGCAATGTTCCCGTACACCGAACGCATCATGTTCTTAAAACGGTACAGGCGCGTTAACGGCAGCGGTGCGTACTTATACTGCAACGGAGCCAGACCGTAGTTGAACATAATCGGAACCTTCCGGTCCTGAAGCACACGTTCCCAGTTATCCACCCGGCGGAATTCCGGGTGCTTACGCAGGTAGGTGCGAATCAGGTTGGTCAGGTTCACCGAACCAATGCGACGGACGTTCCCTTCCAGACTGTTCAACTCACCTAACGTATCCACCGAGAGCAGATACGGTTTCTTGTTCGACAGGCGAACAGGGAAGAAGTTGATATCCGGACCAAAGTCGGCCATCGACTGGGGGATATAATGGTAGACTGCGTTTTTAGGCGCAGCCCAGTTCTCAAGGTCGAACAGGCGGGGCATCCCAAGGTTGCCCACCGCCTTCACCCCGAACCGACGATAGAAGTCGGTGATTTCGAGTTCGGTCATTGTCCGATTATCCTGTAATGTTGCTCAGCAAGAGTTCCACGTTGTCTACCACCGCTGTACGCTTGAGGCGACCATCGACGTGCACGAACCACTCTTTCTGACGGCGCAGTTTGGCAAACTCTTGGTTCGCTTCACGGCTGTAAGTGGCAGTCCAGGTCATACGGTCACCATCGTGGTCGGCCGTTAACCCTTTCAGGTTGGCCAGATGCGGTGACAGGGTTTCAATGAACGTGGCATCAATAGACTGGTCCGGGAACGCCGTTGCTACGAAGTCATCGCCCATTCGTTTCCAGTCATCGCCCAATTCAGGAATCATGGTCGAAGTGGTCGTGGTGAGCAAACGCATGTAGGCAACCAGCGTCGAGCCGTCCCCTGCTACTGGGTAACGTGTTGAAATTCCGGAGAACTCATGCCAGTGACGGTACCCACTAAGATAGATGAGGGTCGTCAAATTTAACGGATAGACTTTCGCTTTGTCGAAGCCGTCAGGGAGTTCGTTGATGTCGGAGAACACCTTGAACCCTTGTGGGCCTACGTAGACCAGCCCGAGGTAATAGCCGTCGATACGAATGGGACGTTGGCGGTATTCCTTCTTCGCCAGTTTATTGACCAGCGACTCCAGGCCTTCGCGAGTTGAGTATTTCTCGAAGTCTTCCACCGAGACCGAGACCCGTTCCGCGTTCAGGGTCTTGGCGTTAGTCAGGAACACGTCCGACCCCGCCTCCCCGCCGAACTTCTTCCCGAGCCAACCCGTACGCAGGTAGTAGATGGTTTGCGGCAGGACAGACTTCACTCCCTGGAACAACCCCATCTGAATGTCATCAATCCCCGGGGCGTCTTTTGCTCCTAACCGACTGGTGGTAACAATCATCGGGGAGATAACGTTCGCCGTCCCGTTACGAACCTTACGTGATGCCCACTTCCCGAGCGCCATCCCGCCTTTCCCGTCGATAAAGTTGATAACCATATCGTAGAGTTGGCTAAAAGCGTTCTGTAAGGCCATACGCGGCACGTTCAGTACCGGGTCGTTCTTACTGGTTTCGGTAATGCTGATACTGTTGGAGGTGGCAATCATGCTGCGATAGAAGCTGTTGATTTCATCCTCACTGGTCCGCCCGGTACCCGGGTCAACCTGGATGTCACGTAAACCGGCAGGCATCACCAGGACGTGTTTCGTCGTGGCGTTCTCACGGTTCTTGTCAATCAGCTGGATACGCATGTTACGTATAGACGAGTCACCCGGGGTAAAGACCAGTTCCGGGAAGTACTTCATGAAGAAAGCAAACCCGGTGTCACCCTCGATAGGGTCAGACGGCACAAAGTCTTTCGCTTCTGCGTTCCACACTGCGTAACGTTTACCGGAAATGACGTCCAGGTACAAACGCTTCAGGGTACCCAGGCGTTTGAGAATCAGTGGGTGGAAGATTGAGGTGTGCAGCTCGATGTAACTGAAACGTTTATCGCGTTCCTTGCTGCCGAGGGGACCAAACGTTTCCACGCTGAACAACCCGTCCTTATTAAGGTTGTTTGTCCCGGTCTCAAAGATTTCCCCGGTCGTCGTCGGTCGCATCGACCTTAGCAGCTCTGGGGTAACGCGGAGCAGCCAGACGTTGAAGGGTACGGTATTAAGACGCATCTTATGGAGTCCCCATGTGAGTTCAGTTGAGGGAAAGTTTTATGGCTGGTAAAAAACAAAAGGTCGATATCGACGACTACGGTATGGATTTCGACTTTGATGATGATTGGGATGACGGTGAAACAACGTTCAACCCATCCGGAAGTAGTAGTAACGGTAGCCGTAACCCCGTACTGAATTCCGGTAAAACTGTATTGAAGTCAATGGGGGAAACCGCACTGACTCCGGCATTTGTGCGCGACACCCTTAAGGTGGCACTGCCGAAAGAGTTCTCGACCACGCTCGATAACTTAGACCGCTACTCTGGCGATTTCCGCAAGATGCAGCAGGACATCAGTACGGAACTGCGCCCAACGCTTAACTCGTTTAAGCAGATGACCCGCACAGTTAACCGTCTGATTCCTAACCCGTTCCAGGACAAGATTGAGAAGCTGCTGGCTAACAAGGACACCGGGCCCGATTTAGGGAAAGTGGACCTGGAGCAAGCAGCTGTCGATTCACAGCTGGGTGAAGTCTTTGCTCAGCAGCAGCAACAGGACCGTAATCAGGAGCGGGCGGAGAAAGTCATCGACCGCATGTCGCAAGAAGACTTCCGGTCAAAAATCTTCGATGCGGTCAGTGCAATCCGTAACGCCACGGTGCAGAGTAACAGCTACCAGATGTCGGTCCAGCGTGCTTACCAACGCAAGTCACTGGAAATCCGAATCCGTCAACTGGTCGCCACTCGCGGTATCCTTGACGTTACCCGCAAGAGCGCCGAGGAAAGTTCCCAGCTCTTACGTGATATCGTGAAGAACACCGGTCTCCCAGAGTTTGCCAAAGAAGAAGCGTCGGAACACTTCCACCGCTTAGCGCGCCAGCGTCTCTTTGGTGCTGCTCAGGAGAACATCGGCGAGTTCATGCGTAACTACATGAGCAAGGTCGGTAAAGGCTACGCTGACATGGCCAAGGAGAAGATGCAGCAGTTCCGCGGCTTCTTCGACAGCGGTCGTCAGATGGCTGACGATATTGAGATGCAGGCGCAGCAAATGCGTGACATGGGGATGGACCCCAAAGAGATGGCCCTGGAACTGTTCGGGCAGTCTCTCATGCAACGCGTGGGTACCAGAGCAGGGGCCTGGGTTGGTAAACGTTTACCTTACCGTCAGGGTGCCTCTAACCTCTTTGGTTACGCGAACGAGTTTGCAACGAACTTGCCTGCGAACATGCGGAACCTCGCCCGTAAGCAACAGTACGGTGGTTTCCTGCACAGCGCACTCAAACCGTTCGACCAGTCGTATAACGACGGGGGTGTGGTCCGTACCGGTGGTCTATCCGGTTTGACCGGTAACAATGACATGGAGATGCGTAAAGTCCGTGCCCTGGAAGAAATCATTCCTGGGTACCTCTCCCGCATCCTACATAGCATTGACATCATGCGAACGGGCAATGAGAACTTGCCGCGCACGGTGTACAGCGGTCAGAAGGGCGCTTTCGTCCAATTCGATGAAGCGGTGAAACTGGTGCGAAAATCTGCACTGAATGACACCGACATCGAAGACCAGCAAGGGTACGTCAAACAGCTCGTTGACCAGATTGACCCGACCGGGAAGTTGCGGGGTAAAGACCGCGATGTACTGGAACGTCACCTGATGAAAGAGATGCACGGCGTTAACCGTTGGGACCCGGAAGCAATTGCTAATAAAGGTGTCGATGGTGTAACAGGCCGTGGGAACCGTTTGTTGTCTATCCTGATGAAAGACCGCTACGGTCTCCAGCACGATGCAGCAACTGGGAAGTACTCCGCCCACCTGTGGAAATCCCGTAACGACTTGCGCGACCAAGACTCCCAAATCTTCAAGCGGGGGCAGGACCGGGTTAAAGCGTTACGTCCTTCTATTACCGGGATTACTAACTCGGGTGACATGGAAGCGGCGATTGCTGAAGGTCTGGTTATCTGGGACGGTTCCAACTGGGTCATGAACACCAAGTATTACGACGAGCGTTCTGCTGACCTGTTAGCGAACAAACGCCAACGAGTACGCATCGACCCCCATAACCCCGCAGCGGGGGCGAATGGGTTCTCCTCCGGTCTGGGTGGTGGCCCTACTCCACCGCCGCCTGCTGCCGGTGGGTTCGGTGGGATGTTCGACCGCTTTAAGGGACACGAGGAAAAAGAAGGGAACATCAGTAACCGAAATGGTCGCGGTATCATTAAAGCGATTCGTGACCAGACCGATGAACTGATGACCTTCCTCGAACCGAAAGGGCACACTGACCACGAGATGTACCAGCACATGATTGATGCCATTGATGAAGTGGCGGAAATCCTCGAGCAGGGTGTCACCTTGAACGGAACCGGGGGTGCTTCAACAGGGGGTGCCGGTGAACGGAAGAAGTCCCTGATTCGTCGGGCGCTCTCTCGTGCACGTAAAGGCGGAACCTGGGCTGGGAAGAAAATCTGGGACATCAGCGGGTACCCGATGCGGGCACTGAACTGGGCCAGGAAGAAGATACCGGGTCGGAAGATGTTCAACTGGGGCAGTGAGAAGCTGAAGAACTTCGGTTCCAAGGTAGATGCACTGCGCAGCGATGTTTACGTCATGGGCGTCAATGGGTTCCGTCGGGCGCTGGATATGGCCGGGTTCGCAGAAGGTCGTTACCGTGACATGAAGACCGGGAAACCGATTTTCAACATCAAGGATATCACCGGAGCGGTGTACGACACCATCTTAGGGAAACAGGTCCTGAGTGAAGAAGAGTTCCAGGGTGGGCTGCTGAACTCGCTGGGCAAGAAAATCAAAGACGGTGTCATCGGTCGAGTGAAGAACGCGGGTAGTCGCGTCATGGGTTGGGTAACGAACCCGGTGACCAGCATGTGGGCGAACATCAAGAAGGGGATGCAGGGGGCGAAAGAGTTCCTGATGGCTCCTCCGGATATCTACGTGTTGGGTGAAACCACCCCTCGTTGTAAAGGTGATTTGTTCTACCGTGGCTTCTACTATTCCGGTGTAACCGGGAAACCGTTGAAGACCCTCGGGGACATTGATGGCGATATCATCACTTTCGACAACATCTCGGGCGAACGTAAGGTGGTCATCTCCAAAGATGAAATCGAACGGGGCCTGTACGACTCACGTGGCAACAAACTGACTTCGCTCTTGACCAAGTTCAAGAATGCAGCCGGTTGGGCGCGTGATAAAGTCAAAGGGTTGTGGAACGCACCGAAGCGTCTGCTGGATTGGGCGAAGAACGGCATCAAGGGTATCGGTACCGGGCTGGGTAAATTGCTGGGCGGAACGAAACCGGAGATTGGTCAGACCTACTGGCTGAAGCGCATCTTCCACCTCCTCTACAACAAGTTCTCAGGGAAGCCGTTAGGTGAAGGCCTGAGTGAGGCGTTGAAGGAAACCGGGAACAAGGTGGGTGAAGCGGCGTCCCGACTGAAAGACGAAGCCGTGGCCAAAGGACGGAAATGGTGGAAGTTCGGTCGGAGCAAGTACGACGAGGCCAAAGGGTCGGTTGCTGCGCAGAAAGCCGCAGAGTACCGTGACCAGTTGAAGGAGCGTTCGGGTTCCTGGCTCAACCGTCAAATCGAAGCAGGAAAGAATAAGTACCACGCTTACCAGGCAGGGAAACCCCTGGGCGATAAGAAAGAAGGTATCTTCGGGTTACTGAAGAATGGCTTCGGACTCATCGGTGGCGTGCTGATGGGAATCAAGCAGGGCTTCGGGACCTTTGCCGGGAAACTCTTTGGGTGGTTACCAAAACTCCTGATGGCAAAACGTGGTGCTGACCTGGCAGGTGACATTGCGGATGTGGCCTCTGGTGCAGGCGGACGTGGTCGTGGCGGTTTGTTACGTCGTGGTGCACGTGCGTTAGGTAAAGGGGCATGGTGGGCTGCGAAAGGCTTGACGGTTGGCGGTGGCGGGATGTTACTGCGCGGTGGGATGGCACTCGCTTCCATGGCGGGTGGTCTGCTGTCTGCGCCGGTTGTCCTGGGCCTGGCTGTTGCGGGGGGTGCTGCTTACCTTATCTACAAAGGGTGGAAGGCCTACTCTGAACGTCTCGACCTGATGCAGCGTATGCGTCTGGCACAGTACGGTGCAGACCTGGGGAACAAAGAGCAGTGCGGTAAAATCCTCGCCTTCGAGGAAACAGTACTCTCCAAGTATACCCGGACTGACGGTAACGGTGGTGTAACATTGCAACCAATGCCGTTTGGTGAATTGATGCAGGCCTTCGGGGTTAACCCGTCTGCACGCTTCACCGTTCACAACTGGGCCAACTGGTTTGACCGTCGCTTTAAACCGGTCTTCATCAAGAACGTGTCGGAACTGTACAAAGTGAGCCCGAAAGGAAACCTCGCGAAGTCAGGGAGCTACGACAACGGCTTGAAACCACAACTGGCGAAGGCCACGAAGATTGAGGCACCGGCGAGTCAATCGCCGTACTACGTGCAGCAGTCGCCGTTCCCGAACCAGACCAGTCGTACAGGTACCGCCATGGTTGATGCAACTATCGCGGCAGTGGTCGAAGAATACGGTAAGGACGAGAAGACCTACCGTGGTCGTCAGGAAGTGCAGGAGCAGCAGAAAGGGAAAGTGGCAGTCGATGCCAACGGGAACTATCTGGCTGCAACGACCGTTGACCCGGATGCGAAAGTCATCAAAGGACAGAAGCTCACTTACCAGGCCGGACCAAACAACCGTATCCTGGACCAAATGGGTGGGTTGGGTGACCGTTCGACCATGGCACGCATTACTGGTGACCAAGCGACGGACGATGCGTTGTTGAAGAACAACCGCATTGATGACCTGACCTCTATCCGACTCAAGGTGTACGGCTTAACCAGCCTCGACCGTATTTACGTCGATACCCTGATGCAGTTCGAACGGGACATGTATCAGAACGTCACTGTCGCTAATAACGGCGTGGCGTCTTTCAACGGCAATGCGGACGACGTGTACAACAAGTACTGTGCGAAGTTCAGTTTGGGCTTTGGTGATACCGATGCTCGTATTACGTGGACGACGTGGTTCCAGAACCGCTTCCTCCCGGCGTTCCTGAACTTTGTGGCGCAGACCAAGAAGATTAACCCGAACCAGGACGTCTTCACCGCGTGGCAGTCGTACAAAGCGGCTGACCTGCTGAAGATTGCCAACTTCGTTTCCGATGCCCGTGCAACGGTTAACGGCCAACGCATTAGCGTGTGGGCAGTTAAGGTGTCTCCATTCCCTGGAGAAACCGCAGGAACGGACGGAACGGTTATCCAGAAGAACCTGGAAGTCTTCAAGCAAGCGCAAGAGAAAGAACAGTACCAAGAGTCGGAAGCCGCAGCACGAGCTATTCGTGAGAAGTACACGGGCGTAAAAGTCAATGCACTCTCCGATAAAGGTCGTGTTGAGCTAACCAGTCGGGTGAACAACCTGATGGCGGACATGGCGAAAGCCACAGGGAACACATCAGGGTACCAAGGGATTCCGACTGGGGGTGCGTACGGTACCTCGTTTGAGTCCGCAGGGACCGGCGGGATGTACGGGTCCGGTAATGTGCCGAAGGTGAAACTCTCGGGTTCAGCCAAACAGCACGCGGACACGGCAATGAAGTTTGCACAGGCGAACGGGATTGCCGGAGAAGAGTTGGCGTTGTTCATGGGAACGCTCGCACACGAGTCCGGTAACTTCTCTGCAACACTGGAGAAAGGGTCGGGCGCGAGGTACGAGAACAACAAGAACCTCGGGAACACTCAACCTGGCGACGGGGAGCGGTTTAAAGGTCGTGGTTGGATTCAGTTGACCGGGCGTAACAACTACGCACACTACGGGAAACTGACCGGTCTCGACTTGTTGAATCACCCTGAGCTGGCAGAGATTCCAGAGAACGCCAACAAACTGGCAGTGGCCTACTGGCAAGACCGAGTCATTCCGATGATTCGACAGAAGCGTGCGAAGTTCGATGTTCTGAGCGTAGCACGTGCGGTGAACGGTTGGTTTGAAGACCGGATGCCGAACGGAATGGATGACCGTATTCTGAAGACTAACCAGTGGCGACAGATTCTGAATGGCGGTGGTGACATCCCACTGTCTGACCGTGGAGCTTCCGAGAACCCGGGTGGACAGGTACAGGCAGGTGGTGGACAGGAAACGACCCCACCGTTGTCACAAGCTGCTAAAGCAGCAAACCCATACGACTCAATTGCCAATTCAGTCACTTCTCCGAAAGGAGGAGCCGCTACCGGACAGGAAACTGTACCGTCTATCGCGAATGCTGCAACCGACCCAATTCCTACGGGAAGCGGACGCGGTCTACAGAACCTGAAAGGAATGAGTGCCTCTAACCCAACGATGCAACCGCAAGCCAACCCATCGGCTGAGGTCGTTGACCACAAACGTCTGCAAGTGGCGCGTAGTGTGATTGAAAATAATCAAGTACGTCAAACGCAGCAGGCGGTAACCGAACAGGCGAAAGCCACTGGCTCGGCTGTGGAATGGTTAGAGAAATCGTATGGCGTGCAGAACGACTCCCTGACCCAACTGAAACAGTTGGTGAAAATCATCTCCGAAGGCGGCCTCTTTGGCGCTGCGAACGAGAAGAAAGGGGAATCGAAGAATCCGTCCACCGCAGAACGCACCATGAACGATATCCCGATTAAGTCGGGGTTAGGTCAGAATGGTAGCGGTGCCCTGCCGTTCAGTACAAAACGCGGCGGTTAACTATAGGGGGAGGAAACTCCCCCTTCCTTTTTTAGCAACGGAGTAACAAGCAATGATAACTGACAGCAGTTGGGTACGTCAGGGTAACCTACTCCCACGCAATGCCTTCAATCCGGAAGACACGTACTACCGAAACTACACCTCGGCGTATTACAAGTTCACCGATACCACGCTGGGCGGGAACTTCGCCATGAACCCGCCTCCGCAGTTCTGTGATAACGCCGACCCGGTGGCACCTCGGTTCATGGACCTGTTGTCCCGTGAAAAGGACATGCCGTACGCTCCCGGGATGGGCCGTTGGTACAGTGAGAAGATTGATGACCCGGCTAACCTGTTGCACATTCGCTTTGGTATTCCGGTGTACAACAGTTTGACCAGCTTCTTTGGTAACTTCTACAACGCAGATGATTCTCGTCTGGTGCGTACAGGTCGCTCCTGGAGCATCGGTTCCTTTATCGGTAAGGCGTTGGGTTGGGCGTTCTCGCTGCGTATGCTCCCGTTCATTCTGGTGGGGTCTACGCTGAAGTTCTTTGCAGGCACCACGTCAACGCGCTTCATGTACCTGAAACCGATGATGGGGACCTACTGGAAATACGTGAACGACTTCGCCAACACCGTAGCCGCCAACATGGAACTGACTGCCGGTTCTTCTTCCAGCTGGATGAAGTTTGCTGAGCAGGCGGGTATGACGCCAGGTAACTCCGGGAAACTGGATTACGAAAAAGTGAAGTCCGCTGCCGACGATGCCTTCCGCATTGCCGGGGATGAGCGTGACATGTACGCCAAGATGCTTCCTGACATCTACAAGACGAAGGACGGCAAAGGTAACGTGCTAACGGGGATTGACATCTATTCGGTGGCGACCCGTGCACAGCGTCTGGCGAACGCCTTCAATGAAGGGGTGAACCGCATTGCACAAGCGAACCAGGGAACCGCGAACGGGGTTATCTCGGGGATTCGTAAGTGGATGAACAACGGGGCGTCGAGTGACATCAACCAGAACTCCACTATTACTTACTCTACGACGGAAGACTTCCTGAATGCGTACTACAATGGTGTGGACGGGAAGTTGAATGCGAACATGACGCAGTCAGCGGACGGTTCCGGGGAAGAAGGGGTTCAGACCACCGTTGCAGCGCCCGCTACGCCTGCTCAGGCGAACACGGCACCAACAGCAAACCCAGAGAACACCGCGAAGTCTCCAACCGAACAGGCGGCCTTACAGGCGCAGGGCGGTGGTGACCAGAACTTGCTGGTCTCGGCGTACGAAACCGTATCAGACTACTTCGGTTCGATTGCTGATGTGGATTCTGCTTACGCAACGTTCAAAGGGGCACAGCGCGACGGTTCCATGTGGGTGACCTTCCGCATTGATGGTCGTCCATCGGTATCGGAATCGTTCTCCAACAGCGCGCGTGATTCTACGCTGGCGTCTGCGATTAACTCCACCTCTGCATCTAACCGTAACATGCGTAACGCTTTTGCGGACGGTAACATCGCCAATATCCCGGGGATGGAAACCGTGGTGAACTTTGTGAAGGATGCAGCCTCGTCCTTTGCGCAGTCCATGCAGATTGCAGGTTTGGGGGCATTGGCCGGTAACGCCTTCGTTGATATCCCGAAACACTACGATGAGTCGTCAGCGTCGTTCCAGGAAATGTCATTCGACCTACAGTTGCGCGCACCGTACGGGAATGACCTCTCTCGCTTCCAGTGTGAGATTCTCCCGGCCATCATGTTGTTGGCAGGTGGCTTACCGCGCTCAACCGGTACGCAGTCTTACAACGCACCGTTCCTGTGTGAGTGGTATTGCCGTGGTCGTGGTCAGTGTCGTCTGGGGATGATTAAAGATATCCAGATTACCCGTGGCGTCACCAACGCCCCGTGGAGCTCGGACGGTAAGTACCGTGGGGTTGACATTCGTGTGACCATCATGGACTTGTCTTCTGTCATGCACATGCCGATGAACGAAGTCTCTGGGTGGCAGGTCATCGACCCTACCTCCTGGAACAAACTCCTGTTCCCGCAAGACTCGTCCTTCTCTGACTACACCGCGGTGCTGGCCTCATGTGGCCTGTCCGAACAGGTGTACAAGATGGACAAGCTCAAGCGTAACTGGTATGCGAACATGAGCAGCTTCGATAAGTGGTTCTCCGTCAGTTCGCGCGTCAATGCGTTATTTGACGGGAACCGTGGGATGATTCTTTCGGCATTGTCGAAAGGTGACCGCGGATAGAGCAAAAAAAAAAGAGAGGAGCGCAATGCTCCTCTCTTTATTCTCTTTTATTCTCTTAATTAGGTGGGGTCCACACAGTCGGGGTTCCGCCCACCGAGGGCATCAATTGCATCATCCGTTTCGTCTTGGCGTCGAAGTAAATGAAGATGTTCGACCCGCCGCCATTAAAAGTACCGTAGGCGACCGAGGCGTACCCATTACGGTTAACGGAGGCGTATGAGGAATAGCTACCTTGGTAAATCCAGTTAAACAACACCGTCCGTTGTTTGAGAATGTTTTCGTTCATGGTGTCGACGTCAGGGAAGCAATGCTGAATAACGCGCCCCTGATTGGAGTCGTATGTCACCTTAGTGTTCCACGGCGAACCCCACATTGTCCCACTAGGATTCTGGTTACAAACAATCTTCAGCGGACGGCTGATAGTGCCTAGCGAAGTATTCATTGCGCCCGACTGGATTGTCACGCCATCTAACTTACCACCTTGTAACCACGTCAAAAAATCTTGGTAGGCTTGGTCATCTAACGGGGCTTTCGAACGAGCGAGCATCATTTCCATTTCTAACTCCCAACATTGAACTTCAGGTACAGCGGGTACTCTGCGGTACTTACATAGCGACATAAAGAGAGGACCGAGGTCCTCTCTGAATAACGAATTACACCGTCGACGGGCAACTGAACTGGTGCGCTGAGTCCAGATGGCGCTCGATAGCGTAATGGGCTTCGCTCGCCTCAATCACATCTAGCTTCGAACTGGTAATCTTCTGGACGTGACAGATAATGGAGCCCGGGACCATTTTCAATTCCCTGGCCACAACCGTCAGTAAATCTTCCAGTACCACGAACATGGCGCGCAACGCCGGTTTGGTACACCCTACTACGAAGATGTTAAAGTTCAGTGTGTGGGTTGGGTACGCCGATGTGTTGAACACTTCAACGACCTTACTTAGCACGTCCATAACTTCTTCACTGTTGTAGAAGCTCAGGTCGATGTGTGACCGCAGACGCTCCTTTAACTGGTACGGTTCGCTGTAGACGCTCAGGAACTGTGTAGGAGGCGTATGGAAGTGGTGGTGAATCCCACGCAAGATTTCCGTGAGTTCTTTTTCGATTTCCGTCGCACCGGTGGCGAACAGGGTGATGTCACGTTTACGGAGCCAGAGTCGATGCGTTTCCTTGACCGCCGTTTTAAAGTGTTTATTAAACATTTCCTGGGAATGATTAGCGCACTTGTTGCGAGACAGGTAGTTGTCTAAGCGCTCATTATCCTTCGCCTCTTTGCTGACAATGCTCCGCAGCGTTCCGCCGGATTGGACATCGGAGAGGTGGAGGAAAAACGACTGGTTCATCAGTTGCCATTCGCGTTCAGTGTATTCCACAGAATGCTGGTTGAACACTTTGTCAAGGTCGATGATATTACGCATGGTGTTATTTCCTTAGATACGAGTATACGAGTTGCCTTCGGTTCTTTAATGGCCCACGCCAGAACACCCGGTCATAGTAAGGACGCCATGACGTAATAAAAAACAAAAAAAAAGAAGGGCCGAAGCCCCTCTGTTTAATGGACCGTCAGATTTCCTGATTGGGCACAGGAATTCATCGGGATAAGTGCCAGTTCACCGGTCACGTGTTTGATGGTAAACGACTTTTCTGGAATGACGTGCACCACTTCCACAAACGCACACAACGTCTCCGCGCTCATGACATCACTCATCATGTCGTTCATCAATTCACGGTACAATCCCCAGGCTTTCGGGTTAGAGAACTCGACACGAACGAAACAGGTGTTGCCACTGAATGACCCATCGTCGTTACGGCGCACATCCACCATACAGGAGAGATAGGACGTGTCCGTTTCTATTTCGTTCAACGGGGTGATGCGGTCTTCAAGTTCTACCGTCGAGCCATCGCTGAACGTGTACTTGTTTATCGTGTATCGACTTTCCATTATTTCCTCACGAGATGGTTAGGTCGTTTACGCATGAATTCTTGGTACTCGGTCGAGTCTGACCAAGCCAGGATACTCTCCACGTGGACCATGATAGGGCGATGTGAAACCATCACCATCTTACTGTTGTGCTGTACGGTTCCTTCTGCCATCGGACGTTGGTGAAGGAGTTCTGACACCGTTTGACCGGCGTAAAACCCCATCACTTCCCCTGACGCCGGAACGTACTGCGCACCCACTTGTTTCGACACCTCACTGACCACCAACGACACAGCCGTGAAGTACGCATGTGCAGCCCCACTCACCGGAACTAACAGTGGTGGGAAACGCATCTTATCGAAAACAACCACCGTTGCCAGGAATCGGACCGGTCCTTTCGGTGGTGTTTTCTTCCTCTTCTTCAAAATCTTAACAACCCATTGCTTTAACAGACCCATTGTGTCACTCCGCACGAAAAAGTGGGGGCACTCAGGCCCCGCAAGTTATCGGCCAAAGAGCGGATTAGGAACCGCTCCTGTATCAATCTCAAGTTTGCTCTGGGCGAACGCAAGCTTATAGTGAATCAATTTCTCTTCTACTCGGTAGGACAATTCATATCCAACGCCCCGTAGTTCTTCGGAGTCCAGGCGTAACCACGTCTCGATAGCCTGGTGTTCATGCTTGATAATGACATCGGCCAACAGGAGGCGCATCGCCCCTACAATCCCCATGTACATTGCCAGCTCCTGCATGACTTTACCCAAGTTTCGCATAGAGCTCCGCATCGCATCTTCACGAGACTGCCCAAGAATTTCGCTCAGGTCATCCGCCATTTTCTGCTGGGTCTTCATTGCGTTGGCGTACGGTGTGGTACCAATGTGCGACATGTAAACATCAAGCGCCATGATAAGAGTCTGTTCGTACTTCTGGCGGTCGGTGGTTACATTCAGGTTTACTTCAAAGTCTAAGGCCATTTTCAATTCTCCGTAGTTTTAGCAAATTAAAGTTAGACGAACAGGGCAGAACCCGGGATGTCTTCAGGGAAGTCGATGGTGTCAGTGACCACGTCATCAATCTTCTCACGTTTGATTTCAAGGTGGCACGGTGTGTCGTACGGCTCCATCAGAAGGGGCTTGACCGCTGGTAGTACCCCTTTATGGTTTTCGTTCAACCAGTGCGCGTACGCTTCTTCAAAACCGAATGGGTCGAGGATAATGTAGAAGTTCCCTTGTACGTGCTCGTAGCCTTTATTGGTGGACATGGTGATTCCTTACAAAAAAGAAGGGGACACAGCGTCCCCTTACTTGTTAAACGTTAATGGCAGTGAAGATGGCAACGGTACCGTCTTCTTCGTTTTCGTGTTGACACAACACTTCACACGGGTAGCGAGTAGGGCGAGTTTCGACCACCCTATCAGGGCCTTCATCCCCCTCGCCGTAGACCCGGTTCATCCAGATAACGCACGCGGTGTCGTATGCAGTCTCGTCGTTAACCAGGAAACGACCGTTCCCAATCTCTACTACACCTGTTGCAATTTCTTCGGCCATACTAACCTCGTTGTTGGTTACCGGATTGTACCCAAAGCCGATGTATTTCCTCATCGCTCAAGTCACGCTTCCATTCATCAAAGATTTCCCCGCCGCGTGTGACGCGGGTGAAGGTCACGTTCATTGGGTAACCGTCAATAGGCGGAACTTCAACCGGATGGTCGGCTGCACCGTTACCCTCCATTTCGTTCGCCAGCCATTCCTGGTAAGCCAGTAAAACAGCTTCCGGGTCAGTGACTTTAAAGGTGTCGCCACCGATGTGTTCATACGCCATAGTTTTATCTCCTGGATTAAAAGCCGTAGGTCATTTGGTCGTTACGGTCGTCTTCCGGTAATTCTGACACCGGGTCGTAGTCCGGGACATTACTGATTGCCTCGGTCTTGCATTTCTTGTCACTGATTTCTTTGGCGTCTTTGTACACCTTCACGCCTTCACGCCAGCTGCCGTCAGGGAGCGTAGCGGAATAGACTACGTAACTGATGTTACCTTTGATGAAGCGGTAATACATCCCACCACCACCGGAGAATGCCGTGTACGCGTAGCGCACATTAGTGCGGTTCCCGTAAATTGCAAGTTCAGTGGTGTCACCTTTATGGAAGGCGTACAGTGGGCCGTCAGCGTCGTCAATAATGGAGACGCTGTGTTGCGCATCAAGTTCACAATGGAAAATGAGTGGGACGTTAACAGGGATGTCTTCCGCATGGGCTTTTACTTGGTGAGCCAGGAACACCGCACAGATTGCCAATAACCATACACGAATCATTTTGCTTCTCCTTCTACTGCAAAGCTTGGGTGAGTTAAGACGTAGAACTTACCGTGTACGCCCATTTTACCGCGGGCGACCGTAATACCGATGTGGTCCATGAGTCTTTCGGCTTCAAGGACAACGGCTTCAAAGAACAGGTTGAATTCCCAGCCGTCGAGGCGTTTGGTTTCCACGCACTCCACCAATGCTCGCATTCCCGCCAGGGTTTCTGTTTTCGCTGCGTCCATGCGGTTCACTATTACCGCACTATTGATTTCGCTGAGTGTCTGAGTTTCCAACTCGCCCAGACTCGGGTAGACCATGAGGTTAATTTCCTCTTCGTCCATCTTCCGTTTACGCAACGCCGACCACGTTTGGAAATACGGGAGTTCCATCACCTTGGTCCGGCTGTCACGGCCACGGCGTAACTCCATGTAGAGAATATAGTGGGCGACCGAAGCGGGGGTGAAGCCACAGTAGAAGCCTTCCAGTACTGCGCCAATGCGCCCAGTCATCAGGGTGTTGATGCGAATGTCTTTCGTGTCAGTGTTGGTGTTCATCTTAAAATACTCCGTAGTTTTAACAGGTTAGTTACACAAGGCTGTAGCGTTGTGGGTTAATGAGTTTGTCTTCTTCGAGCGCGAGTAGGCATTCCCGGTATTGTTTATCTTGTTCGCATACCGCGGCAGTGGCAAAGTAATCACGCAGGGACTTAATGTCATTGGTGACGACCCAGTGCGCGAACTGGAGGTTGGTCACCAACTCTAACGGTGTGATGGGTAAGTTTCTGGTTCCACCGGTGAGCGACAGGGTAACCACCATCTCCTTCCCAATTCTAACCATCTCTTGCAAGGTTTCGACTTTGCGTCCTGCACCCAATACGTAATCGTAGAAAGCGCGCCCCTGGTCAGTCTTAAGGCGTTGACCTTCGATAAGGCGGACTAAATCCGTGCGGTAGTTCGTCAATTCTTTTACGGTAAGTTCTCCGTAGCGCCCGCGGTTGATGGTCATCTCGAGTGATTCCATTGGGCGATTAGGGCGACCGCTGTTCAGGTTAAGTGTTCTTAAAAAATCTGTTTGTCTTGACATATCGAGCACTCCGTAGTTTTAACAAGGGGACCGAAGTCCCCCTTTTTTTAAGGTTAGAAACCGGTGAAAGACACACCGTCGATTTTACCGCCTTTCAGCACCAGCACTACATTCGGGTTACGTGACTTGTTGGCACGTGTGTAATGCGGCACTGGGCGTTCGCCAGGAATATCAGAACGTTCACGACCACCCAAGGTGACGGCTACACGACTGGTACCGTACATCGCATCCACCGCAGAACCAATGCGGTCGAAGTCATCCAGAGACAGCGTCAGTTCGCTGATAGCCGGTGCACTCTCTTTGGCGTTCACGCGGTTAACCAGATTTTCGATAGCATTACCCATTTCTTTCCAGGAATGAATATTCAGGTAATGGCCAAAATCCATGGTCGCCTTCAGGTCCATTTCGTTGGTAAAGTGTTTATCTACACAACGGTCAATGGCCTTCAATATCGGTTTAATCATTGGTGCGCAGGTACGGTTTTCGATGTAATCGAGATAAGTGCCGATATCTTCCTGGCTACGGGTACGGGTGGCGATGGCGTAGTAGATAGTGGCAGTCATGAACTCGGCGAATGAACCTTTGAAGTTCACGTCCGGGTAAGTGGTCGGTAACACCAACAACTCTTCCCCTTCTGGTATCGCCTTGTCGGCTTCGATTTCCCCCATGGTATCGGCGAAGTAGGTGCGGACTTGCTGGATGACCTCCTCCTCTTCCTGGGAGAGTTCGTAGTCTGGTTCGTCACGGTGCAAGCGGACCAGGTTGCGCAGTACCTCAGCGCGCTGCTCCATGTCACCCTGAGCTTTACGACCGGATGCGGCTTTACCGATGTCAGTGGTATCACGCAGGTAGTTAGCGCTTTCTGCCAGTACGAGGGAACCAATAATCAGTGTGTTAATTTTAAATTCAGATACTTTCATGAGACAACCCCTTATTTAAGTGTCAGTTTTTTGCGGACGTTGGCTTTAAAGTGCGAGCCGCAGGCCAGCGCTTGATAGTACAGTGCGGTGAACGGAAATATCCGTCCGATAGGTTTCTGTTCTTGCACGCTCCCTTCCTTGAAGGTAAAGCGGTAAATCACGCCACCACAACGTTCGTCGTGACGTATTGCCGTGGCCACGTATAGCCACGCTGCCAATACGCATTGGCTAATGTGGGTAACACGTTCTTTTGCATCACCCAAAATGATGGTGCTTTCCGGCGGGTACTCGATAAGCGTCCCGTCTAATGATGCGACGTAAATCGGACCATCGGTGATAATCAACTGTTCGCCCTTCATCCCTTCTTCCAGAATCAGAAAGCGAGAGGTGTCGGCGTAGCTGAGGAATCCTGTCTCCTCTTTTGCAGCCATCAGTTGATAACGATAATCCCAGGCACGGGCCATGATGTTACTCCCGACGTAAGCCCAGAGTAAGACCTTATGACCATGAAAGGTAAAGGGGCCGTGAGGGTAACGGTACTTACGCCCACTGTCTTCAGTGTGCATCTTCCCGCCATGGGCTACAACAACGCGAGAGTCAACGGCCAATTCCCCGCGTGTATAAACCAGTATGCTCATTTTATTCGGCTCTCCAATAACTGCCGCATTAACTCAGCCTCCAGCCGAGCTGTTGCCAGTGTGTGCTCTGTGAGTTCTGCGCGTCGCACCGGCGATTGAGCCATCGCCTCCGCCATGTAGTGAACGAAGGACTTGACGGTTGAATCGACCTGCTGGCGTTTGTGCTCGGAACGGATTAAAGCGTCTAAGTCCTTCATGTTGAATTCCTTATTCGCCTAAGCGATAAACGTCGTCACCGCCGAAGATACGACTGAAGTCTTCTTCGAAACGGGTACGGTCCAGGGGTACGTCATCGAACTCGCCTGGCGCTGCTTTGTCGTAGTCCCCGGTACCAGGGAGTGTACGTGGTGCTGGAACAGTTTCATTTCTTGCCATTGTCAGGTTCCTCTATGGAATAAAAAGGTGGGGGCGGCACGCCCCCTGTCGGTAATGTCCCGACCAAACGAAGAGAACTTTTTAGTGATTAGTGTACGAGGCGAGTTTCGCCGTCAACAACGCGGTGAGAGTCGCGGTCAGCTTCGGTCACGGCGATGTATTCGACCGTACCGGTGAAGCCCATCTGACGCCCGTAGGTGTCTTCGTAAAACTCGGTCAGTTCACGAACATCGTTCGGAAGCGGACCGTCCACCTGGAAGAACTTCAGTTCCTGGTCCATGGTGGTGACCATCAGGTACTTCTGACCGACGCGCAGGTTCTGACGGTCGGTTGGGTGCATGTTCAACGAGAACACCTGGTTATCGTCGTTGGACAGTTCGATGCGGTTGATGTAGTTACGAATGATTTGCATGATAAAACTCCTGAAAGAATAGTTAGGATTGTAGAATGGGGATTAGTTAACTTTACGGTAGACTGGCATCTTGCTCAGGGTGTCGGTGTGAACCGTGAACTCTTTGTCAATCCCTTTGTTCAGTTTATAGGCCAGGTAAGCACGCAGACGCAGTGCATCACCCCATGTGAACATCCACTCGGTGTCCCGTTTCCAGAACCACGAGTTAAAGCGACCGAACTGTGATTGCATCACGTAGATACGGTCGTACATCTTACCGGATAACTCTTCTTCCAGAATCTCCAGTAACTTCGCGGCTTCTTTCGGGTTCAAGGTGATTTCCTTGACGCCCTTCAACGCACGGTTCTTTTCGAAGTCCGCTTGCTCTTTCGCTACTGCCTTCGCTTCATCAACCAGAATCAAACTCATTAATAAATTCAACATGTTCTTAATCTCCGTAGTTTTAACAGGGGTACTTAGTGAATCTGCATCATGACTTCGGTGAGGGCAGGGGACGCCTTCCCAACGATGGTGTAGGTCCGCTCGGTGTCGAGCGCCATTGCTGCTACACATTCTTCTTTCAACTTTTCCGTGACGATAATGCGGCGTTGCTCATCCGTGAAGTGAATGAGGGAATGGGTGGTGGGGTCGAAGAAGTAGCTCCCCGCCACTTTGCTGAGCGTGAATTCAAAATCACACACGCCGACGGCAATGTATTCTTTAAAGGCGTGCTGCATGGCCTCTATCAACTTGTGGTTAATGCGCACTTCCACATCGCATTCATTATCCACGACATTCAATTTACCCTGGGTGTGAATGCAAAAATGATACTGTTGCATGAGGTTATTCTCCGTAGTTGTAACATTGATATCTAGGGGTTTAGTACCCTTATTCACCGAGAGAATATATACTTCAAAATCCTTTAGATAGGGAATAAAGAAAGAATCTCCCCTCCAGCCAAAAGACGTAAAGTCTCTTGACTAAAGGGGTGCGAGCCTAATAGCAGGAAGATGCTGAACGGGAGACTTTACAACCGTTCTCATCCACTCGCATAAAGAGTGGACCGGCTGTAAAAAATGAGTTTAAGCAATGGCGGCGTAAGGGTACATCTGCTTCGCCAGGGATTTCAAACTGGTGGTCGCAGTGAAGTGACCGGAGACAGTGAGCATCCGATTGTACAACGTATCGGTAACCATCAGCTTCTTCACGTCGTTTGACGCGCCATTGAACACAGAGAGGTTGCGGGGGTTGGTGGCTTTGAAAGACAGGCGGTCCCAGTTCGCATTGAAGCGGGTGAGAATCGCCACCAGTTCGTTCTTGTACTTGCTGTAGTCAGCGGCCAGTGCCCCTACCGGTAAACGGTAGTAGCTGATGATGTCGGTCACCGCCGTCGGGTAACGTTGCAGAACGAAGTCGACCCCGAGGTGGTCGAGCATACTGTTGAGGATGGTGACGTCGCCGTTCTGTACTGCGAAATCGAACTGGTCGATTAACGCCGTTTTCATTACCACGTCATTCGGGTTGGTGCTCATCACCCGGTCAATGATGTTGGTCATCCCCAGACGGGCGGCGTTGGTCAGGATACTGACACGCATCGCGTAATCCGAGGCACTGTCTTTGATGCGCCCGAATTCTTCACCTGGCAAATCCAGCAAACGGTTACTGGTTTCAATCAGGTTGTTGATTTCGGGGACAGTGGCACCCAAAGCAACCTTGAGGAAACTGTTCCCGTTCTGTACCTGGTCGAAGGGAAGTTTGTTCAGGTTATTCAACTGACCCTGTATCTGACTTTGCAGGTCACTGGACATCCCTTTGATGGTCCCGATGGTTCCATCCAGTGCCGAGTTCAACTGAGTGGTCAGGGCAGTGACGTCTTCCCGTACTTCTTTCGCCGTAGCCAATGCATCGTTCAGGGAACCGAGGTCCCCAATCTTCGTGTTGAAGAGGAAGTTCTTGGCGGCGGCTATCTTGTTCTGGATGGTGTTCGACATCCCGGTGAGGGTGTCTTTCGCTGTCTTCCCGTAACCATCGACCGTCATCAACGCGTCTTTGGCTTTGGTGGTCATCAGCGTACTGCCTGCCTGCACCGACTTCGTGGCACTGCTGGCTGCCGTTTTGGCGTCGCTCAATTTGCTGGTAATGTCTACCATGGTAGCGTCCTCGATGAGACAAAAAAAGAACCGGGGTTTCCCCCGGTCGTAAACTATTCTTCTCCTTCTACCGCCACCAGTGCGTTACCGGCTACCTGAATGTGGTGAGAAGTCGAGCGGCCGCCAGAGTATTCCAGGCGCACCTTAAAATAGATTTGTTTTGGGTTCAGTACTTTGAGCCCTTTAGTGAACACTTTGATAGACATGTCCGGGTTACTCAACCCACGGGTTAAGTTACTGCGCTCCGAACTCCGCTTACCACCGTTCACGACTGAAGACTTCACCCCACTGTCCGCTACCGTTGTTTCGACGAAACCGTTCAGTGGGTTATTGAGATACGCCGACATCAGCTTACGCCATTGCTCGTCATTAATCTCCAAGGTGTTCTTAATGTTACGGAACATGGTCGCCAGGAAGTTTTGGCGGTCCGGGTATTTCTCGTTATGGAAAGGCAGGTACAGCATTTCTTCGTCAATGTTGACGCTGGTCGATACGGTTACCTCGTTGTCGAATTCCAGGTCCATCTTCAGTGTCACCTTGAGCGGTGCCAATAAGCGTAGACCTTTCATGAAGTTTTTGAACGTCAGTCCCGGGTTGGTCAACCCACGGTTGAGATTGCTGCGTTCCGAAGAACGTCCACGACTGGTTTGCAGCACCTCGTTCCGGGGGTCTTTCAAATACTGATTCATCAGCATTGACCACCGATGGGAGGAGATGTTCAGGTCACCTTTTATCTGGCGGAACATCAAAGCCAAGATGTTCATGCCACTAATGTTCTCCTCTTCTGGCTCGTTGAGTAGAGCGCCGAGTGCGAAGCGAAGTGGTAGACTACTCCTCATGTGCATACCTTATTTACGTAGAGTGAGCCCTCCGCAGAATACTCTCGCAGAAGGTCATAATGTCACAATACACGTAATACATTTCACCGATACGGTAATTGTACACGTGCTCCGCCTCAGTCTCCCGGGAGAGGTCCATCGCTTCCACATTGTCCTTGATAAGTTCCTCAAGTTCCAGTAAGAAGGAGACGGCTTCCAGGTGGCTCCCTTGTTTATCGCTCAGCCAAAAGCGTAGGGAACTCGAATTGATTTCGGGCGGGTAGTGAGTGCGCGGCGGTTCTTCCGTGCGGGCGAAATACAACGTGCCTTTTTCTAAACGCTCGGCTACGTCGTACGCCTGATAATAGAAGTCGCCTTGAATCGGGAGCAGTAGTAGCAACTCTTCCTCAGAGAGACGGAGTGCTCTTAACCCTTTCCATAGGATAAGCATGGTTTCCGGACTGACCTCTATTTCCCCGTCGATGCCACCCAGTAGGGCGTACGCCTTGTTCAACTGACGGGATTGCAAGTAACGCCGTAACATTTTTGCTAACATTCTGTGTAACTCCTGTGATACAAGTAGCTGAAGTCAATTCTATAATATAGACCTGTTCCGTTTTTAGGAGGACCTAGCCGTGAGCGCTATTGAGTTTGTTGAACCCGAAGACTTGGCGAAGAAGGCTGGGGCTTTACCGCAAGTCGTTGACCAGAATGAACTACCGGAGACTGAACCGGCCGGACAGTCTGAAGAAGACCGTGTGGACGACGACCGTCTTGAGTTTACCCAGAATGTCCGTGAGCAAATTGTTACCGGACTGATGCCAACAGGGAAAGCCCCGACTGACCTGAAAGAGATTGACCGTTTGCTGGCCACCCTTGATGGCATTGACCGTGCTGTCCACACCAAACGTCGTACTAAGCAGGCGGATAAGCAAGTCCAGAATGACACCATGATTGCGAAGATTCTGGAGAAAGCCCAACTGGAATTGGAACGTAAGCAGTTGACGGGTTCCAACTCCGCACCGACCCGTGCGGCCAATGCACTTGACCCAAGCTTCCTGTCCCAACCGGTAACGCTGGAAGGGGAGTTCAAAGAACAGGTGGAACAAGAAACCTCCGCCGACTTCTTCGAACGTATGGAAAACGACCACCCCGAATTGCGTCGCGGGGAGAAAGAAGAATAGAAGGCCCAGAGGAGCTTCGGCTCCTCTGGGTTCTATACCCTACCGGTTGGGGGCACACCAGTAATCCACTTTTTCAAAGCGCAGGTTCATCGCCGGAGCCATGAACTGTTCCGCCAATTCCAGAATCCCCATTTCCTTAATCATCGGCTCAAAGACTTTGGTGTCTTCGGGCGATGGCAGGTCTTTCAGCAGGGCCGCAGCCACCACTGTCACGGCCAGCAGGTTTCCAGGTTCATCGGTGTCCTTGTGCGTCTCCATCCAATCGGTGAAGTCGTACAGGATAAAGTGGGTGCAGTGTTCGGCCAGGTACTTCGGGGACAGCCGTTTCTTGGCCACACGGACAAAGCGGATTTTGGTTTCCGGCCCCAGCAGTTGTTTCATCACCGCAATCTGTTCGTTCTGCACGGGCTTACTCAGGCGATACGGCCATTCGTTTACCAACACTTCGAAGTTAGCAGTTTGCGCATCCTGCCACGGGGCGCTGTTCGATTCCCGTTTCAGGTCAACCAGCAGGTTGTACATCTTACTGCGCGATGCCCGCATCAATACCAGGTCAGGACGTTTACGGAACCGTTCTTTCCATTGTTCTTCGGTCATCCCCGCATGTTCGTACACCATGTGGTCCGATGTCCGCTTTCCGTATCCGGCTTGCACGCAGGTAATTGCCCGGTGCACCGACAGACTGGCCAGAAACGACAACCGGGTGTCGTACAGGTCGTCCATACTGACGAGGACTTTAATCGGTTCCATTGTGCGCTGACTCCGGCAGTTCCGCCCAGGATAGCACCAACAGCGGCAGCAACCAACGGTTCGCCCGCAGACGGTTTGCAATGTCCTGGTCAGTGACCTTGAACCGTGCGTCGTCTGTAGGGCCCACAGCGAACTCCTGGACCTTCTGGTTGGCATCGTACACCACCACCGGCGCAATGCCGTAAGAGAGGTGCTCAATGACTTCCTCGGTACCTTTACGACCGAACGGGGTCAGGACCACCATCTGGAGGTCATAGACGAAGTTCTGATAGACCAGGTTACCGTGCACCTGTTCCGCCAACTGAACCAGCGAGGATTCAGTCACCAGGTTCATGTACTGACTACCTGCATAGAAGCTGGAGAGGAATTCCCGCAGCTTCTGGTCTTCGGCTTTCGGCGAATCTTGCAGATAATCAATCACGGCCCCAGCAGACGTGGACACGAACTGTTCAAAGGTTGAGATTTCTTTTTCCATCTTAACGCCCTTTATCCAAAGTGGTATCCAGATGCGCCACACGGAAGTAGGTCGCCATGTTCTGGGTAGAGGTGGTTCCTTCCCCGGCATCCAGCGCACGATTCAACGACCCGCTACCGGACGTCATGATATCGTACTCCAGCTGACGGTTAGCGGCGTCATCACCCCCACGAACAGAGATGGCTTCCAGAATGGCTGCATCGTGTCCACGGGCGTGTAGCACCCCGATTTCCGGGAAGGAGAGACGTGACCCTTTCGAGTCCCCGGTCACCTGACCGGTCAGTTCATCGGTCGACAAGTTGTCTTCCGGAATCGACATCTTCGTCTCTTGCATCTGAGACAGGCGAGTAACATGGATTTTAATCACCATGTACTTGAGCGGGGTAATCATCTCCCGCCCCGTATCAGGGTCTGTCACCACCAGGCGGTGGAATAACTCGACGCCCCATTTCTTGGCCACGTTCTTCAGGTGGTCAACCGTCAGGGTGTGTTTGGTCAAGTTGGGGAGAATAGCAGATGGAGTTTGCGTCCCGTCTCCAAAGCCTTTCATCAGCGCGGCAAATTGCGCCGGGCTGAGGGCATCAAGGTCCTTCTTAAATTGTTCGGCATTACCGGTCCCGGGGAACAACTCGGCCATTCTTTGCACGCCAAGCGCCGTTACCTCTTCTCTTTTTCCCATTGGGATTCTCCTCAGGAATCTTCACCACGCGTAAGCTTACGTCATACTTAGTCGCTTCTTTAACCACGTGGCCCGTGCCGCGACTGTAACCGTCCCAGAAGGCAACGCCATAGCGGGCGATTTCCATCATCTCCGCGTTACGGATGTAGCCTGCGGACTTACCGTGTTCGTCCCAATCGGCATCGTAGGTGGCGTGCGCCAGCTTGCGACGGCGGGCGTACAGATACGCCAGGTAATCGGTCCCCCTGGCACCCCCTTCAATCAGAACCACCTTCTCCCGGTCAAAGTTCTTGAGGAGGTGGTCCATGCGCTTGGCAAACTGCCAGTAGGATGTATAATGTCTACACCCACTGACCATGACGTATATTAAGTCCATACGTCCTCCGTCATCAATGAATGATGCGCACCAGGTCGTCTACCAGTTCCCGTTCAAAGGCACGAATCCATTGGTCAATGGAGCCTTCTACCGGAAGTTCCCTGGCACGTTTAGCGGCCACTGGGTCTTTCTCATCGAGGAAGACGGTGAACCACTCGTTGATTTCGCGCATCTCGGACTTGTTGCTGCTGCGCTCACGCGGGGCGTGTTCGAACCGACGCTCAAAATAGTTGGCGACACGGTTGGAGTAACGCGACAGCATCATCACGAGATGAAAGCGGGCGTCTTGCTTAACCATTTCTCTGCTCTCTTATTTTTTCTTCAGCGGCTGCATCCAGTACGGATGGTATTCGCCAGCTGCCATACGGAGGAGGTCCAAAGCCGACAGGAACTGTTTGTCTTCTTTGATACCGTTAAACTGCCAGTGGCCGCGCGTTCCACCCAGGATTTCATCCCAGTCGTAACCCATCTCTTTCAGCTTCTGGAAGATGTCCGGTGGCGTCTGGTGCACGATGTCACCCAAGTACCACATGACGCGCTTAATCTGGCACAGCCCGGCGGTCAATTCCAGGGCACGGCACAGCTTCGCATCTTCTTTGATTTTGTCACGGATGGAGTTACGGGTGAACTTGCCGTCCGGGTAAATTTCCATGGACATGTTGACCATGTTGCTACCCATGCCGTACTGACCATTCTCACGCAGGTAGCAGAGTTCTGTCAGGTGCGGCTGTAATCCTTCGGTCTGTGAGAAGATAACCTTGAACGGGGCACCGGATTGACCGAACTTACCGCGCAGGTTGAGCATCTTCACTTCAACCAGGTCTTTGTCGTACTGCTCACCTTTCTCACCGCGACCGTACATCGGGATACCTTCTTTATCCAGGTGCGGTTTCTGCGAGTGGCACATCCACATGTTGTTCGGGATGTAGGTGAACTTTTCGGTGGCGTTCTTAATCTTGGTACCCGCCTGCATGTGCGCCATGATTTTCTCAGGCGGACTGTTCGGGTCCATGTTAAACGCATCGCCCAGGTGCGCGGTCATGACGCTGTAGAAGCCTGTGCGACCGTTCACGCCCGGCATGGCCATGATGATACGGGTTTTGTACATCCCGTCGTTGGCGAACAACATGTTGTTTTTGCTGTCGGCGACGTTCTTGGCTTTATCGGCTTTCTTCTCCAACGCTTCGAAGTTCAGCATCGACCAGGAGTCAATCTCTTCAAAGGTTGGGGCCAGGACCTGGATGAAGCTACCATCGGCATTCAGGAACGGGGTTTCAAGCATCGCACCTTTGGTGGCGACTTTCTTCTTCCCGTATTCCTTACGTTTTTCCCAGTAGTCTTCCGCCGATATCTTAATCATGTTCGTCAAGAACATTTTCGGGTTACCGATAACCCCGGCTTCCTGGATGCGCGGGAATTGTCCCATACGGAACTCCAGGCCTTCCAGGTCACGAGAACCTTCGGTTTCTTTATAGAAGCTGTTACCCACGTCGTAGTAGTTGTTCTGGGCAGCGGCCATGAAATAGTCAGCCGTCGTGGACTTATACTGGTTGTTCTTACCCACGATAGCGGTGATGTGAGACATACCGCCGTTCAGCAAGGATTCACCGTGTGCACCGCGGGTATAACGGCCGGAGAAATGGTCAAAAAGGCAACCCACGTTCAGTTTTGGCGTAGAGGCATCGGCTTGTTGCGTTGCTTCCATTACGCCATCCATTGGGTCTAAGAAAAAGGACATGGTGCGATTCCTTAAGCTGGTTAGAGTGATTCTGTCATCTAATATGGGCTATACATTTAATTTTATGTAATTTAACCCCGGAGGTTGTACCCCCATGAACAACAATTTGAGTACGTTTCGTACGAGAGCCGTCATTATCGCACTGGAAGGGAAGTCACTGGTCTCGACCGAATCCCTTTCCGTACACCGTCCTCTTGCCGGGACAGTTGCCAAACTTTCTGGTTTCCTGAAAGAGCTGGGCGATGACTTAGGGTATCGTGTTAGTGGTATTCAGGACACCTTATTTAAGACGGACGTAAAAACTAAAAAGGGTCAGGAGCTGTTACTGTCACGCCTGCCTGGTACTGACTACCTGAACCTGGCACCAATTCGTGTCCCTGTGTTACCGGGTCTGCGTGTGACGTGGCTGGACCTGCTCCACAACATGAAACCTGGTGTTGAGTTCTCGGTCAGTTTGCAAGAGAACGTGATTCACCCGTTCAAGCAGTTTGTCGCCACCGCCCTGACCAACCCAGAGAAGTTCTCCTCCAGCGCCCTGAACTCCACCGTCAACTTCGTGGATTACGAGCTGCTGAAGAAGTCTCTGGGTGCCTCGGTCAGCGGGAACGCTTCTGTGAACGTGCGCAAGTACGGTGAGTGTGTGGCGCGTAACTCGGACATGGCAGAAGTTCTGGACCTGACCAACAACTTCGAGCACGTCTTCATGAACTCCAATCCACAGATGCTGATGGCGGAGATTGATGAGCTGCGTGAGTTGTTCGGTCAACTGTCGGCCAACATTACGGATACCAACCAACAGTTCCGTCTGAACGGCAAGACCATCTCTAACCTGGCCACGGCTGCGTACAACGTGGCAGAGTCAGTGGAGTACTACGCGGCAGTCAGAACCCTGTTCATCAACCATGCGAACGCCATGAAGGCCGCGGTTGACAAACTGGTCAAAGCGGTGTAACAAAAAAAATAACCCCAGGGGACCCGAAGGTCCCCTGGGTTTTATGCCATCGTGCGCGCGATGCGTACGATTTGCTTAACATCGTTATCCAGGTCGTATTTGCACTGGTCAGAGTAATGTAACCAGCACGGAGCAATACGGCGCAGATAGCGTTCCAACGTCGGAGGAGCAATGTGTCGGAAGTCACGCTTTTTGACTTCCCCGCGCCAGGCTTTCGTCAGTAGTCCACAAAGGAGGAATCCCCGTTCGTCCTGCAAGAAACGGAGTTCATCATTCAGGACCTTGAAGTCAGCCTTGCGCTCACATCTGTCCGTTAAGAGGAGATAAAGTGACCCCGTTAACAAAATCCTCCGTGACTTGTCACTGAGGAATCGTTTACTGAGGTGCAGCAGTATGGTCGTCTTCATACACGCTTTCCAATTAACACTATTAGGTTGGACTTAAACGACGCACTGAGGAGAAGGTCCCCATCGGTTTCCACAATCGTGGCATACCGGAACGAAGTTGCCGTTTCACGCCAAGTAATCGCCTTCACTGTGGTATTCGGCCCTGCGACGGCCACCAAAGTGTTACGCGTTGGAATGTCAGCACCCAGCTTAAACTTCACCGGACGTTGTTCAACGGTCTTCAGGTCCACGCAGAAATCCAAGGTAAACGTCGCCGTGTTATGCGGCGGGTCAATCTCTTTACGAGCCTTGTAAACCTGCTTGTTCTTCTCTTCGATTACCTGATAAACCTTATCAGTTAAATCGGTCACTACCAGGGCGTCGTCACCTGCGAGATAACGCTCGATAATCCGCACCAGACTCTCAAAGTGTCCCACTAGGTGGAAACCGTGGTAAGCCGGACGGAGGGTCTTCAACACGGGGCAACGGTCAGGAGTTACAACAACCTCCTCATTCCATTTCGGGAACAGGATATCTTCCTTCTCCTCCAAAATGGCCGCATAGCGTTCGGTGTTAAGAATGTTGCTCAGATTACCGAGCGTCACTTCACTGACCCCGCGATAGTATCGCTTCTCGAGGCTGCTCGCGAGCAAATCCAGTACCGGTTCTGGCTCGCTGCTGACCCATACGGCGACTTTCGCTGTGGCGGTATCCTTGCCCACCAAATCGTCTTCGACGTCCGCTTTACCGTGGTTGCCGAAGAAATATACCGACTTGTCCTTAAATGCGTAGTCTGTGGCTTTGCGGTCAGAAAGCCCATACCACCAGTTGTGCTCCATGATACGGTTGCTCAACTTCGTTTTCTGAACGTATCCTTTCGGTGAAGAGCAACGGTATTCGTCGGTGAAAACTCCGCGGATACCACGAACTTGTCCCTTCGTGGAGTTCCAGTCGGCTCGGTCGTTACCCGGGTCGCCGGAGTGTGCTTCCGCTTTGGCGAAGTAAATGGAGATACCCTTCTTGATGGCATCCAGGTACAAGGTTGCTAACGTCTGCCACCATGCCCAGTGTGCCACCGGTTTCCCGGTCGAAGTTAATCCCCCACGCTTCAGCCAGTTGGGGTAATCCCGAGTGATTCCGTCTAAGACGTATTGTGAATCCCCCAGGATTACCACCTGTTTTGGATGATACTTGTTTACAAAGGTCAACGCCTCAATCATGGCGTTTATTTCACCCTGACTGACGGTCCATTCCTCGCGACCACCATACCAGTCAAAGAAGAAATCTGGTTCTACCGGTCTCGCCGCAGGCGGGCTCGGATAGGGCATCAACAATCCGTTGTAAAAAGGCTCGGTCTGTTCACGTGAGGTGTCCTTGAACTCCTTCGTGTACTGTCCCAGCCGCCCATCCACGTAACCCAGGTGACTCGGCGCGTTCTTCTTCTTCGTGAATTTGTTTTTCTTTTCTTCTACCAGGCTATACGTGTACCCGTGGAGACCCCAGCTACCAACACGGTAACCTGAGTGACTGCCTCCATCAACGTACAGTACGGCACCAAATTCGCCTGGTTGCGCCGTAAAGTCCTGCGACAATTCCATGATTACCTCGAAATAAATGCTTCGGTCAAAGGAAGTAACCGTGGATTATTTTTTAACATCATTAACAATAGCGGAAGATTGCTCACTGAGCCCCGGTCCGGTGGGCTCTGGTTCTTCCTGCGGATGCAACCGTTCAACCTTCTCGATAAGCTTTTTGGTCAGCACCCCGCACTTCTCAGGGTCCTTCGCACAAGCCTCCCTAACCTTCTCCAGCAACATTTCGTTGTAGATACCCAGCTCGGTATTCTTATGACTAAGCTCATCCATGTCATGGTCGTACTGTGTGCGTAAAATATAGTCCGCCGGTTTCCCCACTACGCTATCTTTTACCTTTTGTACCTCGACCAGGCAGAGCCCCAACGCGTCAGCGTCTTTCCGGTAACGGAAGTACCCAAAAATCGAACCCAGTATTAACGCAGCAACCAGAATGGCGACGTACGTCCGATACTTTGTTCGCTTGCTGGGTGGTAACTCTTCTTCCATATCCCGGCGGTGACTCTCCTTTATGAAGTAGTAAAGGTATGGGATTAAACGAACCAAGAGTGAAAACACGTGACCTCCTGCGTTAAACAACCCTTTCTTTATAATAGTTTTTTCGGAGACGATACAACATGTACAGCTTATACGGTTTTGTGGGTATCCCCAACTTCAAAAACAACGGACCCGGTAAGACTGCCACCATTGGTGAGCTGGAAGATATAGGTTTCCAGTACAGTACCGAAGTCGGTACTTATCGCACGGGCACCTATTCCAACGTCGTATTTCACAGCATCGACTCGCGCCGCGACGATGTTCTTGTCGAAGTCGGATTGACGTATTACGATACGATTCTTCACATCTCGCAGTGGCTGTATGACCGGTCCATTCAGGGCGCAGTTGGTCAAGACTCGGTTGCCCTGAAGCAGGCACTGACCGCCGAGTTCGGCGACAGCGTTGAATTCGTTGCTGTGGGACCCATCTTACTCCAGGGTCATTACTACTACCCGGCAAGCATGGAGATTAAGGTTAACAACTCCGGCGAAACGAATGACTTGTTCGTCTGGTTTGCGAACGATAACTTCCTTGCTGAGTATCCGGGCAAGGAGTTCCGAATCGTCCCTGCCCTGGAACCCGTAGACCAATTCTTCAATCAACGTGATGCTGTCCTGGCCATGCTCAAGGCCATCACCAGTGAAAGCCACAACGCCAAAGTGCAGGCTGCGATTGGTAAGAAACCGCAGTCGTACATCTGGACGAAGAACTTCAACTGGCACGACATTGATAACGAGGACGTGACCTGGCCTGCGCCATTCACCGCGATTATCAACGGGCAAGCTGGCGTCAACATTGATTACATCAAAGAGGCGATTCGCGCGTACATCCTGGCAAATTCCGAACACACCGAATCCGAATGGGCTAAGGTGTTACCGGAAATCTTTACGCCAACGGAATTCTACATCGTGCCCATCTGGGACCGCTATAGTTTACCGAACCAGGCACTGGAGACTGGGGTTTACAGTCCGACCATCCCGTATTCGGACCAGATGACGTATGCCCTGAAGTACTTTAAAGGCTACCTCCCTGCGCACATTACGGCAAACCTCTGCGTTACAAGTTGCTCATATCAGTCGTTGCAGTTCCTCAGTTGCGGGAACCAGTTGAACTACGGTGCCGATACCCGCTTCGACCGCGAGTGGCCTAAGTACGCGAACGTACCGCCGGTCTCCGCTGAATTTGCGAAACTGCCGCCCGACACCCAGACGTTCATCACGAAGTTAATTACCCTTCTGATGGCCGCCGAGGTGGCAACGCCGCAGAGCATCATACCGACTGACATGACTCGTACGCAACGTGACGGGGTATATTACCTCACAACAACCGTCGGAGCAGTGCAGTACCTGGTACCAATTAAGCAAGGCTTTGCTCTGAGCTAAGGGGTTTCTGATGGCAACGAGAATCACGCCGTTACCAAACATGCGCGGGTTGTACACACTGCGGATGCCATGGACAACGGACAACAAGGTCTTGTACACCTGTACGGCCCTGCGTACCTTTAGGGAATTGATTGCAAACGGCAATGACGTGTTCGTCACGTATTACCAGCCGAAGGGGTTGCAACAAAGCGACTACGAAGCTGACAATGCCGCCGGAGCAATCCTTTGTGTCTTGCAAGGGGACGACGGGAGTATCATTAATGTCCCGGACACCTACGTCGTTTCTTATCCTGACTCATCAGTGCCTGCTGTCGGCCACTTTGTATTGAGCGCGAGTATTGGACCCATGCGAATGGATGTCAATATGGACTTTTTACGCTCGAAAGTGGGAGAGGTAATCTCGGATACTATCGGAGTCGTCCCGGAAGTGTTCGTTGACGTCCTGGATAGCAGTACGGTCATGACACGGGAAGAATACGACGCTATGGAAGCGGCCCGCACTGCGGCTATCAAGAACCGTTCCACAACTTATGCCCTGCTGTTGCAAGAACAGGCACGTACGACTGTCTTGCAGAATAAGGTGGCGGAACTTCAGTCCTTGTTAGAGCAGAAGCAGCAAAATCCTTAACTCAGGAAAACAACAAAAAAAAAAGAGAGGGCGAAAGCCCTCTCTTATTCTGCTTTTTTATTCTGCTTCTTCGCTGAACATTGGGTTGTCAGCATCGCGAAGTGCCGTCAGCGTTTGGTGCAGACGGGAGTTGATGTACACGCGGGAGTCGATTTCGTTGTGGCCGTAGCCGAACGGACCACCGAAACGGTAGCGGTTACTGTTCGTAAAGTTCTGCGGGTAGTAGCCGTGGATAACACATTGGCGCAGCTCTGGGTAGATGCTGTAGACCTTGTGGTCCAGACAGAACTGATTGAAAGCTTTCTGTACGCGGGTGCCGTAGAACACTTCGGTAGCATGACCTGCTTCGGAATGCAGTGCACCGTCAACCATCTGCTGTACCATGTTCTGAATCAGACTGATAGTTGCATCCAGTTCCCGGGAGTCGTACTTGTGCTGCAAGTCCAGAGACCAGTCTTTCACCACGCGAATGATTTCACGGAAACCACCAACGGTTTGCGGCAGACCGGTAATGTCGATTTTCGGTGCGTTGGTTTCAATAGCGTGTTCCGCCAGACGCTCGCACAGTTCCAGTGTCGCATCGTCTTTCAGACGCAACCACACGGTTGCCAGACGCTCTTCCCACTCAGCCTGCGTGTACAATTCTTTTTCCAGTACATCGGCCAGGTCTAAACAAATCTTGCGCTTATCCATTACCTATCCTTACAGTGATTGAAGTTGTTGAGTGATTTCACTCAGTTCATACTGACGATTCACGTTACGGACCGAGAAATCGAGAGTGTTGAGTTTCGCCATTAACGCGTCAATACGGATGACACGTTCGTCCATCGGCCAATACTGTTTCAATGACCAGAGTACCAGCGCCGTCCAGTGGAGCAACTTGATGTAGCTGTGTTGCACCGTGAAGTAACTGTGGACCACGTTACCGAGAGTTTGACGCCCTGGTAGTTTCTGGCGTTGGTTGAGCCAGCCGTACGCCTGTGCCCTGGCATGATGAACCACGCTGACTGCCGCATCACCTTTACGTTCTTTCCACACCTTGTTCAGGGTGGCACCGCCTTGTTCACCAGAATCTTTGGCAATCACGGTGAAGAAGTCTGACGTATCAGCAACGAAGATGTCTTGGTAGTTCACCCCCAGCTTCATCATATCTCTGACGAGGTGGTCGAAAATAAACTCGCTGTCGTGCTTGTACCACATCTGGTCGTAATTGCTAAACCAGAAGTGGACCTGTTCCATCAATTGTGGGCCCGTCAAAGCACCCAGTTCCCGAAGCGCGTCCAATGGGTAGATTTGTAAGCGGAGTTCGCTTACGTCAATACCCTCGTACGTTTCTTCTTCGAGCTCTTCGTCAATCATCACTTTTTCTGTCATTTGTTTCCTGCCCTGTCAATCTTTAAAGAAATCGCTTCCGGCGTCATCACCAGAACCTCATTCTTCATCATGGTGGGGTAGCTTGCGGCTACAATGTCAATCAACCCAAACATCCGGGTTTCGATGCGCAGGTGAGGACCGTCTTCACGGTCCACTTGATTCCCGCCACGAAACTCCTGGACTAGCTTGCTGAACACCCGTTTGTCAACCTGGATGTTCATGGCAAGTGTAGCGTTACCGTCACCGTGCACGACATGTGCCGCGGGCAGCACAACAGCGTACTGTCCGAGGTTGGTCTTGAATGCCATTTGCAGGTTACGGTACGCGAATTGTATTTCTTTCAGGTTCACTGATTAATTCTCCTTAGTTTCTTCCAGGTGTGCGGCAATAAGTTCGAGGTCGAAGGCATCTTTACGACGCCCCCAAACCTCTTTCGCACGAGCAATACTGTCCAGTGTCTGCACATGGACGCCGTCAACCATTTCGGTATGGAAGCGGGTGTTGGTAATCTTCACACGGTAATCGTCCCCTTCTGGTCCTACCGTGAAAGATAAGAATTGGGGGAAGCCGTGCACGTACTGCATGTTGGCACCAAAGCGCCACTCGAGTGAGTGCCAGACTTCCTCGTCCACTTGGATGTCGATGTCGGTACAATTGTCGCGCACCCCGTGGACGACTAACGCTGCTCCTGAGGTGAGCGCAAAGTTACCTAACGACCGTGGAAGTTGTGCAACGAATTGGTCCAGAGTTTCTAAAACTTGGTCAATGTTCATCTTCTTTCCTTAAGCAGGTGTTGGTATTTGCGATATAGTTGGTTTGGTCACCCCAGTTATATAGACTTTAAATGTGCTTAGACCACGCTTTCTGGGCGCTGTATTCCAGCCCCGTCATCATGTTCTTTAGCAGCACATCCCGTAATGCTGAGTCAGGTCCCCCGACGGTGTAGTACGTTACCGCACCCTGTTCCAGTCCACGCATGTACTGATGATGGCGTTCTGGGTGAGTGAAGGTAGTTTGTGGAGTGGTGTTTCGAAACGGGAAGAGGTGCCAAGTAACTTTGTTCAACCGTATTGGTTGACGAATGATACACGGCATGGCGTTGGGATACTTAGATGGGTCAGCTTCGTATCCTTTCATCGCTTCCAGACTCGGGGAACGACGGTACGGTTCTTTCGGGTCTTTCACCAGATACTTTACCTCCGGGGCAATCTTGAGGAGATACGGCGGTTCATCAAACCCAGGGTAGTTACGGAGGAAGCCATCCAATGTACTGACGTGCTTAATCTCCCGTACCCGCCCGTCGAGTAACGGAGAGGAGGGCACACCTAAGCAATTCTCCACCCAGTAAGGGAAGGCATGATTCCAGAAGTTGTTTTCCCGGCGCTGCGCCTCACGTAAGACATCATCACTGGGCATTTCGAAGTTATCTGACATTATACATTCTCCTTGCTACCCAGGTTAAGAACCACTGTATTCGCCCGCTCCTTTTCTGTCAGGAGACGGTAGTGTTGGTCACCACCGCCCCAGTTACGTAACCCCTCCAGGGCCAACAGGGCGTTATTCAGTTCGATGAATTCAGGGGTATAGACGTAATAGAGTTTACCCCCGTACGTTTCCGTCGTGCGGTGTTTCCCCGCCGCAATCATCTCTGTTTTCTTTTCCTGAAGTTTCAGGTACTCCACGTCACTTTCAAAATCGCGGAGGATGAACGGGACAACCAGATGGTTAGCTATCATGACACAATCCTTTTAGTTAAGGTTCTCACTTGAGTAATATAGACCTCAAGCGAGTTGGGCTACTTTGTTGTAATCCGGATGGGATTTGTGCAGACCCACTTCCAGTACGTCGTGGAAAGGTAACGCACCCCATGCTGCTTCATGGTGACTAATCAGGAACACTTGCGAGAAGACGTTATTCTCGATGAGTTCTTTCACGTAGTTCATGAGCCTGGTCTTGTGAGCCACTTCCAACGGCCTGTCAGTTTCATCCAGGAGTAATGGTGCTCCCTCCTGACCCAGCTGTAACAACGCCACTACCTTGAAAGCGAAGTCGATGATTTCCACCTGGCCATCGGAACATTGGTTCACGTCCTTCGCCGGGTGACTGTCATCTTCGTTTACCACTACTGGGAACACGTACGTCAGTTCCGCATTGTCATCGAACCCACACGGCATCACTTCCAGCGGTGTGGTCCAAATCTGGCGGATGATACTGTTCATCTCGTTGATGAAGTTATTGATGGCACCGGTCATGTGTTTGGCAATCAGACCGTTGGCTGGCGACAGTCCTTCAATCGCAAACTTATACCCCGCAATCTTCTCCTCCTCCAGACGAATCTGTTCCATCGCATCCTTAATGGCTTCGCGGTTAGTGTGGATATCGTTCAGCTCTTTGGTGAGCGTCCCAATCCACCCCTGTAAATCCTCGATAGCAATTTTACGGATACGGTTGAACATGGCTTCCAGTGCAACCTGAACATCCCCACCTAATGCTTCCACCTGACCCGTCAGGCTGTCCACGTAGCGACTGTACATATCGGCTTGTTCCAGACGCGCCTGGTCGCGCTTAATCAATTCGTGGAGGTACACCCGAGCGTAGACCACGTCCTCAATTTGTTTACTGAGCTGTTCCATCCGTGCCCGTAACTGACCAGTTCCCTTGATGTCCTTTTCCTGCAAGGTCAACAAGAGTTTCTCTTTGTCCGCGTGTTCACGGGAGAGTTTGGCGTATTGCGCATGGTGTTCTAAGTCAACCGCCAGGTTACCGGCAATCGACACCAGAAGCATCGGACTCTTCATGATGTCAGCGGCATGGAAGAGGGTGCTGAAGTACAACTTGAGACTAGGGTTCGACTGTTCGAAAGACATCACGCGTTCATACGCACGAATCCACTCGGTAATCTTCCCTTGTTGCTCCTCCAGCTCTACCAGACGCTTTCCGTAGGTCTCCCGTTGGGTTCGCATGACCCCCAACTTCTCGGTGAGCACACGGGCCTCTGAGGCGCGTTTCTCTTCATTCGAGGAGTAACCACACTTCGGACATTTCGCGTCATGTTCTTCATTGAGGTGGTGCAGTCGTGCCTCGGCTTGTGCAATCTCATTCTCCACCTTGGAGAGCAAGGAGCGACCACGAGACAACGACTGGTTCGTTTCGTGCAACGCATTGGCGTTGTACTGATTATCGGCATTGACGGGCAGGTTGAACAATGCATCCTGAAGAGACGGAAGAATGGCGCTGATGGAATCCCACGCCGCTTCCGGGTTAGGGTACTCCATCCCCGGTTGGAACCAGGTGACATTACGGAAGCTCACCAACTGTTGTTCCAACCGACGAACTTCTTCTTCCAGGTTATCCACGGAACCGTCACCGACCAACTGCTCGAGGGTGGTATTAAGAGAATCGTACTGTTCCTGATACGCTTTCTCTTTGGTGGCATACTCCTGGTACTCCAGTTGCAGTCCACCCAGACGGTCCGTGTACATGTCACGGTTAGACGCATCGAGAGGCGCATCCGGAATTAACTTCTTCCCGTGCTCCAGTGCTTTATCCCCGATGGTCTCCAAACGCGCTACAATCGCTTCTAAGGCGTCGGCATGTTTGTCTTCAATATCAGGTCGGTACTCTTGCAGAAGCTCTGTAACCGTGTCCTGGTAGCCTTTAAGGCGTTGCTTGAGGACTTCGTGCTCCTCCTCGGAGATATCACGGGTCTGACGTTGAACCAAAGACTCTTCCAAGCCGCGTTTGTAACCGACCGCATCACGCAACTTCCCTTTCAGGCGGTTGTAGACCTTATACGCAAACGTAACGTCTGTTCCGCCAATACGGGAGAACAACTCCTGACGTTTCGCAGGCCCCAGGCGTGTCAGACGGATTTCCCCGGTGAGGATTTCGTGAACGTCTTGAGTGTAGTTAAATTCCAGGGCGTACAAATCCCGCTGGACGGTACGGGTACCGCCTTCGTTCAATTCCCGTCCGTTCTTTTTAAACGAGTAGCGCACGCCTTTACCTGCGGCTTCGGCGACTATTTCGTAGTCGGATTCATTTGCGTGTATTTTTGTACGCATGAATCCTTGTTTATGAAAGTCCCCTGCCTCGGGGTTGTATGACGTCAGCATTTTGAGGAGTGTACTCTTACCTGAACCATTCTTTCCAACAATCACTTGATACGGAGATTGGGGACGGTAAAGGATGCGGCTGACAGCATTCAGCATCAGACGTTTGTTTTTCACTACCTCGGATTCGGTTATCCGGTAAGCCATTATTCTTATTCCTCGTGAGGCTAAAGTTAAGCGGTCTAACAGATACGCTTGCTATGTAAAAAATCATATTAGCGAGGACGTCATGGCCAGCAAAGAAGATTCCTCTCCCTGGAGACTCTTTTGTATTGGGGTGGTGGCTGAGAACAAACCCCTCAGTACGAATAACATTCTCTTTACGCCTTTAGAGAAAACCCCGCTGATGCAGGGTGACTTGATGGCGAATGCGCAGCAGATAAAAGTAGAAGGGACGGATGCCTCAGGGAACAAGTTCCAGGCCCAGGCAAACACCGACGCTGCGATGGAAGCGACCTGGCTCCCGTCTGATGCAAACCGCGACACGGCCCCCGATGTGATGCGTGGGGAGAAAGTCTTCATCTATCGTTACGCCGACGGCAAGACGTACTTCTGGCGAGAGATGAACACCGACCGTAAACTGCGCCGTGGGGAAACGATTCGTTGGTCTGCCTCTGCAACCCTTGACCCGAACGGTACCGGGGAAGTCACCGAAGACACTCACTACCTCTTTGAACTCTCTGGACACACCGGGGCGATTAACCTACTCACCAGTCAGGCAAATGGTGAGAAGAGTCGTTACCAGTTTACCATCGACGGAAAAGGGGGTTTGATTCTCTTGGGGGATGGTGAAGGGAACCGCTTCAGTCTGGACACGGTTAACACGGTGGTACAGTTAATGAACGCCATGGAAACAGTGCTTCAATTGAACCAACGTGACTTTCTTGTCTCGGCGGATGAAGATGGGGTGATGCAATTTGCCCGGATGTTAATCGACCTGAAACAGAACGGGACGATTCAAGCCAAAGACTTCATCAAGATTCTCGGCGGGAAACGTATCGAGTTAGAAGCCATCGACATCCTGTTAAACGGTATCCTGCACCTGAACGGTCCGATTGTTCAGGACGACGGTGTGGCAGGTGGTTACGTGGCGCAGATGAAGGGGCCGCTTACCGTGGAGAAAGAAGGTACGTTCAACAACGTCTCCGTCTCCGGTCACGACCACGACGAGACTGGCAGCAGAACCAAAAAACCCAACCAGGGAACATAAGAGCACTCCTCCTGCCTTTCGGGGCAGGAGGAGGCTTTATGCTGCTTACACGCGGGAGATTAGCGTAGAGCCTTGTTTGGTGATGGTGATTTCACCGCTCATGCTCCAGTTGGTTCCACGACCGGTATCGTTGTAGACCTTGATGTAGTTCCAGCGACCAACCCCAACAGCTGGCAGGTTGAATGGACCCACGTTCACGGTACCGGAGTTACGTCCGTTGTTACCGGTATCTTTGTACATCACCTGCGCATCACCAATACCGTCACCGCCACTGTAGACGTAGAAGTATTGACGTTCACCGGAACCGCAGTACACGTTCAGACCAGAAAGCGTACGCGCGAAGTTTGCACCCGGAATACGGTAGATGGCCGTTGGTGTACGGATAGCTCCGCCCTGAGACCAACCAGGGAGCGTCTGGTTACCCGTCTGCCCCTCTGCTTCGTTCATCATGCGCGTTACCAGCAGTGAACCACCACGTGGCGTCAGGTAACGGTCAGAGGCCGTACCTGCTTGCGCTTCCGCATCGTTAGCCGTCAGGAAGTTATTGACGTTACCCAACCCAACCTGAGCTTTCGTAACGTTGTGTGGGTTGTCCTGACGGTTGGCGTGGGCGTTAATCAGTGGCACTGCCAGCACGTTAATCGCTTGTGCAGTACGCAGCGGTGTCATGTACGTGGCATTGTCCGCCCCGACTTGTGCCTGCGACTGACTGGCGATACCGTAGTTCTGCACTGCACCCAAACCAACTTGTGCCGCCGTCACGCCGTGTGGGTTAGAGCGGTTGTTGATGTGGGCGTTCAACGGAATCAACGCCTGTTTCGAAACAGCCTGGGCCGTACGAAGAGGCGTCATGTACAGGACGTTACTGGTTCCGTTCTCAGCATCAAGCTGGGTGGCAATCCCGTAGTTCTCAACGGAGCCTAACCCGACTTGCGCTTTGGTTGTCGCATGGGGGTTGTTCTTATCGTTGATGTGGGCTTGAATCACCGGAGTGATGTTAAGCGCGGTGTACTTGGCGATTTCCTGCCAGGTAGTCAGTGGCGTCATGTACAACGTAGACGAGGTGCCCGCTTCCGCTTCCGCCTGAGTAGCAGGACGGTAGTTTTCCACAATCCCTAAGCCAACCTGCGCCTTGGTGGTATTGTGGGGGTTGTTCTTGTCTGCGATGTGTGCGTTGAGGTTCGCTTCCACTTGCGCCAGGTGTTGCTCAATAGCCAGGCAACGAGCATCCAGGCGATTGACGTTGGCGTACAGGTCAGCATCCACTGCATCGAGACGCGCCACTTCATCCAACATCTGCTGACGAACACGGTTGATGTATTCGTAGATAACGTTGTGCGAAGCGACGTCACCCTGAATCACCGCCCGCGTCAACTCTTCCAGCGCCAGCACCACGTACTCCAGGGAGTACAGGTCAGTGGCAGCATGTAAGTGCTTGCTCGGGTTGAAGGTCAGCGGTTTACCCCAGATGTTACCCCAGGAGACCACACGGTCGTCCTGCATCAAATCGTTCATCATTTTCACGATGGCGTCGATGCTGTAGGAGTAAGGTCCGCCCACAACCTGATACGTCAGCAACACGGTATCGTAGTCGCGGTTCACCAGGTTCAGGATGTTGTACACCGGTAAACCCAGGTTCTGGGTGGCTTCAACGTACGGGTAAATCAGGGTGTAGTCGGTACCGAGGTCGAGTTTCTTCCCACTGGCTTTGTCAGTAACGACCATGGAGTCGCCGTAGAACGGACCACCAAAAGGCTGAAACGCTCGGTTAAACTGTTTATCGACGGTGCGCTCTTCACCGATTACTCGGTTAGCCGCACTCTGCCCCGTTCTGTCCAACGGGTACTTGGGTTTGGTTAAGGCCATCGTAAGGCTCCCTTTGGGGTTACTTCAAGCGAATATAAAGCGGGTCAGTCTATAAAATGAGACTTACGGCGGAGTGATGTTCGACAAGACACCGTCTTCCTTGGTGAAGTAGAGTTGCTTGTCCACGGTGGAACTGAACAGGCGACCCTGCGGCATCTCCATGACGGCCTTTGGGTTACCCGCAGCATACTTGACCCAGGCACGGTTTTCGTACTTCCAGGTGGAGTTGTCACGGGCGTCGATAATCGGTTTATTGCTACCCGGTGACTGGAACACCTTGAAGGTAGCCTGTGGCTGACTGAATGCAATGTAACCAATCTTTGCCGGTTGCTGGAAGCGTTTCAGGTCAGCGCTGGTCAATGGGATGACCAATGAGTTGGCTTCGCTGTACACAGTCGGTGAACCCACGTCGGAGGCCCAGATTTTAATCTGCGTTGCCGTACGTTCCACCTTCAGTCGCACAGGTCCTGCTGTACCCCAACTTCCCTTCCCGCCGTTGGTGGTAATCCCTTCCGCAGGAATCACTGAACCATCCGCATGGTGCAGGGTACCGGTCACGCCACCGATGTACTTCATGGTACCGGTCGGACTCGCCGGGTTCAGTACCACGTACACCGGGTCAATGCGGTAACTGGCGTCATGGGGGACAACCGTGGAGAAAGTGCGGTACACCATCAACGACATCGGGACGCCGTTCTCTTCCAGATACGCCAGGCACAGACCGATAGCATCGTCATCGCCATCCGCACTGGACAATTCGACTTCAAAGATGTAGCTGTCGTATTTGTCAGGAGACAGGAAGCCGGTGGTGTACACGGAGTTCACGGTGCAGACAATCGCATCGTTCGCTGAGTCGTAGTTCCACGCAGCGGCTTCGGCCGGGTCCGTCATCTTGTTGGCCCCGTTCAGTGAGATGCGCTCCCACTGGTTGAACACGGTTCCAAAGCTGGCACTCTTTTGGTCGTTCAGTTGAGCATCCGTGTTGACGATAGGATAAAAGTTTACCAGTGGTCCGGAAACTACGCTCGGCGTACCGTCCTCAACTTTGCTGAACAACGCATCACCCTTACTCCAGTTAGGGCGGTCAAGGAGGTCGTAAATACCGGTATTCACCAACACCTTAAATTGCTGGTAAAATTCCCGCAAACTAATTTTCATCGCAACACCCTTCTAAATTGGTCTCCGTCCGTGGAGAAGAGTCCTTAAGGGAAGGTCCAGTTTAAAGCACCGGTGGTTGTCGGGTTACCGCTCGAGGCCGGGATAGCGAACGGAGCCTTATCGAACGACAAGGAGAAGCCGTCAATCCCTACCACTTTAAAGACTGTTACACTGACAACGTGCGTCGTGTCCGTGGCGACAGTCCCTACGAGTAATCGGTTCCGGTCAGCGCTTTGTGGACCATTGGTGACCAGGTAGTCAAACTGCCCATCGGTCAACTGAACGTAAATGTAAAAGGTTTTGTTACTGGGGTCAGCTATTACGCTGGCCAGGTTGACGGTTTTCTTCGGCGCGCGACCTTTGATACCCGCAATCTGGCAATACACCTCTTCTGAGAAGTATACGTTCCAGCTCCCCTTCACTGCCTGTGTTGCAATTACCTTGGCTTTGGCGGTTGCCCCTGACAATACACTCGTCTTGGTTCGTCCGTACGACATCACCGTCAGGGTGGTTTGTACGAATAAACTGTCGACACTGGTGTTCATCGCCACCACCCCTAAAGAGGAGGGGAGAGCAAAGAGTTCGTCTTGGTTCGCGTACCCATGACCTTGGTAATCTCGAATGGCGAACATCGCCCCATCGCTGTCATTGAATCCCACCGCCTGCGTCGGATGTCCAGAGTTACCCGGATAACTGGCGGAGAATGGAATTGACCCGCCCACAAAGGTGTAGTCGGTTTGTTCAGCAATGGTCATCCCGATACCACCGGCTCCCACGTTCACCACGGAGATAACACCCGTCGCGACTTGCGCAGACAATCGTTTTTGAGTAATCGACACCGCAGACAACGTCCCACCCGACCATCCGGTTTTATCCCCCATTGTCAGGAAACTAAAACCTGCCCCATCGCCCATGATAATCAAAGTCAGTGATACGAACTTGTTGGCCAACTTCTTCGTCAGAATGCGCGGGATGGCGACCACCGTGTGCATACTGCGAATTGTCCCTACCCCGCCCAACTCAGCGCGAGCAGATGCTTCAATTGCATCGAAGACAGCCGCCGTCACTGTAGTATCATTCGTCCCTATCCCGTATTGGTCAAGGTTAGAAGACCCACTGGGTGCGTCGCGGGTAAACGTATTGGACAACCGGACATTAAAGTTGACATCAATCTCCGTTAACATCCGGGAAGTTTCCATCCCCCCAGTCGCTTCCCTCCCCGTGTCCAATGCCCACGTCGAGGTGGTGCCGTCCGGGTAGTTGAACACCGTGGTATCGTTGTAGTTGATGCCGGTGATGTTCGCCTGCCCGCCATCGAAAGAGACGCGGAGTTTATCCTTCGCTAGCACTTTCGGGATACGGATACTCACCGTCAGGGGCGTAGGGTAGTTACCTTTATACGCATACGGTGGTTTCCCACTGAAGTTACGTTGTTTCGGGTCCAACCACACCGCATCAGGAACCACCCCAAGGTACTGTTGTTGGGAAGTCCCGTAGACCACAGAGTTGGTTTGTGTCAACACTTCTTTCGTGCGCGGGCAGCGGCCAAACGACGGTCTGACGTTACCCAGCCCCGAAAGACCGTACTTAACTGTATCCGGGTAAGAAGCCAAACCATTGATAACGATGCTGTTGGCGTTGGTGTCACCGACCGCTTGTGTCGGACCCAACGAGTTGGGTTGCCAGGTAAAGGTCTTCGTTATCAGGTTAACATCCACTTGACGACTGACCAGAACACGGATGGAAGCACCGCTCGCCAAACTCACCCATTGTTCATGGACGAAGAAAAGACGATACGTATCACCCGACAAGAATGTGGCGTGGATACTCGGCGGCTGAATCATCGGTGCGGTTGCTGGGAGGTTATCCGTCCATTCGAAATAGACCGAGTCATTCCCTAAACCAGGTACCCCAGTGATGTAGTACTTTGACACCGCAATCGCATCCCAGCTGTTGAACTGGTTGCCGTGAATGTCTTTACCCGTCCAACCTAAGAGTTGGGTTGCAGCACTTGCTGGGTTACCCGTGTACGTTTCCATTTTATCCACCACGATAGACAAGGCTACACCTTGCGTGTCGTTGAGGTTGTAATGGAAATGGTAGAGACTACCCTTGTGCGCCAGTACGCAAGAAAGGCTCGGGGTCCAGGTGCTACCGATAATCCCTTTCAGTCCGGTTGCGTGGGCAGCCGGGTCCAGTGTCCCCGTACGCTCACTGACCGCAAAGAAAGAACGGTTGTTTACACTATCCCTGACCAGCAATGCTACCTGCGTCTCCAGGCCGTTTATCACGGCGATAGGACGTTGGGTGTCAGGTAGGTACGACGGTTGCCAGATGTTCGCTAACGGGCTGTATCCTTCGACATTCCCTAACGCATTGACATTGTACTTACAGAGGTAAACTCCGTACTGCGAACCGTCGCATCCTGCCCGAAGATAGTTACGTGACCCGTCTGCTTCGACGTTGTACGCAATCCCTGGGTTGTAAGTCGCCGCCCCTTCGTACTTCACCGAGATATTTGGCGGGATGAACCCCAGGTCGCCGAACTGGGACAACGGAAGGTCACCGGAACCTGCTATCAGGGCGAGTTTCGCATCCACCTGGTCTTTGGTGTACGTCCCGACTTGGTCCGTGGTAACCTCGTTTGGGTTTGCCCCGTCATCAATGGCCTGCTGGTAATCGGTCACCGATTTGATGGTCTCACCAACACTCACCGATTTTACCATGACGTATTCCCCGCACTGTTCGAAACAGGGATGGCATTCCCACGGCGGGTGTTAGACAGACGCTTACCGCCAATCTGGATGACTGGAGTAAAATCGGTCAACGTTGCACTGGTACCTGTCCCCACTGCTTTACCGAGGTACATCAACGTATTCGACTCAGCCTGTTCAGTCGCACTGACCATATAGGTCAACGCCCCCACGTCTGCCTTCAGGTAAATGAAGTTCGTTGCCCCGGAGGTTTTGGTGATAGTCAGGGTACTGACCGGAAGAACCACACGGATACCCGCCAGCAGGGAAGGAACGGCAGTGTTAATCTTCAGCCCTGCGCTATCGACCGCCACGGAAATGGCGAAGGTGTCGGATTGTCCCCAGTAAGAAATGGGAACGTCACTCAACTGGAGTTTGGCGGACAGCAGAGAATCAATTTCGGTTTTGGTGTACGCATTGATTTGAGCGGCAGTAACGTTGGTCGGGTTATTGGTGTTATTAACGAATTGAGTAACAAAATCTAATACGGGCTTGAGTACCGCTCTGAGAGATACTTTCATGTTACACCCTTTATGGTTTAATCAGAATAAAGAGAGGGGACGAATCCCCTCTTCTTAGATTACTACGCGGTGGTACCATCGTCGTACTTGATATCACCGTTGACGGTCAGGTCGCGGTCGACTGTACCGGTCAGCGCCAGAGATACGCCGTAACCATTGCTGGTCGCTTTGATTTCCGTGCTGTCTGCGATACCGAAGGTCGGCGACGCCATCAACATCACACGCTCAGTGCTCAGTGCCATGAAGACTTCGTTCGTGTACTCGTTAAAGTAGAAACGAGATTTACGAAGCGGACCTTCGAAGCCTGCCACATTGGTCCAAACACCTTTGGCGTAACTGTAGGTCTTCGCCCCAACAACGTCAGTGAAGACGAAGTTCAGGCTCGGCCAGTTATCCGGTTTGAAGGTGACATCAGCCAGGTCAGTGGTTGGGGTCAGTATGCCAGCACCGAAGACGTATGCCAGGTCAGTCAACGTCAGACCCGTTTCGGTCAGGATGTTGGTCAACGGATACGTTGCGGTGAAGATTTGCGTAGCCCCGTTCTTCAGGATAATCTGAAGGTTAACGCCACGGGTGATTTTCGCGCTGTAAGTCAGGGTTGCTCCTGCGGCGGCACTTAACGCAGCTTCTGCTTTCGCATCCACCAACGTCCCTTGGCTGTCCAGGTACACTTCCGTCACGCCGGTGGTACGAATACGCGCCGCCATGAAGTTGTCTTCCATGTTACCGGACCCGGTATCCACCTGGTAGTGCACTAACGGTAAGTACACCGCAATGCCCGCACGCATGGTGAATGTCCCGGTGAAGGTCAGGACGGACGGTAAGACGTCGTACTCGTTGTCCGTGAACTGCCACGCCAGGGTTGGGGTACCGGTGCTGTTCCCTTTGGTCACGAGACCCAAACGAGACGCAGTCCAGTCGCCTTCCACGGTGGAGTCAGCCAGCAGGCCTTCAAACGGGGCACGGGAGATGATGTCGTTCACCCAACCGGTGTTCGCCGTCAAGTGATAACCATCAACCAACAGTGTATCCAGCAAAGCGCCGGCCGTTGATGGAATCATGTACTTGTCTGGCGCACCATTTAGTACATCCGTTTCCGACGCTGCCGCGTAGTTCTGTACCTGACCCAACCCAATCGAGTCTTTGGTTACAGGTTCAGCACCCGCTGCAATCATGTCGTGCACGGGACCGTTCAGGAAGATACGCAGGTCAGCCGCAGAGACGTATTTGTCGTCTGCTGTCATCGCCAGAATATCAGCGTCTTCTGCCATACCGTAGTTCTGAACATTGCCGAGGCCGACCTGTGCTTTGGTCGTGTTATGCGGGTTGTTGTAATCCGCGATGTGCGCAGCAATACCATCGCTACCGGTGGCTTTCAGAATCTGGTTCACCAGGTAAGCGGTCATCAGCTTATCGGTGGCCGTCCCTGCAATGGCTTCCTGTAGCGTTGCCACCCCGTAGTTTGGCACGTTACCTAAACCTACCTGGTCTTTGGTGACCTGGTGCGGGTTACTGAAGTCCAACAAGTGTGCGGAGAGACCCTGACCCGAACCGTTGGAGATAGCTTGCGCTACCAGGTACGGAGACATAAAGGTGGTGGTACTGGTTCCCGAAATCGCTTCGGCCAATGTCGCCATCGCATAGTTCGGTACGCTACCCAGACCCACTTGCGCCTTCGTGACGTTATGCGGGTTGTTGGTGTTCCCGGTGTGTGACGCCAGCGCCAACGGAGCCAATACGTCAATGGCCGCTTTAGTCAATGCAGGTGTCATGAAGCGGTTGGTTGCTACGCCCGCCTGTGCCTCCACAACGGTCGCCGTCTGGTAGTTGTCAACTGACCCTAAACCAACCTGGGCTTTCGTTGTACCGTGCGGGTTATCCGTCCGATTCGCGTGCGCATTAATCATCGGAACAATGAACTTGTTAGTGAAGTCCATCACACGCAATGACGTCATGTACTTGACGTTGTCAGTACCGGTCTCGGCTTCTTCTTTACTGGCCGGAACCAGGTTACCCAGGTCATCAATACCCAAGTCAGCCAAGGTAATGTGGTGCGGGTTGGCGTGGTCAGCAATGTGCTCAAGAAGAGCCTGAAGCGCTTTGTTGTACCCGGCTTCCTGTGCGTCAATCAAGTCATACAGGCGAGCCACCACTTCATTCATCCCGACCATGTCGTCCACATTGTGACGATGCGGTACCGGTGGTAACTCATCCGGGATGTCCACTACCGCAGCCCAGGTCACGGTGCGCGGGTCAAGCTGTTTGTTGGCCAGCAGCGTCGTAATCTGGTTGATATCCAGAACGAACTCGCCACCCAGCGTCTGATAATCAATTTCGACTATCAGGTTTGCCTGCGGGTCGTTCATGACGATAGCACCGTAAATAGGTTGCATCGCCCCCGACAGAATCATCTGGTCAAAACGGAAACCGAAGTAATAGTCGTACCCTGGACGTAACGGCAACTGGGTTGCGGCATTCCGTAGCACGAAACCACGTCGGTGAAACGGTCCCTTGGTAGGGATAAAGAAGTTCGTCTGACCGTTGCCCACAGGCGTAATGGTATGACGCTCCTTAGTAATCTTGTTGTTCGTATTCGTCCCGTATGGGTCAAACTCGAACTCGTACGCTTTCGTTACCATGGAAAAAGTTCCTCGAGGTTTATTCACCCGGCCGGATGGGTAGACATAGAATTTAACCGTTTTCAGGAGTTAGCTCATGCTACGTGTGATTTCCGCCCAAGTTATAGCCGCCGGGACATCTGGCGGGTGGCAAACCGCCAACTTGGCGGACGTGCCGATGTTTCAATCGTTTAAGCGCTACTCGGCCGCTATCGTACGGGTGTACGACACCGTAGCCGATACCAACGGCTACCTCGACCTTTATTCTCTCCCGGTGGTGACCCGCAGTTCAGCCATGACCCTGAAGGCCTACCTGGAGATTGCGGTAGGGTTAATCGTCTTAACCGACAGTCCCGCTACCCGCTCAACGACTCCCCGTGTGGCGTCCTATTACGCCGGGGCATACGGCTACGCACTGAAAGGGTTCAACAACAACTTCCACCCGGATACCGAATTGCTTCCGGACCAGAAGATTGACTTGTTGGTCTACCATAATGATATCAGTGATTATCGACGCCTCCAGGCGAATGCGCTCTTTGCAGTCAACGGATTGTTCCACAAGTCTGACTACACCGAAGACGGTATCGTGTTGTTTGACGGTGGCCGTACAGTCACCAAAGGGAATGACAACCGAGTAACGGTACTGGACTTCTCGTCATTGGGTGGGGTAACGCTGTTACCGATTACCAACGAGATGATTCGTTCCACCAAAGACACCATCGGCCTTGAAGACAGCCTGTACATTGACCTCCCGGAAACGCTGGAAGGGAAAACCCTGTTCGTGGTTATCGGCGGGATGCTGTATCCCCTGAACTCATCATTCGACATGGTGAGCTCCACTCGGGTCCGGTTGACTCTGAAACACTACGACCTGGTTGAGTGGTTCATCGACAACTATACCCTGATGGATTTGTCGGCACTGCCAATGACCATGGACGTTAATGACCCGGCCAAGTTCGTGGAAGGGGAGTTCCACACCGATGCGTTTGTGCGTGCTGTACTGACCATGAGTCAAACGTTCTTTGTGGTTATCCCGACGACGGGTATCACCGTGGAGAAGGTTCGCCTTGGTGAGACTGACCAACCGGGTTTATACCGTGCACCTAACGACGCTGACCCCGACGTCCCGGTGATGATTGGCAACGGGTATGTGGTGGCGTACAACGTCAGTTACCAATGGGGGTTCAATGCCCTGGCGGTACCGAACAACCAGATGTTCAACCGCATCTGGAAAACAACAACCAAGGAAGACAACCTCGGTACGAACTACCAACTGTTGCGTGACCAGAACGAGACTAACCGTCCGCTCAAACGTCCCGCAGCGCATTTGCTCTACATCAGCAAACCGTAAGGTGTAACCATGTTCGAAAAACTGGAAGCGGCTGTCGGCAGTAAAGTGTTGTACGGGGTCATCTGGATTGCGACCCTGACCTTCACGTACTGGTTCGGCGGACACATTGAAAAAGAGAAGACCACGGCGGTCGACTCGGCGGTCTCGAGTGTCTCCACGCAATTGGGGACTATCCTGACCAATCAAATTAACACGCAGGTCGGTGGGATAAACGCCAGACTGCTTGGAGATACCAATGCGATTAACCTCATTCTTCAAGGTGGCTTCAAAAACAATGACGATGCTGATGCTCGTCTGCATAACCTCACTAATGCTGGGGTGTACGTCAAAGCCAGTCCTGGTACCCCAGGCGAAACCAAAGCCGCTGGTACTGCCGCCGCTGGACCCGGCAATAATGCAACCTATCGAGCCCAACTTTCAGACCAGGCTCGAGACTTTTTTGCAGGCGAAGCTAAACGCGCCAACCAATGTGCCGTTCAACTCAAAGGCGCTCAAGATACCCTCTTGAGTTGGCAGCGCGCTGTTGATGAGTACAACCGAACTGTTGCTGACCCCAATGGTTACGACCGCGTTCAACTGCCCGATAAAAAATAAAAAAAAGAACCTCCTGAGGACCCGAAGGTCCTCAGGGGTTTTATGCTGCGATGGGAAAGGAAGGTGTGAAGTTGGCGCTATACCTTGCCTTGCGATAGCAGGCAAACTCCGGGATATAAAGGTTGGAAGCAGTACCATCGCCAATCTGAAAGATGGTTGACGCCGCAATGTTGGTCAACGAGTCCCGTTCAGTCAGACTGTAATCGCTCCCCGTGAATACTGCTAACCCTTGCTTCACCCCATTCAGGTAGACGGAGATTTTCCCGTTACGTCGCTGCATGACGAAATGTATCCAGCGATTGGTTCCGGTTGCTCGCGTTGTACTGGTTGAGTAGTTCGAGTTACCTATATCAGGTTGGGTCGAAACCTGTAAGCGGTTACCGTACCCGTTATCCCCAAAGCGAATGATTAACCCGCCCCAACTGGATGTATTCGGGCGTTGGTACATCAAAGTCGTGTAACCATTACTGGTCTGGGTACAATAGAAAGGAAATTCAATCGTGAAATCCCCGGTCCCTACATCCATTGACGTCAATGGGATGATGGGGAACTGTTTGGTTCCCGTGAACAGTGCCTTACTGTACCCCGAAAGGGCTACCGGTGGTGTGACCACATCACTAGCAACCAGGTTAGTGAGACTGATAACCTGTTTCCCGGTCGATAGTCCTTTCTCGAAATTATAACCGATATAGGGCTGCTCACCCGGAACAAATCCGTTCTTCTTACCGAGGAGTATGGCTTCTAACATGGTCTACCCCTTAAGGAATGATTTCCAAAACAGGACGCCAACCTAAATAGGCCTGAACGTCAGTGATAACAGGTGCACCCACTGTCCAGATGCTACTCCAGACGGTTGCAGCACGGGCTAGGCTATCGTTGGCATTGACCTGCTCACGACACAACTGTAATCCGCCGGGTGTAGTGGTGCCACCAATCAACATCAGGTCGTTGACCGGGTCATACGTTTCCCATTTCGGACCTTCCTGCGCAGAAACAGTAGTGGAGACAATATTGGGAATCAACCGCATCCAATCCGACCCCAACATCTCCGTTCGGTTAGTGTAGTTCCCGTTATAAGGGAGTTTACCCAGACCGGGTTGCAGGACGTTCCACAACATGACCTTGTACGTAACCCCGTTCAATACGATGGTCCGTAACTGGTTACGCGGCGTTCCGTTGTTGAACAGCCCGTTGTCGTTTGACCCCCAGACTAAACCCGAAGAGTAAAGCGCACTCCACCCGTAAGCAGAGGTGATGGGTTTCTTCGGTGTATAGAGGAGGCGACCGTCAATCCCGAATTTCAACCACGGGATGGTTGTGTTGATAGCCGACCCCACATTACCCCCGAGTGCTCGCAATGCGGCTACTGAGGGCATAGCGCTGTTCGCCACCTCTCCGTAGAACTCCGTAAAACGCGCACTGTTGTTGGGGTCGACGTATCGCCCAATGGGCGTGGTCGCGCCGGGGTATCTACCGCTTTTCTTCCCAGCTAACAAAAGTTCTTGCATGGTTTCATCCTCGTTACGCGCTGGGGTAAAGGGTTGCCGTGTCCGCAGTGAACCCGGTGGTCGGGAACAGTGCCCCGGCACGCAGTCGGTAACGTTCAACCATCCCCCTGACATCGGGACTGTTAGCCACAGACTGCGACATGATACCGACCTGTTGGTTACCCGTTGGAGTCAGAATCGTGTACGTCAACGTGTCAATCAACACCCCGTTACAGAAGAAGTAAACCTTGCCGCCAGAGTACATGACTGCAATGTGTTTCCAGTCGGTGCCGTAGAATGCATCGTTCTGTTTCGTTCCGTTGATTCTGGGCGCAGCCTGATTGTTCCAAATCCCAACCAAGCGGGCGGTGTTGGCGTACCCCAAGGTACACTGTAACCGGTTGGTCCAGTAGCCGTTTACCGTGAGGTCGGGATAAACAATCAGGGGGACTAACGGTTGGTGTTTGTTAACCGGGGAAAGGACGTCCAAGTCCCGTTTCCAATAATCCACCGTCCAGGCACTGGTCACAAATCCTGGTGTAATAGTCCCGGGTGGAGTGGCGACAGAACCATGTCCCATTTCCACACCCTTTCCGTATTGAAAACTTTCGGCACCCAATGAAGGTAATAGTGGGGGGACTGCTGCACCGGCGGTTGGGATAACACTGGTGACCTTCAAAGTTTTTCCGGTGTAATCGACAAAACCAGTGTCCCTGAAGATACTCGAGTCCCACGCCAACATCTCAGTGCCCAATGCCCACGCTGCGGACGGTTTCCTTCTTCCCATCAAGAGCGCTTCAATCATACCTCCCCCTTATACGTCGTCTGCATTTTCAGGGAATGCGCGCGTGTCACCCCACATGATTCTTACGCCACCCACACCTGCCCCGGCATACGCACGGGCGTTGTCACTCGAACGACGAGCCACCCCTGCGGATACACCACAGCGAGTACCTTTGACCAATGTCCCATACAGCTGTGAGCCTATCCCGTTGTTCCCGCCACTGATGTTCACGCCGTTGACGGTGTTACTGGTCATGGTACCAGCCTTACCCGCGGTCGTGTCGGTCGGAGTTGCCCCTGCTGTAGTACCACCGCCGTCTCCGTAGTACCCGCCCGTACCGGACCCCGGCGCACCTTGGGTACTACTGGTTGCAATCCTTACACCACCATCCCCGCCACCGGCTCCCAGAGAGTTGGCCACCATTGCATCTTTGGTTGCCCGACCACCAGACGCTTTCAAAAGCACGGTGGAACCGCGGAGGATACTGGTGTCCTTACCGTCTACCCAACCAATCCCACCGGTTGTATACCCAAGGTTACTGGTTCCCGCCCCGACAATGATGGTCAGTGTTTCACCGGGGGTAACTGAAATCGCATTGTTGTAGCGCAGGGAGCCACCGACCCCACCAACGGTCGTGGTCACGCCGTCAAAGGTTCCGTACGCTGCATGTGCCCCTGCACCAATAGCCACTGCGCTGATACTCTTTACGCCGTCGGGTACAACCCAGTTAAAGGTTCCGGCGGCAATCCACATCGCCTGGCTAGGAAGAACCTCGACTTTCTTCTTCCCACCCATCACCATTTCTAGCATACGCACCTCGAAGCATAAAAGAATGACAGCGCTACCCGAAGGTAACGCCGCCATTGTTAGCGTTAGACTTTTCGTCGTGTGGCCAGGAAGTCAAAGAAGGCCCCAACAAATCCACCACCTGCCTGGCTGTCACCTAACACCACCGACATCAGGTCACGGCGCTCTTTGTTGATTAAGCCCATGAACAACCAACCAATCCCCATCACAGGACCAACCACCACCAGAACCAGGAACCAGTCCGGGAACTCTTTGCGGTCGATGGACACCCAACAGATAGTGGCCGCGAACATCAGCGCCATGAGGGCGAGAACCACACACATGGTCACACCAATCACGGCCCGGACTTTCGCTTCCCGTTGGTATTCAGGGGACACGGTTAACGGCGGTACCGCGTTGGGTGTTTTCTCCACCGTTTTATCATCTACGTCCAGACTCATGAATTCCTCCTGGTGCTCTGGGGTCAAAAGAGCGACAGAATCAATCACGTGTTGCAACATTAAGCAGTCGCTACACGCGACGGCAAGCTCTTCGTATCCCTGGAGGGTTTCTACTAAGCTCTTACCGTTACTGAGCTGAATCCCCGAGACGCCCAGCGTCGTCGGTTTCACTTGTAACAGCTCGCTTACTTTCATTTTCGTTCAGCCTCGCTTGCACCTTGCTAATCGCTTCCATTGCTTTAGCAAAGACTGTGCTCATCGGTTGACGTGCATCCAATGTCACAGCATTAGGAGCGTTAGCAGCAAGATTTTGGTAGACTAAGCGAGCGGATTCGTAGCGGGTATCGAGCTTGGCTTCGATGTCACAGGGTTCATCCCGTCGCGGTACGCCGGGGAACAATTCTTCCCAGTGTGCATCATCCTGCGCTTTACGCCGAGCCAGGGACGTTTTGTGGTCCAGGTCCAGATAAATAATCAGGTCCGGTTCCAGGTCATTCCCTAACAGCACGTGGAGCTGTTGTGCGAGCTCGTACGTCTCTGGGTCTGTGTAGGCCAGGGTTGACCAGAAGAAACGGTCACAGAGCACTACAGAGCCTTTGGCGAGGTGTGGACGAATAACGTGTTCCAGGTGTTGACTGCGACTGGCGTTCAGGAGACAGAGGCGAGTCTGTTCCGTCATCGGTTCATTGTACTTAGACTGCCCGTACTTGACCAGGTCACGGAACTGTTCCGCCAACGGCGTACCGCCGGGCTCACGAGCCAGAACGACATCGTAGCCCTGGTCTTGTAAAGCAACACTAATCAGATTGCGCAACGTTGTTTTTCCTGCACCATCAAGACCTTCGATGTCCAGGAAGAAAGGAATCAATTTATCCACGGGTTACTCCGGTTGGTTTTCTTCTATCCAGCGCTTGAGTCCCCACCACCCGATGGCAACGGAGTCAACGCTGTGTTCGTCTAACAAGTCCACTTCTACCTCAAAGGCAAAGTCCTTGTTCTTCAAGAGGGCATCCCGTACCGCATCTTTACCACCACCACGCCCCGGTGCACCGACGGCAATCTTCGCCGTCGGCGGGTCCACTAACCACAAACGGGTCTCTTCATTCCAGGCGTACACGGCGTTCTGAATACAGACCACCCCTTCGACCAGTGAACGAAACGCCGCAGGGAAGCGCCCCAGGTACGCATCTTCACAACAGACGATGTGGGGATTCAGTTCGGTCAATTGACGCGTGATGAACTCACCGCACAACCGCAACCTTTTCCCGCGCACACCGAAGATATCAAACCGGGGATTCGACTTCATCACCGATTCCGCATGGAAGGTACGGGCAAACTTTAACCGGGGGTCGTTGGTTTCGATGTTGTGCTCAAAGTACGAGAACCCCAGTGACTGGCTACCGGGGTCAATCCCGACAACACGTAAAATATTCCCGTCCACGGGCAACCTCCTGAACAAAAAATAAAAGCGGGGGACTGTGCCCCCGTCTTTTTAGTAGAACGGTTTACATACCGCAATGAAAAGGATGTCTTTTACCTTTTCGGTTTCAGGCAGCTGGTCGTACGGCACGAGATTAGGGTGTTTCTTCCCTTCTCTGTCGTAGTCACCGTGTTCCCACCCTTGTTCCATCATCCAGGTTGACCACTGTTTGTGGGCATCCGCTGGACTGGAGAGTTTGGAATCAATGGCGTTGGCCACCGCGTGGATGTAATGCTCTTTATCGTCCTGTGACAGGGTGTTCCATTCCGGACGGGTTTCGTTACCGACTTCTTTGGTCCAGACGTTGTTCACGGCATGGGCCTGCTCAGCAATTTTTGCCAAGATTTGAATTGGTGGTTTCATTCGGGTTGCTCATCGTCTGGGAGGCTGGGGTAACGGTAGCCAGCGAGCGTAGGGTAGATAATCGCTTCACTGAGGTCGTTGTTCGGCGGCGTAAAGCCATCGAGGTCGGTGGTCTTAATCGCAGTGTTCAGGTGCGGTACGCCGTCCCAGAGACCGATGTCAAGAATCCCGTGCCAACCGAGCGAGTCATCGGCGAATATCGCCGTGAGGTTCCCTCTTCCATCAATAAGATGGACGGTTTGCGTAAAAAGCGAGGAGTCTTCAAAGTCGGTAGCCAGGTACTGCGGTAACCCGTATTGGATACAGAAGCGCTTGAGGACGGCTGCAACCGTTTCCCCTTCACGAACCTGCACCATAGGAGTTATCCCTTTGAACAAGAGCGAGAATTCCACCCGGTGGTATTCGAAATCGCGGTAGCTGAAGAACCGGTTGGTCAAGTCACGGACCCAGATGGTGTTGTTGTCCGTCTGGGAATCGTAAGACTTGTACTCGATAGACAACTCAGTGGGAGCCCAGTTTGGCCCCTCAGGATTTGCCACCTTAATCAACCGGACCAGCTCGTCACGAATAACCCCCGTTTGCGTCAGGTTATCCATCACGCCCCCTTATTAGCTGACGGTGATGTTAGAGAGCAGGGAAGAACGTGCCATCGCTAACAGGTCGTTGTTGGCCCCAGAAGACAGCGCAGAGCCCGTCAACATCGGTTCGGTCGCGCCGACTTCCATGTTGATGTTGAAGCCTTCGTTGTCGATGGACAGTTGTTTGTAGGTGGTCACGTGCGTAATCACCTGGCAACCGATGACTTCTTTAAAGTTGATGGCGGCACCACCGGCCCCAACGGTTTGGATGTTACGGTCAACACCGGAGCAGAACGCCAGCTCAGAGATGATAGCGCGCTTCTCATTATTCCACAGCACCGCCGCCACGTTGAATAGCTCATTCACGTCGAACAGGTCGAAGGCGATGGTCACTGGCATGGTAGTGGACAGGAAGTCGTTAGCCGTCGTTGTGGCTTCATCCGGTAACACTACCGGGCGCACTGGGTTCAGGTTCGCATTACTGAACACGTACTCTTCGGGTTTAGGTACGCCGTTGACTATCGTGGTGTGCATGACTTTGGCGGATGTACCGGAAAGGTCAATACGCTTCAGGTAATACGCGAAGTAGTTCTTACCGTTGTGCTGTTCGCTGCGGCGCAGGCCGTAGTTCAAACGCAGGTCAGCCGACAGGTCGTTGGCTTCTTCACGCAGCACAAACGGGATATGGTTCCAGCACGCACAATCTTCGGGCGCATGTTTGTACAGGTCGATGATGGTATCGGTCCCGTCGACAATGCTCGAGGTGTGACCTTTGTTACCAATCGCGTAGTAACCAAAACGAGGATTTTCACCCTGGCCCAGAATCGCATTCTGCTGAATCTGGAGCAATTCGTTGAGGGTCGTACCGGCCAACAGGGGTTGTTGTTTCCCAGCCAGCAAGTTATCTTGCAGCAAGCTGCCAATCGCCGTCCGGGTTACCGGACTAATCTTAACGGCCATCAGAGTATTCTCCGGGTTGCTTATTAAAGGGTAGACACATAAGAAACCGGTGGGATGCTCTCCCACCGGCTCTTAGGGCTATGACGGCAAGTTGTAATGCAACACCAGATACCCGGCAACGTTGTCGCACATGTTCTCATCAAGACTGATAACCACACAGTGCGTGTACCAGAGACTGTTCGCCGGAACCGGGGCTCCGCTAATCAGACCGTTCCACGTTACCAGTGAACCACGCAGGTTCCAGTCCTGTGGCGTTACCTCATTAACCCATGGCGTTTCCACCTTGCGGTTAAAGGAGTCCAACGTTTCCCCGATGATTTCCTGCCCTTGTGGGAACAAGGCTTGTAGTTCATCGTAGGCGTACGAGAAGTCAAAGCCGTACAGGAACAACGGACCTTGAATCTTCACCGTCTGCATGGTTGGGTAGTTAATCCCCGCCAACAGATGGTTTGTCATCACGGTTTCCAACTGGAGCTTACGGCGTCCGATATGTACGGTGAGCTTCCCGGTAAACGCCGGGTTATTCTCACGCACAACGATATCAACACTGTATGGCACCAGCTGCGGATTCAAGTAACCGTCGTAGATGTCTGCGGCCGTTAACTGGAACCCAAAGCGCGCATTGATGTCCGATAACAGTTCAGACTTCTGGGTTTGTCCTTGCGGTGCTACCCAAACCTCAACGTCGGCAAAGATGACCCCGATGTCAGGACGGTTGTGGGTCAGTTCCCAGGTACCTTCGCGCCCGTACTCCGGAACACCAATCAGAGTGGACTTGGTATTCACTTCCGTATCGGAGGTAATGAACGGTGTGATATCAATCAGCTTCACTTCTTCAGCGGTGAAGTTAATGTTGGGGTTATCCAACTTCAACTGGCGGAAAAAGAGTTGCCACGTGGGTAGATTGTAGTAGCCATCGGCAGTCATCGTTTGACTCCATTTAGTTAGTCGTCATCACCGGTGTCGGTGACTTTAATTAGTTTGAGGCCGGTTAAACGGGTGTTGTCTACCACGAAATTCGGCTCGTCGCCGGTAGCCGGGTAAACCTTTAACCCGTTTAGACGATGGCGGTCCATGACGTCCGGGATGGTTGGGTCGAGCACCAGATTAAACCGTACGCCCGGCATGTACATCCGGTGACGGGTTTCCGAGATAGGCGACACCTTAATACCGGTACCACCACCAATCCGCACATTGAGGTGCGACTTCATCCCGATGTTGCTCAGCAGCGGACTGTTGGCAATGGGGAGTTCAATGCGCATCGACGTGTGCTCGTTGGTCTCTTCAAAGAACCGAACGGAGTTGTCAAGGTACAGGTGCTGCCAGCTTTCTTCGCTCTTCACATTGAAGCGCATCGCTAACCGGTCAGGGGTCAAGTACGGGCCGTCGTTGATTTCTTTCAGGAACTGGATACTGTACGAGGACAGCTGACTGACAATCCCGAGCATCGCCGCTTGAATCTCTTTCAAGGACGCCACGTGTTTCAGACTCATCCCGGTAACCAGAGCAAACAACGTCTCCTCAATCGCCGCAAAGTCTGCGGTTTTGAAATTGGAGAAGTCCAGTTGGTTTTCCGCCAACCACTGGTCGTACGTTTTGGTTGGGTCATCCACAATCGCCACACGAGTGTCGAAGTAGAACTGTTGCGTCAACCGTTCCAGGTAACCACGACGAACCGGGTCTTCCTGCGTCGAGTACAACACCCGATGCGCTAACCGGTTTCCGTGAATCTGCACCATCGTCTTGTAGAACTCTTCCGTCGAGATAATCTTCCCAACCGGGGTGTGTTCTGTTAACGCCAACATTACCATCGTTGGGGTCAAGACCGTCATGTCAGCATCGGCAACCAGTTCGGTGTACTTCGGAGCCATCACCCGCATGACACCCTGACAAAGAACCGTTGGAATCACGTCCGTAGGCAGCTCGTATTCCTTCAACAGGAAGTAAGTCCACAACACCAACGCCTGCTTGGCCGTTAACGTAATAGACGTCTGCGTTAAGGGGTTCTCCAGCGCTACAGTGGCGATGTAACGGTCTTGGGTAACCAACCACACCCATTCGTTGTAGATGGTCTCTACGAGCTTCACAGGCGTGGAATCCGTGTTGTCAATCATCTCGGACTTCACGACCTTGGTCGGCAGCGTTGACACGTAGGTGGAACTGGCGCGGACCGGAACATCAGACAGCTGGGCTTCCAGGTAATCACTGTTGTCACGCGCCATGGGGACCTGGGCACGGAGTACAGCCGCAATGGTGGTTTTCTCGACTCCGGTTGCAGACGCGGCCAAATTGTTCAGTGGAATCTTCGCCACTTCCATTTCCGGGAGAATCTCCGACGGAATGTTTGCCGCGTTCTGCCAAAGTTCGTAAGCCGCCAGCGGGATATTGCGTTCCGTCAGGATGTTGGTAATCAACTCCTTGAACGTTTCCGCCTTCCCGGCGTTGTTCTCGTACCACGCAATGTTACGGTATAAATGTAACGCTTGCTTGGTGGTCAGGTAGTCCTTATAAAGGTGCAACCTGCCGTGGGAACCGAGGTACGCCCAGATGTGATAGCTGTGCACGAAACGTGTGCCGCAGTTGGCCAACCGGATGTTGAGAATTGCGGGTCCCATCTGCATGAACAATGTTATCCAGAAGGACGCCGGATACATACTTTGGTTGAAACCGATACGCGACATCCACCACCGGGTTGCGAACCCCTTTACCCACTTCTGGAGTTCGGACATCAGGTTAGATTCTTGTGACTCCACCAAACTGGTGTCCCAGGCAAGGATGGAGAAGTCATCGGCTGCTACCGCCACATTGATATCCACCGGATTGATAATCCCGCGAATCAAATCTTTCTGGTCCGGGTAGCGCTCCATCAAGGCACGGTGGTAGTCGGAATCAATGCTGTAGGCCTTCGCCGTGGCGCGGTGCACCTGAAGGCTATCATATGTGAACGGGATTTCCTCCAGCGTATCGAGGGAGACGACAGTCATCACCTCGTCTATACCGTCAACGTATTGTCCCGCCAAATGTTTATAGTAGGGCTGTTGATTGAGCGGAAGTTCCGAAAAGTCAACACCTTTGAGTTCTAAGTACGATTTGTTCTGCGCGTCGGAGTTGGCCGCGAACTTGAGCGTTATCGAACGCGCTAACTGGAGAACATTACTCCGATATAGCACTTGAGTGGTGTCTGCCATGGCCGACTCCTGAAAAGCGGTTAAAGAGAAAGAGGACCAGTATGGGCTACAAGAAAAATAAAGTTGCGCCAACGTCGGTACGGGTAAAAAGTCAGAACACCGACTTCTTCCACCGTAACCCGCGCGCAGCTGTCGTCGCCTCCAAAATGATTGCTGACCGCTACAGCGGACAGAACAAACCTGGCCACGGTGTCGACGTACCGAACGAAAGCATCTTTGACGTCATCATCAACCGCCGCGGGCGGAAGAACCTTGACGCCGAAACTATCATGAACTTGCAGCCGGACATCAAGCTGATTAAAAGCCTGATTACCTCCATCGTCATGTCACCGATTGACATGGACTCCGGCGGCGTAACCTTTAAAATGACGGAATCCACGGAACTCCCAGGGGTGGTCTATAACCCGTTGCTGGAAGTCATCCGTTCGCACTTCACCAGTTACTACGACCTCAACGAAGTGTTACCGTTGGCCGTCGGCGAAGCGCTCTTCGACCAAGGTGCCTCCATCCGCGTGGTGGTTCCCGAAGCCGCGGTCGACGACATGATTAACGGAACCACTCAGCGCGTCAGCACCGAAGACTATATTAACTCCCGTCTGGACGCTGACCGCCTGACGTTCCGTCCCCAAGGTTTCCTGGGTCCGGTAATGGCTGGCTGGAAAGACAATAAACGTATTCCGTTTGATGCCCACGCTGCGCAGAAGAAAGTGTCACTGGAGTCCGCCTTTACTATCCAGGCGTCCGCCACGAACACGCGCTTCAACAGCATGGCGACCATCACCGACAATATCGAAATCCTGACGGTTCCCATACTAAAAGAGCGCACACGTGCCCGCATGTTGCGTAATGCTCAGATGGCGCGGTTGTATCAGGCGAACCGGTCTGTCGCCACGGAAAGTAACCAGGCGCAAATCCGTACGTTAGCAGGAACGTTGTACAAACAAACGAACGGTCGCAGTCAGGTGAAGAACGTGGAAATCATGTCCGCGGCACATTCTGCTTCCCGTTCCTCAATCGGTCACCCAATGGTCATGAAGTGGTCCTCCGACTCCCTGGTTCCGGCGTATGTCCCGGGGGAAGAAGAGAAACACCTGGGATACATCGGGGCAATTGATGAGAACGGTCACCCAATTGATGTCATGGAAGAGATGAAGCAAAATATCTCGAAGGGCATGGGGAACCTGGATAACCAACAGGCGATGAACCTGACCTCGACGTTGATTCAGCAAACGCAGATTCTTCAGTCGGGTTACAACGTCGACATGGACAAGCAGTCCGCTGCGGAACGTTTGCGGCTCTTCACTCAGGTGTACGAAGAGAACATCTTGAACCGCATCAAGTCGGGTATCTACGGGCACAACGTGAAGCTCGGTGACAACGAATCCTTCTACAAGGTGATGTTGGCTCGCCACTTCGCAAACAACCACATCCACCTGGTGTTCATCCCAGCCGAACAGGTCGCGTACTTCGCGTACGACTACGACAAGAACGGTATGGGTAAATCCCTGCTGGATGACGTGAAGCAGGTCAGTACCCTGCGTGTCATGACCACGTTTGCGAACTTCATGTCGGCGATTGCGAACGCTGTGGGCCGCACCAAAGTGACACTCAACATCGACCCGCGTTCTCCGGACCCGGAAAAGGATTACCATATCCTGATGGACGAGTATCTCCGTGGCCAGTCTAACGCCAGTCCAACTGACGTAACCTCGGCAGCTGAGATGTTCCGTACCATTCGTCAGATGGGCGTGAACTTTGAAGTGACCGGTAACGACCGTATCCCGAACACCACGGTACAGGTTGACTCTTACCAGTCGCAGAAACAAATGATTGACCCGGAGTTTACCAACGAACTGAAAACCCAGCAGTACATGGGCCTGTTCGTGACCCCTGACATGGTGGACATGACCCAGCAAGGTGATTTCGCGATTACCCGCTGGACATCAAACCAACTGTTCGCTAAGCGTATCAAAACTATCCAGCAGGCGACGTGTCGCCATGGGAAGAAACTGGTCACGGCATATACCCTGTCGTCCGGTGAATTGATTAAGCGCTTGCAGCAGGAAATCGACGGGATTAAGGACAAGCTTCCGGAGAAGTACAAGATAACAGAATCACAGGGTAACGTTATCCGGCACCAAGAGCTGATTGAAGACTTCATGGAAGACCTCATGCTCGAGTTGCCAACACCGTCCAGTACCAAGTACCAGACGCAGCTGGAAGAAATGAACAAGTACTCCGGCCTCCTTGATGAAGGTATCCGTCATTACGTAACCAACGAACTGTTGGGTGGTGCAATGGCAGATGAAGACAGTTCTCACGTTGACCTGATGGTGAACTCCATTAAGTCGTACATGATGCGCGAGTACATGGCGCGTGAGGATATCTTGCCTGAGTTGCAGGAACTGGTGCGTAAAGGTACCGAGGACAATCCGTCACTCGACCTCTCCAAAGAGTACATGGTGCACATGACGAACATCATGAACAACCTGGGGGATTGGGGTTCAGCGGTGAAACTGCGTCGTGAGAAGTATCTGGAAATGCTGCAATCCAAGAACCCGGATTACGCCGAGGCGATTGGTAGCGCAGGAGCCAGTGCGGACTCTTCATCTTCGGATGACAGCAGTGACGACGGTGGGGATGATGAGTTCGACTTCGACAGCGAGCCACCAGGAATGGATGAGTTCGATGACGGTGGGGATACCGATGCGGAAGAGTCTCCGGATGAGACAGACACCGATACCACCGGGGAAGCGGACATGGCGGCAGAAGAAGAACCTGCACAGGAACCAGCAGGGGGCGCGGAACCAACGCCATAACGAAAAAAAAAAGAAAGGCAACGCCACCGGGGAAACCCGGTGGCGTTTATGCCGCTTAGTGATAACGGAAGATGCGATGCGCAATCAACGTTACAACCAAGGGCACAACCGTAATAAGGACAAACAGCCACAGGACGTTTGCCCGCTCAGGGGGAATGGAAACCATAATCAACGCACAGATAATCCATGCACCGAATCCACACCCCATAACGTAGCTAAACGCGCGCGGGGACATCAGCTGTACGCCACGTCACGCCAGAAGCGGGAGAACTGAAGGTTCTCCAGCGCATCCACGTTCTGCTCGCGCAGTGCGGTTTCAGCGATTTCCAGAATCCCACGGCCGTCATCGGGTTCATCCGTTAAAAGTTCGGTGAGTTCTTTTTCGTTGCGGGCAAAGAGCGTGTACGCAACCTGGGTCAGCAGCGAGGAGTGGTCGTCCTCACGTGACGGAGATTTGTACTGATTAGCGTCTTTGACGTACAGGTTGTCCTGTTCCAGGACGGTGACTTCAATCCCGAAGGAACTGTCACGCCAGGCATCGAAACACTGACGGACAACGCCCAGTACCGATTGGGGATTCTGTTGATAGAAACGTTTGAAGGCCAGGTAACGCGGGGAGTCAAAGAAACTGTTAGCGCGGGCCTGTGCCATCAAATCGGGAACGGACGTGTTACCGAAGATAGCAGTAACGATTGGGTTCACTTCAGACATAGCGGGTTCCTTCTCAGGTTTAGGTAAGAATGCGGGTTCAGGGCGAGGCTCGGTAGCTTCCTCAGCCGTGGCGATGCGATAGGGTACGACGTTACTGATTGTTGACGTGTCGATTTTACCCTGAGAAGATTTGTTATTTTTTCTACTCATGGTGGACAACCCCTTATTTAAAATCAAACGTGATGATGTAGCTTGGGATAAAGACATCACTCCCAGGCTTCAATCTTTTTTGCTCAGAGAAGGCAAAGCCGTAGCCTGCTTCTTTAAGCTTTTCCATCAGGTAGTACAGGCAGCAGGTGTTGATGTTCCTGTTGCGCAGCACTATCCCGTCGAAACGTTGACCCTGATTGAATTTACGTTCGTGCTCTACAATACCGTTGAAGATGGCAGGATATTCATTCATCAGTTTGTAGGCTGTGCGTCCCTTAAGTACGTACTCGTTAACGCGGTTGACAAACTCCTGTTCAGCTTGCACGATACGCAGGTTAGTCACCCCTGGCAATTTACCCATAGGGTCATCAATCAGGGAGAGTAATACCGGCTGTTTTGACATATGCTCTCCAGATGGCATAACGCTGGGAGGTTGCCCTCCCAGCTATGGGTTTAGTTGCTCAGGCGAACCAGGTATTCGCTCAGGCTTGGGTCGTACCAGCTAACGAAGATTTCCATGTCCACACCGTCAGCCAGCAAGATACGGCGGCGGATAGCGAACAGTTCTTCTGCGATACCTTCGTGTTGACGCATCCCGTTAATGGCTTTAAACAGCAACGGAGAGGCTTCTTTGGTTACACGAGCGACACGCGTTGGCTTCCCGTTAGCACGCGGAGCCATCAGACCCAGTTCCATGGTAGAGAAGCTGGTCAGGATGGTGTCGAAACGTTCACGGTGATACACGCCACGATTAACTGCAACGTTGTCTTCACCGGCCGCAAACTCGATGCAGTGGAACTGACGCATCAATTCACGGGCGAACTTGTTCAGACGTTCCACGGTTTGCACACCGAAGTCTTCTTTCAGGCGACCGAGGAATTCCACACCGTCAACGCCGAAGTCGTCAATCCAGCATGGCAGACCCAGGTTACCTTGCAGTGCACGGTTAACCGCAGCTGTGAACAGACGGTTGATGCCCACCCACAATGCCGGAGCAATGGTCCCTTTCAGGTCCATCAGACGTTTGTGGTACTCCTGGTAGCTGTGGCCGTCGTGCCATTTGCTGGAGGTGAAGTCAATCAGCTGAAGCTTCAGGTCTTCGAACTCCGCATCGGTACGCGCAACGTACAGCAGTTCCATTTCGTTGGTGATACCCTGAATGGTAATTGGGTCAGAGTCTTCCGCCATGACGGTGTTCTCTGTTGCCAGCTGCCACATTTTCACCGTGAGGTCTTTCTTGCCCATGCCATAGACCGTGCCGTTTAACAGGACGGTATCCCCATTACGGGACGGCAGCTCCGGAGCGAAGGTCGGCATTGGTTCGCGTTCTTCTTCCGGCAGTTGCCCGTTGGCTTCTTCCCATTCCTTCATTTCGCGCTCGTGTTCCTTGCGCTGATGTTCTTCGTCTGCTTCGATATCGTTCAGACGGAAACGGGAAGTAGAAGCTACTTTGGTCAGCTGTGCACGAATCTGCGCAACTTCGTTCTCGTAGCTCTGTGGGCGACCTAAGTCAGGAATCACCGCATCATCGTAGTTCATGTCGACCTCAGTATACACGACATCCTGATAGCCATCTTCCGTCACCACTAAGCGCATACGCACTACAGTCGGGTCGTACAGGACTGGCAGGTTTGGTTTGTTCGGGTCCAAAGGCTTACGCGGAAGCGTAGCAATGAATTCCGGGTTTTCGATGTCTGCACCCAGCTCAATCAACTGTGCACGGGTCGGGCGGTCAGTCTTCGCCAACACTTTAGCTGGGTCCAGCGTTGCAGCATCACGAACAGGTTGTCCCATACGACTTGGGCCGTTGTGGACAAACTTCACGGCTTCCGGTTCGCGGGCTGCGGCAGGTGCTACATTAACAACAGCTGGCTCTGGGAAATCCGGCACCGGTTGAGAGGCAGCCGGTTTTTCCTGAGTGATGCCACCACCTGCCAACTTCGCACGCATCTGTGCCAGTGCATCCTGGTTTTTATCCAGAACAGTGTTACCGGTAGAGCGTGGACGCTCTTCAGCGCGGCTGTAACGGTCAGAGACACGAGAAGGTTGTGCAGGTGCTCGGTCTTCTGGTAATGGACGGTCACGTAAGCGAGAACGCAATTCTTCACGTTCTTCACCACCGCGGGAAGAACGACGGGCGCTGCGGTCGTAATCACGACCACTGCTACGGTCACGTTCCTGACCACCACCAAAGCGGTCGCTTGGACGACCACGTTCGTCACGGTCATCGCGGTCACGACCGCGTCCACGGCCACCTCGACCACCACGGGCGTCTGAGAGCACGTCTTGCAGGTCTTCGGCTTTCTTGACGAACTTACGTGCGTCATCGTAGTCGCGGTCGTTCAGGTCGTCAGACAGACGTTTGTCCTTCAACACGAAGTCGGCGGCTTTCATGAAGACCAGACCGGCGAGATGACGACTGTAGTCAAACTGACGGTCGTCGGACAGGTATTCCAGCGCATCAATTACCCACTTCATCAGCGAGTCAAATTCACGGTTAGTGAACTTGTCGATGCTCACTTCTTCGAAATACATTTCGATAACCATTGAACGGTCTTTCTTCAGAACATCAATCACGTCCAATTCGATATCACGGTCACTTGGCAAACGGCTCATTTAGACAACCCCTTATTTAAAGATACAAAGTTAGAAAGTTGAGATTTCATCTTTCATCATGTTCAGCAGGTTCACGTACTTCGGATTACGGATAAACATCCCGTCATCGTCAATCCACGCAAACGGATTCAGTTTGGTGCGGCCATCCGGAGACGGTTTCGGGAAGTTGCAGTAGCTGCCACATTCCACAACCGACGGGTGAAGATGGTAACTCACGTCGTTGACGTTGATTACTTTCTTCTTCTTCCCTTTCTGGATGACTGCGTTGGTCTGGCGGATGATGTTACAGGTGTACTTAAACAAGTAACAGTCACCAGGGAACTGCACGCTGGTAATCTCACCGTGGCTACGGCGGCCCATGGGGAAGGAAAGAATGTTAATCTTCTTACCGAGTAACAGCTTGATTTTCTGTAACGAAATCGGATGCCGTTCGCGGTTTAAAGACCAACCCAGGTTAAAGATGGCGTCGGTAATGCTCGAATACACGTAACGGTTTACCATCAGGTACTTACCCCACATGTTACCCGGGTCAGCGTTGTTCATGCGTTGCTGAATCGTGTCGTTCATGTGGATAAAGAACTCGTAGATATCCCGCACATCTATACCGATGTTACGTAAATCTCGCCGTGCTTTCACGTCCACGTAGCGGTCCAGAGAATCCAGGTGGTTGTCGATTTTGTTCAACAGTTTCCCTTCGCTCTCGTTACTGCGGTGAATCGTGTAGCCCATTACCACCTTCCAGGAATCCGGATGGTCAATGTTCTGGGCGTTGAAGTACAGCGGGAAGTGGTCAACCACGTAGAAGAAGTGTGCCGCTGCCGTGTGGAAGTCGGTGTTCTTCATGGTCAACTGGTCGGTACGGAACACCAGGTTTAACTGGGTCGGCATCCCATATTTCTTCGGCGAGTGCACCGGACGTCCGATACCGCAAGCGTACTTGGAACTGAGCACGGTCCATTGCTCACCCTGATACATCTCACGCACATCGTTGACGTCGCAGACGATTACGTCCAGGCCGTAGAAACGACGGAAGACATCAGTAACACCGTACTTACAGAACAGGTAGTGACCGGTTGTGGAAATGGTCTTGGGTAAATGACGCACTTCACTGGCTTTGGTTTTAGGGCGGGCATTATGCGCCGTTACCTTCACCACGTAGCTGTTAACCGTTTCCCCATCCTGCAAGAGCTGGTACTGCTGCGTCTCCATAGTAAACTTCGCACGGGCGAAGATGACAAACACGTCACGGTCAGTTACCGTAAACACCGGGTCGCCTAACACGGATGCAATCGTGTTGGTAGTACCCGAGAGCATAAGGTTACCGGCCTCCCCAGCGAAAGGTAAGAAGATGGGCTTGGGAATCAGCGTCTCTTGTTTCGTTTTGGGGTCAGTATACTTGAACAGCATTTCTGCCAAGTACAGGTCAGATTCAGCAATGTCAAACTCACGCTTGCCGCTGTCGGATTTCATTAGGGTTTCTTTGACGGTTTCTAACGGCGATAACCGGCGTATACCCATGTAACGGAATTCCGGAGGAAAACCCTCATCAGCGCAGCGTGCCACCGAGTCAAGATACTCGAGGTCGCTTTCCATCGCCTCGCCCACAAAGCCTTCGCAGATGCGCGGGTTGAACTGCGGCAGGTCATCATGGATAAAATCAAATAGTTCGAGGTCGAAGCTCACCTTATCCTCCATTGGTTGTCAAGAACGGAACCAATCCGCCAGCTTACTGATTACGGTAATTGCCCCGCCGATAATTCCGGCACTGGCAACAAACATCTTCAGGTGTTCGCTGTCGTCTTTACGGTCGAGGCTGCGGTATTCGAAATAGTCTTTGCGCTCGAGCGATTTCAGTTCGTTCTCATTCTTCAGGGTTAATATCTGTTTCTCGAAGTCTTGCTTCTCCCGCTCCCAGGCTTTCTCAGCTTCGGCGAAAATGTCACCGTGTGCTGCTGCTTCCGCCTGCGTCGGATAAAACTTTATCGGACATTGTTCATCAGATGAGTGGAGCTCGTAAAAAACGATTTCCGTCCGCTTATCCACGTTTCCCGGAACGTAGACATAAATACCTGATGGCTGTAACGGGTCAGTAACGGGTGACACCTTACAGACAAAGCCGTTGACGTTAATGTAGCGCGTTCCGAAAATGCCCTCATTATCTACCACGCCCATCATCAGTCCAGAGGTGGCCGATGACATGGTAGCAATACGCTCTTCAAACGCCAGTTGGAAATCCACGTTCTCTGACGGATGTTGAGGCAGGTGTTCGAGGCCATGCATGGAGACGACAACATCGAGTTCTTGCAGATATAACACCCCACCTTTATCCATTACATCTTTAGCGTCCAAGAAGTAATGATGCGTTAGCTTCGTGACCTGGACAGAGGCCCCGTAGCGAGAAGGTTCAATTACTTGCGATACACGGGTACGGTCTAAAGTCATTCCGTTACCGGTGCGTCGCGTTACGTCATAATCCACTCCTTCTGTTGAGAAATACCCACAGGTATAGAACAGCCCTTTGCGTAGTTCCAGGACCACCTCTTTACTCGGGATGCGATGAACAATCCCGTCTCGTTCTCTCACGTATAAGTCGATGCCCGTGTTGTTGACAATGCTCTTGGCACTCACATACCGCGGCAGAGTCTTTGGAATCTCCTCTTCTATAATGGTGCCTAAGACGGCTTTAAATGATGTAGCCTCCCGTCTGAAGCGGGGAGGTTTCCCGTGGTAGTGTGATTCCATAATTTATCGCCCTGCGGGATAAACGCCGTTTGTTCCAAATCGCTGATGAGCAGAAGTTCCTAAAGTTCTGTCTAACATCCCCGTTCCATTAACGGAATCGTTCAAGTAGGTAATATATTCTTGAAAGTTCTTTACATCGACCGAAAACAAAAAAAAGAAAATAAAGCCCGGGAGCCCCGAAGGGCTCCCGGTACTTCAACTACGGCACTCTACACTGTCGCCGGAGGGTCTCGCCAACGAACCCTCGGTGGGGCGTATCACGGTTTAGTGAAACCGTTCAACTGTGGGTTGACGATAGCCTGGCTGAGTGGAGTTCAAGGAGCTGGAGTAGCATCAGTGGTGGTGATGTCGCCAGATACCTTAGCAATAGTGCTGTAGGTAGTACGTTCTGCGATTGCAGCTTCCAGGTTCAGCACGTCGATGACAATCATCAGCGGCAGGAAGTGGAAGTGACGGTAGCGAGGCGTCAGACGGATTTCGTTCGCGATACGCTGTTCACGAATCATCGCGAAGTTAACGATGTACTCTGGAATCATGCCCAGGATGCCGTGGTCCAGCGGATGAATTTCGCTTTCACGTGGCAGGGTGAAGGTCATGATGACTTTGTCTTTCATACGCAGGTCAGAGATTGACGCTACGGTGAAGTCGAAGCCAATACCAGTGGTACGGTCGTCGCCCTGAATCATCAGGTAGTTCGGCAGACGTTTGTCAGTACCGATTGCAACGTGCGGTTTCGGGTTAGAGCCCGGGAACGCAGTTTCCAGCGCCGCAGAGTAACCGGTTTTCAGGTCAGCACGGTAGATAGCTTCCTGAATCACGGATACGAACAGACCCTGGATGTCTTCCACGCGGCCAGCAGAGTTGGTGCTGTTCAGTTCTGCCTGAACGTCCAGCTTGATGCGGCGGAAGTACGGACGAACGTAGTACTGACCCAGACCTTCCAGACCCGGCTGAGATTCCAGCGGATGTGCAGTGTCCTGGCCCAGGTAACGTTCCAGGGTGTCAACGCGGTTCAGCAGGGTGGTAACACCCGCGTTACGCAGTTGCAGACGGTATGCGTTTTGCAGCGCTTCCATACGCGGATAGACTTTTTCGTCGTCAGTCAGCGCAGGTTTCATGATGCACAGCGGGCTCAGAGTTGGAATCATGAAGCCGTGTTTCATCACGTCGGAGTCAATCAGCAGACCACGTTCCAGCTGGTTGATGTTGGTCAGGCGGCTTTCCAGGCTGTAACCAGCCGGAGAGAACGTGATACCAGCAATCAGCGGAGCCAGAGTTGCGTCGGACAGAGCCACTTCCTGACCCTGGGCGTTGAACGCTTTCGCGATGCGCAGTTCAGGTGCACGAGTGTCACCGTTACCGCTTTCAACGTTCATCTCACCGTCAACCTTGATGCTCAGGTGGATGGTGTAGCCAGCATCTTGCAGCGGCTTCAGGATAGCAGAAGCAGCTTTAGAGTGCAGCTTGGTGTCCGGGGTAATCGGCAGGCTGTCGTTGTGGAACTTAACAGTGGTCTGACGGAAGTTCATTTCGCGGGTAGCCAGGTACTGCGCGAAGTTAGAACGGTTCACGTCGAAGTCAACTGCTTCGTTCACGCCACCTTTGCTGACTTTAACAATCAGCTCACCCAGCGCGATACGGCTGTCCAGTGAATCGGTGTGGTTCGGCGTACCCTTCTGCATACGAGAAGGAGTCTGCGCCAGGTTGATGAGACTGAAGCTACCAGCGTTGAACGCCAGGTAGTTAGTCTGGAACTCTTCACCAGACTGCTCAACAGTGGTCGGAGCAACCAGAGTTGGGTCGATGAAGTATTTGTCGTTTTTGCCGGTTTGCAGGCACGGAATCAGGTCGGTAGTATCCGTTTCCAGGATTTCGTGGTTCAGCAGACCTTCCAGGATGTTACGCTTCTGGAAGTCACCAGCATCGCCAGACTGGTCAGGAGCTTTCCAACCGTCCCAGACTACGTTACGACGCACGGTCATGATGAAGCCCGCGTTGTCCGGAGTCAGGATTTGGGTTTTGTAGAACAGCTCGTTGAACTCGTGCTGTTTCGCCGCCGTCATCGCGATGGAGTAAGAGTGCTGACGCCATTCGTCAGTTACTTTCTCATCGAATGATTCCATTGCTGGAAGTGCGCGCGAAGGAACAACAGGAATCGCACCAGCCGGACCAGAAGTAATCTGCTCGTGGCGGATTACGTCGTCAGCTTTAAAGCCAGCACCGGTTTCACCGATGTTGCTGTAGTAGCCGCCAACGTTGTTGTGACCTTGCAGCAGCACAGCGGCCGCTTCAGTGGCAACACGCTTCTGGGCAGCACGGATGTGCGGTACGGCGAAACCGTACGCTGCACCGCCCTGGGTGTCAGCTTCAGAAGCCAGCGCGAACGCAGACTCGGTTGCTACACGCTGAACTTCACCGAAAGCGGTGTCGTAGCTGTGTTGGAATGCATCGCGGTCGATACCGAAATCGCTGAAGGATTCAACGGCCACGGCCACCGCACCCGCCTGCTGCTTGTTCGGCAGGACGTTCAAGGTGTCATTTACCACTGAACCCAGTTTTTCGAAAAGGTCGCGGTAACCAGAGTTGCCCGCGGCTTTGGATTTGACAATAGCCATTCTTCTCTTTCCTTCAACGTTGAAAGGTTTTGGTGTCAAGTACTTGACGAGTGATATTATCACATACCATAATAGGCGCTAGTACTAGCGCCCGCTCACGGCGTGACGGAGATAGCGTCTGAAAACCTCAAGTTCTTTGAACTCGGGGAATTCCGCAATCCCACTTAACGATTCGATAACGGCATTGTAAAATGCACGGTCATCTTGGTACACCGGTGTAGTGCTCCCTATAAGAAGCAGGGTATTCGCGTCGACACGCACCGGTGTGTAAAACTCGGCATCGAGCGGATTGGTTTCTAACACACCAATAGCAGAATCTCCACCGGTCACTTCTTTCAGCTTCGCGTCGCGGTACAATTTCTCCTTCAACGCTTCAATTGCTTTCTCGTGCTCGAGGTAGAACGCTGCGTTTTCATCGCAGTCTGCTATGGTATGGAAGTCGGAAAAAACTTTATCTGTCAGACGATGGAGGTCGCGTTGGACGAGCGTGTAAATAAATACTTCGTCCAGTGTTACTATAGACGCTTGACCTTCACACGCCACCAATTTGGGAAAAGACAGCACGTCGAGGTACGTACAGTTTTTGGTTTCGCTAATTGCTGATGCGAGCCAAGACGGCACAATACCTACGCGGAGCTGCTTGAGCAACTTGTTTCGCATACGGGTCTCCAGATGGGATTTCTGCACATATCATAAAACTGTCGGGGTATGGGGATGAATTACAAACTCGTCATCATTAACACACTATTATTGCTTTATTGGGAACAACAGCTGGACAATGGTGCAGACAACGCTACTCTGGTCAAGAACATTCTCAAAGAAATACGTCCAGAACGCGGGATGGCTGACACCGACCCGAGTTACCCTTCTTTACAAGGCCTGCAAGTTATCATCGCTAAACAGGTCCTGAATTACGGTAACAAGATTTCAAGGGAGTTCTTGGTATCACAAGTCAGAATGGTTTGCGCGGACGATACGAGCACCCGTGACCTGGTTCTTGATTCCATCGAACAGGAATTGGACCAGACGGGCGTTCGTAACTATTGCCTATCTCTCGTTCGTGAGCTGAAAACGTACCAACGTAAACAAGCCTTCCAGAAACAACTGAACGAATTGGGCGGGAAAATCCTGTACGGCCAGGAAGAATACGACCTGACCACCAAAGCTCGTGAGTTGGTTTCTGCCTTTGAACGCTTTACTGAACAGGAAGGTGAAGACCTTCGTTCTATCCACGGAGTGAGCGAGTTCCTCGACTTCAATGACGAAGAGCTGCTGCGTAAATACTTCAAGGACAGTAAAGAGTCCGTCAGTCCCGATGAAATCATCAAGTTCCCGATTCAGGCCGTTAACCGTCTGTTTGGGGCACAAGGCGGCGGTCGCCGTAAAGAGATGATTATGATTGGCGGTTTGCAGCACCACTTTAAATCCGGTCTGGCAATGTTGATGACCCGTGGTGCGGCAATGTACAACAAACCGAAACTACGCGACCCGGCGAAGAAACCGGCAATCGTCATGCTGTCCACTGAGAACCAGCTGATGATTAACCTGCGCACCATGTACAAGCAAATCATGGAACCGCTGGTTGGTAAGAAGATTCGTTTCAACGAAATCGACCCTGCCGAAGCCGCAAGCTTCATGAAAGAGAAGTTCATGGAAAACGGTTGGCACTTCCTGATGGCGCAAGTCGACCCCGAGTACTTCGGTTACGACGAACTGCAACAGACGGTGCTGAAACTGGAAGCGATGGGTTACGAGATTATCGTACTGACCGTCGACTACCTCGGAATGTGTTCGACCAAAGGGTTGACTCACAGTGGCATCACCGGACGTGACAAACAAGCTTTGTACAACCGCAGCCGTAACCTGATGCTTCGTCACGACTATCTTATGATAACGCCTCACCAGTTATCAACCGAAGCCCTGGCGATTCACCGTGACCGACCGAAGAACTTCTTAAACGAGGTTCTGAACTGTGCGTACTACCACGACTGTAAGACGCTTGCGCAGGAAGTGGACATGGAAATCAACTTGCAGAAGTTGGTTCTCGAAGGAAAGACGTATTTGAACATCGGACGCGGTAAACACCGTGGTGTGGATGACACGCCATTGGATGACCAGCGTGCAACCTTGCTGTTTGGTGACTTCGGTATTCCGGATGACATCAATGGCCAAGACCAGAGCATGAAACGCCCTGGTGACGGCATGGCAAGTGAAGGTGGTGCAGTCGCCTGGCATAATGGCGCACTGGACGACATGGGTGGGTACTCCATCAATTAATCGGTACCGTAAAGCAAAAGCTTACGACCAGCCAACCTCAACCAACCGACAACCGACTTCTTAGACTCGCGGTGGCATAAATGCCAGACTGGACTGGGTATCGTCCCAGTCCAGTCCCGCGGGCTTTATGCTCTTTTACGCTTTCCCGGTGACGGCTATCCGCTGACACCAGTAGTAGTTACTGAAGTACACACCGTACAACAACCGTTCAATCCGTTCGTACCAACCGTCGTTCTTGAACTGGGTTTGTTGCGCAGTGGTCAGGCTTACGTTCAACCATCCTTTCAGGGAACGCAGGTGGGCATCCATCATCCCTTGCGCCTTCCAGGTTTCCGGTTTAGGGTAAACGCTGGTTGGTGCAGTGGCGTTCAGGTTAAGGCTTTCCCCACTGGCGGTGACGAAGACATTTCCCGGTTTACCCACGTGACGGGCTAGAGCCGCCACAAACGCACTCAGGACGTACTTTGACCCCGCAGCGATATAATCCCTGTCTGGATAGAGTGGACCGGCTCCTGAGGCCGCCCAGGCCGTGAGAGGGGCGGTGAACAACAGGTTATTAAAGATATCCTCGCTCCGGTAGCGGGGAACCAGCAACGGCACGTTCCCGTTATGGTAAGCCCGGTCCCAGAACCGTTCACTGACCCCTTCCTGCATCACCCCGTCAACGATGACTTCAATCTTCCGATGGGGGAGCGCCAACTTCACTTCATGAGCCGCTTCCACCGCCGCAAAGTGAATCTCGTTATCCCGGATACCACCCTGAACCAGCGCTGTCCCGATGTACGCATCGTTCAAGAGCAACACTTCGGTCTCATTGAACTCAACTCCGGTACGACCAAAGAACGGTTGACGAACCAACAGGTTTTTGATGTACGCCGCATTTTCAGGGGCGCGACTGATGACGCCGTCAACCATGGTCAGGAAGGAGGCGACGTTAGCGACGTTGTATGGATAAATCATGGTTACTCCGAATTCTTCGACAGGAACATCACCATCCCCGCCACTGACGTCTGGGTTTGGTCGGAAAGACCGGGACGTTCGAGAGCCCACTGTTCATCAATCTGGAACATGGTCCCACCGTACTTCTTAATCTTTCCGCCGATATCGTGGTAGACCTGCACCGGCATTCCCGGGAACACCAGGTCCGCATTCGAGTTCTGCCAGGTGGTAGTAAACAACTGACCGTCATTCGCTGCCAGCTTCGACATTTCAAACGGCACGTTGTTGGTTGCCTTCACACTGGACATGCCCGCAATGGCAAACCCATCCTCACGCGTGGAGTCCTGAAACTCCGCCATGTACTTACTGCGGTTCAGCAGTGCGGTGTTTTCCGTTTGGGCGGTAGGTGCAGCCATCAGCTCGTCGGCGCGAATGAATCGCACCCCGTTACCGTATTCAAAATTCCCCGAGACCGAGATATCCTGAATAGAGGGGGAGCCCGTACAAACCACGTACAGTGTATCTCCATCCTGGTACGACGTGTTGTCCAGTAACGGCACCACGTTGGTCGGTACCTGGAACACCACAAGCTTCTTCACTGCGGTCTTCAGGTGGTTCGTCCGGTACAGCGGATAGATGTACCAAATCCCGTCCTGGATAAACGACCCCAACCCTTTATCGTAAAGCCCGTTCTCATTCTCCTGAATCCACCCAGGGACGTCAATGAGCGGGACACTGTGCGGTACCACAAAGTCCGGGGTAATCTCGCCTTTGTTCACCGACGGAACCATCTCGAATCCCTTCAAGTAAACCGACTGTTCCCCTTTCTCTGATTTCGCCGCCGTTAAGACCAACGCCTTCAGGAAATCCTCGTTGCTGTTATAGCGGGAGATACCCCCGCCAGAACGTACAGACATGAACTCCGCTACCGGGTCGACCAACTGCACATGGAAGTAGCGCATGTCATCCTTCCCGTCCAGGTAAGTCCCCGACGTCATCGGGTTACCGTGTGGCAGGGTAGCATCGGCGTTGTCCACCAGGAAGGCGCGGTACGTGTACGACGTGGTGATGCCCCCAATCACGTCTACCCCAGAAACCGGGTCGACCTGAATCTTCTGGAGCACGCACTTCAGGTTATCACGTCGCGCGTACAACACATCCCGGTAATCCTTCACCGAGGTGGCCACCTGAATGGTCATGTCCCTACAGAAGCTGCTGACGTAATCGGCCGAGCTCCATTTCTCAATCACCGCTATCGCCGCGGCACTCCCGTTAGCACTCACAAAGGTGGCTTTGTGGCGAAAGCGCGGACCCCGCGCTTTAAGGAGGATGGCGTGAATGGTGTCGTACAGCAAGTTTGGGTTCATGGGTTACTCCTACGACGCCCCGTACCGTTTCCGTTTGCTCAGCCCGCTGTAGTTGACACGCTCCTGCAACGGTTTGTAATCGCCCGGACTTTCTTGTTTCTCGGACGTACCCTGGAGCAAATCGACCATCGAGGTTTTGAGCAGGTCTTTGAGGTCTTCCACCACCACGTCTTTGCGGGCTTTGAAGTCCACCGCCTTGTTGAACACCTGGCGGGCAAACTCATCCAGACGCATGGCGTACTTGAACGTCCTCTCGTACTTCTCTTTGTCCTTGAGTCGAATCCCACCCTTATGGTAGTTCTCACTGTACGCCTGGAACTCCATCAGGTAGTCCTGGATGATTTGGTGAATCAACGGTAAGTCAATCTTGGCGTTCGCCAGGCGGAAGTTCCCGCCCCGGTGCCAGATTTCCATCATCTCGTTAATAGACCGTCCAGCCCGACGTTCCTGGTACGGTAAACGCTGGTCCACATCACGCATCCCGGTAACGAAGGACCCGTAGGTGCGAATCTCACCGGTACTGGTTAACTCGTAATCCGCCGCGATGATGTAGAAGAGCGTCTTGAACAGTTTGTAGTGGGGGCGTTGGGATTCATGGACGGCTTTAAGAGTGTTCTCTCTGCCCATCGGGTGCTCCTGTTACGGTAAGCCACGCATCGCCGATGGAATCAGCGCGTAGAGTACCGGTAAAAGGTAGAACTGGCTCAGCGGTTCCCAGTCGTAGGACTTGTCCCACAACTTGATGACCGAGGCCGGGTCTACGGTATTGTTATCAAACATCTGCCAGACCATGGCTTCCAGTAAAGACAGGTTCGTGGTGTCACGGTCGTAGAAGGCCTTACTGAGGATGTAGTAACCATCCGCCATCACCGCTGGGATATCCCGTGAACCGTCAGTGTTAGGTTCTGGTGGTGGCGGTAAGCCACGTTCCGCCCAACTCTGTCCTTCCGTGATGTCCCCTGCCCGCGCATTCGGTGGGTAGACCACATCGTACAGACCGGAATAACGAATCCCGCCGTAATACGGGTTACGGTGGAACAGCCGGGTTGACAGCAACTTGATTTGTTTGTCTGCACGTTTCAAGGTACGGGGACGCAAATCCACGATGGCATCAAAGAGGGTTACCGGTAAGCGTTGACGGTCATCCATCACCGTAGGTTTGTTCAACCCTCGGGTAAAGACTTCCGTTACCTTATCCCCAAAGCAGGTATCGACGAAGGTGGTCAGGAACGGGTCGTATACCCGGTCAAAGCCCGGGACCAACAACGTACTGAATTCCCGGTCGATATACTGGTTCAGGTATTCCTGCGGCAGGGCCTCACGCATCTCGAGTAACTGAACGTACTGTTCGTGGGCTTCGGTGGTAATCAGCGGGTTAATGCCGGTATCCAGGAAGTCACGGACGAAGTAGTATTCACGCACCGTCTTCTCAATCAGGTCCTGATGGTCCTCAGGGGTCAGGTACTGTTTGAGGGTGTACTCGATAGAGTAGGTGGTCTGGGTGAAGATGGTTTTCTGTTCCACCGGGGAAATCACGATGAACAGACCAGGACGCCCGTCACCCAGGTCAGCGATAAACATGTCACCTGGGTTCGGAATCACCCCTGGGTACATGTTCGCTCGACCCCGGGCTTCGAACTCCGTTGCCTCGACGTTATAGGTCGGGTTAACCGGAATCGGGTCAGTAACCTTCAGTTCCAAATCGTTGATACGTTTGTACTGTTGGTTGATGGCTAAACGGCTGTCTTGCTGTGCCGCTGTCTCGCCGTCGCCCCCTAATACCTGGGAGAACCAAGTAACCACCCAACGACGGCCCTCAATGGCCGTCAGCAGCGTTTTCAGCGGAATAACCTGCGTATCTACCGGGACGCCTTTATAGGGCGTAGGATTGAGCACAGGCTGTTCTGGCTTAGGGATGGGCACGGACTCATCAACATCGAATAAGGACATGGTAAAACCCCATTAAGTAAGATTGGCAACGATAACCATGTTCATCACCGTAGGCCACACGACCCGGGGACCGAACAGTTTCGCATCCGTTTGTTTCAGGTACTGAATACAGCGCCACCATTCATCGTCAGGAATCCAGATGTTCTTGAGCGACTTCGGCAGTAACCCCTGATTGTACATCTCGGGTTCCAGTACCGTGAAGATAAGGTTCGCCCACTCCGGGTTAGACCGTAAGGTATCGGTCGCCTCTTTGGTGAGGAACGCCAACTGGGTGTACAGGTTAATGCGCAGGTGATGGACGTCCGTGAGTTTCAACGGCACCGTGCTACGGACCACCAGGTTCTCATCGACGTACAACCGACTGGAATCCAGAGGGCGGTCCCCGATATAGAGGACGATGTTGACCACGGACTGGGTACGCTTGGTGAGCCCCTTATGGTCTTTGGTCATAATCCCCAACAGTTTCTCATTCCAGGTGAACCCCGGGATGTTCTTCAAGTCGAGGACCATCGTCGGGTCGTCTTTCACCTGAATCATGAACTGCACCAGGTTCGTCAAGTCATGTCCGATTTGGGTCGGCCAGAACTCATCGAAGAACGGGATAATCATCCCACCGCGAGAGTTGTGGTTCTTAAACCCGGCGGCTTCCATCAACTGATGGTAACGGGACATGGACTTACTCGCCGCTCCCCAGATTTCACCCGGGTCGTAGATGACGTTGTCGGGACGAAACTTCTTCGGCACCAACTGGTTGTGAATCACCAACGGGTAACCGAGCACCAGTTCAATCGGGCGCTCCCACTGAAACTTAAAGGTAAAGGAAACCTCGTAAGTGTGGGTGTCTTGTTTCTTCTCTTCTACCGGCACCTGGGAGAAATCGAAATAGCCCAGGATATCGAGTTCGTTCTCTTTGAACGCCCATTCCGGTTGGGTCCCGGCTTGCGTAGTCAGGACGGTGTTCGGCTGAATGGCGTGAGCCTGTAACCAGTCCGGGAGCGTTGTTCCCTCGGGAGCCACCGCCTCTTTCATTTTGTGGAACTGCTCCAGGAACAACAGAATCAGTTTCGGTACCACAAACTTGTAACTGGACTGGAATGACCCGTCTTTCCAGGCGAGCCCCAACTTACGGCGCATTCCGGTCTGCCAGTCTTTCGCCTTGTTGAGGTCCACCACACGGTAGCGGAATGACAACGTGGTTTCGACGTGCTCATACACCGGTTGCAACCAGACAGGGAGCTTGGGGTCTTTCCAGATGGTTTTCTTGTCGTCGTACACAAAGGGGATATTGAACAAATACTCGTCCTTTATCTCCTCTTCTACCGTTACCTGCACTTTGTCGTAGATGGACATCTTGGCAGGTTCGGTATTACGATTGTTGGTCAGGAGGGTTCGATAGGTAGGAATCCCATCGTTCTGTCCGGCGTATTCAATGAAGGTGTCTTCCGGGATACCGGTCGAATTGATAATACTCCGGATAATGTTCATGTTCGTCGGACGCGTCACCGACTCGTACACATCCGGAATTCCATAGTTCAGCTGTGGCATGGTGCACGCGCTCCTCTAAGCAGTCTCATAGAAAGCAGCATAAAGCCCTCTCCTGCCAAAAAGCAGGAGAGGGGGCAGTATTACTCGGCTAAGCCAACGTAGTCGCCGTTAAGCGGCAGGAAGGTCGGTTCTACATCAATGGTCACGTCGTTCAGGCCCAGCATCTGGAGCGCCGTACGTACCGCGACAGTGACGCTTTCACCCACCACTTCACCAGCCACGTTAAAGGTGTTGCTCATGGCGTGGAAGCTTGGGGATTTCAGTTCACGTTGAATGAACGTCACCAGGCCCTGTTCTACTGCTGCGACACGGTTGGTGCCACGCAGCACAACGCGCAGTGCACTGGTACCTTTCACATTGAAGTAGAAGGCATCACTTGCGCTTGCGGCGGCTGTGGTGTTTGATTTTTCTGCGAGTGGCGCGGTTTGGGCCAGCTTTGCGAGCTCGGAGCGAATCGACAAAGGCTTTCCCGCTGGAGGAATCTCCACCTCCGGGGCATTCGGACCACCCACCGCACGTTTACCCGCTACCGACGCCAACCAGATACGCCATGAACCACCGTTACCGGCCAGAGGGAATTTGACCCATTCCAGTTTACCGTTCAGGTAATGGAGTGCGCCTTCCATGTGGACCACGTCTTTTGGCAGGTAGGTACCTTCAAACGGGTCGCGTTTCGGGTCGATGATGATACCACGGAAACGAACGTCGTACGCGCGCGCTGCTTCTTCGCGGTCACGGTCGTAGTTGAAGTCTTCCGGTTTGATAGCGGCAGGACTCAGTGCTACCGGTGCAGGTGTTCCCTGAGGGTCACCCAGTTGGGTTTCACGGGTCAGAGCGTTAGACGCGCTGTCTGCTTCACCGTAGGCTGCCAGGATTTCAGCAATCTTCGGAGCCGGGTGTTCAACGACCTGGTCAAGCTGAGGAATCTGGAAGCCTGGGAAGGTCAGACTGAACATGGTCTGAATATCCGCGGCCGTTAACATGCGCACACCTGGGTTCTGACCTTTGGCGTCCTGGACCGGCGCAACCTGAAGCATTTCCCACTTCTCAGCCGCAGCATTGATGCGAGCAATCGCGTTGTACACGTTAGTGGCACGAGCAATGTGACCACGTTCCAGCGGCAGGCTGAAAATCAGACCATCCGCAGAATCACGCAGTTGGAACACCGCCGACTGGGAATCACCCACGGCCACGAACTTCAGTTGCGCGTCACCTTCACCTACTACGGTGTCGTTCAGTTCAGCCAACAGGAGAGCGTGCGGGTCAGTGACCTCCTCCAGCTGTACGTCGCTTAACAGTGCAGCTTCGTTCAGTGCATCGGTCAGCATCTCAAGGATAGCTGCATCAGGGGTTGACTTCAGGAAATCTTTAGCGCGGACAGTAATGCCATGTCCGGCGTCACCCAGACGGAAAGACGGAAGAGCGGTAACCAGTTGCTCACGTGTCACTTCGTCAAAGAGTTGGAGCTCTGGGCTGTCAATCAACTCGCCCTGACTGTTAAATACCGTAAAGATAATTTTCATTCTTAATGTTCCATTTAGAAAGGAAAGGAATGGTAGGTTGTTCAAACCATTTCCTGGTGGTGTAAAAAAAGAAAATAAAACAAGGGGGCCGAAGCCCCCTTGTTCAAGCACTTACCGCAGACGAATTAAGCTTCGTACTGAGACAGCGCTTTAGAGCCAGCGGCCATTGCAGCACGGAACACAGCGCAGCTGTGAGCAGTGAATGCAGTGTACGGCTCTTTGGTCCAGGTGACGTAGGAAGAACCGTACTGAACGGCCAGACGGGTGCAAGACTGGTTTTCCTGGTTGACTTTATCTTCGTCAACCTTACGGCTACCAATTTTGTCCGCTGCTTTGCGCACGTTCTCGCCAGCTTTTTCCATGTCCTTCAGGCCTTTGCCTTCGGTGTAACGCTTCATGGTTTCGCAACCACGGATAACTTCTTCCGCGATGTCGACAACCTGTGCAGGCGTCAGCACGTCCAGGCTGGCTTCTTCTGGGTCTTTCTGGTCTTTCTTCGTGTCCGCCATGAACACGGTAGAAGATTGCAGACGACGCGCGAAGTCACGGCTGTCACCGTCAACGCTACCAGACCAGGTAGAGCAGAAGATGGTTTTACCGCCCAGGATTGGGTCAGATTCAGTCAGCTTGGTGTCTTTGCTGCTGAAACGGCTGTCAGAAGAAGACTTGTCAGCGTCAGCATCTTTAGACATGTTCTTAAACATGGTGTGGATGTGACCGTTCAGTTTCTTCAGACCGTCTTTCGCGTCTTCCGGGTCAAAGCTGTTCAGGCTGTCCGCCAGCTTCTCACCGATTTTCGCTACTTCCGGGCAATACTTGGTTGCCAGGGAGTTCAACGCGCCGTTGATGTCGCGCAGACCAGAAACCAGCTCAGCGCCGTTCTTAACCGGTTTGTCAGCGTAAGAAATCAGACGAGCAACAGAGCCGCTCACTTCGAATTTCTTCTCTTTAGAGTGCTTACCGGTCATGCCGCCAGCACGCTTTTTCAGGTCTTCGGCAGAACGCTTCAGCGCAGACAGACGAGAAGTCATTTTACGCCAGAAGGATTTCAGACGCTCGATGATTTTCTTAATCATGCGCTTGATGGTTTCGATGATGTTGCGAACAACTTCACGGAAGCCTTCAGTTGACACTTTAGAACCGATGTAGCTCTCAACCGCAGGCATCACGGTTTCAGCGCTTTCATCAGAACCGGCAGTCGCCAGGTCAGCAACCTGTTCAGCCAGAGCAACTTCACCTTCAGTTGCGCCGTCTTCTTTCTGGTTGATACCCTGCTCGATGTAATCGGCAGTTTCTTCGGTTTTGTCAGCCACGTCTTGCAGACGGTAGACTTCGTCGAGCTCAGCGTCGGCCGCAGCCAAATCATTCGCTTGCTCTTCGACAATCAGTTCTGCTTCTTCGTTGCTGACTTCCGGCCAGCCCTCATTAGAAACCTGAGAACCATAACCACGCAGACCACTTGAAATACGACCCATTTGGGTAATCTCCATTACAAATTGAGAAAGGTAGGGAAAACGTTTTCCCTACCATTTAACCAGAATCCTCGAACGCATGAGCGCTATAGGATTAGTACGCGCTCAGAGAACGGTTGCAGTAGTTCAGCGTGTTTTTACCAACGCTCATGAACACACCGCTCAGTTTCGCAGACGGCTCGTCAATCAGCAGACGCGCAGCTGGGATGATGCGACGGATGTCAGACAGAATCGCAGACATGCCTTCTTTTGCATCACCGTCGTTGGCTTCACGCTCAACGTGGTCGCCAGCCTGGTCAAGGTTCTTGTGCGCTTCTTCGCTCTTAGCGAATTTACGCTTGTAACCTTCGATGATGTCAGCCATCTTGATGACTGCATCGCAGATGCTGATAATCTGCTGGGTGGTCGCGGTATCAACGCTGACAGAAGAATCATCAACGTCTTTCGCCAGTACGCCGGTCACAGTCGTTTTACGACGGGCCAGGGCATCGGCAGCGCCTTTGATTTTGTCTGCTGCGCCAGTAGCGCCAGCGCCTGCCGGTGCGAAGCACACGAAGATAGCCTGGTTACCCGGCATCTGCTCGGTACGACGCAGAGTCAGACCTTCGCCGATTTCACCGAAGCCAGTAGCTTTCGCATCCGGAACGTCTTTGCTGAACAGCTGAGTATCAGGGTTCAGGTCAGCCGCCGCTTTCACCAGGTTGTCACCCAGAGAAGACAGAGACGCTTCGTCGCTGAACTTAGCAGCTTCGATAGCTTTCAGGATGTTGTCCGCAACTTCGATGGACTTAGGCTGTACGGTTTCGAACAGCTTACCAGCGGTGTCAGCAGCAGTGTTCAGCGCAGTGGCCAGACCCTGTGCACCCGGGAACTTACCGTCGAGGCCCAGCACTTTGTTCGCTGCGACAACTTCGATTTTCTTCTCTTTAGCCACAGACGTGGTTTTCTGAGCGCGTTCACGGATAGACTGTGCGTTGGATTTCAGACGCGGAGCCGCAGCCCAGGTCTTTTCCCACCAGGTTTTCAACTTGGCGCGCATTTTCTTGAACCAGGCTTTCAGCTTCTGCCACCAGTTTTTGATGGTAGCTTTCAGGCCTTCAACCGCTACGCGAGTAGACTGCGCAGAACGGCCAGAGTCAGAGAACGATTCAACCGATACAGACATCGCATCTTCGATACCGTGTACGCGGTTCAGGATGTTAAGCAGACGAGCAGACTCAACGGAGATACCACCGTTTTCCTGGGCTTCTTCCAGGATTTCGATGACTTCCGGATAAGTCTCAGTCATTGCTTCAGTCAGCATTTCGCCTTCCGGCTCAACTTCGTTCAGCTGTGCTTCGACTTCATCCATTTCTTCCAGGGCAGTACGGGTGTCCAGTTCAATCTGGGCAGCCTGTGCCTGTTCCTGGTCGATGGAGCCACCGTAGTTTTCAACAGACGGTGCGCCAAGTGTGCGAGCTAATCTTCCCATTTTTCAAATAACCTCTTGCAAGAGTGTTTAGTTTACGGCTTTTGCATCACCGTCGAATTGGCCGAAGATGATATTCAAAGTACATACCATGTCGGTAAAGCCATCCGGGTGCTTCAGCCAGTGCCACATATAATCCTCTACGGGTACGTGTAACAGACTGATAAGCTTCGGGGTGTGTCGACCGGGACGGAACTTACTCGCGCCATCAGAACGCTCATAACGAATACATTCCCAGCGACTGGTAAGCGCCATCGGGCGACGACCGGTACTGATGTACTGCAAGGTATCTTCGAGCAGAGCCCGCATATGGATAGTCATGCGCGGGTTCTTCTCATTGGCTTCCAGCCAGTCACGCAAATAACCGAACAGGTCTAACGCACGATTGATAATCTTGCGGCGGAACTGCCAGGTGTTGCACTCGCTGGAAATGGACAGGCGCACTTTGTGGTACGCCTCCACGACAAGGGCGTCCGCTTCGATACCAGATTTAATCCCGTCGTATAACGGGGACTGGAAACCGCAGGGGGACACCTGGTACGAAACTAACATGGCCATCGTTTACTCCTTAACTGGCGACGCCGTATTCTTTCTCCAGACGCACAACCTCGTAGTTAAGGTTACGCAGGCGCTCTTCGGTGACTTTAATCACCTTATCACTGGCCGCATCGCTGTTCCCTTCACGGGCAGCACGCAGCTGGGCCAAACGCAGTTCCAGACACGCACGTTCATCACGCGCTTCCTGAAGGACTGCCGCCTGGTGTTCTACCCAACGGGAGCCGAAGAACCAGATGATGTCAGAAATAACCGGAACGAAGCCCAGACCCAGTGGGTCGAGTTTGCGTGCACCGGTTACCGACTCCACTGCTTCTACTTTACTCTCGTCGAACACGATGTCCGGAACGCTGTCAATCTTCGCCAGAATCTTTGGCATCGGTTCAGCGAACAGCTTAATCAGACGCGCAAAGGACACGGCGTTTTCTTCCAGCCACTTCACTTCACCCGCTTTGAACGCCGGAGTCGAGTCAATGCCTTTGAACGCCGCCGGGGTTTCTTTGCTGTAAGTATAGTGGAGCACGCGACGGGAATAACGAGAGACGAAGCCAATCAGGGAAATCACACGCAGCAAGGTCGCCTTCTGATAGGTCAGACCCAACTTCGCGGCAGAGCCCTTGAAGTGGTTCTCAATCGCTTTCTCGAGGTACGGGAAGCCTTCCGTCAGAGAAGACAGTACCAGCGTGGTCGTTTCCACGTAGTTGGTACGTGAGCCGGTTTCCTGGCGGAAGCGGTCGTTGAAACGTTTCACCTCGGTGGTGTGGAACGCAGACGGCCCCTGGTAACCTGCGAACTGTACGGCATCTTTGTACGGTTGCAGGGCGTCGTTGATTAACGACTCCTTGGTGTTCTCCAAGGTTTCCATGATGCGCCCTTTGTCCAACGTCGGGGTGAGGAACGCAAAGAAGTTCTTGATACTCATCGGGGGTCTCCGTTAGAAAGTCGGGGCGGAGCGCTGTTGCAGCATTTCCGCGAATTTCAGCAATTCCTGACCGTTACCACCCTTGTTCGCATTCTTCATCTGAGATACGGACAGCTTGGTCGAGTGCTCGATGCCGCGGTAGAAGATTTCCACCTGCTCGTACGCCTGGTCCACCACGTACAGGACCAGCATCCCTGAGTTGTCAAAGATACGCTGGCGGTCTTTGAACTTGCTCAGCTTGATGGTCAGGGAGCGTTCGATTTCGAGCTGCGTCTCATCGGAGATAATCACGATGTTGGACGCGGAGGCCACAGACGGTTTACCGGTCAGCCAACCTGTCAGCGCGTTACGACGTTGGTCGCGAATCGCTTTCATGTACAACCCGGTTGGGTCGTTCAGTTGGGCCTTACGGTGCTGGTCGAGCAAGTCCGCACAACCCAGGAGGTCCTGGAAGAAGCGCAGCTTATCCGCCTTAACAGCATAATAACGGTCTTTCAGGTCGCGGTTCTGCGCACCGGCGGTCAGGATGTCCGCGATGGAAGAGCCCACGGCTGGGATGGTGTTCAGACGCACGGAGACTTGCGTAGAGACGCTTTCACCGTTAGCGGTCAGTTCCACATCCAGAATTTTACCTACAGCGAGGTTGGTGTTCTCACGCAGCTGCGCCAGGTTCTCACGGGAGAACTTCGCACCCACAGTGTTGGTTTCCGGCGCATCGTTACCTTTGCGGCGATACCCTTCAACGGCCACCTGACGCACGGTTGGTAAACCGAACTTCATTTGCTCGTTGGAGACCATGCGGGCCACCGTGTCAGCCAGTCCGTTAACGGGGTCACGTTTCGGGTTGAACTGCTCCAGACGAGAACCCACGGTCACGTTGTTCAGGGTGGCAGACAAACCCACAGCAGACAGATACAGGCTGGCAAACATGCTCAGTGCCGACTGCATGATGTCAGGAGTGTAAGGCTGATTCCACAGAGCAGTTTCAACCAGAGTAATCGGTTCCACACGCGTAGTGGCCGTGTACCCAATGAGGTTATCGGTTTTCGCTGCGCGCACAAAGTTTGGAAGGCCGTTGGCCAATTCCAATAGTGTGAGTGGGTTAAATGTTAATGACATGGCTTTACCCTTATCAAGAGGTTACAATATGGCATCGAGAAATGACCAGATTCGCGAGAGTCTGGAAATCTTGCATCGGTCCAACGGCTTAGGGGGATTGAGCGCACAAGCGTTCGAGATGCTGTATGGCATCAACTACCGTGCCACGGGGGTTATCCTCCCCGCGAACACCGACCAGGTCGGGTTGACGTTCTTTACGAAAACCGACATGAACTTGCAGGAAGAGAACATTACACAAGATAGAAGCTTAAGTCCCATGATTTCACGGGAAGCGTTGACGTACCCCCGTGCTATCCGAGCGTATCTTGACCCTTGGGGTGCCGCAAACAGCGGTTACGATACCCCGTTAGTTAACCCACGTCAGGCTTTCATTGCACCGTTAACCAACCTATTGACCTCCGTTTCCGGTTGGCCAGACCCGGTGATGGGGACGCACGTTTCCCGGGAAGGTATCCTCGGTGAGCAGTGGGGGATGGCAGATGGCATCTACGAGTACAATGGGCAATGGGACATGTCCGCCACCTTCAACAACGTCGAAGGGAACTTGTTGGTGTCCATGTTCAACAACTGGGTACGTTACGAGGATGGCGTGTACACGGGACGACTGATGCCGTATCCGTGGAACAACTTCATGTCCCGTATCGACTACGTTACCCGGTGCTATCGTCTGATACTCGACCCCGGTCGTCAGTTCGTTCAGAACATCATGGCCTGTGGTTACGGTTTCCCTACCACGGTACCTTGGGGTGGGATTGCTGACTTCGACTCCTCGGACAACTTCGCGACGGCCAACAATAAGATAACGATTCAGTTCCGTTGTTTTGGCGCGATGTACGACGACCCAATTCTGTATTTCGAGTTCAACCAGACGGTGGCGAAGTTCAACCCGGACTTGCAGATTGCCAACGCCGGGCGGTTGTACCAGGAAGACATCAAATTGAAAAGCGCGGACTATTATCGTGTCACCGCTGAACAACGCGATTACCTGGTCGGCTATTGCTACCCACTGATTCACCCGTTCACCCAGGAACTGTGCTGGTTCATCGAGAAAGCGGTGTACAACCAAATCATGAACTATTACGGTGCTGGCCGTGTGGCAGCGCAGGACTTTAATGCGATTCAGCAGGATACCGCAGATGTGGCCGGTGGCTACATGGCGAACACGCTGGAATCCGCCGATGACACCGGCTTATAATTGAAAAGGTAACCAAGATGTCAGACTTCGATTTAACCACACTGATGGAGCAAGCCGTGCGTAACCCGGCGGGTCTCCAGACCGTGGCCATCGACTACGTCCAATGGCGACTCGACGGACTCACGGTACCGGACCCGTTGTCCCCCATGGTGCAAATCATGGAGGTCGGCTCAACCCAAACTGCTATCGCCATTAACCAGGCCCTGGCCCTGGACCGTCGTCGTTATGGGTTACTGGCCACCACCTGGGAAGACCTGTACGCGGTCATGACTGACCGTGACTTCCTCAACCGGTTCTCCAAACCGGCGGGGATGCCGTTGTCCATCTGGGTAGAACGCGACACGGTACTTTCCTTGATGGCGTCAGTAGGGAACGGGTCGAAGAAATTGACCATTCCACGCTACACGGAGTTCACGGTCTCCAACCAGTACACCTTTACCTTACTTTACCCGATTGAGATTCGCCAACTGCAACACGGTGCTATTCAGATTGGGTACAACTCGGATAAGCTGACGCCACTGCAAACGCTGACGGACAACGTGATTCCGTGGTGGAGTTCCAGGGACGATGAAGGGGTGAACCGTATTCGCCTTGACGTTAACCTGCTCCAGTTAAAACGGGTGTACCAGTTGTTCTCCCCGATGGGCGGTTCAGCCAACTCCTTCGTCATGACGTTTGAAGACAGCTACTTCTCTGCCCGCGTGTTCCGTAAAATCAACAACGGTTGGGTGGAGATGAAGACCACCCACAGTGAGCAGATTCACGACCCGCAGACCGCCACGGCGTTCCTGGAGGTAGATGAAGGCGCATTGCGTGTCACCATTCCACCTATCTACCTGACCAACGGGTTGATTCCGGGTGACATTCGTGTGGACGTCTACACCACCAAAGGAACCCTGGAGGTGCCGTTGAGTCAGTTGGACTCGGCTGCATACAGCTGGGAATTCGGCGAAGACCTTGACGACCCGTCACAAGCGGCGTTCTGGAAAGGCTTACCGGACCTCAGCATGGCCGTGTTCTCCGAGGGTATCATCTCAGGCGGTACACCGGGCCTCACCTTTGAAGAAGCACGTGACCTGGTGATTTCTCGTGGTAGCAGCATTGATACGCCTATCACTCCGCCGCAGGTACGTGCGAACCTGGAACTTCAGGGCTTCAACGTCTTACTGGGTCGGGATGACTTGACGGACCGTGTGTACTACGCAACGCGGGGTGTACCGAACAACCCGAACAGCGAATTCACCACGTCTATCTCGTCAGGGATTGTCCCCATCAGCATTTCGATGGAGAACCTGGCGCGGTTACCGGGCTGTTACGACAACGGTGACCGGGTTACCATGACACCGAAGACGTTGATGCGTATTGAGAGCGGGCGGTTACAGGTTGTGAAAGCAGCTGAGTACCCGAACAGCGGTGCAGCGACCACGGAAACGTTGGTGGCGGCCGTGAACAACACGGAGTACGTGTATTCGCCGTTCCACTACGTACTGGATGCCAGCAACAGCAACTTCGCGTTACGGGCGTATTACCTCGAGAACCCGAAGATGACGTTACGTGAGTTCCTGGCCGAAAACCAGTCAACGCTTCTCAGTGTCTCTACCCAGACCTTCGCCATTGAACGCACCACGTACGGTTACCGGATTGTGATTAACTGCAAACCGTCAACCGGCTATGATGCAATCAAGCAAGAAGACGTGCACCTGCACCTCGGGTATTACCCACGCGGAGAAACGGAACTGGCCTATCTGACCGGAACCGTGTTGGGGATTATCGACGGCGTCTGGACCTGGGAGTTCCAACTCCACACCAACTACGATGTGGACGCGAACGACGACCTGGTGTTGACCAACTTCCTGCAATACGACACCACACCGCGTAACCTGACCATTGGGTTAGAGACTCGTTTCTTCCTGGTGAACTCGGTGACCAATTACCGGGTACTGAACCTGGAAGGCTCGGATGTGGATGCGTACGTTCCGGCGTTCCTGTTACCGAGCGGGGTTGACTGGGTGGGCGTGCAGTTAGAAGCCATGACCTTCCAGTTGGGTACGGCACTGACGGATTTCTGGCGTGGCTGCCGTCCGGTTGCCGGGAGTCAACAGTACCAGCTCTACACCCAAGACGTGCTGAAGTACTACGCGTCGGATGTGTACGAGATGGACCCGAGCACCAAACGGCCGAAGTATACCATCGTCAACGGTGAGATGGTGTACACCAAGTTGCACTCGAAAGGGGACCCGGTACTGGATGCCGTGGGTAACCAGGAAATTGAGTACTATGCCGGGCAGGTGAAGGTTGATGACAACGGGGAACCGATAGTCGTCTCAGAGCGTCCTACGCTGCGTCTGATGGACCTGTTCGTTATGGACGGGGCTTACTACTTCACAGACCAGAAAGAGGCGCTGGCTGACGCACAGTACCTTCCAGCGCGTATTGCCGATACGTACGTAGCAACCATCGAGCAAATCGCAGGGCGTGGCCTGGAAAGTACCTGGTATTACTACTATCCGAAGACCACCATCGGGCAGATTAACGTGTTGACGGATTCTTCACGCTCTCTGATGATGAACTCTCGGGTGAACGGTGTCTGTACGCTGAAGCTGTCAGAGTTGGGCTACAACAACGAGGAATACCAGAAGTCAGTGAGCAGGGTGATTACGGACATCATCAATGCACACCTGAAACTGGAAACGGTGTCGAAGATGGATATCATGGCCGACATCAAGGAGAAGACCGACAGCGACCTGATTGGGTGCGAGTTGTACTTGTACTCGAATGGGGTTGAAGTTGAAACCATCTCCGCCGGTGATGAAGCCGTTCGCTTCTCGCTGAACCGTGTTCTGTACCTGCGTGATGACGGTAAGCTTGGCGTGAAGGAAGACATGACCTTTACTCCGAAACCGCACATCACCAAGTCGGATTCGTTGTACAGCACCAGTGTCAACAAACTGACGCAAGTCTAAACGGCATAAAGGCCCTGGTACCCTTCGGGGTACCAGGGTTCCTTTTATTTCTTCATTCTGCTTTCGAGGTACTTCTTCTCTTCCGCAGTGACGTTCTTCAGGATATCAGACGCATCCATGTTCGCTTTCGCTGCTTCGCGTTGCGCCACATCGAATTCAAACGCCAGACACGCTGACACCTTATCCGCGAACTGACGCATCAGATGCAGTAACCAGCCCGACAGCAACACACAGGTGTTGAAGATTTGCTGGAACTCGCCCAGAGCACGGATGATGTCCTGAAGCAGCGTGAAGTCCGACATGCGACTTTCGTGGAAGGTGTTGCGAATCTGCTCGGTGTCCTTCAGCATCTTCTCCGCATACTTCGAAATTTCTTCCTGCGTTTTGATGATGCCTTCTGGAATCGACAGCATGTTGCGGCTGTGACCCGGACCACCCACGATACGGGCAATACCTTCTTGCAGTTTACGGATAGACTTCGAATCAGTCGCGATACTTTGCTTCTGGTCGTTCTTCTCCGCCAACTTGGCACGGAAGTCCTTCAGACCGTTCACGATGTCTGCTGGTTCACTTCCCGCCACCTTAACCTGGTTCTTCGCCAACATGCGCTTGAGGCCCGGGAAGGAACGGTCAATCGCCGTGTCTTCCTGAATACGCTCCAGACGCAGTTTCACCTGGCCCGCACCCACGGTACCTTTCTCACGCAGATAACCTGAACAGGTTTCTTCGCCCACCTTGTAGCTTTCGCTCAAGACTTTCGCGTAGTTGTTCAGGTCACCCAGCATCCCAAAGATATCCGCGGATAACCCGTTCGGATTCAGCAGGTCACGCGTTAACCCGGTGTAGTGCTCGAGCAACCCATCGGTTAAGCGCTTGTACTGTTCCGCACTGGTCAGGACCTTTTCCACTTCCTGGTCACCGACTTTGCTGCGGATGTTATCCGACCCTTTGGCAGAAGCAGACCCGCCCGTGGAACTGCCCATCAAGGCACCCGCGTCGTCTTTCCCTTTCCCAAAGAAGCCCAGCACCCATTTAATCAACTTGTACAGGAACGCTGCGCCAGCCACCAGGACTGCTGCAATGATACCTGCACGTTTGCCGTCGATGTCTTCAATAGCAACCTGCATGTTGGTGCGAGACCGACGCTGCGTGTAGCTTTGAACCGGGTACAGTTCATTCAGGGGACCGGCGAACGATTCAACGGCCGCCATAGTATCGCGGTTCACCCCGCGCGCTTTGACATCGGCACTCATGCGCTCGAGTTCGCTAATCAGCGGCTCGGCGTTGTTGCGCTGGACTTCATACTCAGAATAAATCTGGTTGATTTCCATCACCATGGTGCGTAGGTCTTTACCGTCAGCGGCGATGAAGTTGAAAATCTCCTTCACCGGCTTGACGACTTGTTCGTTATCCATCTATTCCTCCAGCGTGGAATCCAACAGATTAACCACCTCGTCCACGGCACCCTGATGGGTGTCATCAACCTGTCCCAGATGGAAGAACAGGTATTCCCACTGGACGGTCAGGGTGGTGGTTAACAGATTGAGGAGTGTGCGCACGGCGTTCAACAGTAAGTAACTGTGGCTGTGCAGTGCAATCATCGGGTTGTACAGTTCGTGGAGCAGACCGTCGATACGGTTCCGACGAGACCCGCTGACTTCCCGCAGACTGTAGATGCAACGCAGGCGGTTGTCCGCCTCAAGGATACGGGCACGTAACGTGTACGGCAGTAACTTACGCAGTTGCTCTAACAGCTGAAAGTTCCCTTGTGCCAGGGTCCAGGTTAAGGTCTCACGAGGAGTTTCCATTATCCGGTCCGTGACCTTCGGGGTAGCCAGGTCTAACAGTTTCGCCAACCGCACTGGGAGGTCCGTCTCTTTACAGTTCAACGCTCTGATGAGGTCAGTGCTGACCCCAATGGCTTCGTACTGACGGTAGACGTCATCCAGTCGGGCGTTCAGGTCACCGGGCGGTTCCCACAGGGGGAAGGTGCTGGCGTCCAACAACAGTTGGATTTTATCCAGCAATCCGCTCAGGTCACTCGGGAACGCCGGGAACGACGCGACCACGTCGCGCACGCTCAAGGTTTGCGCGCAAAGCCCTTCGGCGTAAGGGGTGCGGAGACCATTCAACCGTTTAATCGCCTCACTCAGGGAATGAGGGTAGATATGGTTGACCGGATATTCAATTCGCAAGTAACTGATAATCCGGCTTAACGTGGATGTCAGGTTTAAATGGTCGGTGGCAACGCTCGCTACCTGGTAGAACGCTTCGACTACTTCCGTAACCCCGGTCAGATGGTTAAGAAGGGTATCGTCCTCCTTTTCCGTGACCGACAGCGCAGGTAAAGGGTGGTAGGCACTCAACGTTGCCAGTTTGTTGCGTAGCGCCGGAGCAATTTCCGGCTTACGGGCGTATAACGCCGCGAGACTCTGCTCCATGGTGTTCAACTCCCGAGAGCTTAGGTATGGCTCTCTTGCACTTTAAAGGCCTCTTCCACCTTCTCTCCCAGCGCACAGGCCGCAGACAGAATGGTTTCACGGGTCTGGTCATCCACTGCATAGCCGCTTAACAGGTCAGCAATCGGACACGCTTTAGAAACGTGCGCCGCCAAGCCGCCGTAATCGGTGAAGAAGACGTTCTTGTAACGCAGCTCCCACAGGCCACGGGTAATGTCCGTCACCGTGGTGGTTTCCAGCAGGAAGCGTTCGTTAAACTCAGACACGAACTGCGCCACGTCAGCAAAGTAATGTTTGACGTAGTACAGCTCGGGGTTCTCCTGACGACTGGAAGGTAGCGGCAGGCTGTACGCCAATGCAACACCGAGGGCCAGGGAGATTTTCTTTTTGTCATTGCCGAGAGACATGACCAGGGGTTCCACCATCCCCGCAACAAGCGCACGATTCATCGTTCTACTCCGAATTAACTGAGAACACGCAGCTGAGCAGCCGCAGTGAAGAGGTCGTTGTTCATCAACGCCTCGAGGTTCTGTAGCTCCTCACGCTTTGCCTTCTGGCCGCGTGTTGCAGGAGACACTAACAGGTAAATCTTTTCCAGCACCGTTTCCCGGTCCTTCAGGTCAGCAATCAGACCGTCAATGACTTTGACGTCTGTGGTCAGCTGAATGGCGCGTGGTTTCGGTAACGCTGGGTGCTTCATCTGCGAGATTAAATCCCGTTTGATGCGCGTCAGGCGTTCACGCGGTTTGTCGTACTCACGCTCATGCGGGGAGACCAACAGCACCATGATGGACATGTACATCAACAGGAAGTTGAAGCTCATGACTGCCACGGTGGCCATCAGGATGTACCCCACCACCTTCACCAACTCCATCACGAAGTAGGTCAAAGTGTTGCGATAGGAGTTCGGGTCAACCTGGTTCATGATTTTGAACAGGCCGCTGGCCAATGCACGACCGGCACCCATACGGGAGGCGAATTGGTCGGACAAAGATTCCCAGCTACGGTTGTCATAAAGACTGGTACCGAACTCAGAGCGGGATTGGTTCACCACTTCGGTCAAGAGCACCAGTTGCATGGTTTTCTCGTCGGTGGTGTTCAGCAGCTCTTCGTTCTTGGTCACGTCAACGCCAGTTTTCTCTTTGAGTTCACTGAACAGTTTCACCCGGTGCTGTTTCTCAGTCACGCCCAGGGCGGAGCGAGCGAAATGGGTCAGGACGAAGCATGTCGTGTCTACCTGGCCAAGGTAGGTGAAGTACGACATCAGGTGCCCGATTTCATGCAGCACAACAGCGGCAATCTCTTCCGCTTCAAACGTGCCGGAAGAAATACAACCCGTGGTGATGTAAACTTTGTTCACCAGTTTAGAGAAAAAGCCCGAGACCTTGGCGTTTTCCAAATCAACCGTACCTTCAACCCCTTCACCACCCCAACGGATTTGCGCCATCCCGTCTGTGCGTTCTGCAAAGTACTGACGCCAGCGGTTGACCAGGGGATGGTTGACATCAATCTGTGGTGCCACCACGTAAGCATTAGGTTTGGGGTAGTTCTCTAACTCGAACTCCACAAACAGGTTCATGTGAACTTTAAAGATATCCTGAAGACGTTTCTTCTGAAGGAAAACCTTCTTCGTTTTTTTGAATTCGTTAATCATGTCTTCAAACGCGAGTGTCAGTTCTCGGAAGACTTTGGGGTTCTCCTGAGGATTCACCGCTTCGACACTGACAATCGGGAGCGGCGCAATAGGGGCGATTAACATGGTTCCGTGGCCTCGTCAATAAGAGATATACAGGGTTGAGTACACAGAATAGGCTCTGTCGTATAGAGGTGGTAATAAAAAACGTCAGGGTACCTTGTTATAGAGACTTAGAAAATACGTTGGAAAGGAATAACCTCCATGACCGAAGTAGCGAAACCTAAATTATTAGGGCGTGAGTTTAAGCACGCCACGAAGGTGAATTCCAAATTCAATGACCACGATGAGGCCATCTTCGTAAAAGAAATCGAACACTGGGACAACGGTGTGCGTATCCCGAAAATTCGAATGATTAAAAACTTCGAGCGCACCTTCTACGTCACCCGTGATAAGTTCCGGACCCACAAAGAGAAACGGAGTTGGGAAGACAAAGACAAGCTGCGCGAATACCGCTGTACCGAACGCGAGATGCCACTGGCCATCGTTAAAGCGTTAGGGTACGGCAGACCTTCCAGTATTAAGCAATTGAACCGCAGTCCCTATCTGTACGGTACGGACATCAACTCCACCACCATTATCAAACGGGAATATGACCGTAAGTGGGGCGAGTACAAATCGGACTATCTGACCGCACACCTCGATATCGAACGTGACGTGACCTTCGGTACCGAAGCGATTCAGATGATTTCCATCTCGTGTGGCAACGAAGTGTTCCAGGTTATTACTGAACACTACATGGCGGGTGACACCGAATTCCTGGACAAGGTACGCAAGTGTTACGATGCTGAAATCCCACCTATCTTCGAAGAACTGGCTGCCGCCCGTGACGAAGACGGGAAACCGAAGTTCTTTAAAGGGAAAGTCCACGAACCGTTCAACATTATCCTGAAGACGGCGAAGACAGAAGCGGAAGCGGTTATCCTGGCGTTCGACTATCTGCACGAGAAGAAACCGGATATCCTGTCCATCTGGAACTTACCGTACGACTTAGAGAAGATGTGCATTGCGCTTAAGCGTGAGAACATCGAACCTGAGGATGTGTTCTGTGACCCGAAGATTCCAAAAGAATACCGTTACTTCCGTTTCCAGGAAGGGTCCGCACGTATCCTCGATGCGAACGGCGAAGGGGCTAACAAAGAACCGCAAGACCGTTGGCACCGTGTAAACTGTCCGTCCCACTTCTTCTGGGCAGACCAGATGTGTGTCCGCCGTGCTATCCGTAAGCACTTGCCGAAAGAAGGTGGTTACGGATTGGGTGCCGTGCTGATGCGTGTGTTCGGTTTCGGTAAGCTCAAAGGTGACGCCGGTAAGAACCGTTCAACCGGTATCGACTGGCACCGTCAAATGCAACGTAACGAAAAGGTCTTCTACTGCGTCTACAACATGTTCGATAACATCGGTGCACAGTTGTTGGATGAGTATACCCTGGACTTACGTAACACCTTCCCCGCGCAGTGCGGTTGGTCAGACATGTCCAACTACGGTTCGCAGGGTAAGAAGTTGTATGACGACCAGTACTTCAAACTACTGGAAAGAGAGAACACCGTTATCTGCGGTATCTCTGACCAGATGCAGAATGAAATGGACGACTTGCTGGTTACGCTTGAAGGTTGGATTTGTACCCTGTCTTCTCACCTCATTGACCGCGGGATGGGTAACAAGGTCATCAAGGAATTCCCGGATATCCTGACCAAGGTTATCAAATGGGTGCTGGACATTGACGTGAAGTCTTCCTACCCGTCCACCGGTGTGTGGATGAACCTGGAACAGCAGACTATCATCCGTCAGATGTGCAAAATCCTGGGGATTACGATGGAAGAGCAACGTCGCCTTGGTATTAACTTACCGGCAGGGGCTGTAAACGCCGTAAACATTATGACAACTATCTGCAACGCGCCGAGCCAGGAAACCATGCTGCATCGCTTTGCTAAAGCTCGGGGTATCACACTGGAATACTAAGGAGTCGTGATGGGGTCGTTAATCCAACGCGCTTTACAGCAGAGTAACGGGGACGTGGTGATTCAGACCATTCGTGAACGCTCGGACCCGGTACTGCGCCACTACCTCCAACCCATTATGAAACTGTACCAACAGCTGGACTACGAGATGTCAGCGTTCCACGAGCAGGCCTTTGGCGTGTCCGGTGAAAGCTACCAGTTCAGTGAAGGAGAACTCTTCGACGAGTTAGACCAGGGGAACATCCTGCTGGTCATTCATGACTTGTCGGGTGCTCTTGGGTTGGCACAGGTGAAGGTGGAAGAGGAAGGGACACGGACGAAAGAGTTGGTCATCCGTTACCTGGTGGTTGGTGAAGAGCAACGCGGGAAAGGTTACGGTACTCACCTGTTAAACAAGGTGATGACCATTGCCGAAGAAGAAAAGGTAGACCACATCACACTCGGGGTCTACGTGCAGAACGAAGGAGCCATGCGTTTGTACAGCAAATTCGGGATGCGTCCGTACTACCAGGCGTTGGTACGCAAAAATAAATAACAGGTACCCTGCTTCCCCAAAAGGGAAGCAGGGCCTGTATGCGCTTACTCGCTGATGCGGGTAATGTAACCAATCAGACGCTCGCGGGCCGCAGTGGTGCGGCAGACGCTGGCAGACTGTTGCAGGTTGTAGTACTGCAATGCGTTCTTGCGCCCTTTCGGGTCAGCGAAGGTCAGCACGCAGTCGATGGCGAAACGAATCGCATTGATACGTTTGTCGGACAGGTTCAGGTGAGAGAAACCACGGAAGATGGCTTCGGCACCAAACACGCGATTCGGGTTCTCACGAACCAGACCCATCAGACGACCCATTACCACCACGAAGTCTTCGTCGCTTTCCAGGTTAAAGGTGGTGAGCACCAGATTAACCAGGGATTCTTGCAACGATTTCAGTGAGCTCACGGTTTGGCGGTTCGCAGGGTTGGCGTCTTTGACGTACTTATCCCACTGAAGAACCAGAGACTTCGCCAGACCAGAGACTTCGTCGTACTGGGTGAACGCAGAGTTTGCATCGGCAACCGGACGCTGAGTTTCAACCGCTGCGCCAACAGACGCCTCTGTGGTTTCAACCGCCACTTCGGCTGCTACCTGAGTGTCATGGACGGTTTGTTCGCCGTCTTGCTGCTGTTGGGTTTCCGCCACCTGGTTAGACAGGTCGCTGGAGGTGCGCAGGAGGTCCTGCACCTTATCGGCATTGTTCTTTGACATGGAAACTATCCTTTCAAATGAATGGGAGTGGTACATAACAAGGTTGGGGTCAGCGCATGGCTTTCCAGTCCATCTTCTCGACCTTCAGTGCCACACCGTGCATACGTGACATCATGATGTACATCAGACGGTTACCGATTTCCGTGGCAACCGCAGGGAGAGATTGTTCACGGTTACGGAAGTTCTCACCCATGCAGTGGATGCAGAAGTTACCTTCAGTCGCTGCGCAGTACATTGGGCTACGCAACAGTACACGTTTACCAATGAACTCTTTCTCGTTGTCCACGGTAATGAGTACGTCTTTCGACGGACCCTGAGCGTACGTGCCGTGATACGACTGGATGTTGTCGTTGTCCAGCGTACGGAAGCGTCCCAGTTTGGTCTTACAGTCTTCCATGGAGATAACGGTTGACATGAAGAAGCGCTGGAACACTTTTGCCAGTTCACCACCGAGGGCGGTCATGGCACCACGGTTGTACGAGCCGTCAATCAGGCTGTTAGCCATCTGTGGGAGTTTGGTGATATCCCACTGCTCAGAAAGCGAGCGTTCAATGACGGTGATTTTAGAGCGGTCTGTGAAGTCGTACTCGATACCGTGCATCAGGAACTGTTTGGCACGCACAACGTCAAAGGTCTTACCCGGTTGCAAGAACCCTTTGTCGGGGTCGTTCGCCTGGAACTCTTTGTCCGCGTCAATCAACGTCTTCATGATTTTCGCAATGGTCGCCGGGTTTTGTAAGTCGTCGATGTATTTCTCGAGCAACTCTTTACGCAGCTTACGAATCTCAGGGGACACGGTGATGGTGAACGGGGTTGCGGCCGGAACGCCTAATGGGAGCCAGCCCGTAGTGGAATAGGCCGCATGGTAATAGCGCTCATCCAGTTCATCCACGTAAATGGCTTTCGGGTCACGAGGCTTCCCTTCTTCCGGCAAGGATTGGGTCAGCTCCGCGATAATCATCTCAACCTTTTTCAGGCTGAACTTCCCTTCCTGATACGGGATACGGTCACCGAACGAATACACCAGAACCACCATGTTCAGTAAGAGGTTACCGTAACAGGTGTGCTTTATCGGTTCCAGGACGTTCGGGATGGCGCGCTTCGGTAAGAAGATGTGCTCCAGGAAGCGGAAGAAACTCTCACGCTTCTGCATCCGTGGCGTAAGCTCTTCCAGCTCCACCCAGACGTTCTCTTCCGGGTCAGCGTACACAACCTTCCCGTTATCGTTAAAGAGCTGGTACGGGTACTTCTCGAACGCATAGCGGTCGGGTTCATCGGTGAAGCGGTAAGGGAGCATCTCCTTCTCTTCCACCGGTAAGGCACTGTAACGAACCAGCTCCCCTTCCGGCTTCGGTAGCAGACGCACAATCCCGAAACACTCGATAATCCATTCCTTGTAAAGGTACGCACCCCCGTTAAGGGCGCGCAGGAAGTATTCCAACTTATTCATGGTTATCCCCTACTTCCGGTAAGGCCCGCAGCGCACGACCTACCTGAATGGCTTTGTTCGGGTCACCAAAGATAACGTTCAGGGTTTCCCCGGCTTTGGTCTCAAACGCTTCCCCGGTCAGGTTGGCAAATAACCCGATGGTCTTCAACATCTTGGCGGCTTTCTGCGCATCCAGGGTGGTGATTTCACGGTAGAAGTAATCGACGTAATGGTCAAACGTCAACCCCAGTTGTCCGCCGTGCTGGAAGTACCGGACCATCCCGGTGGTTTCGTACAGTGCCATACCGGCTTTCACACGGGCACGGTGTGCCGGGTCATCGGTACTGTCTTCTTCCATCAGGTAGTCTCGTCGGTCGGCGACAAGTTCTCGGATTCGCTTAATGAGTGACGTGGAGACTTCCTGCACCAGTTCACAAAAGCTCTCTGTGGCAACGTCGGATGAGATGGAGTTGACGATTTCGCCCATAGCGAGCTTAGGTCCCATGGCATCGTTAAGAATGGTGCGAAACTCTTCCAGGTTATCGTGATGCTCGAGCTTGTACAATGCATCGCAGATGGCATACAGCAGTGGTAAGGCTCCGTAGTATTCAAAGTCATCATTCAGGTACACTCCGAACTCTTCGATACGTTCACACAGGTTGTTAACCAACCAGCTGTAGAACCCGTTCACGTTGTCCGCGGTAGTATTATTTTCTACCGTTGACGCTAATGTATTGAGTAACATATCCGTGGTAACGGGGTCAATCTCACGAATCAACTTAGCGGCGTCTTTATATAGGGTCGCCTGTTCCGGACCGAGTGCCCGGAAAATATAATCGAGATAGTCGTCAATCATTGGTATCTCCCGCTTGGCGGTTATTTTTTCACATATATCAGACTTAAGATGTTAAATTCTACGTCACCCATCCACTTATCCAAAAAGGAAGTGCGCCATGCCTGTTTCAAAGAACAACCGTAAAACCAAAAAGGTCAAAAAACAAAAAGGTTACCGCCCGGTTCGTACACTTCCGGGGTACAAGCTGGTTAAAGAAACCTGCCAGAAGATTGATGACATCTTGTTCGAGACTGCAAAGCTCGCCAAGATTGTGGGTGTGATGGAAGACCAGTTCTCTCCGGAACACAAGATTGAATCGCAAGCGCACCTGCGGGCGATTATTGAAGTGCTGGCTCCGGGTAAAGCCATTGATGCACAGGGCGTGGAAGTGGAATACGCCGCCTTCCCACTGCGTGTCTCTGCGCTGGAAAAAGAAGCGGATAAGATTGCTGCGCGTGCGCACGCAGACGACCTGGAGTTCGTCCCGATTCTGAACATGGCTGAAAATTACCTGTCCACCCTGATTACGGGTACCGGTGAAGCCATTTCTCAACTGGCCATTCTCGTTGACACTTACGCACCACGTGAAGACGGCGTGAGCGAAGTGCTGGAAAAGCAAAAGGAAGAAACTGATGTCCAACCTGCCTGAAGATACCCCGCCACTCCCGGCGGGTCTACGTCCGTTACCCGATACCGCATTTAAAGACGATGATGCGGTCGTCGAAGTCGTCAGCCAGCAGCCGGAGATTGCTCAGGTGGCTGCTGAACCTGCTCCCCAGCAAACTGAACCTGTTGCTGATGCCCAACCCGTTCCTGAAGCGGTAACTGAAGCAACGGCGACTGCCACTGACCTACCGAAAGACGCCACCGTGTCTGACGATGATGCGCCAGTGGAACAGGCCCCAGAAGTGAGCGAAGTCGGGTTCTTCTTTGATGACGACAAAGTGGAAGGGAAAGTTGACCTTTCTCGTTCGCCATTAAAGGATGCGTCGAATAAGGCTAACTTCTCAGCGAACCTGTCTCTGCTGCGCACCACTCTGGAGGATTACTACCTCCGCGGTGAGAGCATGGGCGACATGGCGGGACTGGATGATTACAACTGGTTCCTGGCCATGCGTGATGCTATCGACTCGTCTCTCTCCGGTAAAGGTCTGACTGAAGCTGTGGTGCGTGACCAAGCGCACTGGGTGAACGAAATCGCCACCGGGAAGAAAGGGCGTGAACTTCGTCTGCGTAAGACCCTGTTCAAACGTCCTGAAGGTCAGAAGAACGGTCAGGCGTTGGTGGGCAGTCGTGCTACTGAAGCGTTCGTTACCGGTACAGGTATCGGTCACCCGGTTCAGGTTCCTCTGTGGCGCACCGGTATCTGGGTGACCATGCGTACCCCGTCTATCGGTTACCTGGCCGAGATTGACCGTGCGCTGGCGTTTGCCCGTCCTGAGCTCGGCATGGACACGTCTGGGATGTTGAACTCCAACGAAGCGTTGCTGTTCGAAGAAATCCTGGTTGATGCTGCACTGCGTCTGGTAACGTCTACCAGCTACCCGATTGCCTCTTCGCCGCTGGAACTGAAAGAAGTCATCAGTGCCCACGACAAAGACCAGTTAATCTGGGGGATGGCTGTGGCGGCGTGGCCGGATGGTACTGACATTGCGATTCCGTGTACTGACGGTGAATGTCGTCACACTGACCGCGTCTTTGCTTCTCTGCTGCGTATGTCCTGGGTGGATGAAGGTCGTCTCACCACGGCACAACGTACCCACATGGACCGCGCGGGTACCGGTCGTGTAACGGATGAAGACCTGGAGAAATACCAGGCTGACTTCCTGACGCACGAGAACGAGTACTTCGAGTACAAGAGTCGTCGCTTCAACTTCTTCGTTTCCACGCTGGCAGAATACTTCGCAAACGGTCGTCAATGGATTAACTCCGTGAACCGTGCGCTGGTTGAAGCCATGGGTGAAGACCTGGAAGGGAATGACCAGAAGCGTGCTGCGCTAATCAACAGCCTGATTAGTTCAGAGCAACTCTGTCGTTACGGTCACTACATCCGTAACATCGAAATACCGAACCCGGAAGATGAAGACTCCCCTGACACCATCGACGGGGAAGATGAGATTCGCGATATCCTGAAACTGCTGTCCGCAGAACCGGCTACCGTGAACGAACTGTTGCGTGCGGTGGATAGCTATATCCAGAACAGCATGGTTTCCCTCATCGCCTCCATCAACGTGCCGTGCTCGGCGTGTGGTAAACTTCACCTGAACCGTGGAGGTGAAGCACGACTGATTCTGCCGTTCAATGCTGCACTGGGTTTTTTTACCCTTGCGCAACGCAAGATGGTTCACGCGGGGATTCAGCCGCTGACCGACCTTTCGACGTTAGGCATCCGGAATTTTGTACAACAGGTCTCGGCGAACGCGTCTATGGCGTCCTCGAGTCTGCCGGTAGCTTAACGGAGTTTCAGGCCAAGTTAGCGCTGCGACGGGCGTACGACCTGGACCACCGTATCTACACCCCCGAATACGCCGCCAAACATCCGTACGCTCCCATGGAGATGCATAAGACGGAGATGGCGGCTAACCGAGGCATGTACGAGGCGTTAGTGGAAAAGTTCCGTGTCTACCGCATGAAGGACCTCTACGGGTATAACTACTCCGAGTTCCTTCTGTTACCGAATGACACGGCCCAGATGTTAATCCGGGATGCCATCAAAGCGTCTGCTGCGGAAAACAAGCAAGACGCTGCTGCGGCGCAACTGGCTGATGAGTTGCGTAAGTTAGAAGGGAATAAGCAATAGCCTTACCGTACCTTCGGGTACGGTAAGGTTCTTTTATGCGACTTCTTATAGCACTGGCAAAGTTAAGGTGAGGGAGCCTCTATAATGGAAGCTAATCTGATGGGGTCGAGAAAGAAATCAAACGTCGTCGTGGACATTGACTTCGCAAACGCTGTAGTGGGCGACAAAACCCTGAGCAGTAAGATAGGTGGGTATAACTTCGTCCGGAAGGCCGGGACCGGTACCGCAAACGGCGATGATGGCGTTGTGGATGACCCAACGTACGGGAAGTGTTACCGTTTTAATGGCGTGACGTATTTTGAGGACGCAATATTACGTCCAGGTATCTGGAATAAAGAGTATCGCATCACCATCAGCTTCCAGAGTTTGTCCTCTCGGGCAGAGGCGGTATTCGGTACCGGGGATTATAACCCTTCTCCTCAAGTAGGGTCGTCACTTAGCATTAACAACTACGCCAGCCAATGGATACAGTACTTCATGTGCAGTGGGGCTTACCAGAGGGTGCTATTAGACGGTGCACGTCCAGCTGTCATGGAAACTCTGGTAATCACCCGGCGTTCAACGGGGATAACCATCGAGAGTACTCGAACGGGGCAAAAGAACACCTACCCAGACTTTAATACAGGTGGTGAAACCTTCTGGCGTATTGGCGTGGCTCAGAACCCGGCATACTGCTTCACGGGACTGTTAAAGTCGTTGAAGATTGAGTTGCTCTAGGGGAGTCAAAGATGCTTGAATCTAACTTGTTCGGCGGGAAACACAAAAAAGTATTGTTGGACATCAACTTTGCTGATGCGGCCGTGGGCAGTAAAGTTATCACCGACTCTGGTCCCCTGGGGATACCGCTCACGCGTGCTGTCGTTGCAGGTGGTGCGAATGGAGACGGCGTAGTCAACGACCCCACGTATGGGAAGTGCTACTACTTCGATGGGTACGCGTATTTTCAGAACCTGTCACCGGTGTTGAATTTGGCGGACAGTAACTACGAGTTGACAATAGAGTTAGCGTTGGTGGGTAGTGGATTCATGTGCACGTTCGCTACGGGTGACTACCCGGCTGCCAACAACATCAAGAAAGGACTGGAGTTACTGCACAACCAACTCAGTCAGCCTATTCAGGTCTTCCAGACCACGGACGCGGGAGCGTTTCAACGCACTTACGGTTATGGTAGTGCCAATAACCAAATGTTGAAGCTCACGGTAAAAGAGGACAGTACGAACATTACCGTCTCCAACAATCAAAACAGTAACCAGGCTGTTGCTGCCAGATTCCGGACTGGGGGTGATTCGTACCTGATGTTGGGGACGTCTCACGGACTGGCTAACCGTTTCACGGGATACTTGAAGTCTCTACGGGTTGTCAAACTGTAACGAAACAAAAAAAAAGAAAGAGGGGCGAAAGCCCCTCTTTTATTCTCCATCCACCTCGTAAGGGTGGTGGACATCAATCTCTAAGTCAGTGGGGCCTAGAATGCGCTGTATCATCGGATAAACCTCCCAATGTTTCAGCCACCCATTTCCACACCCGGGCATCGTCATCGCGATATCGAAGAGCCCACGCTGGTCATACGTGTCTCTGAGCTTAATCAGTCCCTGTTCAACCCACTCCATCTTAGACGGGGCTTTCCAGTCTACTTTAGTGGGGAACAACAGGATGATTTTTCCGTCGGGCATCCGCTCGCTGTACAACATGCCAATCTTGAACATCCCGGCGCGGCACCACTTACGGTACTTTTCGTAGAGGGCAGGATAGTTATCACGGCAATCCTTCGCAATCCCCGCACCCATCGCCCCAACGCAGTTCACCGTTATCATGATGCACTCTTTATCAGTGTCCCAGATGTTCTGGTTCTTGAGCTTCCTGATGATTGCCACTTTCTGATTTCTCCTTTATTTTTTCTACTAATCGCGTAATGGCATCGCCGCATTGGAAGATGACGTTGGTAAGATGACTGTGGTGCCCCAGTTTGTGGTGAATGGCTGTAACAAAATAGGGAAATTGTTCTTCGGTCGGGAACCAGCCGACGAACTGGTTCCACCCGATTCGAGCGACGTTGTCCTGGAGTAAATGTACTGCCACCATTGACTCAACGAGGTACCCCACTGTAATGAAATTGGAACCGGGTGAGACCTCATTCACTGAGACGAGATGTAACCCTTTCTCCTGACATTGGTAGTTATCAAAAACTTTAGGTTCCATGAGCTGTCTCCTACGAAAGAAAAAATAAGTAGGGGCAAAACGCCCCTACTTTCGGTTAAATTTCCCACCACGTATCGTTGGCTTTCGTGATGGTATCGGACCCCGACAAATGTGCTTTGTAATCTCTACGCATACAGAGTGGAGTCCAAGTAAAAAATAACTCAAGGGCGGCGGGTGATGTTGAGCATGATGAAATAAATCAGGAGTGCCATGATTTTACGGTTCACCTCAGCAGCCACACGCAGCTCTTTGTTCGCCTCCCGAATCCGGTCGTTGACATCTTTAAAGCATTTGTCGACGTAGAAGAAATCGGGCTGGTAGAGATACTGGAACTTCTCACACAGGACCAGGTCACCTTGGCGGGTTGCCAACACGACTTTGCGTTCTTCCAGGTTACAGCGGATAGCGAGCCAGGGGGCGTGGGTAGTCAGGTAACTGACCGCTGCAAAATCAAAGGTGCAACGTGTATCCGTATCCCCGGTATCGCGATAGACCAGTTTCAGTATCTGGTGAGCAATCTGACCACGACGGTTGGTGTCGTAAGTGTTAGCCAGGTCGTTCACCAGACAAGTTAATTGATAGCCCCGCTTACGGAAACGGAGATGACAGAACAGTGCGTACAGTGGGTAGAGCAGAATCCCAAAGAACCGCCAGATGAAGTAGTTAGTGTTCGCAGACAAAAGAAAAACTCCTTATCCCGTGGAGGGAATAGAAGCCACCAGAGGTTTCCCCCTGGTGGCCACGCTAGATTAAACGTCCCAGCCGCGCCTGACGCGTTCGCTTGATGCGACTTTTAAACAACGTCTGCCGTCGTTTACCGTACGTGACCTGTTTGGGAATATCCTCACAGATGTACGCATGGTACTCGACTTGAACGTTGGGTCGCTTCGGCAGCTCACGTAGACGACCGAGGCACTGTACGTTTTGGTTCGGGGAGTCTGACGACACGGTGTTGTGCACCTGCGTCAGGTCTGGGATATCAACCGCTGTACCGGCCTTGATGACCGTTGAGAAGATGATGTCCGATTCTTCCAGGACCGTATAGTCGTCACCGGCATTAAACGAGTTAATGATTAAGTCCGGTAGCTTTCTACGGAAGTACTCCAGAAGGTGTTGGCCCATTTCGACCAGCCCGGTGAAGATAAGCAACTTGGTCCCTTCTTCCTTCTCCAGTACCCACTTGTCCAGTGCGTAGTTGTAGACGGCGTCCAGATACCGTTGCATCATCTCCGGGTGACGCATGATAACCTTCTCGTACTCGTTGTGCGAGTACACCGACTGTTTGTTGAAGTTCTCAAACAGTCGAGGGTCTTTCACGTTGTAGAACACTTCCACCATGTCTGCGTAAACGCGCAGTTCCGCGGCTTCCTTACGGATGCGGTGCGGGAGCATGGTTTCGTACACGCGCTTGATGAACTCGTCACGTGGGAACAATGTACCAGTCAGGTACACGGTCATTGGCATGTGAGTGTACAAGTCAGCGATGTAGTTCGCGTGATACTCCTGGTGGGTTTCATCGGTACCGCGTAACCCAATCCCCAGAAACTCGTAGAGCTCCCAAGGTGGGACATCTTCCGCTCCGGTTCCGGCATCTGCGCCAGACTCGTAGTTGTTGATGTAGGTACGAATCGCCCCGTTAGAGATAAAGATGGCTTTGACGCCGTCTAACCCCTTCTTCTTTTTCTCCCGAATCAATTGGTACAACCGTGCCGCACCACAGCAGCTGCGAATCTCGTCGGGCGTAAGTGAGAGGTGTTTATGAAACGCCTCCAACCATCGCCCTTCGTAACCGCCTTTGGTCTGCACGGCAAAGCGCTGACCGAAACGAGCGGCGATAAAGAGAAACATCAGTGTCTTACCGCCGCCTGGCTGAGTGGTGATACAGGTTTGTCGGTCCCCACGAAACGCGAAGTCAATAACGGGCACCTGGTTATCCCAGGGCACCCATTCCCCCATGTCCAGTTCCACGCGGGCTCCGGCTACCGGTTCATGGTAGCGAAAGTCCAACGAGGTGTCCTGAATCCCGTGCTTCTTGAGATGGTCGTGAAACAACTCCCATTCGTTACGGTGGAGGTGGTACCGCCCGTGCTTTGGCGACTTAGCCGCGTACACACAGTGCGGTTCCATGTAGAACTTACCGCGTTTCTTCGTCAGCTTCTTTTCAATCAACCCCGTGAGCCATTCGCGCAATGCCACACGCATCCTGGGACCCACGGGATTAACCGTATAGAAGTGGCTGTAGAACTCCAGTACGCCCTCAACCATTTAGTCTCCCTAGACCACTTTCACCCCTTTCGTCTGCCAGTACTGATTCCACTTCTTGATGTTCAAGAACAGTGGGTCAAATGAATGGTTAGGACGAATGCGGTGAATGTAAGATTTCGGGTCAGCTATCATCTCGAACTGTCGTTCGTACGCCGCTTTCGCAGACAAACTACGACCGCTCATGATGCGGGTTTGTGGTGCAAAGTGAATCCCGGTCCCGAGCTTCGGCAGACGGAAGTCGCCGTTTTTCGGGTCACGACCCATCATGCAGTACAACACCAGTTCCACAATACCCAAGTTGACCGAGAACTTACGGTTGGTCATGTCACACACCAGTCGAATTGCACCGGCCAAGTTCACGGGGTCGGTCAGGTCACGGCGGAGTAACTCTTTACCGATGTCCGACGACATGAAGATGACCGATTTCAACTCTTCCATTTGCTCCAGGGTTGAACCACGGCGTTCCGGGAAGCGCAGGATGATTTCTGCGTTGTCCCAGTTCATCAGGTCAACCTCAATATATTTGCCGACGGTTTGGAAACCAAAGTCGCGCATATATTGGAGGAACTCTTTGGTCAGGAATGGGCGGTAGGAGCCACGGCTGACAGGGACGATGTCCATTTTCTGGTTCTTATCCCCGTTATCAATAACGAGAACAATTTCCTTAATCGTGGAGATACGGGACAAGTCACCGTCTTTCAGTTCGTTAAAGATGGAGATATCTGCCAGACGGAAGATGTCACTCACATCGAAACGGACTTTAACGTGCTTGCCCCAAAGGTCCCTGGAAAGCGTTATCTCCTTATCGTCACCGAGGTTGGAGATGTACTTCAGTTCGTGGTCATGAATCACGTACGATTCTGACTCCGCAGAGACCAGGTGGTGTTTGGTGGAAATAACGTCCTGTGATACGGCTTCGTTCTGGGTAACCGTCAGGGCGAAACCAGGGTTGGTGTCGTCCTGTACCCGCGACGCATTCTCACAAAGACAATACTTACACACCACACCGTCTTCTGGATGCTGGCACTTCGACGGTGTACGCATTCGAATCACGGTACCCACTAAGTGGTTATCGTAACCTTTCCCGCGCACCATCTTCAAATCGCCATCCCGGTCAAAGTAATACTTGCCCGGTAAGACGTGTTCCAGGTCATCCTTCGTGACTTTCCACGGGATGGTTTCTTTCGACCCACAGTCTTGCTGGTCAACGCCGTGTACGACGTAGGTTATCAGCTGAAGTTCGCGGTTATAGTACTCAGTACGTTTAACCGGTTCACTCGTGGCTAACTGGGCTTGTGCAGCAGAGCAACGGTCCATTGCGGAGAAGGACAGTCGTTTCAGGTGTTCCGAGAACCCAACCGGAATCGGGTTAACGAAGATACGCTGGTTAATCTCGCTACGGAAGCCCACCTTGTCGACCACCTGTAACAGCTGACCGGTTTTGGTCATCGAGTTACGGTGTGGAATGGCCAGGTTATTGTGGTTCAGGCTCGGGTCATGGGAGAGGATATACACGAACTCTTTATAGCCGTTCGAGATATCGCGTTTCCCGGTTATCGGCCGTTCACGAATCTCCTTCAATTGTGGATGGCGGTGAATCTCCAGGAAGTCGAGGGCGTCGAGTGTGGTTTGGAACTCTTCGCCATCGGTTGCAATCGCATTGTGCAGCGCTTGCGTTATCCCGGCGTTGATTTTGTAAACGTTCTGGCGGTCTTCCAGCGGATACTCCGCATAGACCTGTTCAGCAGCACGTTGGTGCAGCTTGTTCTCCAGACCTTTACTCAACGGTTCACCGTAGACGTGGTTCTTAATGCAGAGCGGTATCGACGGGTACTGACGATGATACTCCCAGAAATACCAACTGATTAAGGTTTGTGGGAAGTCAGCAATGATTTCCCCGTCGGCAAAGATTAGGGCGATAGGCTCGAGGTCATCGAGCCGTGCCCATATTTGTCGCTCACTCCAATGCAGAATATCATCGGCGTAGAAAGTGCGCATTCTTACTCCTCTTCATCGGAATAGTCGTCGTCGCTGTCGTCTTCGGAGTCGTCGTCTTCACTGGACTCTTCTTCCGTTTCAACCACGCTATCCTCAGGAACGATGTCGTCTTCTTCCTCTTCAGCTTCTTCTTCCGGGTCAATGGGTACTGCCACCGGTTGAGCCACATCAGGCGGAATCCCTAAACGGTCCACGTCGAAGTACGCAAACTGAGCGCCTGCGCAATACATCGTGTTGTTCAGGTAACTCAATGCCAGGGAATTCCCGACCGGAATCTCTTCACGGTCCACAACACGCTCAATGTCAGTTGGGCGGTCTGTGTTCATGATGTTACTGAAGATTTGATACAAGGCTTTCGGGTTGTTCGGACGGTCTACCTGGTCGGCCATATACTCGCCACCCAGAATACCTGCCTGGTTACGTACCTCGGCCTCACCCATCAGACGGATTGCCTGATAACGCCACGGGAGTGCATGGCGGTCTTTCTGCGACATCTTCGCCGGAACCCCATGAACCTGGCGACGCGGTGCATCGACGGCGGACCAGTCGTGACCCGTTTTCTCCAGGACAATCATGTAGTTAGCACCGATACGAATCTTGCTGCGTGTACGACGGAGGTCACCCTTCTCGTTGTAGAACGTTACCGGACCGTAATCTGACGGGAACCGGTCTTCGATGTCACCTACGCCTTCCACCCCGATGTTCTGAGTGTGGGACGGTAAGTAAATGTACATCATGTCTTCAACGACCGAGTTCACATGACGCTTCACGCGGCGAATGTCGTTACCCATCCCGTTGAACTCAATCAACTTATCGTAGAACGGTTTGGACAACACTTCGTAGAACGACATCAGCAGTTTGTACGCTTCCCGATAGCCATCGTCAGAACTGTCACGTTTAATCATTTCACGGACGCGTTCTTCCATGCGCATACACTGGAAGTTGTAATACTGCTCGAACACTTTCGGCGGGTTCATACGGTTGATGGAGACAACTGGAGCAGACAACACTTCAGCTACCACGCCGTATTGGTCCATCGGCATTTGTTCGCGCTTCAGCACTTTACAAATAACCCCTTTGTCACCCCAGCACCCGGTTGCTTTGAACCCGATGGTTGGTACGACGTCGTAGGTGTATTTGATGACGATACGGCAGGTGTTCAGCTGCTGGCCGTTGTAGTTAGGGACCAGCTTCAGGCGACCCAGTCCTGGCATCTCACTGGTGGCACCCGCAGAGTCACGAATCAGACGCGAGAACTTCTTAGAGAACTTCGGCGTCTTGTTGACCTTACGGTTGTCACGGATGATTTTATCGTAGGCGTCCAGGATACGCTTGTGATACTGACGACGGGCGTTATCGAAACGCGTTACGTCATCGGTTGGCGTCATCCCTTGTTCTTCCGGCGTCGGCTGCTGTTCCAGCGGGTCGTTTTCCGGTTTCCAGACTTCCACGTCAATCACACGAGCATTGCGGGTGTGCGCCTCAATGTAGACGAATTCATCGAAGAAGTAATCGAGTTGCATAATATATTTAGGTGACAACTACAACCCACCCAGGATATCGTCGTGCTTACGCATTGCCAACAACAAACCGTCTTGTCGAATCCTGTCACCCGGTTCCGGGATAAGTTTCTGACGGTCTATCGTACCGTTCACGTTCAACAGGTAGTGGTCTTTCGGTACGTTAATTGCCACGGTACCAAAGCCACGAGATTTTGCTCGTTCGCACCATTCGTCCATGACCACAAATCCGTCTTCAGTAGTATACGGATGGGACATGGTGGCAGTTGTCGTCAGGAGACCTGGACGCCAGATGCCGTATTCATCAATTGACGGAGATTGCGCCAGCGTTGCCCCTGCCTGGAATGCGCCACCACGGTGGGCTTGTTCCAATGCTTTGAGGTTCAGCTTCTGCTCATATCCGAAATTGTTATGATGCGAGACGTATTTGTCCACGTGCACGATATCGTATTCTTCTTTCTTACGGTTAAACACGACGTACGTGGTGCGTGGGTTTGTTGTGAAAGCGCCAAGACCTTGCCCAACATTGAACTTTTCGATTTTTTCAATGATGTCCATTGGGTCTTTGATTTTGGTCTTCCAGGTATACTTACCATACTCGCGGCCAACTCCGGTATAAAACCGGTCGCGGGTACAGCCTTCAATCACCAACGCTTGGGGTAACTGACTACCCCACATTATCAAACGCGAGGCTGACACACCGCCCATCCATGGCAGCAAGTTACACGCCAGTCCCGTTAGTTCGGTATAGAGTTGATTCTCATTGGCTAGAGTACTCATTGATAATTCCTTAGTATTGGAACACTGTCACTACGGTAATATATACTTTAATTCCCGTATGGTTAAACACATCCGTTGAACAGGTGGCGTTATGTCCGAAGTTAACACCCTCATGGTAAACCCGGGCTCAGCCTGGTATTACCGCCCATCATGGTACGCGACCATTGAAGACCACATGTACCTGTTTCGCGATACCACCAACTCCGAATTAGTAACGGTAGCGGATATTGACCGCCATCGTTACGAAGCTGATTTCTACGGTTATCTGCGAGACGTACACGAAATCAAACAACCGCAATACTGGTACGTGATTCTGCGAACCAATCACATGACCTCACCGCAAGAATTTGGGGCGGATAACCAGGCAATCTACTTACCGAAAACGGCAGTGGTTGACCGGGTTATGGAGCTGTTCAAAACCGCAAAAGGAATTGGGTGAATACTACATCCCATGTGGTCTCGGCGTAAAAAAGGAAGGGCGCAAGCCCTTCTTTTATTCTGCATTTCGGAGTGCGGTGTCGTAAAGTTGGTCCAGTCGTTTCTGACTGAAATGGTAACCCATCTTCTTAACCCGACAGTAAACCAGTTCCCGTAATTGACGGTCACGTTCTTCCGGCACCAGTGACTTCAACAATGCACCAAAATCATCCCCTTTCTTGGGGGACGTTGAACTCAAACGGAAATCAACAAATACCTCTTTCGAGAGTATCTGGGGAATGAGGGAGGGAACAACTTCCAGCTGACGACCAATTTCCTTGTCCGTCATCCCTTTTGCTTTTAGAGCCATCACTTCCTTGCGTGTCAAATATAGCTCGATGGTAATCACGGGTTATTCCTCTAATTGACCGTGTTGTTCAAAGTGCTGAATCTCTTCAACAGAAAGATTGAATACCGCAGAGAGGCTGTCTATGGGAACGCCATTCTCCAACCCATTACGCAAGTGCGTTTCCATGCGCAACCGGTGCATTTCTTTGGCGTCAATTTCCGCCTGCTTAATCAGGTCGTCGAGAGATTTCCTTAGCGGGCTAGGTTTGGGTGTTTTTGCCATCTTTTGGGTCCTCTAAGAAAGAAAAAAGAAAGAGGGGCCGAAGCCCCTCTTTTCTGTTAACGACGCCAGCCGCCGCGTCCACGGTCGCGACTGCGGTCATCACGTACGGATTCACCCCAGTCACGGCTGATACCGGAGGAGGTGGTTTCACGTGCATCATCGCGTCCACGCCCGCGGTCATCTTCGCGGTCACGGCTATAGCGGTCGTCACGGTCACGTTCACGACCACGGCGGTCGTCGTAATCATCACGGCTGCGACCACGGTCACGACTGTAACGACTGTCGCGGTCATCGCGGTCGTCATCACGCCCACGTCCACCCCAGTTACCACCACGTCCACCACGGTCATCGTCACGTTCGTCACGACGTCCGCCACCCCAAGAGGCACGACGAGGTTCATCACGGCTACCACGATTGTCCGTATAACGGTTTCCGCCACGGCTGTGCTGGTCACGGAGTTCACGACGTTCTTCACGTCCTTTCTCTTTGGCCAGACGGTCCTTCTCTTCCTTCAGCGTCCCTTCGTCCGCTTCCCCTTCGTTACCCGGCAGAGAGGATGGAATGTCTAAACGGTAATCGTTCAGCATTGACATCTCTTTCGTCCAGTTGGTCGGGATAATCCAGGCTTTCAGCGCCGGGTTATAGGACTCAAAGATTTTGAGCTGTGCGTTGATGTCTTTCGCCACACGGCTGTAGGCCATCATTAACGCATGGAAGTTTGGAGCCACCGGTGAATTCGACCCGTAGTTGTAATGCAGGTCGGCTTCGTCGATACCCGGCAGGATGTGACGAATCAGCTTGAAGAAAGCTTCTTTGTCAGAGACCCGTGCCAGGTTCTTACCGTAGATGGCTTTACCGCCGGTGTACTCTTCATCCATCACGGGGAAGGACACGGAACACAGACGTGCCACTTCTTCGCCTTTCCAGGTACCGTTACGACGCACGAACAGGTTGATGAGGGCTTTCTCCTCACCGTCCATGTTCTTCAACAGAACGTCTTTGATACCTTTATAGGTGCGCTCGTCCGCATCTTCCATCAGACGCAGGAAGCCTTTCTGTTCGGTGGTAACCTGAGAATGCTGCTCGGTTTCCGCCGCCAGTTTGCTCATGGTCAGAATCAGTTCAGTCAGTGCGCCGTTCAAATGGTGTTGTGCCATCTTCACGGTACGTTCATGAATCAGAGACTTCTTACGAATCAGGTTCTCACCGAGCGGATGGAATGCCCAGAAGTTATCCCAGTCTGGGTCAGCCAGGAACTCTTCGGTTGGGACACGCAGTTGCTTCCCTTCGATGGTGAAGGGGATGTTAACCCCCTCCTGTTTCAGCGTTACGAAGCCGGTGTCGTCAACTGACAGTCCAATGGCAGTAAGGACTTGACCGTAAAACTTCGCAATAGGTTTCTTTTTATCGGACATTTTCTACTGGTTCCTTATAAATCGAGCAGGAAGCGTGACGCAGACGTTTCTTCACGACGGGTGTCGCGGCTACGGCTGTTATGGTCAATCGCGGCGGTAATCAGGTCGTCCATGTCGTTCACGATGTTTTGCAGGACACTACTGTCATTTGCTTTCATCGGAGACAACAGGCCATCACAGAAGACCGGTGAGTTAAACGGTTCCATTGGACTACCGTCAACGGAGATTTTAATCAGCATGTCAGTAGTAACACGGATGTTCACGGACATGTTGAACGGCAGCTGGTTGTTACGAGACAACAGCAGACCCAGGTCGGTTTCCAGACGCAGTTCCAGCGCCTGTTCGTAACGGGAGATATCCATGTCACGAATCAGCGGCATTGCGTTGATAACGCTGCAACGAATTTGACCGTCGAGAGTTTCGTTGGTCATTTCGATGATGGCAGACGAGATGAAGTTGTTCATGACCAGAGCAGGTAAGGTCTTCGCAATCATCTCAGCGGCCATGGTCACGTTGTTCGCGCCACGCCATTCGTTGGTATCACCACGACGAACACGGTTGGTGTCGGTATGACGAGCAGAGCCGAAGCCTACCATCATTGCACGCACATCACGCGGCCAGTCAACACAGTCCTGGAATTCAGAGAATGTGATTTCGGCATTGCGTTCGTATTCGGTACGAGACAGGAAGTTACGGAACAGTTCATTACGGTGCAACTCGGTGCCACGCAACATCGCTGCTGCACGTTCGCTCGGGTTGAGGTCGTCCTGACGTTCCATTTCTTCGTCCATACGGTTATCGTCAGAATGACGGGTACCGCGTTCGTTCTGGTCAACGGTTTCCGCCGTTACACCGGTACGAATGATATCGGACAGGTAGTTCGCTGGGTTGTTGTGGATACGACGGGCTGTCTTAAAATCACCGGACAGGTTCGTACGGGAATCGTTGTACGCATCAGCGCCACCGAAACGTCCCACGGTTTGTGCTTCGGACTTCTGGAAGAAGATGTCCTGTGGACGAATCAGAGTATCATGGTTCTGCACGCCAATGAGGTTACGTTCCGTTGCACGACGGCCACGGATGATGTACTCACTGGATTCCATACGGCTACCACGACGACGGCCACGACCCGTTTCAATTTCTTCATCACGGATGGTGAACGTGTTGTTGATGTACAGCACGGTATCCGGGTCCATCTCACCGGACAACGACAGGTCAGCTTTGTCAGTAAAGCCGGTCAGTACCTGACGGCAGGAAGACCCTGCGTAGTCTTCGGTCAGGACCACGATGATGAACGCCAGACGTTCTTCATCCCAACCGTTGGCAATCTGGATAATGTCATTACGACCCACATCGGCACGCAGTTCCAGGATTTCACCTACAGCACGGGCGCAGGTGGAGGCATCCAGGTTACGCCCATCATTGGTTTCACGCAGGAAGGTTTCACGTACATGGTCAGAACGACGGTTCGGGACGTAGTGACGACCGTACTGGTCTTCTTGACCGGAAGTTACGTAGAAGGTTGCTTCAAGTACACGCGGTTCCATTTATAGGCCTCGTTATTAGGAATTGAGTTTAATGTAAAAGTCTGCTAACACCTGGCGGAAATTCATCGGCACGATGTAGCAACTGTCTTCGACGCGAATCATTTCTGATTCATCGTGGATAGCATCAACAACTTGTGGTGACCAGCAGTGGTCTGAGCACGCCGCCATGATTGCTTCAATTGCAATCACCGCCGGGTTCTTAGACGTGGTGCGGTTACCTTGTTTGTTCAGCTTCACGGTACGTCGATAAGGGAGCAACTTCTCCAGCGCCGAGTTCTGGTAATCTTTGGTTTGAACACGGCCGAATTTGTTGTCCCCTAGAGAGGGGTCACGGCGTCGAGCTTCGCTTGCGCCAATCAATTCTGCGATGGTGGAGAATCCCCACTCATGACAGACGACCTGTGCAATCGACATCAGCTTGACCGTACCATCTCGGTTGATGTATCCGTAAGAACGTGGCGTAACGACCGGCTTGGTAATTAACCCTGCCAGACGCATCTGAAACTCTTTCGGGTTGAAAGACTTCCTTGCCATGTTCATGTTGATTTGATGACGCACCATCTCCAGGTCAATGTCCGGCTTTATCGCCAGTGCATTCGCCCTGTCGTCTTCTGTATAGAAGTCGAAGATGGCTTCTGTTACCTCCGAAACGTTAGCACGTAATGTATGGTTCTCCGCTGTGGATGTATTGTCCTCTTCGTTTTTGCCACCACGGTCTATCTCTTTATCGCGGACACGGAACCCCTGGCGTTCTTCTACGGCTTTGACACGGGTGTCAATGTAGTTGAACAAGTTCGCAATGACGTTCCCCGTCTTCTCCTGGTCATCGTCTTTGTGCGACAGACGAATCTGGGTCAAACGGTCAACAACGCATTGACTGAACATCCAGTCTGGCATGTCCAACGTCCCAATCCCTTGCAGTAACGTACTGGTGCCGGAAATGATTCCTTTGTGCTCCAACGTTGCACTCACGAATTCTTCCAGACGCTGATAAGCATTGCTCTCAGCCAGTACCGTTTGTTCCACTAACCCCAACGCCCGTTTCTCTGGGAACGTATCGGTTATTGAGTTACGCATCCCGAGGTATTCCCCCCAGATAGGTAACATCACTTTCAGTACCACCGACAATGCTGTCAAGTCATGGTACTCAGGTTCCAGGTAGGTTTGCTCTACCCGGTGTCCGTCGTTTAGGGTGGTCGCCAACGTATCCGGGAAACGGATGTCGCTGTGCGTTTTCACCCAATGGCACATCAGGTCAACCGGATGCAATGCCATTAATTTTTTCACCACGTCCCGTACTTCACGGAAGCGGTATGTTTGGTTAATCGTGTTATTCAACGATTCTGCTGCTTCTTTAAACAACGCAAAGACTTCACGGGTTTCATCATCCCCCATCTTCTCACGCCATTCCCAATAATTGTTAATGTCGCGGAAAGTATCGTTGATGTCGCCTGCCCGGATTTTCGAATAGTACCCAAGGTTGTAAACAATCTGTTCACTCCCATGCTCGATTATAACCGCTTTGGTTTCACCGAGCAGCTCAACATCAGAGCGGATTCTCATTGACACTTCTCCTTAAAAAGTATAACCATTGTCAATAAAGCCAATGCTTCACTTAGGTAATATATACTCGAGTCTTTTTAAGATTCGGAATAAACCGTCGCGGCCTTAGCCGCGACGGTCATCGCTGTGCTGTCTTTGCTACATGCTCAGACGAAGGGAATCAGAACGGGATGTCGGAATCGAAATCGCCGCCAGTGGCGCTACCACCACCAGTTTCGCCGCCCCATCCGCCGCCTGTAGCCTGCTGTTGAGGAGCTTGTTGTTGCTGGTTCTGTTGAGGTTTGCCCCAACCGCCGCCGCCCTGGCCGCCGTTCCCACCACCGTTCCGGCCGGAGAAGGCATTCTTGCGTTTGTTCTCTGAGGCAATCTTTACCTCATCGCGGTCCATGTAACCGGCGTCAATCAGACGGAAGAACTGACGTTCGAAGATTTTCGCTTTCGCACGGGCCACCAACATGGAGGCTTCGTTGTTCGGCAGGATAGAACCGTCTTTCGCCTGGTAGACAACGTCACGACCCGGCTTGAAGTAGAACTTCACGCTTGGACGACCCTGTTGCGCCAGACCGAAGAACACACCATCGTTGTCACGCATGATAACCAGTGACACGTCCAGCTCTTTTTTATCCAGCTTCTTACCGAACTTCCACAGCACCATGTTACCCACTTTGAAGAAATCACGGGTACCAGAGGCAATGGCGTGGAGCTCGTCCAGAATAATCTGGAGGTTTTCCGGGTCGGTATAGAAGTCGATGCGACTGTTTTTATCATCGGTACGCAGGTTAACACCGATGTGCGGGATAGCCACTTTACCGTTTTCTTCGTAACGGAAGTCCCAGAACATGAACGGTTGTTTGTCACCGCCATTCAGGGGGTCCGCGAACAGACGCATGTTCCAGTCATCCAGTAAACGCGTCGGTCGGTTCAGCTTGTTATCAGCCATTGTTCATTCGCCTTCTTAGGTTTTGATAAGGGGTCCACATTAGATAAGACCCGTTCGTAAAAAATGTCTCACAGCAGGCGCTGGAGCTGCTTCGCCAGGAATTGGTCCTTCATTCCCTTCAAGTTATACTTGATTTTTTCCATGGTGGTAACCGGGGTCCACTTGGCCGAGGTGGCCACTTCGAGCAGTTCACGTCGGGCTTTAATTGCCCAACGATTGAAGTGAACCCCACCGTCACCAAACACCTGGATGGTAAAGTAGTTGAAAGGAACAATCTTCATCTCTTTACCTTCCGTCAGTTTGGTGGACCACTGACTTTTGGACTTGATGGCACCGGTATGGGATTCCAGTAAACGCAACTGGTTGAACTTGGTACGGGAGAGCAGGTCAACCGGACAATGGGTAATAATCAGCGACTTGGTCTGTTCACCACGAAGTTCGCTTCCTTTATCCTGTTCGATTAACGTGTCGGCGTCTTCCATTAACACGTAGTCCAGTGTGCGTTCCATCAGGTCGGCGTACTGCTGTTGCAACGGGGTTGTTGGGACACGCAGAATCGCCATTGGGTACTTCTTGGCGAGGTCTTTGTACCCCAGGTGGTACACACGTACCCCTTTCAACTTACCGTCCAGGAAGCCGCGTATCTGTTGCAGTTCTTCCTTCATGGTGTCTGCCATCGCCTTACAGATTTGACGATAGTGGGCGTCCATTTGTGCAGGGGACGGCGGTTTAATCATCCGTTCCCGGTCTTCGCGTTCAATGGCGTCGTAGATGTTACGCCACAGCGTACGAATGTTAATCCACAGCGTATCGTACTTCTCATACACCGCAGGTTCTTTCAATGCTTCGATGGCCATGGACGTGCCGATGGATAACGGAAGTTCACCGGTAGCACGCTTGGCCAATATGTCATACGGGTCTGCTGCCATGTCGTCGCTCCTTTAGATAGATGGGTTAAGAACTGCTACAGGGGACCCACCCCTGTAGCAGTCGTCAGTGCATTACGCCGCGGACCAAGTTCACCGCGTGATTGATTCGTCCAGAAGCTTCTCCGGTACTTTGCAGGTGCTCGGTCAACAACCCGACCAGGTTCTCTTCCGTGAGCGGGGTAACCGCATTGCCCACGTTCAACAACTTGAAACCGGTGTTAACCTTGTTGTCTTTTTTACCGCCCTTCTCTATCGACGTTAAGATGTAATCCTGGTACAAGTCCTGGAGTTCTTCGAGAATCGCCCGCATGGGGTCAGTGGCTCCGTGCTCCAGTCGGATAGCACTCCCTTTCGGTAAGTTCTGTCCTTCAATTAACTGGGCAATGTCCGTGACGGTAAAGTCATAGACTGCGAGGGTCACGTACTTTTTCGCCAGCTGATTCTCAATAAACCGGAACTCGTGCTCCACTTTATTTCGGTAAGTAATGTCCAGGAACCCTTTCGCTTCTTCTTCCCCGTGCCCACAGCGGTTCGTTGAACCGATGGAGATGTGTTTCAGAAAACGCGAGAAGGTATGGACATGTCCGGAAAGGATTGCCATCGTTACCAGTTCAGACCATTTCTCTGCATCGTGATACGCAGGGGACTGGTGTCCTTGTAACTGGTGTAACCATGCCCCGTGCATAATAGACAGGTCAGCTTTGGCCAGGCCACGCGAATGCAACAGCTCTTTCGCTTGCTGGTAAGTCTGTTCGGCTTCGGGGTGGTACTCATCAGGAATGTACAACACGTTCAGGTCGTACTCTTCCATGTAGTCCAGCGTCATGGTGGTGAAGTACTTTACATCGCAGTTCGTTTCCATGGCTTCGTTCAACCAAAGGAAATGTTTTGACTGTCCGCGGTCATGGGAGCGCGTTCCTTCCAGGATACGCAGTTTGATGTTGTACTTTGCACACACACGCAGGACGTGCGCCATGGCCATCTGCGCCGCGTAGACGTCTTCGTCTGACATGGTAAGCAAATGGTCAAAGAAGTCGCCAGGGATGAAACAGATGTCGTACACGGCGGTTTCGGGGCTATCCGGGAAATACCGGCGAACCGCAGCTAACGTTGACAGGGATGGCGTACGATTGTGTCCGAAATGTGGGTCACTGAACACAAAGATACGCAGCCACTCAGAAATCGTCTTCAACAAAGTCGACGTCGCCAATTTCGAAATCCTCAGTCGCGTTAACTACCGTAGCCCCTTTACTGCCCGGACCGAGTATCCCCGTCTTTGGTTTCCCGTCAAGGTAACCAAAGTCTTTCAGGATTTTGTACCAGTCCAACGCCCATTGTTTCTGCTGCGCATCACTTTGGGAGAGGTTGTTGAACATCTCTTTCTGCGCACGGATACCGAATGACACCAGGCGGTTCATCTGCGCTTGCATCATACGGGTACGGGATTCGATTGAATGGGGGTTCCCTGTCTGACGCGTCTGTACCGTACCGGTAATGGGTGGCACGGTATACAGGTGATTACCGGCTTTGTCCACAATCAATACTGGGCGGCGAGCGTTCTTTGACACTTCCGCTTCCCACATACGCAGGGCAGCCACCGAGTCTTTCGAATCCAGGTCACCGGCGAGGTATGGGAGATAACGAGTACGGAAGATGTCGATGTCAAGTTTGGGTAACTCTTCCATCGTGTACTCGGTAAGGATGTAGTCAAGGAATGACGTATCCTCAGGTTCTAAGGGAGGCGTCAGTTCCACTTCTTCGGGTTCAGTCATCGCCGTTCGTCCTCTTTATAGTTTTCACGAAGGCACCGTTTCGGGATTGCACTTCATGGCCGACGTTAAAGTTCACACCATTGTACTTTCCCGTAATTTCTAACACGATGGTACAAATCCCGGTGGCCGTGTCTTCCTCTACTGAACAGGTGGCGTCAGCGGTTCCAAAGACACGGGTGAACAAATCCTTGTACATCTGCTCGACAGCGGCAGCCAGTTGCTCGGGTTTGTTGTTGAAGTCTTTCATCAACGTATCGAGTGCGGCCACTTTACCGAAGTAGATTTCGCTGTAACGGTTTCGGGCAAAGATAGAGGCGGCAAAGACCTCGTCACAGATGGTCCCGATATCGGTGGCGTAGCCATTACCGTTCAGGGTAGGGAAGACAATAGACATGGGTAAATCCTCGCAGCTGAGATACAAAAAAAGAAGGGGACCGAAGTCCCCTTGCTTTTAGAGTTTTTCCAGGAATCGACTGGTTGGGTCGATACCATCGTCGAGTGCTGCATCCACCAACGCATGGGTTGCCAAGAGGTCAAGTTGCTGTTCAATGAACAGTTCCTCTTCACCTTCCACGGTATGGGCACCAATCTCGTACTCTGTTACCCAACGCACGGTCTCGTCTTCTTGCTCTTCCGGTCTGGCTACGCCATTCTGGATAGCTTTCCAATACGGGTCCGGTGCATTCATTGGGGTCACATCAAATACCCCAGGTTTAGCACCCCAGGCCTCAATTGACTGCGAATGGTAGCGCGAACGTAAGCGCGGGTTAGCCAGAAGCCAGCGGCGCATGGTATCCGGTGCCATGGAGATTTCGCTGTAATCGTCCAGGTACTGAATTACGTTATCGCGATACAGACCTCGCTTCGACGTGTTTAGCGCGTGTAAGGCGCGACGCACCGATGGGTCAAAGAGTCGGGTTAACGTGTCACGTGTCCGCTCCAGATACCCAACCGCGCGGTCAGACAAGTTTCTACTGTACTCTTCAAGACGTCGATAACCTTCTTCCAGATTACGGCGGTCGGGGATACCGAATGCCGAGGCCTGAAAGACGGTGTCATCTCCGTCAACAAAGTGAAATTTTACCACTAGTGAGCCCGTCCATACATTAAGTTGTTAATGGTTGCTAGTACTGGCACACCCAGCCCCATGTTGGAAGTCATGGCGTTAGGTTTGTTCAGGTCGGCCAGACCAGATTCCGGGGACAGCTTCCGTGCAACTTTCCAGTCTTCATGAGAGAGGACCGGTTTTCCGCCCAACTGGTCGCCATCGAAGTCGGCGTTCGGACTGCGCAGTACATGCACCGAGAGAGAAATCGTGTTGTCGTGGATATTACTTTTAATCTCTGTTACGTACAGCGCCTGAATGGAGCGTAAGTTCAGAGTTGGGTTTCGACCAAGAAGTATTGGTAACCCTTTATATCCCGATTCGCGTTTCAGTTCCTCGAAGATGTCGTGTAGCCCTGCATCGTATCGACTCATGGCTTGTATCAGGTAACCGCGTGCGCTGTTTGGCGTATAACCCCGGCGCAACAGTTTACTGATGAGTTGTGGCATATACACTGCAATGGCCATTGCCCACGGCAAATGTATTTCGTCGTAGTCGTGCACACCCGCCAGCGAGGTAATTACCCCACGGAATGACGGACCGTCACGCGTACCGACAACCTGCTTACGAATCCACCCTTCCTTTTGTCCGATAATCTTCTTGTCCACGAATACGCGGAAGTCAATCATCATCTGGAGCGAACGGAACACATGGTATTCTTTTCGCGCCAACGACATGGTGTCTTCTTGTCCCACGATACTGTACAACGCGCGCGCAGCATCGACAATCGTGAACATACTTTTCACGGCGGTCTTTGCACGGGTCGACGTTTCAGTGATAATGGAACGTTTGTTTGGCAGGGGAAGATGCTTCGGGAACAACACATGGCGGTTCTCTTTGATGCACGTATAGACATCGCGGCGACGCTGCATGTTGTTCTTAAAGATTCGGGCCGCCATCAGCGTTTCCAGAATCTCATCGAAGTTATCAATGAAATGGTTGTACCCACGGGGAATGTTTAACGCCATGAACTGCCGATAGACAATGCTGTTCGGGTCGTCAAACTTGTAGCGCGGATTACACAGCCATTCAATGGCACTGAACCCTTCTTGCGTGAACGCTTCAAGTAGCATCCCAAGCAAGTTAGGTCGGATAAAGGCTCGCACACCTTTCGGCGTTTGTAACCACACGTCAGAATAGAATCCACGTTCCATCACTGACAGGACTTCATCTCCACAACGCTCACACACTTTAAGATGACGTCCGCGACTGTGACCACATCCACACGTTGGCATTGTGTCAATGTAATCGCAATCGTACTCCGTAACCATCAAAGCCTTTACCACGTCGATACCTTCAACACCGGCATGGTATTGGTTCAGGATTATCGGCTCGCGCGGCAATCGTTTAATGTCTTCATCGAAGTCCGGGTTGATTAGAAATATACCCATTTCTCTCTAACCTCTTATGGCTTTTTCGGTACGAAAAGACAAAAAAGAAGGGGACGCGAAGTCCCCTCTTTTTTATCGCACTACAACTTAGCGACCGAAGCCGTAACCACCACGAGAGTTGAAGGTGTTACCGTTGTAGTTACCGGAACCGCCGAAACGGTTGTCGAAGTAACCACGACGAACGCTGTCTTGCAGCAGACCTTCAGTCGGGATGGTCAGGCCAGCTTTATCCACCGCCTGAGTCAGTTTGTACAGCCAGTCAGGGTTAATCTGAACCAGGTACGCATGACCAGTGATGGTGTAGCTGCCGGTAACGGAAGCGATGATTTCTTCCATTTTCGCCAGACGTGCTTCTTCGCTGATGTTGCGGTTCCAGCACGCGTCATCCCACATGGCAATCGCTTCGAGGTCGCGGTTCTTCGCCAGACCGAAGTGGGTCATCATGAAGAAACGGTCCAGTTCACGCAGGTCACGGATACGACCTTTAGAATCGGTCCAGTGGCCCAGCAGGATGATGCGCTCTTCCAGAGCACCGAACGGAGTAGCTTCATCGAGGTAATCTTCGATGACGCCGCCGGTCAGACGGTGTGCCGCTTCCCACAGCTGGATACGAGCCTGACGGTGGTTCGGGTGCTTATCGTCAGCCGCTTCCAGGTACAGACGCTGGGTACGCGTTTGCAGGCCGGATTTTTCGATGTGCAGGAAGACGTTCAGAGAATCTTCCTGAACGACCGCTTCGTTCAGCTCAGCCCACTCAACTTCTGATGGGTCAGCTGGAATCGGCGGGTCAAACTCGACCAGCTGCTCAACTTCCAGAGCACGTGCATCACGCAGGTCAGCAGAATCGCCAACCGGGCGCAGAGATTTCACCAGGCAGTCTTCACGCATCAGAGCCGATACGGTGGACAGACCCAGCAGGTTCATCTCGGTAGTGAAGTTGTTGTTGGACGCAATCTTGGTCAGGTTCAGACCCAGTGCGTAGATGTCCAGCTCATCAACTTCACGACGACGTGCACGGCTACCGCCACGACGACGACCGCCATCTTTTGGACCCAGGTAGATGTAGTCGGTGAAACCGTCAATCTGCACCAGGTTAGAGTTACGGTTACCTTCCAGGGCGTTTACCTGACCTTTGCGGCCCGCAGGACCGGTAGTGACTTGCAGAGACAGGTCACGACGCAGTGGTTCGCCAAAGACGGTAGAGTCATCACCCGGTGCGTAAGTTACGCGACCGCTGACTTCGTAGTTCTCTGGAATGATATCTTCCAGCTTGAACTGGTGGTCACCCTGAGTCAGCTCATCGTACATGCTGTACGCTGCGGTGTTAATCAGGTTGGTGATAACTTCATCCACTTCACGCTCGGAGTAACCGAAGGTGACCGGAACGGTTACCGCACCGAAGAGGACAACCGGTACATCAGCACCCAGGCCAACGTTTTTCTGCACCTGATTGATGACGGAACCTTTGAAGCCTTCGGTCCACACATCGCTCGGTACCGCAGAGAACACGTAACGGCGCTGACCTTCAGTCACTTCCTGCTTAGGCAGCTGCTGGCGACCCATCATGACCGCAGTGATTGCGCCGACGAATTTCACGTCGCCGTAGGTAAAGGCCGCAGCCAGGACAACTGAGTCCAGCTGGAAACCAGTCAGATGACCCGGAACCGGAATCAGCTGCCACTTAGTTTTGCCACCCATGCTCAGACGGTTTTTGTTCGCTTCGAGGAACTTGTTACCCGCGTCGATGAATTTACCCATCTCGTCGCCGCCAGCGGCAGACTGAATCAGCGGTTGACCAGGATTGAACATGTTCAGGATATCGTTCATTGCAGTTTTCCCTTTATAGGCTTCTGTATTAGTTTCGGTTTGTGGTACATGACGAGCTGCGACAACTTCTTCTTCGTGAGGAGCTGACGCTTGGGTATTCGGTTGCTGCTGCGAGTGCTTTTTGGCACTCTGGTGTTGGCGATACTGAGCTAACGGGTTAGGCGGGTTTTGGCGTTTGCCTTCACCTTCATCCTTATTACCGTGTTCACTATCACCAGAATTCCAACCCATTTCATTTCTCCTTAAACGTACTGTGACGTTACGGTCCTTAGAGAACCTTCTATGAATTTAGCTTTTCCGGAAAGACTAAACGTTCGAATCAATTCCTATAAAGGACTCAATTCACTACAGTAATGTATGCCTGAAAAAAGTTTCAAAAGGCACTTACTCCCGTTAATCCAGCATTGCCATTCTGGATGGCAATACTTTCTACATAAGATATATACAGTAACGTAAAAAATGATTACTGTACTGGGGGCGTCATGTTTGAACTCTTTAGTCAGAAAACTCACGGCAATTCATCACTCCACGTTTCACCCCGACACGAGTACGTTTCCTCACGCTTTGATGAAGCTTACGTTAGGTTGGCGCACTACTTCCGGAAATCGGTAAGAACGGTGGAGTCGGACAATCTGCTGTGTCAGGTCATCCACCATGCAAACGTCGTGTACACGGGTAATGATGAGCAGTACTACTACGCTGTTGCCAGTCGCGTGGAAAAGATTGCCACTGCCTTACGACTGAACACAGCTGTTCACAAAAGTGGACCGCTAGTAAAAAATCACTTCTACGGTTCGGACGTGACCGAGTACGTTCTGGCGGTGACCCGTGGTTACCCAACGGGATTGGATGCCGGGAAGTACTGGCAGTCGTTCCAACCGTTACAGGCGGTTTCCCACCCGTACAGTGACCTCAACATGAACCCCCGTAACGGCAGCGAAACTGTTGGCGTTAAAGGTGTTGCGGTCCTGACACTTGATGTACCGTTGTTGATGCTTCAATACACCCGCTGGCGTTTGTACTGCGAGAAGTATCTGGACCAACAACCGGACATCGCCCAGTTCGTGTTCCAGTATCCGGTGGTAAACCTGATACCGTCTGACACGGACGTTTGCTACTTTAACCAGTTACGTAACGCCGCACAAGGCCGTCCCAATGTACCGCAGAAACGGCGCTATGGGTTAGGCCTGAACGACGTCACCAACTTCGTGGAGAAAGAGCAAGCCGAGTTTCTGAAAGAAGCCATCAGTAGCAATGCTTCCATCATGGACCTGGCCTTGGGTACACCGATGGTGTTCAGTGAAACCCTGTGGGACTTCTTGCAGTTACCCCCGGGCGTGTACACGAACAAGAACTCCGGGCTCTGGTTACTCGGGTACCTGCCGTATCTGGCGTATCTGGTACAACTCAGTAAGAAAGCGGGCAGCAACGATAACACCGCGGCAGCCGCGTATCTCAAGAAGAAGTACCGTTACTTCAAGAACGCCGGGTTCCTCAGTTCCTATCCGGGCATCGAGAAAGAAATAGATGAAGAAGTGATTAACTATCTAACATGAACGCCTCATCACGGGTGACCATGTCCATCACTAACTTCGACTGTTTCTCGTCAAAGCAATAGAACTCCAGGGATTCCAGCACGAGGTAGAACGGGCTCATGGCTTTCGCCACGATTTTACGCACGTCAATCACGGGCAGGACTTCCTTGGGGATTCCCACGGACAGGATAATGGCTTCAGGAAGAAGCATCTCTCCCACGTACGACTTCCCACGACTGGCTAACCACGCCGTCATCTCATCAGCCGCACTGCGGTTCGACCAGGTCGCTATCCACTGTTCGGTCTTACGTTTGGTATCCGGTGTGATACTGAACGACAAGGCGGAATACGGAGGCGGTTCACAGGCACCGTAGTTCGGTGCGAATACCCGTTGCCACATTTCGTAGTTAATGAAGCGAGAGTTCTCGGTTGAGTACCCTTCCTCTTCGTTCACTCGCGCGGTCTTCAGGTAGTCTGTTTCCCCACTCATCACACTTTCCATTACCGTATATTCCCAACGCGCCACCATCCGGAGTATCTTGTGGATGGACACCGGCTCGTCATTCGTGACCGAGTCGATGATGTAGTGCAGTACGCCGTCCAGGTCTTTACGGATAACCGGCGGTAAGTTCGAGGCAATCAGTTCTACGCCTTTACGTTCAAAGTCGTATTCCTTGAAGATAACCCCTTCCTGCACGGCCATGTTCGCAAAGTAGTGTTTCGCACGCGAGGTCAGGACAAACACCGGGAACAGGTATTCGTTCTTCATCGACAAGCGGAACAACTCTTTCGGGTCAGTCACCCCGATGTTCGAAACCATGGTTGCCAGGTTATGGGTCGTGGTCTGCGAAATCAGGAAGCCGAAGGTTTCCGCCACGATGATGTTAGCGTGGTTGATGGTATCGTTACCCGAGTACCAGCGTACCCAATCCTGCACCGTGAAGATGGCGGAGTCAGTATCAGACCCGACGGTCACTTTACGGATACTGGACGGGAAGTCAGCAATCAGGAACGGGATATTGCGCGTGGTGTGGAACGCATCAATAATCCGGCGGTGGTCATGCAGGCACTGCGTAATCTCGTAGCAGGAGCTACCGATTAACCCAAAGTTCGGGTCGTTACGCAATTCCGGGTTGTCCAGTTCTTCACGTCCCAGGATATCCGGATAGATAACCTTCACCTGGTTAATGATGTCACCGTCTACTTTCTTCAACCAGTCTTCGTGGTCCGGTACAATGCGCGAGGCACGACAAGACAACCGGTCAATCCAGGTACGCACCAGTTCTTCGTTATACAGACGCAGGTGGTAGAAGTCCCCCATGTACATGACGGCGGCACGTTCTTCCGGTTCCATATTGCGCACAAAACGCTCAATGTTGACCAGACCCACTCGGCCACTCCAGTACGGTTCGATAGACCGCTCCACCATTTGCATGACTTCGTCAGGCGAGGGCATATGGAGACGGTGATGCTCGCACGCGTCACGGACCATGGTAAAGTCGGTGAGGTCGAGTATCGAGGCAAAGTTATTTATCACCACCTCCGGGGAGTAGTAGTGTCGGTTACCTGCCAGGAACCGTTCGTTATGACTGTTCGCCACGCCGTTCGCAATACGGCAACTGGAGGTCAGTATCGGGTGAGTCGGACGGTCAACCAGATGCGAGTGTTCTGAACGGTGGTTACCGGAGATGGCGTTGTTCAGAATCTTTTTGTTGTTCTGGTTGTTCTTGTGCAAAGTCGCTTTGAACGCGTCACCGCGGTTCTTGGCAATCATCTGCTTATGTTTTTCTTCGTTACGGTCAGCCAAGTTACCCTTGATGTATTTGGATAACTTCGATTCACGAATCCACGGCGGGAGAACGACCGATAACGTTGGGGCAATGTAATAGCGGTTCTTGATAACGTAGTCGAGGTACTGGGTGAACGGATACGCTTTCTTCGAGCGGTCCCCCTCCTCGTCTCGTTCCAGGACGCAGACCAGCGGGTCCTTCATCTGACTTTGCAGTTCCTGAATCACGAACACGCGACATTCGTCCATTTCTACCCCGGTCGACTTCGACAGGTAGATGGCGGTTTGTTCCACGTACGCCCGACGAATATCCAAATCGCGGCTATATTGCTCAGCCGTGCGGTTAAACGGGTTGGTTGGTTCCATTGTACAGGTCCTGTAGTCCGATACTTTTGTTCTACACCATGACAGGAGAAAATAAAAAATAAATGGGGGACCGAAGTCCCCCGCTTTATTACTCGAAGTTGATGGTAAAGTCGCTGATGTCCACTGACGAAATTGCCAGACGAAGTTCAGACAACTTCGCATCACTCAAGTTAGGGAAGTAACCCACGGCATTGCGGGTAGATTCGACCGTGATACTGTCGGCACGAATCCACGGAATCCCCACCACTAACTTCGTAGTCGGGTCACCTGCCGGGGTAACTACCAGGTACTGGTAACTGGCGTAGTCCAATGGGATTTGTCCACGGGGGACGTTCTCATCAGCAATCACCTGACCATGTACTGCGGCGGCATCGAAGTTGAAGTACTTCGTGGTATCCGCAGACACTTGGTCGGTTACCTTAACACGATTGAAGGGTCCACCTGCCAATGTGGAGTAACACTGGAAGGAGATGGTATCCCCAATTTTGAACTTGTCGAGAATCAGGCTCACTGCAACACCCCTTTGAATCGGTAGACTATACACAGAGAAGGGCCGGTAATCGGTTCAACCTTGTAACTATAGTTCTCGCCAATCGGAAGTTTGTAATGTTCGCTGATACCGTTGACAATGCGTTTCAACACAGACACCCACACGTCGTCGTAGTTACTCCAGGCGTCATGCGGTGAACTGCCCTCCAAAAGCACGCGCATCTGCGTGGTCACCCAACTTACGGCCATTTGGGCAGCCAACATCGGCGGCATGTCAGGGTCGTCTTTCAGGTATTCCCGGCCGACACCGTCGACCAGGTACGGAAACAGGTTACAATCACAGAGGACCGCGTTAGGGGTTTCCGTGATGTTGATTTCCGGTACTTTTCTTTTTTTGCTCATCTGCGAACGTACCTCACCACGATGGTTTGGGCTTTGAACAGAAACTTCCAGTCTGTCACCACCAGGACGTTTCGAGCGTCATCGGCTGCCACTTCATCCCACTGCTTCCGGAACATGTCAATGATACGGACTTGCGCGTCGTAAAGGACCGTACGATACCACTCTTGTTCGCCCCGGTCGCTACTGCACCAGGTACAAGCTGTTTCCCACTCACCGCCCTGATTAGTCAGGGCTTGACGGAGCGCCCCTCCTAACCAGAGGTCGTAGTTGATGTGACAGCCCATGGGGGCCATCTCTACGACGTCATCGAGGAGCTCAAAGGCGCGCATACATTCAAATATTTGAACGCCGCTGCTACTTGGCTCTTTCATAAATACCTCAGCGCTCGACAGCAATACTCACGGCAATCCCTACCCCCAGTAACTCCGCCCCCTGTACTTCATAATCCATACGGCGGAAGTTGAAGTTAAAGTGGTCAAGGCTACCCAAGAGACCGGGCTCGATTACTGCACACAAATCACATATGGAATTAGCGCGTTCTTCCGAAAGGTCTTGCAGGTGGTCCATCAAGAAGATTTTCTCGTCACGGTACACATGACGAAGAACTTCCTCGACGGCATCTTGCAGGTCTTCGAACCAACCGCTGTCCGGTGCTTTCTCGTACGCCATGACAGCTTCGGTTGCCATCTTGATGGCTTCTGAAACAGTGAACTCATCCAGGTACCGGCGGACGAACTCACGTATCTCACTGCGCGACAGATTAGTGTCAAAGGAGAACACTTCAACACGATGTAAAAATGAACTCATATACTCTCCGTTAAAACGGTTTGTCGCTTTCGTCCCACTCGAACGCCTTGACTCGAATACCCGTGCTTGTATAAGAAACGTCTACAATGGTTGCATCGGGATAATGACGTCGGATGACCGCTGTCTTGTACGACTCCCAGAGAGCCTGGGCGAATCGCTGGACATCGAGGAGTTCAACACTCCCCAAATCATCCAGACGATTACGTACAATTTGAATCTGGTAGGCGATTTCATCCAACCAGTCTCGATTAGGGTGACGATGAGCATAAAGGAATGAGGACCACGCTACCGTGTGCAAGACGCGGTAGTGTGGGGAACGTAGTAGTCGCTGATGGGTTCTATCAACCCGATACGACGATGGTAGGACTATCCGAATGGTTCTCATCGTGGTTCAAACCTCACGACCAGAATCCCTCGGGCGAAGTCAGGGGCGACCCTGACCTCCTTGATGTCTTGTACTCGGTCCGCGTAATTGTGGGTTTTGTTCCGCAACCATTTGGCCACCTGGTGTATCTCGCGATACACCTTCCCACGAATCTGCTCCACTTCGGATTCGGTCAGGTTATGACTGTCAATCCTCAGTTGGTCACAAATGGCTTCTTCCACGTAGTCGGCCAATTCGTAATACAGACTCATGCGCATATGGAGCCGGTCCTCGCTTTTCGCAGTGATGAAAGAAGCGAGAACAGCGGCTTTGCAGAACGTCCGGGAGCCGATAAACGATTTCATCGCGTACTCCCCGATATCACGGTTACGTATGGCGATGTCAATGAGTTCTATTTCTTGACGTCTAGACATATAACCCCTGCTTATTTCACACGTAAGACAATCGTATCCTTACGCCGGTTCAAGAATTCCCAACGGCTGACCAGGTGGAAACGCACTTTCCCCGTGTGTCGGTAGATAACCCCTTTTGTAAATGCCTTCGCTTCCGAAAGCATCTCTTCGGCGTCAACGCGACTCACGTCAAACATCATCAGGTCAGTCACGAAATCCATCTCCCGTTCCGTGAGACCGTACTTATCCGAAGACAAGACCGTATCCAGGAACAGGGTGATGTGGGTTTCTAAGTTCAACTGCCCTAACAAGTCGGGAAAGCGTTCCTCTATTACACATTCGTATTTGCTGTACAACCGGTCAACGGGAATCAGAATCAATTCGTCGCGGCGGTTACGGCTCATAGGCGATACCCTTATTAATACAGTACTGCTGGGCCCGCCAATCTCCGAACATTTCCAGAATGAACACCTCACGGGAGTCATTGTAGAGTTCGTAGATTTGCCAGCGGCTGTGCAACGAGAATCGGGATGCATGGTCACGGATGCGGTCTTCAATCCGGTACATGATGTCCGACAACGTTATCGACTCCTGGTCTCGAACCGTCCCATCTCGGGTTACCCCTGGGTACGGGTAGTACCCGTCAAACCACTTCTCTATCGCGGTGTCAACATCCCAGTTGTCAGCCTGGTATTTGACGTTGCGATGACACTCATTCCAGAGAATGTTCAGGAGGGTATCCCGGGTGTCGTCGTAAGTAAGTTTGTCGCTTTTGAATCGGCGGTCAAAGGCATCGTTTCGTTCGCGCTCATGTATAATCCAGGCATGGAGTAAATCCTGCCATTGGCTCAGGTCTATCTTAAAGCGCATTTTAGTACTCCTCACTGTCGGCGACGTAGAACCACTCGGCTGTCGGTTCCGGGTCTTCCAGGCAGTATGGGCTGATAATGTTTAGAGGTATTAACAGTCGGTCAAATGAACGCCACAGTCGTTCGTAACCATGACGTTCAGCACCTCGGCCAGTAAAGCTGTTGGCAAAGGCCTGGAACTCTTGCCACTGTCGTTCAGGTAAGTCGTTATCGTCACTTTCATGCGAGTCGATAAACAGCTCGTAGAAGTTGGTTTCCCACGCCATTATAAACTGCTCTTCCATTCGTTTGTCCCAACGAATTTCCAATGCGTTACGGCGGTAGAATCCTTGCATAGTTACCCAGGTTTCCAGCAAGGACTGATAGACCCATTGAAGGTCGAGGTTAATTGGAGTTCGGTCTAACGCATTCTGAAGGAAGCGTGGGACATCGAACCTATGTCCAGTAATCACGTACATCTACCTCCGTCATGCTCAAGAACCCACAGCTCAACTTCGGGTCCTTCACTGCGTGGACATACGACGGCAAATGCATGGCGCGTTTACCGTAAATGTTGCGCACTTTCTCGGCCACGAATAACTCCCCGCCGCCGATGGCTCGATGGTCGAAGCCGTCCACAATCAGGTCGTTGTCCTTAACCAAGATGTACAGCAGGATATCCAGCAGGTTATAATTTTCCCCGTCAATGAGTTCGTAGCATACCTCTTCTATAAAACTGAGTCGCCCGTGACACTCAACGGTGAATCTCATGTAACGCCTCTCGGTTCGCCATAATCATCTCCACAACCCTCGCTGAGCGCTTTAAACTATCCGCCCTATACAAGGTTCCACATAACAGAGAAAACCGCGTAGAATTTAATACAGGCGGTTTCCTGAATTTGTATTCATCTGGATAATATATCCTTTAAACTCTGTTAGTTAGGAAAGAAAATAAAAGAAGATATTCTGGTTACCTCACCGCTCGCGCTCGTAAGCCGATTGTGTGGGTAACCAGGTATCTTGTCGTGCTTGTGGTCCCGTCCAGAGTCAGTCGCTGCAATAGCGCTTCGTCATCGCGGTTAACGCGAGTTCCCCGCTGGGAACTTAATGGCCGCAATTAAGCAGCTTGGGTTTTTTGGGGTACCTCTGCACGCAGGTGTTGACCAGACACCCCGCAGCTATTCCATCCAGAGAACAACTACGTTAGCTTGCATATTTGTACATATAATAGACTAAACCGCTAACGGTTCTCTTACGAAGAGAATTTAAAGCCGTCGTCGTTCAGACCAGCGGTATCCAGCACGTCAACGCTCTCACGTTGTTTACGGGCACGGGCCAGCGCTTCGAAGTTGTCCACGGTCTTTTGCAGGCCTGCAATCACACCCGCCAGGTCCTGGGTATAGATGATGAAGTGCAGGTCGTTCTTTTCAGCTACGCGGCGATACCCTTCACAACCGTATTCAGACGGCAGAGATGGGTTGGCACCGTCCACTGAACCGTGCAGGCTGGCAACCGCCAGTGGGTATGGCAGCGACTTCGCATGGCTGTAGTCTGGGGTGATGTCCAGTAGCGCAACGCCTGGGCCGTTTTTCACGTTGAAGAAACGGTGTACGTCAGAGCTGTCGAGACGGTCGTGTTCGCCAGAGTACAGGTCAAGGATAGACAGCAAGCCCAGAACCATCTGTGCATCAACGTCGTTGTCCTGTGCCACAGAACCGTTATCTTCGTAGAAGACGACCGCAGTGGATTCGTTCTTCTTCGCGATACCGTTCAGGGTCTGCCAGGTATCCATGGTGTTTTTGGTGGTCTGGGAGTTTTCCGCAGAACCTACCACAAAGAACACGGTTGGTTTTTTCTGGCGCAGCAGTTCTTCAGCCAGTTTCGGTCCAATAACAGAACCGGAACCGCCACCGCCTGAGAACACCAGAATGTTCAGGTCACCGGCAGGGTGGCTGACCAGCACGTCTGGGATGGCGCGGGCGATGGGGTGATAGTTGGTACTGCGCTCTTTGCCAGAACCGTCGGTTGCACCCGGGATGATATAACAGTCTTCATCACGGAAGTTGGAACCGCCGATGGCGCTAAAGTTTGAACGAGAGGTATCGACGAAGTGGGCTTTCACTTCGGCCAGACCCGCGAGGTTTTTCTTCATCAGCAGGCTGACAATGTTGATACCAGTGCCGCCACAGCCATAGATGGAAACGGTGTTACGTGAGCTCATTGTTTTGGGTCCTTAACACAAAGGTTATTCAAAAAGGTTACCAACGTTATACTTCTACACAGTTACTGTGACATACGTACATTTTGAAACGGAGCGAGCCCAATGAGCGTCATCACGAAACTCATCGCTGATGTCAAAGCGGAAATCCCCCGTCAAGTCCTGGAAATTGCTTTCCTGGGTGACATGGGCCGGGAGAACCGTTTTGCCAGCAACCTCGACTTTCAGATTCGCCAGAAGGTCATTGACGCCCGTGTCTGGGTGGACTTAAGCCTTCAAGGTGCTGAAGAAGTCAACATCCCTCTGGCGCGTTGCGAAGTTGAGCAAGACGACCAGTACAAGACCATCATACGCATCCCAAAAGAATTGACGGGCGGGCGTATCATCACGCAGGTATTAGCGTTCAACTATACCATCAACGGCGTGACCGGTATGACCAACAACGGGTATAACAACAACTCGTTTAACATGTCCAACGAAGGAAACTCCCCGCAAATGAACTCCGCGGCAAAGATTCTTCGTTCGGCATCCCCGGCACCTATCCTGGGGTCAGCGGCTACCCGTATCGTCGGGGAGAACGTAATTCTCCTGAACGATTACATGGGGTCGGTGAAGCAGGGTAATATGACCGTGCGTGTGGGACATGACCCGGAACTGAATACCTTCAAACCAACCAGTGTAAAACAGCTGTCGAAGTTTGTCGTGTACGCAGTGAAGGCGTATATCTACACCAACAGTGTGATTACGCTGGATATGGGTCATCTGTACGGTGGTAGTGAAATCGGCCGTATCCGTGATATCATTGACGGGTATGCGGATTGTAATGAACTGTACAACACCTACTACGATGAAGAAATGATTGCGGTCAACTTCATGAACGATGACACGCGTCACGGGAACTTCCTGCGCACCCTCATTGGCGGTGCTGCGTCGTAAAGAAAAAAAAAGAAGGGGCGCAATGCCCCTTCTTTTTTGCTGTTTGCTACGAAATCCAAGACAGCGCGATAACCTGTCGCTCAAAGTCTGTTTCCGCCAGGATTTTCTCGACGTCCTCTAACCATTTCAGATAATGTCTCTTGTCAGGGTCATCATCGTCAAGGGTTGTGATGGCGGTTTGTGCAATACGACGACTTTCCTCCAGCATCTCTTTAGTGAGCCGGTGGTAAGTACACTGGTCCATTCCGTTACAGAGTCCCACCAGAGTATCGCGAATCACGTAATGTTTGCGATAATAGAACAACTGGTCTTCTTTCCCTGACCCCGTATGGTAATCCACATGACCTTGACCGGGCTTATCGTCGTGATAGTGTCCTTCATATTCTTCGAAGAACTCCCGGTCGAAACGTTCGATGTCAATATCCAGTCCCATTACTGCTCCTTACCAATCAAATTTCTGAAACTATTTACCGATATCGACCTGAAAAACTTCTTCAGTGTCTTAAATACACTCGGCACCTTGTCTGCGTACAGGGTGACCTGCATGACATGAAAGTCGATACCTTCAGATTCAAACTGAATAGAACGCCCTAATGGTGATAGCGGCTCGTCCGCCATAGCTTCCAGAACTGCCGCCATGTGCGCTTTGATATCTTTGATGCGCGGGTGAGTCTTGTGGATAATCGCGTAGGCGTCCTTTAATTTACGGGTGTCTTCCGGGAGAATATCACGGCCGGTCAACATGATGCAGACGGGAGAAAACTGGACGCCATCCACTTTTAATGTCGTGGCGAGTTCGTCACCCACAAATACCTTCTTACTCATTGTTAACCTCAAACTTTTTAGTGATGTACAACTTCATGCGTTGAATAACCGCGTCGACGTACTCACGATGGATACTGGCGTCTTCCAGTCCGGCGCGGACGGAGACGACGATGTTATTGATGAGCCAACCGTTTTCTAACGCGGTGTCGACGAACTCTACCCAGTTAACGCGACTGTTGCGCTCCAGGATAATTTGCCCGAAGATGACGTCGAACGGCAACCCGTGCGTAGCCTTCATTTCGAAAACCAGTTTTCCAGACACCATGGGGTGTTGCTTTTCGAATGCCAGGTGTTTACGGAGAGCCAGTTGGTAGTGCATCTCCTTGTCCAGCTTCTTATCGGGGTACAGACGCGCCCAGTCCTTCGTTACGGCGTCGAACGCCACCTGGGGTACCAATGGTCCATTAGAGGAGCGCGGTTGCTTGAGTAGCGCTTCATTGATTGGATTAGGGGTACTGGTCTGGCGGCGAGCATCGCTGGTGAGGGGTGGTGCCCACTCGGTGTAGCTGGCTACTGTGCGCTGAAAGCCTTTCGGTTTATTCTTCTTCATTACCCATCACCTCCGGTTCTACTCCTTCCGGTAAATCGCACGGCTCTAAGTCAGCCGGGTTAATACCGAAGACCCGCTTGTCGAAATCGAAAGGACGGACATCTAAGTTATACTTCCTGAGGATGGTCACCGTGATGGTCCCGTCTTCCGACAGCGAGTGCAACATCACGCGTTGACCGGTCGTCTTCAGGCGGTACAATTCATCGCCGACCAGGTTATATTTCTCCGCGATGTCCTGAATAACTTGTGGTCGACCGGTAATCCATTCGTACCAACCCTTCTTCTGTTCTTCTTCCCAAATTAGCCACTTCGCCATTTTACTTACTCCCAAAATAAAAAATAGAGAAGGGACCGAAGTCCCTTGCTCGAGGTTAGTGCGTGACGCGAGAGATTGTTAACCCGCCACGTTTGGATTTCGTCAGGTCGTAGTTCACCTGGGTGTACTTTTCCATCCCGGTAGCTTTAACCTGGGTCTTACCTTTCTTAGACTCCATGGTGACACTGAAGTCGAGGTGCATGGTTTCCGCCACGTTCATCAGGTAGTTCAGCGAGAACGTGTGGTAGCGCCCATTACGGATAGCGCAGATAGCGTAATACTGGATACCGAGAGATGCGGCGATATCACGCATGGTAGCCTCTTGCGCTAACTTGTCGAGCAAGTAGCTGAGACGAACACCGAAAAAGTTACGGGCTTCTACAAGAGCTTGATTCTTAATACGTTTTGACATTAGTTCGGTCCTTTAAATAAGAGGTTGAACGAGGGTAGCGTTATAGCCTTTCTCAGTAGGAAGGCGATTTTGGTCATCTGCCAGAATCAACTGGACGAGTCCGTGAGTCGGCAGACAAACTTTCTGGTTGACGGCAAAGTAGGCTTTCTCTTTGATGCTCTCTGGCGTCAAGGTGCGTAACATGCAGCGGCGAAGGCTACTGCGGTTATGGTTGTCGCTACGGCTGTCCACCACCTTGAACGTGAACGGAACGTCCAGCTCGAAGGGTGCGCCATTTACCAGTGCATCAATGAAGTCTTTCAGATAACGACTGGACTGCGATAATGCGCTGGCTCCCGTAAGGACAACTTCGGGGAGTTTGAGGGTGGTGAGGCCCACGGTGTAGATAAAGTTGTTCGCGCCGTTCTTTGGGTCACGGACTTCAATCGGAACCCAGCCTCTTTCTGCGACGGCACTGCGAACGTTAGAATAGAGCTGGTCCAGTTCCTTGCGTGTACTCATGAAAACCTCAGTAGGGAGGGAAACCCCTCCCGACGTTATGCCGCGATGTTGCGGAAGATAGATTGCGCAAACCCAAACACGCGTTCCGGGTCAGTCCCGGTGGCGTTGTGTTCTTGCAGCGCCTGGCGGAAGTAGTCGCTCAGCTTACCGCTGCGACTGATGATGGGACGGTCGGAGAAGGCAAGCCATTCTTCGTCGTCAATGGAAACAACGGTTGGGGAACCCCAGACGATGGCGTCAAAGGTCAGACCATAGTTGTTCTTCAGGTCATCACGGATGACTTCAGCGTAATGGCTGATGCGATGAATTTTACCTGGGCTGTTACGGGTTAATTGAAAAACCTCCAGACCGGCGTCGGTGAGGACAACCGCGGAGTAAGGCATGTGGCGAGCGTTGTGACTCATGCGAAGGAGAACACTGCGTTTCTCATCAGTACCAATGACGGAGATTTCGCGCAGCTTCCCTTCTGATAGGCGAATAGTGACTGTCATTAACGAGGACATGGTTTCTTACCCTTACAGTTTGGTTGGCAGTATTTACCAAACCCTGTTATGGTTGTTAAGTTAACAGGGAAATCAGAGATAACAGGGTTAACCCGACCGCAACCTTGACATTTAGCCAGCCGAATATTGTCGGGGACAAAGACCATCAGTGGATTACTTTTAAATTCTTCACGGATGAGGCGGTCGTTGGTTATGGCGGTGGTTTCCCTACAGGTGGTGCAGTACTTGTAAATTTTGTCGCGGAACGTGAACTCCGCAATGTCGAGCTGTTCTTTACAGCACGGACATTCTTTCTCGGTGAGGACCTCCTTCACTTTGGTGACCCGAGGTTTCTTAACGTCCTTGTTGGCAGTACCGGCTTTGATAGGGGTACTGTGAAAGAACTGGTTCGGGTCGTACTGGTTGCCGTTACGGTCTAACATTTGATATTCCTTATTAGCGGTCAATGCCGCGATGGTAAATGGTGTTGGTTACAGCTTGATAACTTTGTCAACGAGCATGTAGGATGGTTCGTCGTCAAAATACCCTTCGCTACTTGCAATGCGGTAGTGTTTCCGTGCTTCACGTGACGTGGCCACTTGACCGGTTTTGCGATGGAACTCCTGCTGACGTTGTATGTTTGCCAGATAGTCGACTTGGTGTTTGTCGAGTGCCTGAATGGTTTCTTCTACATCGGAGACCGGGAGACTAAAAGCGTGTGCAATCATCTCATCGGTGAAGTTGTTCTCACGCATCTGGTGAAAGCTTTCGTACGGGGCGTATTGTAAACCAGCAACCGCCCGACTACGTTCTGAGTCGATACGGTCCGACTCCATCAGAATGTCCAAACACTCACGACGTTCGCTTTCGAATTGTTCGCTCATGGTAGTCTCCCGAAACCATAGTCACTTTGTGGAGGGAAGTCGGGGTACAAGCTGTACATCGACTCATCAAAAGGTTTGTCGCTAAGGACGTAATCGCCCGCCCCGGCGTAAGAGTATTCGCGCTCAACCCGGTAGAAGTGTCGGGTGTTTTCGGAATGGACTGACTTACCGTGGGTCTGTTCGAACGCCGCTGATTTCTCGTTCCACTCGCGCATTTCACCACGAAACTTCTTCATGGCAGCGAGAACATTCTCAATGTCATCGTGCGACATGGTGAATGCCTGAGAAACCATCTCGACCGTCATGTAGTTATCGAGCATCTTCTGGATTTCGTAAATCGGGTCACCTTCATACGGTGCTACTGCATTCTGATACTCCCGGTCTATCTTTATCCATTCGTTTAATAGCTCAACATATTCCCGTCGGGTCATTTCCCAACGGCGCTGGAAGATATCCATGTTACCTCCTAGTGACAGTTAACGTGGTTGTACTCTTCGGCCATCAGCTGTTGAATACGTTTTTTGATGCCGTCGCTCTCAACGCCCGGTGGGTTGATGACATCGACAAACGTGATGCCGTGCTGACGCAAGAGTTCCATGATACCGGACAGCCCTTTCTCTTCCGCCCCTTCGATATCAATCTTCGCAAACGCTCCGCCGTAGATTTCACCCGGTGGAACATAGTGGTCAATTTCAATCTTCAGTTCGTTCATCGGAATGGAGTGGCGGAACTTGTGGTGGATGTTCCCGGCAAAGGCAAGGACCTGACGGAAGCCGTGTTCGTCAATCACCACTTCGGTTTCGATACATTCGCTGTTGATGGAACCGGCAGTGCGAGGGAGACGGAACTTGGTGGCGGCCTCGTACAGTTCTTTATCGGTTTCCCCATGGTCATCAAAGGTGACAGTACGGCGAACGCGGTTGGTAACACGCATTCCTTTATCGGTAGTCGAGTTTGTCTCGGCCTGAATCATGTACTGGGCATTACCGCGTTTACTGTTCAACATGGCTTTGGACCCGACACCCAACATGACAAACAAACATAACTCTGCTTCTTTGGCAGTACTCATGACAAAATCCTTATTAAGGTTAAGTTCAAGTAAGTAATATAGACCTCAGTCCGAATGCAAAATAAAAGCATATTCGGGGAACAGACCCGGATATTATTCACGGGTCTATTCAAGGGGTGAATTGGTAAAGTTATCTTTTGGTCTGTTCGCTACTGCGGGTGCGAACAAGATGACTTTATTAATTTTTCCGACTTTATTGCCGAAAAGATTAGGTTCGTGAGGCTGTAACAAATTCCATCTGGTGCTCGAAGGCAGTCAGCATGGTAATCTCGCGGTAGGCTCGCTTATGGCTCTCAACCATCTGGCGGGTGAACTTGCGAAATTCAGCTACAGTCCGTGGCTTCCCATTCTCTTTCAGGAAATACCGTTTATTTTTCGACGGTGATGTTCGGGCCGCTTGATAGGCGACGCGATTACTTTTGGCACTCAGGATTTTCAGCGCGCCGCCTGGTCCTAGCAGGTGGGCGGTATAAACCTCGGCGGTACTAACAGGCCGACCAAGTCGACTCTCCAGGATACCCCGGTTCTCCTTGATGTATTCGGCAGTCATAAGCAGGTTGGCGCGGGGATTGGATTTCCGAGTCTTCATGGAAAGCCCATATTTTTTCCCGTACGTCTTTAGCATCGCTAGCCAGGTGCTGTCAATAAAGGCACCCATTCCGGCAGCGCTACTACCCTCACCGTTCTTTGCTTTGGGGTTGAACTTCGACTCAATGCTGATGAAGGTCACCAGTTCCATCGGGTCGACCCCGGTTTGGTTAGCGACTTGTAACACTAACTTGCCGTACTTCTCCATCCCGGCGTAATTGACCTTCACGGGTCCGGTACTGGTGGTCGCCATTACCGGTGCCGCTAACAGGCCAAGGGTCAGCAAAAGGGTGCTGAGCCAGAGCGTAAAGATGCGCATGTGGTAGTCTCCAAGTTAGGGGAGTCGCCACTCCCCTTAAATTATTATCAGTCTTGCTCGACTGGATTAAAGTAAGCTCCCATGAAGAACGTTGGGTCTTCGTAGTCATTGAACAGAACGGTTTTACGTTCCGGGGTATTATAAATCGCAAAGATGTCCGAGCCCATGGAACCGTGTTGGGCCATGATACTCAGTGCATACATAAGTTCGCTTGGATTGAACAAATCCGGCGTTTTAGTGTCATCTTCGCGTGGCGCTGGGAGGTCTTCGCCTTCTTCAAAGCAGAGGAAGGTCTCCGGCATGTCGTTCACCCACCAGGCAAGGACACGCTTGTTGTCGCCGTGTTCCAGGATGAGGTGACTGGACGTTTCGCTGTGATGATACCCCAGCTTTTTGAAGTCAGGGTACAGGGCAATGAGGTGGAAGAAACGGTACTGCACGTAATCTTCGCCCATCATCCCGGCTAAATCGGTTAACGCGCCAGCAGACCCGTATTGGGTAATCGCAGGCGAGGTTGAATACTCTTCCGGGCGGGGTAACAGCGGAGCAGGAATCGGGAAACGTACCGGAGTACTGTCACCCGTCAATGCTGTCAGGTCAACGACTGCTACGTTGTCTTCAAACTTGACGACACCACCACGGCGAACCGTCACCTTAGGTAAAGGCTTGTTCATGTTCTTCTCCAGAAACAAACAAAAAAGAAACCGGCGCGTGGACGCCGGTCAGGGAAAGACCTACTTGCTTGCTGACACAAGCGGTAGGCGAATGAGCCATGTAGTTCGTTATTTTGTTCACAACAAAGAACACGGCCGTAAATTTTAACTAGGGGCCTTCATCCCCGGTTCCATCACAAAGTCAATCGACGTGATGGCACCGATTTGACGACGGTGGTACTTTCCCGGATAGACCTGGTGTTCCAGAATCAGACCCCGGGGTTTCCGATAGGTCAGGTAGTTGTGCAGGCGAGAAAAGAGAACGTCGAGTTCAGCTTTCCCCATGGAGATGTGACATTTATCTTCAACCAGTTCTTCCATGAAACCGCGCCATTCTTTCGAAGGGATAACGTAGAACCCTTTGTCGACTTGACGCTTCAGTTTCAGGATATGGCGATGTAACTTCTGGGCCTGGGCGTGAGTGAGAGTTAATACTTTCATGCTTGCGCTCCTGCTTCCATAGCACGTAATTCGGATGGTAAGAGGTAACCAGTTCGAGACATGGCTTCAACCTTCGAGGCGACTTCGACGTCGCCAATTGGAAGTTTGATGCACACGCCGATGTCAACCCGGTGTACGATAAACCCTGCACGTTCCAGGTGGGTCGCAAGTGCCCACTTGATTTCACCGCTATCCGTGAACATGGCGTTCTGAAGATAGTTGTAGATGTGGAAGTAATCGTACTCAAACAGTTCCTGTACTGTCTGTTCACCAAAGTGAATCGCAGGGTCTGCACACAGCATGTTAAGACGGGAGATGACAATCGAAGCCTGGCGAGAGAGTTCTTCTTTGCAGCGGAATAATACGGTCATGGTAAGTCCTTAGCGGCTAGCCGCGATGATAAGTTAAGAATCATTCTTTAACGCGATAGATTTCCAGGGTGTGTTTGTTGCCGTTAGTCCGTGCGCGCACATAAACTGCAAACGGAGTCAGGCGAGTAGAAGTACCACGCCATACACCTTCAAACACGTCAACACCCATAGTGACAACGGCCTGCATACGACTACTTTCACTAATCAGACCTTTGATTTTCAGGAACGTTTCGATTTCCTGGTGAATCTGGAACTGTTGCGTTTTCAGGATTGGACCTACCAGTACCGGCATTTCCATAAAACCTTTGCAGAAGTCCAGTGACACATTGTCACCCCGAAGAAGGAAGTGAGAACGGTCGATGCGGCTGAACTTGAGTACTTCTTCTTTCAGGGTGATGTGACTGAACATAATTATTCTCCGTAGTTTAAAAAAGGAGCCACTGGCTCCTTGAGGTTTTAGTTTACAATGTTGAGTGTTTCAACGTCTTCGATAATCCAGATGCCGTCGCTACCCATTCCCCAAGAACGCGGGGCTTGGTAAACTTCAATCATCAGGGTTTTAGCCTGGTACTTAAATACTGCCATGCGGCACGGTTTCGCCAGCGCATGTTGAATTGCAGCTGGCAGCACCACGCCCAAATAATCCGGTTTGATGAAGGAGCCGTTCTCGGTAGTAGTGTCATCAAAACAGAACTTCTTGCCGTTGGCTTCGTAGGTGCTGAAACCTTTCTCGCTACTAACCAGTTTAGCGACCTGGGCTTCTTCTGCTTCTGGTGCGTTAACGTCTAACGCAAACCAGGTCATGGCAGTTTCCCCGACCAACATTTCTTCGATAGGACCGGCCATGATTAACGCTGCTTGTTTCCCGTTGAACTCCTGGGTAACGTAACCAGCGACCCAGTTATTTTTGGCGATATCGTTTTTGATACCGTCGAAGATTGGGAACGGGAATTCGCCACCCAGGTTTACTTTACCGACGTTAGATTTGTTTTTGTCAAACACGTAATCTTTGCCAGCGACGGTAACAACCAGTTCATTTTTACCGTTGACATTCACGTTTACGTTTGCGTTGTTAGATGCGTTCATGATATTTCCTTAGAGCGTATTTGCTCGATGATAGAAAAGATAATAAGTGGGAGAATTCCCTGAGTGAAGCAAGGTATAGTACCCTAATTCACCCAGAGAATATATACTTCAGATTTGTTTGGAACGGGTTTGGAACTCCGTGTCCGACATGTCCGATAATTGCGCTTTGGCAATCTCGGCCAGACGCAGATACCGCATGGTAAAGGCTTCGCGGTAAATCTTCGCCGAGACCTCTTCCTGATACGCACTTTGTTCCAGCTCGCATAGCTGGTTCCAAAATGTCAAATCGAGACATCCTTCCTTCCCTGCAAAATAGTTACGAATGCGGCCACAGAAACGAATCCCCATTTCCCGGTAGGCGACCTGTTCAACGCCAGCTGTCACGTCCCTCAAGTTAAACCAGACGGGTGGTAGCTTTTTACCGCGGGTGGTACTGTAGGATATCGTGGAAGCAACTTCGTTAATCTTGCCAACCATCCCGTGGTAGGTCCCCTGACGACTCGCCAGACTCATCGGGATAAGGACGCGGAGACGAAGGGACAAGGGGAGTGCCTTCCAGGTGTGGTTGTTGCGTGTCCACTCGATGATACCTCGGACGAAGCGACAGCTGTCGCGGTTAGTGGGTAACTTCAGCGCCATCTCACGGAAGTTCTGTAATACCTGAATTTCCATGTTAACGAGATAGGCTAACGCTAACGAACTGCGTAAAGCACCATGGGAGTGAATCATCAGAAGTCTCCGTAGCTTAAACCGGAGTCAACGCGCTCTTCACGGAACAGCGTCATGACCTTCACGGCGTTGTTGTAGACCGTCGTGTTAGAAGACAACACGTGCTTACAATAAGCGTCGTAAAACTCGACTTCCGTAAATTTGGCATCCTTCGCCATTTTCAGTGCGCGGTCAATCAACTTCACTTCCCAGCGCGGGTCTTGCAGGAATTCAACCCAGGCATGACGCAGGACATGGTACGTTTTGGTCACTAGTGGGGTGTCCCAGAAAACCTTATCATTCAGGTCAGCCTTCAGTTCTTCTGCAACCTGGATAGTGCGGCACGGGTGCATGTCCAGGAACGGGAGGTCTAGTCGCGCGAGTCGTACGTATCCCGCCAACTGTTTCTCACGAAACTCCGATATATCGGAAATATGAATCGTACCGCTAACAGGCATACGAAACTTGTAGCGAGGCAGCAAAGCAACGTCTTGTGATTGTGTATCAGTAGTTCCGCCCATCGGTAGTTCTCCGCCATTTCATCCTTCGACTAAAGAAAGTAAATCTCAAATTACATACGAAGACCCGATGCGTCAAAAAAAAAAGAGAGGGGCGCAAACCCCTCTCTTTTAGCGTATTACTCGGCGCATGGCGGCGAGAACTTGTTCCAGGATATCGAAGTTGATGTACGCCTCATTGAACGCTAACTGAATCGCGTCAACGTAACACTCGTATTCCCCGAACGCCAGGATAGATTCATCCATGTCGTCCCACCATCGACCAGAATGTTCTTCGAAGGCAGCGTGAAGTGCGCTGTTGAACCAGTCGTTCAGTTCTCGTAACTTCTCGCAGTACTCGACAAACATTTCCCGGATAATCGGTGGGGTATCAGGATGAGTAATCTGAATCACCAGTTCCTGATAGAGTGCCGGACGGTTCTTTCGCATCAGGGTGTAACTAAGTTGAACCTTTGCGCGCTCTTCGCCTAACAACATGAACTGTTCCATCACGGCGCTGAGCTCGGGTGCCCAACGCAGGCGCATCATGTTGGCGTGTTCACGAGGCAGGTCCCCCACCATCCCGTATAACTTTCTCGAGTCGGCGTAGACCGTGAACTTTGTTTCCAGTAACCGGCAGACATCCTCGTACAACCAGTCGAGTGATTCTTTGGGAGTACGGGCTTGTGCCCCTCGGCGTACGTCAGTCATGTTGGGTGTCCTTGTCAACTAACTTCAGGCGGCATTGCTTGGCCCGAATTTCACTTTCGATGTTGATACGTAATTCGTCCAGGTAACTTAGTGTCTCCGTCCGCATATCCAGCGGGAGGTTAGACACGATGTGATGCAGGTGTTCGTCCATTTTATCCGGGGTGGTATAATGCACGAGAAGAATCTGGGCTAAGGTGACGGCTCCAATCTTGTCACTGTACTTGGTGCTCTGTTGTTCCAGGTCCCGTAACAACTCGAGGTCTTCAATGATGAAGCGGTACTCGTCGTTCTGTTCGATGAGTTGTAACTTATTTCCGAACACGAGGGCGATGAGCTTTTCCCACCATGTCTTACGTTTTGCCATGCTTCCTCCAACGGATTCTTTTTGACCCTATAACTGAGTCTTTGATTTAAAAAATAAAATAAAGGGGCCGTTAGGCCCCTCTCTTCAGACTGGCTAACCATGCATCCTGTTTAGCGCACATCCGGTGGCCCAGACGGTCGTATTCGTTCTGCATGATATCGTACCAGTTCTGAACCGGCTGGCGGTCCAACAGTTGACGGAAGAACTCTTCATGTTTGATGAGGTCGTCGCCCTGTTGTGCGTACAACAAGTTCAGTGCCTGGTCCAGGTTGTGCGGACGGCCGAAGCGGTGAACTTGTTCCATGTAGCGTAGCGCCATGGTCCGTTCTTCCTCTTCCACACACAACCCAATCTTCCACATCCGGGTTTTCTTATCCCACTTCGAATGGAACATGGTGATACTCCTTAGTTTAATTCATAGGAGTGGTGAAGTGTTTTATTACCGCCTCCGCTCGGCGTTTGAATTCTTCAGGGGTATCCGCATTAAGAATAGGCTCCACAATCTTACCCACAAACTTCGAGTCCAGCTGTTTTGCCTTGTACCAGTCGATAAGTGCTCCGGCCAGAATCTTCTTGCGGTAGCTGTGGATATAATCCCGCGAAGCTTCCTGGAAGAACGTCCGTACATCTTCCAGTTCAATGATAGCCGGGACAATCTTATCTTCGTTAGTTCGCACCCGGTTGAGGGAGGCGACGGTTTTGTCAATGAGGCTGTTAAGCTCTTTGTCAAAGTCCTCCCCTTCCAGGTTGAGGTTACCGAACTCACGCCAAGTTTTCTCCCACCAATCATTCACACCTTCCAACTTACCGATGTTGTACATGACCACCATCCCGACATTCACTGCCCCTGCACGGAAGATGCGACCAGTCCCGTTTGGACTGAAGTCTTTCAGGCTGGAGAAGACGGTGTCGTGAAACTCGGGGTCCTGCCATTCATCAGTGATGAACTTGCGCAAGGTGTTGACCAGCAGTTGGTTGTGGAACTCCTTTTCCACCGGGTCAAGTTTGTAATACTTCATCAGTTAGCATCCATAATGATGGTCCCGGACGTCCCCTTGTAATCAACCGTCATGGTTTCGCTGGGTACCGTGATGAATTGGAACTTAATAACCCCACCTTCGTTGAAGATGACTTTAACCGGAGCACCGGGGTAACCTGCCTCGCGGAACTGACGGGTTAAATGTGGCCAGTACTCAGGGTTGATGAGAGATTGCGGACGGAAGAAGCGGGTGACGAGGTGTTCTTTATCCAGTTGCTTAATCAACACCATGAAGAACACCTCACCGGGAAAACATGCCTCATACCCCCCGGTCAGTATATCCAGCGGTGTCTCCTGGTCCTCGATGGTAACGAACAATCGTTCTGGGAGTTCAGAAACATATTCCTTTTCGCCGGTCATTGTGCATTCACCCCACTGCTGACATTCCCTTTGTAACTGAGGGTGCGCTTCCCTTCGTTCTTCAGGACGTTCTCGTACTGGAACTCCTCCCCCGTATTCCACAATACCCGAATCACCATAGGCGTGTGTCCGCCGTGTCTAACCTGTGCTGCAACCAGTGCCCAATGTGTCAGGTCCAGTTTACGGTTGGGGTAGAAGACCATCATCGGACTTTTGTCCGGAACAGGTGTCACACCCTCAGGAAGTTCTTTGGTGTCCATGGCCAGCATCAGGTATTCACCGCCTTCCACTGCCCCCGCCCATCCAGTACGAATCCCCCAGAACGGAAACACCATCCCAGCTGTACAGACGACTAAGTCCGCTTCCTTTCCCTTATCGTCTACAGGGAAGCTTTCATTGGTTTTAATCATGGCTTCTCCCACCCTTTGTCATTACGGCGTGTGATTACCCAGGTTAAGACTTTCATTGCCCAAGCGTGAAGTTCATCCAGGGTAGCGTCCCCAGAAGTTTCCGTCACTACCTTGCTCACGAGTACCAATGCGTCTTCGTAGTTCTGTGGAGCAAACTCTACGTAACTTCCGCGTAAGACGAAGGTGTTCTCGGGAATGTTGCGATGCGTCAGGTATTGCGTTTCACCTTTAGCCATATCGCGTACTGAGTGGGGTACAATGATAGGAACAACGATTCCGTAATTAGCGTGTAACATGACTCTCTCCTGAATAAGGTTTTTTATTGAATGGTTAATTTAATTAGTTTGAAATTTTTCGAGTGATTGGTCTCTCACTCTGAAAGAAGGATAGAGTACTAGCGTACTCACTCAGTACCCTCTAATGATTACTCGTATTCACTCGCAATCATACGGGTACTAGTTAACAGCACAAAAGCCCCTACGGGCCTTTTGGCTGGAAGTTCAAAACAATGCACCCCACCGTAAAAAATAACCGTTATACGACGGAATACCTATCGAAACACCCCTTTTCAGAGATGTTCGATAAATATAATAAGTCAGAGTGACCAAATCGTGAAATTACTGTTCGAGGACTGGAGGCTCCGGTGAAGCACTTGGTTCGATGTACTTCAACGTGATGTCAATCATGCGACGGAACTCTGTCCACGTGACTGCCTGATGAAGAATCCCGTCCATCAGTTTGTGGATGTAGTAATCGTCGAACTCACCAGCGTCGATGTACTTGGCGATGGATTCTCCCAGTACCCGTTGAGCACTCTCCACCCGCACCAGGTCAATTAGCGTCTTAATACGGGTAGTGATGTACGACAGGTTAATCAGTAACTGGAATAGCGGTTGGTCATCGACATCACTTTCCTGCTTGTTGATGGCTTCCCAGATTAACTTTACGCCCCTGTCGACTAACACCTTCACAGCAGGGAGTGTAACCATCTGTCCTCGTTCGAGCTCCTGTTCAACCAAGTCACGAAGCATGGCGATACGGTCCTGTGCAAACTCCTGCTCGTCCGCCAGTTCTTTGTAGCACGCTGCGGTCTTACTGTAGAAATCTTCCAGGATTGCACGAATGCGTTCAGGCGGAACAACCATCTCGTTCATCGCCTCCTCATCACCCTGCCACACTACCCCTACGCCAACCAGCATCCAACGTAGGCGGTCGTTGAAGCGACGTTTCGCATCGTCGCTAAACTCGTAATAACTTCTGTCCATATACGCTCCTGTAAAGCGCTGTAGGCGTTTAAAAAAGAAAAGGTGGGGGTTTCCCCACCTTTGATGTTGTTACGGGTGAATCTTTTCCCAGAGCTCCTGGTGAGCTTTGATTTCGAGGTGGTTAAGGTACTGTAACGTTCCTTTACGCACCCCTTGGTAAATATTCACGTAATCGAAGTCGTAATACGCTTCCAGCAGAATGGTGACTGAAGGAGATTTTTCCTGAATCGCCTTGTGTTTACGGTAGACGCCACGCACGTGCTGGAAGAAAGCATCACGTACACCGTCCAGGGTTTCCTTCAGGCTGCACGCGAACAGCTGGTACAACGCCACATGTACATCACGCCATGGAGTCAGGTCACCGTGACCGATGGCTGTCAGACAGAAGCGGCGAGCATCGTCGTATTTGAGCGCCATGGCCACATGACCAACCTTCTCCTGCTCTGTCCAGAACCAGTCCGGGGTTTCGGTCTGCGCATGTTCGAAGAACGCCACCACGAGTTCAGGCGCATCGCCGGAATACTGGATGTGGTCAACTGCCAAACTTTTACGCAGGTCTTTTACTTTATGGACGGCTTCGTTGAAGAGACCTAACCACGGACTGAGCCCATTGGTCTTACCGGGTTCCGATGATGCGAAGACCGGCAGTTCCAGGTCGGCGAGGAAAGAGCGTAACGCCAGAATTTCCATCAGCAGCGGACGCTCAGGGATACCTTCTACACCGTGGTCACCCAGGTAGTAGTTTGCCTCCACCTTCACGCTCATGTGCGAGACTGTGTAAAAGCTGATGTCGCTATCGTCACCCAGCGTCAGCACCCCGTCTTTGTTGATGAGCTGTAGCGTACCGTACCCACCGTCTAACTCTAGGTACAACGTGAAGTCTTTGTTGAGGTCCGCTTTCGCCATGTCCTCATCAGACAGTGGGAAGTCGATGCTTTCGTTGACCTTCCAGTCCAGGGAGATAGTATCGACGGTAATCTTCTGAAGCTGGTCGAGAGAGTGATAACCCTTCTCGGAGATTTCGCGACGCCACTCACAGCGGTCGTCAACGAAGGTCAGGTAAATTTCTTGTACGTCTTTGTTGGTTGCGAAAAGTGAAGTCATTTGGTTTCCTCCTGAGGAATGATTTGTTCGACACGAACGATTTTAATGGTTTCTTTGGCGAAGACTCGCCACTCAGTCGTGTACATGGATGCAGCATTGCCGCCGTACGCCGCCCCGTCAAACCCTGCTGCGATTAATTTAGTAACCTCTTCAGGGTCGTCGTAGAACGGGTAGGCTTGGAAGTAGAGTTCCTCCAGTCGGTCCGGGTAACGGTCCAACCATTGGTCAATCGTGTGGTTCGGGTACTGCGCAAATTCCGATACGGTCATGTCCTCCCAGAGGTTGGTGTCGACAATCCACTCTTTGAACTTGCGGGCAATACGTAGGGCTTCGGTACGCCCGAGTTTAGCTTCAACCTCACCTAACTCCAGGAAGGGGTCAGTCGGGGTATTCTGGAAAAAGTTCTTGCAGTCGAGAGTAGCGACGACAATGCGTGGGTTCTCGACCTGTCCCAACGCATCCAGTGGATGGATGGCGTAGTAGTGAGCGGTGGGTCGATGGTTACTGAAGGTCCATGACGCCAACCGCTTATCTAAGACGTCTCCCGCACCGTAAATGCCGCGAAAGAATTCTGTAGTCATTGTGCTTTCAGACTCCCGCCTGTTTTGCTGGCCCCGGCCTGCACTTGTTGTTCTTTACGCAGGTAAACCATTTCGAGGTTGAAATGATAAACCGCATTGTTCAGAATCGCCCGTAACCCAGTCAGGGTTTTGGCGCTGTTAATTTGGTCAGTCAGGTAATCGCGATGATGCGGGTCGAATTCCTGGAACGCAACTTCTTGCCCCAGACGTTTGTGGATGTCGTGCACCACTGCATTCAACGCGTACTTTTCTTGCACTTCTTTGTAGTGCACTTCGTAGATATCGCGGACCGCATCGAGCAAAGCCTTCAGGCGGTCAGACCCGCCCACGATGAACAGTTGGTGTTCCACATCGCGCACGAACTCAGAGATGAAATCCACCATCTGACTTTCAACCGCCAGAAAGTCAGGGAGTATGATGTCTCGCCAGCTCTGACTGTTTTTCAGCATCCCTTCTAACCAGACTTGTTCCGAACGCTCAGTCTCGGCAACCAGTCCCGGAAGCCGCGCTGCGAGATTGGATTGGAGGCTAGCAACCATCGGTTTGTTCAGTGCGGTTGTTTTTGCCCGTTCAGTCAGGTTCAACAGGTCCTGCATGATGGCAGCTGCCATCTGAACGTAAATAAGTTTCTTCTTGTTGTCGAAGTTGTTGTACATTACTTTTTTCTCCTGAATAAAAGAATACACTCCAGGTCCCCGAAGGAACCTGGAGGCATAAGGTTTATGTCCGTCGTAAATTATGACTTACGATTCTGGTGAGCAGCGATACCGTTGACAATGCGTTTCAACGCGTCGACCGTGTCGTTCCACTTGCGGTACAATTCGCTGGCGTGACCGAATTCAGGGAACGCATTGATTTCGATTTCCATCGCGCGCATCACACCTTTGAAGTCATGGTGGTCGAACATAGATGGCCAGACAGCCCCGATGTGGGATTTGACGGTCTGGTACTGCATCCCAGCTTTGGAAGCTTTCATTTCCCCAACGGTTGGGAGACGCACTTTATCCAAATAGTCAGTAAGCTCGGACAAAGGTGCTTCGGTTTGCTTATTCAAAAGCTTGATAAGTTTTTCTTTATGCTCATCATCGAGTTCTTCGATTAGACCCACGATGATATTGTATATTTTTTCTTGTTTCATGTTTACTCCGATAGGGGTCCATGGACCCCGGGTTATTAGTTAGTGTTTTGTTTACGTAAGCAGCGGCCAGCCTGAACTATCTTGATGAGATGTCCGATGTAGCTGTTCCATTGCTTTGAGTAGTAGTGCTGACTGCGGTACCACGGATAACGTTCAGGTAGCCAGTCCATGAACTTCGTAATGGCCTCTCTGAATTCAAAGTCTTCAAAGAGTGGGATGTGCGTCATCTTGAAGAGTCCGATAGACACCTTTAAGAAGTTCTTCTTCACATCGTTCATGGACATCGGTTCCGATGAAAGATGTTGACGCAAGAAACCAATGACTTCTTGCTGCGGGTCAAAGGTCCCTTGAATCGCAAGAATGATTTCTTTGCGTTCTTCGATACTGTACAAACTGAGTGCTTCAATTACCTCTTTATATTTTTCCGTCATAAATACCTCCAATGGTGTTACGGATTATTGTTGTAGTGGAAGGCATAAGTACACCTTCTCATGCTGATAATATAGACCTTTCCTCACTTTAAAACGGGTTGTGAATATGGCCATTCGTGACGTTTTCTTGCGCCTCTCCCGCGTCCAGAGCTTCGACAAGAAGTTCGCCAATCGGGTGAAAGCGTTTTACAATGGGTTCATTAACAAGAACCCTGAGCATTCCGGCTTCTTCGGTTCCGGTTTGTTAGCCGTACACCGCCTGCGTTGGACAGACCAGGAAACCGGGAACTGGTTCGATGACATCCTGGAAGGTGACCGCGATGAAATCCAGGAAGCCCTCTGGGAACTGGATAGCGTCGACCGAAACCACATCGTGGCCTCTGACGCCCTGAACCTCAGTGTGATTTATCTGGTCCACCGGACACTGACCAGCAAAGCGCTGAACGCCAAAGAACAACATGAGTGCGCGGTACACCTCATCAGTATCCTGCACTTCAAGTACATCTCCAGTATCCTCACCAACTACTTCCAGTATCAGTCTGACCCGCAGATTGCACTGCGCACGTACGAGGCGATGAACTTCAAGTTTGACCTGAAGGTCCTGAAGACGTGGGGTAACCTGATTCACGCCCGCGCTGAAAGTATCATTGCCAAATCCGGTATCCACTACAAAACCTTCATCGCCTTTGCCGACGACGAAGATATCCAGTATGCGGTCACCGACCCACAGACCCGTATCCGTGTGGTGATTAAGAAACTCACTGCGCTGTATTACGAAGTCCGGGCCGATGATGGGCGTGTTGCTTCCGTCTCCAGTATGGTAGAAGTGGACGGGGAACTGGAAGTGCGTGACATGACGCGTACCCTCAGTACGTACAGTCGATACCTGAAGGAAATCATCGTTGACGGCCCGTCCTTTGTTCGCCTTGAACTGGTGAACACCGTAGCAGGGATGAACCCGTCCATGACCCCCAGTGCGTTCGTGCAAACCTTGAACTGGGTGTCGGCGAACTACCAGGCTAACCCAAAAGCCAAGTTACCGGAGTTCGTGGATAAGGTCCTGGAGTTTGCGTTTGACCTGATTAAGGAGAAGGGGATTGATTCCCGAAACCTGGTTGCGGTCTCCGAAGTCCTGAAGGGGATTATCAACGCCTCCCGTAACAAAGAGAAAGACGTCCTGTACCTGCGTAACGAAGGCGACAAGATTGTTCGGACTGCGACTGGACGTAAGAGCCCAACGCCTGTATCCGGGGAACGTACCGGGTTGATTCTGTACTTGGTCCTTAGGGCGATGACGGTGAACTACTTCAAGAAACGCTAATGGTATGTTCATTGTAGCTGAACATGGATTGGGAGTTCAGGCCCGACCCACTAGATTGGCGCGCAATTTAAGCGGATACTTTTCCACGAGGGCCTTCGGGTCCTCGTTTTTTTTTCTTTTTGTTTCGAGAGGGCAAAAAAAAAGTGCCGGTTTCCCGGCACCGGTTACTCAGTTTCAAACGCAGCCTCTTCTTCTAACAGTACCGCATCCGCCTCTTCCAGAAGCAGTTGTTCTCGCCGGTACAGACGATAAATCCCTTCAACCAGGATATCGGGTAAGTCGGTAATCTCATCGAACTTAAACCCGAACGCCCAGCCAAACCACTCCACCACCTTACGAATTCCCGCCACGCTGTTCAACGCATTGGTTGGGAGACGTCCAATCGGTTTGCCGTTGTTAGCAATGGTGGTCAGGCCCGTGTCGTTGAACAAGTCCAGGTTCACAAGTTGCAGGTGTAACTCACTGCTGCTGAGTTCGAAACCAAAGGTCTTGGACAAGGCTTCCCGTAACAGTGGGAGGGTGTCTTCAAAACTCATCGACGTGTACGTGATGGCGTAGGCAAACGGATGACCAAAGAGTAGCCCCACAATCACCGCACGAATCTCATCGTCCCGACTCACCCGCCGTACAAACTTCACATCCGGAATCGTGTACCCCGGGGCAAAGTAGTAGAGGCTCTTTGAATGGTAATTGAACCGGTTTTCGATGTTGATGCGTTCGACGTGCCCTACCGAGGTCTTCGGGTGCAGTAAAACCCAGTCACGGTAATCGGCGTTCAGTTCCGCGTTCAACGAGTCGTCACAATACCCGTACCGTTGCAATACCGATGCATCCATCGCCCAGCGCAAGTCGGACCCATTGCGGTCGGCTCGCGCTACCTTTTTATTTTTGCTGTACATCACAAACCCGGTGTCTTCGATAGCAAAGCGCACCTTGGTCGCCAGAGCTGCCTTCAGAACGCCTGGGAAGTACCCTGTCTGGTATATCAGCTCAACCATGACCTTGACTAGCTGGTGACGGTTAATCGCGTCAGGGGACTCCTGGTAAAGGAAATAGCGATGACAGCGTTTCTGCGTTTCCGAAAAAAGAAAGAGATAGTCAGCACAAGGGTTGTCCCTGTGGGACAGCAAGCGTCCGAGTAGACGCCCACCACCCCACAGTTCCCAGCCCGTCTCAACAATTACCAGACGGAAGTTTTTCATTCTCCCTCCTCGTCATCGAGCAGGCTGTCATACGCCAGTTCAATCAGGTCCTGCCATTCATCGAAATTCAACTTGGAACCAAGCTTCTTCTCGTAGTCCAGCATAAATGCTTTCACCGGGTTGATGGTACCTTCTACCGCTTCCATTCCTGCGTTACTTGCACAATTCTCATCGGCGGCCATGGCAATCTCCTGTTTAAGGAATTCGTGGATGAAAGTAGAAAGGGTACTTAGACTGATGCCGTCAAGGTCTTTATCCAGCACCAGACGATAATCCGTCTCGTTCCCTGGGATAACAAACCCGACGTTGTAATCACCCAGCTTCAAACCGATGACAGGTTCTTTACTGGTATCGCTCTGCACTTCGACAGGATGGAAGTTTGGACCGTGGGCAACGACCTTGGTCCAGCCAGCAGTTTGACGCAGGCGTTTCATGACATCGTCAACAATCATCGGCGCGGTCAAGCCTTTGCGGTTAACGGTGAGGGAATAGAGACGGTGGTTACCAAACGTGTTGGTAATCAGATAGTGGTTGGCACCACGATGATAGCCCGGTTCGATATCCACATCGTTACGGGTAGTGACAGTCACCAAAGTCAGCTCAGGACGTTTCTTCTTTGGTTTCTGCGGACTCTTCTGAGTCAGGGTCGAATTGGCTAAACGAATCAACATGATGGAACACCTCTTGAATTACGTGGCAGGCATTGCTAAGCGCCCTCGATTAAATGGATAATAAAAGTGAGGTCCTGATAAAGAACTACTAACCACACGTGCACATACCACGTAGCGACTGAGTAATTTTTTACCAGGACTTTTCTTTCTCACTTGAGTAATATAGGTCTGAAAGTTTATCGGTAACGACTGTACGAATCCCGACGACGAGAACTGTTGAGCTCTTCGATGAGGGACGAGACGTTGATGTTCTGCACACCCATGCCCTGCAACTCGCCTTCCAGGTAACGAAGCTGTGCCTCGTACTTGGTGATGAGTACCGGGTTACTGGTATCGCGCAACACCTGAATCGTTTCTTCCAGCGCATCGTTAAGTTCGTCCAGCTGATAGTTCATCTGGCGTTCTTCTTTCGACAACCCATCTTCTTCAATGGCTTTCGCCAATACTTTCTTCCGGTCAAGTCCGTAGTAACCGAGGTTACGTCCGTAGACCAGGAACCACACAGGAAGGAGCCAAGCGATGACGGTATCATCGTGGCCATCGCGACTGTGGTCCACACGCCCGTTCTTATCTTCCAGTCCACTGATTTCCGCAATCAGCTGTTTATCGTGAACACGACTTGCACCTTTACGCGCAGCAATCTTCAGGATTTCGTTGTACAGCGTCTTACGGGTAGTGGTGCCGGTACAGAACCCGAACTTGGTTTTACGTCGCACGTAGAAACTGTCATCACGGGTATTCAGCGGACGACGGATTTCCATGTACGCATCAGGGTTGACCTCGTGGTCCTGTACGATGCTGTTGTAGATACGCGCAAACGGGTCAATGCCTTCGGCGTGAAGTCGGATACACAGGTAGTCGATGAACGTCTGACCGGTGGACTTACGCTCTGGAATCAACACCGACGTTGGGTAGCGCATCATGAACTCGAACAAGAAATCGGCGTAACGTGGAATCAAGGCCTCGTTCACCACCGACACACCCAACACCGACAGGTCGGTATAGTCTTCGATGACCAGCGACAGCGCATCTCGACCACCGCCTTCCGAGGTATCCGAACCCACCACCGCAGGTAGGGTCAGACGGCGTGCTTCCAGTTCATCACGGGTAAGGTACCAGTGAATGATGAACCCGCCCGGTAAGGTCTCTGAGTATTCGGAGTAACGTTGAGAACCGTTGATGCGTCCCAGCAGTTCTTTGTCCAGTGGGTTCTTCAACCCGCCTACGGTCCAGATGTTGAAGTAGTCACGGTCAGCGTCCCCACCTTCCGCGGCGTTCTTCGCCATGTTCTCGTAGTGCTGTTTGTCCGATACACCCACTTGCAGATGTGACCAGGTGCCGTTGATAAGAATCTTACGGCCCTTACAGTGCCGCTTCACGGTCTCACGCAGGTCGTCTTCGTCCTTGCAATCGTACAAGGTGTCAGACCAGCGCATGGCTTCTGCCCACAGCTTGTAGATGAACGCACCGTCACGGTCATCCTGCTTACCGGCCGTTGTGGTGATGATGGAACCGTATGGGAGCCCCTTTTTCTTCGCTTCCTGAATTACGGCATCACCGGACGCCATACATGCGGAGTAGGCAATCTTGATGTTTGCGATGTAGGGGGCTTCGTCCCAGATGTTCGTTGGTGTGGTGTTACCACGACCAACACGGTATGCACCGTTTTCGTCCGCACGGGATACGGCAATGGCGTAGCGGTTGTTACGAGACTTGTAAGTGACCATCTCATTGCTGAGGGAGTCGTTACGGTCTTGGACCACCAGGTATTGCGGCAGATACTCTTTAATGCGACGTAAACGACCGGCGTTCTCTGCACGCAGTTCGTCGGACTTTGTAACCAGACCGATACGGGCGTTACGGTACTTGATGTACAAGAGCCAGGAGGACAGGGCATCCGAGGAGATGGACTTACCGGTCTGTCGTGGCTGAATTAACAGGTAGTCGATATGGTTACAGTACGACCAGATGAGCGACATGTTCGCTCGGTTGGCACGGAACTGGTTACCACCTTCGCCGACTGCCGGTGGAATCAGTAGGCATTCCCGTAGGTAATACCAAACGTTGTTGTAGCACTCGTTCTTAATCGCCAACTTCTCTTCGAACGTCAGCTTTGGGGAGAACGGGTCCAGTCCCTGAATTTCGGGGTTAAGTAAAGAGATAGGCCAGAGGCAGTTCTTTACACCGGCTTCATGGTACAACTTCGATGCGAAATCCATGAAGTAACCGTTATTGGTTTTCTTATCCGGAATCGCACTGGGGAACCTTTCCCAGTCCTTCATGAACAGAATCATACTTGCCTCCGTGTGAACCCAGAGGACCCGAAGGTCCTCTGGGGCAGAGCGTTATACTGATTGGTGAATGATGAGGCCCGAGGACGCCAACTGCAAGTCAACCCCGTTCACTTCCTGTACCCAGTGGATAACCGCGAGGTCGCCCTCTGCACCACCGCTTTGTACGGTGAACGGTAAGTTCCAACTGGAGATTGGTTTGCGGTAACGCAGCCCACCAATCTGAAGCACGAAGTGGGTTGGGGTTAGTGGACCGGCTTCTGCGGATTGGTCGTACATCGGACGGGTCCGGGTGTACAAGCGTTCCAGCCACTCTTCCACCGTTGCCGCACCACAGTCGATACCACACGTCCAAACCTGAGAAGAGACGTACGAAAGGTTGGCCACAACTTTGTCGCCGTAATCCGCATACCCGTTTTCAAAGGTCACGAGCCAGTTGGTCGCCCCGTCGATGTTCCCCGCCTGCATCAGCGAGAATGCTAACGACTGGGTGTGACGGTAATCGGAGTACCGCGCATCCACCTTACTGATGTCGAGCGCAAACGTCATGCGTTGCTTCACACCAAAGAGGAGCGGGTCCCAGATAGCCGAGGTACTGGCAACTTCCACCTGGTCCGTAACATCAAGTGCAATGTCGCGGTCGATGCTCTGGAGGAAGTGACGAATGCCGTATCCGGCGCTCGCAGATTTCCAGTACGGGAAACTGAACAACTTCATCCCGTACGCTTTCATGGTGGCGTCAGCTTCAATAACGTAGACGTCCTGGAAGAAGCGGGTCACGTTATCTGTCGAACCATCAAAGGCTTCCGTGGAGTCGAGGTTGTAAATCAGAATCGCCTGCTGGTTGATACCCGGAGAAGACGGAATGTAGTCGGTGTCAGACACCAGACGAATCTTCACGCCATCAATCGGACGGTCAACTTGTTTACCACCACGGTAGGTGACCCGGCACATCAGTGTCAGTGATGACAGCAGCGCATTCACCGCAATCTTCACGGTCTTCGCGCCCACGTCCACGGTTGGACCCACCAGTTCAATACTGAGGATGTTCTTCGTGGCGGTGTTGGACTGACGAACCATCCCGGAGTTACGCGCCAACCAGGTGACGGTACCAATGACGTTAGCCTTGGCATCGTAGCACGCCATGGTCAACGGTTCCCCGTCTACCACATCACGCTTCGCCCAGCCCACTTGAGGCACGTAGGCTTCAACCCCGTCGGCGTCATCAAGACGCGTACACGGAATCTTGTCGTCCACGTATTCCCCACTGGCGTTATAACGAGCAGAGAGAATCTCCGCACTCGGTAACGGGTTCAGTCCGGCAAAGACACGCACGTACGAAACACTCGGTAAACGAATGTACGCCATGCTGTCCACAGCCATCACCGGCGGTGACACGGAAGAGTCAACGTAGATGAAGTAACCCGGTTGCGGGAAACGCGTTCCCACGCCCATCAGGAAGTCTTCGTCCGTAGCGCCCGCAATTGGCGGCTCACGATAACGAACCAGAGTCGGAATCAACAGCTGACTGACTTCATCAACGATGTACGAACCCGTGGCGCGGTCAAACACCTTGTCCCCCACGTTGGGGACGTAGCGCCCGAGGTTCCCTTCCCCGACTTTGTCCTTCCCGAAGTAAATCTCCGGATAACCCCACTCCTTGTAGAGGCCATTCGGATTGTACACCGGCACGTCGGCCGGTGTGGTGTCGCTCAGGGTATTAACGTACGCTACCCCTGATGCGGTTGTTTGTAACGTTGTCATTCATCAGCCCTCAATGCGGAAGAAGTTCGACATGTCCAGTTTGTCGTTCAGGTACAGTTTGATGACTTGTTTCAGGAAACGGTAGTCACGCTCACTGACACTGCGCATCACACGGTCAGGGACCGGGTAGATACGTGAGAAGTTCACGTTGGTATCAAACCGGCACGGGTCGACGTCAAGTAACGCCACGTACGGTTTCACCTTCGCACTCACCGACATCGCATCCTCTGGGGTGTACGGTGACGTCAATGTACCTTGTTCCAGCTCATAGACCAGGCGCGTAAAGAACGGACTGTAGAGCGGATAGAAGTCGGTAATCGGGCTTGGTCCCACGATTTCAGCCTGTGGGCGCTTCCACGTCAGGTAGTCTTCCAGACGACTGTCGAAATCCAGTGCGGCATTACGCAAAGCTTTCTGCGCGGCATTTGAAATCCCACGAATCGGCGTATGCACCTGGTACGACGCGTACGGCGAACCATTCGGTACCGGGAACAAACCGCTTTGACCATACCGTTCAGCGTACGGCGCTTTCGCAGGGTCCTTCACGCCACCGCCCACAATGAGGTGCATGACTTTATCATCACGAACGTCGTAGTGGTTGTTGGCAGAGATGTACCCGGCGTAGGCAAACCCTACATCCGTTGGAATGTCCCGCAGCATGTCATCCCCACAGAACCCGGTTCCCATGACAGTCATCACGTTCGGACCGCCCACGTTCAAATACTTCGTGGAGGTCAGGGTCAGTTGCGGGAACACGCCCATGCGATAGTCGAGGTTCTCGATAATCGGGTGTCCGTTCAAGAACAGTGCCAATCTCCCCGGCTGTAACGTCAGTGGTGTACCCAGGGTATCGGTGTGCGTGATGTCGAAGGTGTAGACAGCGCTCAGTGCGGAGAATTGAGAAGTGTAGAGCAAGAAGTACTTGTCTGTCACCACCAACCCTTCGTACTTCGTGGTAGAGTGCAACCAGTTGACGGTGTTCCCGACCATCTGGTAGTTCACACCCTCCACCGCTTTCTTCCACACCAGGTCCGGAACGTCTTTGACCTTATTACAGAAGTAGGTTTCGAAGTTGTAGCCCGTGATATCGACATCGGTGTTCCCCTGATGCCAATCGAGCTGCTTCTGACCAATCCCGACCTGCACTTCAACCAGCGTACAGTTATCGTTGGTCACGTAGTAACGCTCACCCCCGCTGTGCTGATAGAACCCGAGCAGGATGCCGTCTTTGTCGTACTCCAGCATAGTCGAGTTGTTGAGCTGACCGTACCCCAGCGTTACGAAGCGGTCGTTACCGGACGTCTGCACCGTGAGCGGTGACGGGTCGACCAACTTACTGACCGCGTTGTACCCGTACGCTTCCAGTACGTCACGAACTTCTTCCGGGCCGTAATAGCTGCGCATGATGGCCGTGTACAGACTTTTCTCTAATGAGGCCGCCTGCCACTCTTCCAACGTGGAGTCAATCCCGACCATGGCGCGCACGATGTCGGTATCCGATAACCGGTACAGTTCGTTGATGCGATGCGCTTCAAGAATCAGCGGACGGTCCAGTCCCGCATTGCGGACCTGTAAACGGATACGTAACGTCGCCTCAGTCGCCCAGGTTTGCCCTTCCCAATACGCACGGACGTAATCGACCGGGATACTGTAGTCGGCATGGGTGACCATGCGTAACGAGTTTTCCATGTTACGGTGGTAATACCGTCCCAGTAACTTGCCATCTGCCCCCGTAACGTAAACGAAGACGTCCACGTCGTCACGATAACGGATGGTTTGCCCGCTAGACCCTTTTGCTGGATGTAGGAGGTACTTACGCTTGGCGTCAAGCTCAGATTCGAAGTCGTACAGGGTATTGACCTTAAAGTCCACCACGCGCGCTACAGCGGCGTCGTAGCAGTACTCCAGGAAATCGCCCACCTTGACAGCTGCCGAGGTCACGTCACTAATCCAGACCCCGTTAAGGTACATGTTGACCACACCGTTTAAACGACGGTAGGTTTGCACCTCAGAGAGAATCTCACCGGTCCGGGTTGCACTGGTCACCAGGCCGCCACCGTACTCAACTTTGTATTGCAGTTGAGAACCGGTATCGGAGAAGTAGTACGCGTTCCGATACAGACGCATGTACAGGTCCTGGGTGTCCAGGTTCAGAATCGGCGTGTAGTTAGAACGCCACTGCTGAATCTTAACCGCCACCAGGATATTGTAATCATCCGCGCGGTACACGTACGCCATGGACAGTGGATAAGAAATCCCCGAATCAGCGTACAGGTTAATCACCTGGCTGTTGAGGCTCCCCCAATCCTGGAAACTAAACCACTTCTGGCGTTCCGACGGTAACCCGATGGATTGCGGATGGTTCTGGCCAATCTGGTAGACGTGGAAGAAGTTGGTTTTATCCGGGAGTGCAATTGACTCCCACAGCGCATCCACGTACCCACGCTCGCCACCGTCTTTGGTGAGTCGGCTCAGCTTCAGGATACTTTGACGGTCCTGAAACGGCATACACCAAACATTGTCACGAGCGTGTTGCATCAAGTAGTCAACCATCGACATGGCTTACTCCTCACTTTTTCAGTTCACGCAGCAGACCTTCGACGATATGGGCATACTGAGCGTAGTTGTGCTGACGACCTTCGCGTTTCACGATTTCCGACAGCGTCGTTTTGCGGTACAGCGGTTCTTTACCGGCCGCCAACACCAGTGCAATGAACACCGGCGGGAATTCCAATGCCGCTGCAACCAGCGCACGGGCATCCGTACCACCGAACCAACTGGTCATGGTGATGGTGTAAATGAAGCGCGAGTCAACAATGCTCAGCGACTTCGAGTACACCCGGGCTTTCAGTTCATCGCAGAACTCACCCAGGTTATCCATGTAGTTAACCTGACTCAGGAAACGAATCACGTCGGAAGGGTTCACGCGCAGGGCACGAGAAATACGCAGACAGAAAGCTTCACGTTGCTTTTCGGTCAGGCGGTCTTTCTCGATGTGCTGGCAGCAGTAATAGAAAGCAGCCAGAAGAAGGACCTGGGCTTGCACTGCCGCATCCAGGTTACAGCGGGTAGACAACAGACCGGATAACCAGCGTGCGTAAACCGCCATCGGTAAGTCCCCAGCGTGTTGTACAGCCAGCCCACCGAATTTGTTCCAGTAGATTTCCAGCAGTGTACGTTTCACCAGAATACCGGAACCGCCTTCCATCGGCAGCTTCCCACCGTTGGCACGAATCTTCCCAGCATGGGAACGCAGGTCAATGACCCAATATTCTGGACGCCCTGGTTCCTCAACCCGCACCGGGTGTTCGAACGTAGGGATGTCTTTGCTACGTGCATCGGACTCGAGAACGGCGTACAGGTCTGGACAACCGTCGACTACCGAGTTGGTCAGTACCCCTTCTGCCCGAGCTAAAATCAAACGACGGCTCAGCGTAGCATCGAAAAACGAGGAGCCAGACGTCGTTTCGTACGCACTTTTAAACATGGTAATTATTCTCCATTAGAACTGAAAGGGGCAAAAAAAGAAGGGGAATGACGCACAAGAAAACGCACTATTATAGCTCGTCGTACTTTTTCACTCGCCGAAAGCACGAATTAGTATGACGTAATATGTACATACTGCGTTATCCACTAATTAGTTGGAGTATTGAACTATGGCCGAGGTCATTACCAGCTCAACTCCTGGCGTTAATTTTCGAGGGACAAAAGACGTCAGTGGGAACCGAGCTACAGGAGTGGCAGAAGCGCTCGCGTTTCACCGCCCGCTCCATTTCTTCTTCTCGCCGCAAGGCGATACCACTCCGCAATATCTGAGCACTGCTCAGTTCGCAGAGTTTTACGGCGCGGATGCGTTGGACGTTAACTCGGCCTTCGCTACCCACTCCACCCCGTTCCTTAACGAGGCTATTGACGCTGTGTCCCGGTTTGTCAGTATCCGCGTTACGCCGGAAGACATGCCGGACAAATCCAACCTGGGTCTGTCCATTGATTACCTGGAAACCCCGGTCCCAGAATACAAGCGTAAAGCTGACGGTTCTTTCGACCTGGACGACAGCGGTAATCGCCAGGAAACTGGTACCACAACCCCGGGCATCATCATGAAGTTCGTGGTTGCACCTGTCGGTACTGACGCAGAAGGGTCCCTCCTCGGTCGTCGTAAAGTCGGTGAAGGTTCCATGGAGTCAGAAGACGGCAGCACCAAATCGGTGTTAATGCCTCTGCTCGACTTCGAAGCCCTGGACTTCGGTGACGGTAGCAAGTTCGGTATTCGTCTCTGGGCCCCAACCACTTCTTCTGCGATTCCGGCCGATGCGGACAAAGAAGAAACCCTGGGCACCCGCCTGTATCGCTTCCAGTTCATGAAGCGTGCGGATGAACTCTCATCCCCGTCTGCGGTCACCACGACCTACGACGAAACCAGCATCCTGTTCTCCTTCAAAGAGAACGTGGTGGATAAAGATGCGGGTAACACGATTTACGACTTGAACGAGCGTATCCCGGGCCGTTGGACCGACGATGCAATCGACACCATGCAACGCCCACCGGTTGGTACTGTGAACTACTATCAGACTAACCTCGAAGCGTTCCTGGCGAAAGTTCAGGCTAACGAATCGGCGTTCACTGACACGATGCCGATTGGCACCGTGGAAGAAACCCTGCACCAGATGAACTTCATCAGTGCACAAAGCATCGACGGTATCCCGTACCACTCTCTGGTTATCCAGGGTGTGCTGAACGGTGCAGTCGCGCTGACCGCCAACACCACGCATTACCTGCAAGGTGGTGGTACCGGTACCATGACGAACAAAACTTTCAACCAGGCAGTGAATAAAATCCTGACTGACGTTGATGGTGTTTACCGCCTGTCTAACCTCGCGCGTTATCCGTTCAACGCCGTGTGGGACACCGGGTTCGACATGGACACCAAGCTGCTGTTCCCGAAACTGCTGACCGCTCGTCCGGACTGCTGGATTGGCCTCAGTACACAGGATATCAGCCTGCCTGCGAACGACGAAGCTACGGATGAGTCAATCGCCCTGTCGCTGATGACCCGTTTGCAGCAGTACCCGGATTCCGTGGAGTTCAACACTCAGTCCTTCCGTGGTCTGATTGCTGGCCACTCTGCGCTTTGGGTAGGCGCTCAGCGTAAGATTGCTTGCGTGCAGGGCATTGACCTGTACCGTAAGTTCTGCGACTGGGGCAAAGACCCAACTGGCCGCCTGGATGAAGACAGTGCACCGGATAACGGTGACAACCGTATCGTTCAGCGCACCAAGAACATCTCCAACCTCGACATGTCGTATCGCGTGAAGCGTCGTCAGTGGATGGCTGGTATTTGCTACGTGGAGGACTACGACACCCGTTCGCAGTTCTACTCTGGCATCCAGTCCTTCTACCCAGACCAGACCTCGGTACTGCGTTCTGCGTTGGTGGGTCTCTGCGTGGCCAACATCAACCGCTATGCGTGGGAAGTCTGGCGTTCCTATACGGGTAACCAGAACCTGACCGATGCACAGCTGGTAGAACGGTCCGAGAAGCAGATTGCTGCTCGCATCGCCGCGAACATTCCGAACGGCCGTATGATTGCCAAGCCGCACGCCGAAATCACTCGTCTCGACGATGACAACGGTTACAGCTGGACTCTGCGCACTGACATCGGGGTGAGCGGTATGCGTACCGTTCTGAACGCCTCTGTTGTGGCCTACCGTCGTGAGGAGCTGGAAGACAATGGCTAAGAAAGACCCGAATACCATCATGAACTCCGGCGAATCCTACTCTAAGGGGACCTACGGTCCCGTGACGAGTCTGGAAATCCCGGGACAGGGTGGTTACACCAACAACCTGGAGTTCTACCATGCTGCGGCGGATTACACCCGCCGCCCGGTCATTCCTTTCCTGATGGAGGCCCCAGCGGGCTTCCAGGATTTGAACGACCCGGACAAGCGTGTGGCTGCTCTGAAGGCGCTCATCGAATTGCACCCTCGCCGCATCACTGGTCTTGACCAGTCGCTCGAAGTGGAATACGTGAGCACGCCGTTCGGTGCTGCGGGTGAAGAAATGGAAACGCTGGCGAAAGTCAAACGTGCCCGTTCTCAGCCACAGTTCGAATGGGTGGAGAAAATCGGTACTCCGGTGAAATGGTTCTGGCAGGATTACATCATTAACCTGCTGGGTAACCCTGACACCAACGTCCCTGCTGTCGTTGCCCGTGGCCGTAACACGCCATACGGTTTGTACCCGGACTACACGGCCTTCACCGTACTGTTCGTGGAACCAGACCCAACGCAGAAGTACGTTGTGGAAGCGTGGCTGTGTACCAACATGATGCCACGTGCCGGTGCGAAAATCGAAGGTTCTCGTGACATCACGGAAACCCCAGAGAACGTTACCCACTCCATCGGCTTCACCTGCCTGCAACAGGTTGGTGCTGGCGTGCGTAAGCTTGGTCAGCAGCTGCTGGACACGGCGAACCAGACAGGTATCGACCCGTCTCAACGTCGTGCATGGCTCCAGGCGATTGAAGCGGACGTCAAGTCTGCGGATACCGGCTACCTGAGCTCCATGACTGCCGCGAAGAACGCAATGGTGTAATAACCCGTGCATAGACCCAGGAGCCTTTCGGGGCTCCTGGGCTATTTATGCTCATTCGAGGGTACTCGTGAATTTGTGTTTGCAATGTCGACACTTGTGCGCTAAGACATCAGTGTACCAGTCCACTAACTGTACCTGAACACTCCCACACTTCGGACAGGGCTTCATTTGTTTACTGGCACGTTCCCGACGCTCCACCATATCCATGGAGAACGCGTGTAGCTCTTGGTCGGTCATTTCTTCAAACGGGGTTGTCATAATTTCTCCAGACATAAAAGCGGGGACCGAAGTCCCCGTGGATTTCTGAGCTGTGTTAGATAAGTGCGCGACGGTTAACGAGTTGTTGACCCTTACGCATTTTTTCGGCCACTTTTGCAGCGGCTTCACTTTTCAGGATAACGCCATCTTTGTCGATGTCCAAACCTTTGTTCTGCAAGTAGGTTTTAGAACCCTGTTCCCAGAGGCGATAATTCTCAGGCTTTCCGACAGCCGCTGGCCACAGAATGCGCATGTAGATATCGCTTAGCGTTTGGAGCTTGCCCGTGTATGGCTTGAAGAAGCGGTACACGTATTCCAGCTGCCCTTCCGCGGACATTTTAAGGAGTTCAGGTAACGAGGTACCGGCGTCCTTGGCTGCTGCTGCACCGAACTGAATCAGTCCGTAGTAAGGTGCCCCTGCGCCGTTCTTGATGGTAGGACTGAACGTCTCACCCGTCTCGAACGCCATGCAACCCATCATCTTGTCGGGACCGTCATCGGGAAGCCCAAGCTTCTTCGACATCGACCCAACTGCTGTAGTAAACGCCGGGCTGACTTTTGCCGACCAGGCAATGTCATAAATCCCTTTGGTTACCAGATTTCCTTTACCCGCGTCTAACGCTGCATCGAACGCTCCCTGTGACACCTTGCCCCATAATCCATCGACAACACCTGAATACAACCCGAGGTTCTTCAGGTTTTGTTGCACTGCCTTGATGCTTGCTACGCTCATTTTTTCGGTTTCCCAAAGTACTTCGCCACGTGGTTGTGAATCGCCCGGTCAATGACGGTCACCATTCCTGAGGCGCAGGTGATACGGTTGGGGTATCCCCCATAGCGTGCGTCACGGTTCCAGGGTTGGTCCATGACGTACACACTATCAGCACCCTCGGATGTCCCGTGTTCAAAATTATGGCACGGGCGGTCATCGAAAAGAATGTGGTCGTACTGAGGTTGGTTCTTTAATAACCAGGCCATTTTGTCGGAGTGAACCTTCGGGTCCAGGTAGACAATGTTCATGTGCTGGAGCTTATCCCGGCACAACGCCTGACGGGTCAGAGCCGGACCCTGTTCATGGTAACCGCGGTGCGTCACAAACTGGAAGCGCGCAACTCTCGCCCAGTGAGTACGCATACGGTTGAAGTACCCTTCGCATTTTTCAAATTCCTTGCGCAGCGGAGTGCTCGCCATGAAAGA